AATTTACTACATCATTGTTAATCACTAGGCTGTCTTGCTTAAAACAAACTGTATCGTCAATATGGGCATCCGCAAAATGCACTGTCCCTAAACCAGATACCTCGCTATGCCAGTCTAACGCCAGATTATCAAGCCATAACTCTGCTGAATTAAACTCAACTGTAACTCCACACAATGTCAATACCCTTAAATCCGCTAAATCTCTCGGCAGTATTAGCCTAATGTTATTCTCAATCTGCACTGCCGTTAAACTAATAAACTTTAACTTCTTGCACTTAGAAGCGTCTAAAATCTTAATGCCAATGTCAGCTAAGTCACCAGAATCTAAATCAATCCCATCCGTAAATGAAGTTAACACACAAACTCCGCTATCACATTTCGGGACACTCGTAACCAGATTCACAACCCCATAACTCATTGTAAATGCACTTAGCGCCTCGTTAAATTTACACCCACTCTCGCTGTCAAAATACAGACTTCCTTCCACAGCTCACCCCAGCCTTTCATAAACACTAAACCTTCCGCTTAATCTTATCCTTTAGCTCCCTCTCGGTCGTACTGTCCAGTACGCAATTCTCTATAGCAGTCGGGGATACGCTCTCTAGCTTCTCTATCCCGTAAATCCTACTTATCCCAGAACTCCGAAAACAGTTATCAGGCAACCTCTTTAGCTTATCACCTATCCTAAACTCAAACTTCGCTACCTCGCAATCCGCAAACGCATAGTTACAAAGACTCGTAATAAACTCACTGTTCTCAATACGAACAGGCTTAAGCCCGTCCATCTGCCCAGTTATTGCTATATCCCCGTTAAAGCGCAGAACCGTCTCGAAATCAAATGCGAAATCCCTAGAAAACCCCCTAAACTCTTTGATTTCTTCCGGTATGTCTAGGATTATTTTGTCTCCCTCTGTACTAAATACCCGTGCCATCTTATCAAACGAATAATCATAGTCAAAAGCCAGCGCAAATACCCCGTTATGATACCGAATACAGCCACCACCAAGCACGCTACATATCCTAATAAACCTATCGCTAAACTGCCTAGGAGAAATACAAACCTTCCCCTCACTCCCATCCTTGGTCTCTATGTTTACCCTCACACTGTCCCTACAAAACAAAGTAGTCGCACGCCCCTTTATACTGTCTGCCATGATACTTATGCTCGAAAGACGCTCTGACCCAAACAATAACGCATGAAACCTATCCTCTACTCTACCATTGAGCAAAGCACTCACTTCATCCGCAACCAAACTCACTTCTTTTAGATTCCGCCCCTTTACACACTCAGAAAAACTCTCTAAACAAACGCTCCTACAAGAGACAGACAATCGCTCTAGGCTGTCACTCTTTATAATACAACCGCCGTATTCTGACGAAATGTTTAGCACAATGGATGGTACATCTAGGATGATTTTTCTTCCCGCCTTGCATCCACCGACAAGCGACACAGTTAATTCGTCCTGTCTAAACCTAGCGCCGCGTATGTCTATATCATTCGTCTTAACCCTACCGATGTTTTTAACTTCGCTATCCGTTACCGTAAACTCTTTGACAAATATATTAGCCCCTAAAAAGTCTATCCTTACCCCACATAGGCTTAACTTATCCTTAATCGACCTAAACTTACGCGGCAGAATTACAGTAACTTTATCTTGATAACTCCTCCCGCTTTCGGAGAATATGTTAATGTAACGCAACTTCTCACAACAGGATGCGTCTACCACCTTTACCCCAGCCTCTACGCAACGGTCTATATTAAACTCTAGCCCGTCTACATATGACGGTAGCCTACACACATGATTTGAACACGGATAAAAGTTTGTTACAACCCAGAATAAACCAGTTTCTTCGTAAAACTCGTCCCTTGCGTCACTATTATACCTTGCACAATCACCGCTTACCAGCGCAGACCGCGAAGCCTCTTTACTATAATCCTCATTCTTTGTAATAACCTCAAAACGACGCAGTTTGAAACGCTCTAGGCTATCCCCTAAAACCTCACTCGTATCCTCATAATAGGCATCCGCAAGAATAGAACCATCAACTATATCTTCACCCCGATAAACTATCCTGCGGCTTAACTCCCATGCCCCAATATCTCCATGAAACAGCGTGCCGTCCGCTAGGATAAGATTTACCGTAGCTGTGTTTTCCACTACACTCTCTACAGATAAAAGCATCGGAATGCCACGCTTCTTAAGCACGGGCTTCCCATCTTCTCCCACAACAAATGAGGCAAACATACTGTTCGGAACACTTGATGTAAGCCTATCGCCGCAATTACGGAAAAACAGCAGTCTACCATTCTCCGCTAACTCCCGCAAATCATTACTATCACATACCTTACAGGCTGAAAAACGAAACCCGTTCCGATGAGTGTCCGCTACTGCTAACAAATACTCATCGGAACTCTCTACCTTACCGTAGACTGCGTAAACCTCTACTTTCTTCCGTCCCGTATAAGAATAATCCATTCGGCTTACCTCTCTTCGCTACTCTGCTTCTCCTTAAGCCTCTCAAACAGCTTCTTACCCCGCTCACGAAGCGCCTCTTTCTTCTCCTCACTAAGCGGAGCGCGTAAACTTATCGAAAGCCTGTCCTTTGCGACTGAATAGGTCACGCTTCCTAGGCTATCCTCTGCCGTCTTTTTACAAAGTGCAGGATACTTCTCGCTAAAATCTCCTAACTTCCGCTTTAGAGTCGGGTTAAATGTGTAGACACTCACCGTATCCTCTGCTTCGTTAAACAGAATCACTGTCTCGCGCTCTATATTCGACACACTCACTTATTTCTCCTCCTTAAATTATCTTTCTCTATGGAACGGGACAAGCACCAGTAAAACCTCGCCTCTCCCATACCATACTTAAACAGTATTCTCGTTGAGGCTGTCCACGATAACTCAAACTCCCCCAGATGCTCCCTGTACCAACTAAACGGCACATCACTTTCAGATATATTGTTTCCAAGCCTGTCAAATGCACCGAATAGACCTGTCTTATCCGACCCATAAACTCGTATCGCCTTCCCTGCCTCGACCACTACAAATTCACCCTCGTTCCTGCGCTTGAATATCGGAAACAAATAAGGACTAAACTCCCTATGCTCTTTTTCATTAAGACTAAAATGCTCTACAAAACCTCCGTGAAGCAGTTCAGCATAAACAGCCAGCGGAAGATAATACCAACTGTCGTCACCGCCTACCATACCTCGCAGGTTTATTTCTGGAAAGCAAAAATCCTCATGCTTAATCCATCCAGCCTCGTTTAGATAGGCTAAAAAGCCTACTATTCTTGAATTTTCCCCGTCTGCCTCACAGACCAAGCCTCGAATCAGATAAACGAAGTTTTTACCCCTCGCTACCTCTTTAACCTCTTTCGCGTATACCGTACTACTCGCCCTACTCCTACCTGTTAGCTTACCAGTCATTATCAAGCCTCTCATCTCCAAAATAAACTCGATAGCCTGTCCCAGACTTCCAACCATTCACAGAATTACTATCCACGGAACTCACTATGCTCTTTGGAATACGGATAGCTGGCTCTCCGTTTACTTGCGCACACTTTGGATACAGTGAAAGGTTTCTTGTAACCATAGACCATCCGTTATCATCAAAGCCATCCCAATCCCTAAGCTCCTCTAAGTTTAAGATAACCTCTCTACCATTTCTTTTAAGCGCTACTGTACCGCAAGTAAACGCGAGTAGAAATCTACCCATATCTGTAAGCCTTTTTATAGTTATCAGCTCCATTAACTCACTCGGCAAATCTAATTCCACTCTACTATCGCACCATATCTCTGGACTCATACTGTATTCGTCCATTGAATAATCTGCGCAAATTTTAAGACTCTCTAATACTGTAGAGCCTAGGCTTAGGTTAGAAATTGCACCTCTCTCGTTATTAATCAGGTTTATATTAAAGGAATTGAAATTAAATCTTGCCCTCCTTAGCTTCGGTAACAGCCTAATCTTTTGTACTAAATCTGAAAAATACCACTCCCCTGCTCCGTCTATTGTAAGACTCTCTAATTCAGCACAACGCGCTATCTCAAAATCCTCGGCTTCTACCTTTTTCTCGTGCATCTTAATTGAAATCTCTTTTGCGTCTATATCAGAAATTGAAATGGAAGATTCCAAGTTAAACGCTGTATTTCCTACATTAATCTTCAATGAATCAAATCCATCACACTTATGAAGATTAACACAACAGGACTTTATCGTATCTCTAGGAGAAGCAAAGGTGATTTCTGAAATACCCTCTATACGGCAATCGTCAGCCTCCAGAATACCAATATGCTTTAACCCGATAAACCGAACGCCCGCAGAAGAAATCTGTATCTCACTATCCATCTTATAACTTGAAGTTTCGTTAAAGATAATAGTAATCACACCGCCATTCCCGCCACCTGTCAACTTAAACCCCTTTAGTAGCGTACATCTCGATAAATCAAGAACCCTAACCCCTGCCTTAAGCATAGAATATATGCTAATTTTAACATAATCTACCCTATTAAGAACTTTGCAAACACCTGTAGCACAATTACTAAACCCGACTAGACTAGTATCAAGACCAGTATACTCCAACTGACTGCAATCCTCTTTCGTTACCGCATTTCTATCTACCGCTAACTCCCACTCCTTGTCCCTATAAACACTTCTTACTTCCCCTAACTTATTTACCAGTGCATCCTTAAACTTTATGGATGCCGCGTCTGTTCCACTTATAACTACTGAACTATCATACTTCTCTAAAAGCTTTACAATATTTACTTTCGACACTAAAAGCTTTCCTACAGAGTTTATCTCCGTGATACAAAGAGACTTTAAGCTATTACCTGTCGTGAAAATCCTATCCTTACCACTTGACTTCCTCGAAAGCTTTCCATCTCTCCTTATCCGATAAACTGGAAGCTGGTATCTTTCACCGAAAAGCAATAATATCTGGTCTACTGACTTAAGAAGAGTCTCTTCATCAATAAACCACCCGCTGTCAGCCGAAAACCCCTCTTCCTGCAAATTACCCCGAACCATAGGCGCTACTATATACCCACTCTCCCCCTCATACCCATCTACATAGGCTAAAACAGCATAAAACATCCCATTCTGCTTGGATAAGCGCCCCACTACTCGCATCTCACTACCGCCCCCTTCACGGAATCCGCTACCTCTGTCCCTTTATGTACAATCAGCCTAAAATTGAAATCATGCAGATTCCCGCGCGTGTCAACAACCCTATCTATGCAAGACGGGACTCTAAGACTAACCTTTCCACCAGACCGCACAAATATCGGGTAAAAACCGTAATTCTCTACATTCCCTAAATCAAGTGTAAGCTTATCACCGTCCATAAAAAGACCTTTATATGAACTCGTAAGCGCCAATAAATTAAGACACTCATCCGTTAAGTTCATCGGAACTACAAACTCCCTAAGAGAAGTCGGAAGGCTTAAATTTACTCGCTTGTCATACCCTACCTTTAGCCACTTAGCACCGCGAGTCGTATACTCTGCCGACAAAACAAGCTCTCTAAGCGCGGTTGAACCAAAAGTCAAGTTATAAACATTCTGCCTCTCGCTTTGTCCCACAGTAAATCGTAACATATGCGCGTAAAGAGAAAAGCTAGCTAACTTCGGAAGGTCGAAAAACGACTTTGTTAATTCCTGTAATGCACAAACACCTACGCCATTCACTGTAAGGCGCGTAAGCTCCTTACACTTTGATACCTTTAATGCTGTGACACAGCTAACTTCCCCGATTCCCTGCTCATTACCGATAATCTCTATCTCTTTCGCGTCTATCCCTCGAATATATACACTAGCCTGCTTTCCTCCCATGCTTAAATCAAGCTTGAGCCGATTAAACCCTGTGCTATTATGAATGTCTACATCATTTTTAGCTCGATATACTAAAGGCGTTACCGTCAAATCTGAAAACCCTTCTATGTGACTATCGGCAATATTCAGCTCACTTACCGAAGTTAAACCTATAAATTTAAGATTCGCCACCTCTACATGTATGCGTGCGTCTAATCCATCACAATACATTTCGTTAAAGATTATCGTTATCGGAGTGTCGCTCTTACTAGACGACCGACTGGTTGTAAGGATAAACTGTTTTAGACAAGAACACCCGCTCAAATCAAGCACCCGAATCCCTGCGGACTTAAGCGACTTTAGCTCTATAAAAACCTTGTTTACCCGATTTGAAAGTTTACATACCCCGTTCTCACAACGATTAAAAGAGCGAACCACGGTTACATAATCCCCACTAATCCGCTCATCCTCATACACCGCACAATCTTGACCTGTAAGCCGACTGCGCGCCTCCCCTTCAAAATAGTTCGGATTCTCTGTAATTACACGCTTACGCTCCGCTATTTTTTCTAACAAAGCACGATACTTACCACTATCCCCGATAAACGGTGTCACAATGTAGTTATCCCGTGCGATTTCGTCAAACGACAGCTCTTTTACAGATGCTTTCCCGTATGCGTCAATCACCTTATACAGAAGTTTACTTCCAATTACCTCGTCAATCACGCCTACAATGCGATTTCTGCCTTTGGAGACGAGCGTAAGCTCCCCATCTTCACCCTCTCGATAAACAGGCAAACCGTTTGCCTCAACGCTAAAATCAAGCTCTCCTGTCTTATCCCGCACAAACAGATACTCGGCGCTATCCTTCCCTGCCATATCCCGCTCTATCTCTTCCTGTGTCTTAACCGCTCCCTCTGCGGACAGTTCTGACACAACCAAAAATCCACTACCCTCAACATATGAACACACAAGAAACTTATCTCTCATCTCCCTATCCCCCTTACCTACCAAAAGCCCTGTAAGCCAAAGGAAGAGCCGCTAGGCTATTCATCCCCCTAAAAACGGCTCTCCTCCTCTTTTTGTCCTCTTACTTCCCTTTGCTCCTCTTAAGCCGCGCGTCCAGATACTCACTCAAAGCAAGCTCCGTTATCGCGTTCTTCGGAATCCGCGACTCCTTTGCGTACTCGTCAAGTTTATCTAGAACTTCCTCTGGTAACCGCACATTCAAACTCCTAAACTCTCCGTCTCTTTTCTCTCTCGCCATGTCTATATCCCTCTTACTTCCCGCTCTTTGCGTTATTACAAGCCGCACAGAGCATCTGCAAGTTACTCTCTACCGTCTTTCCACCGTTTCGCCACGCTACTATATGGTCGCCCTGCATCTCGCTATACTCGTAAATCTTAGTAAGACCCTCCTGCGCACAATACGGGCAGTTTGACAAGTGCTTCTTCTCGGCTTCCTCTGTCTGACGTTGATAAACTCTTCGCTTCATCTGGTCGGAAAATGCCCGAATCGACAAGTATCTCTCATCATGCCTCGTTTTCTCCGATAAGACATACGGAATGATTCCTGTCTGCTTCGTTACATCATCGTCCTCCAAAAGCTTTGAAACCTCTTTCTTAAGCTCACTCGGATTATACTTCCATGTCTTATGCTTGTTATACAAAGAACCCCAATCCTGCGACTCTGTAAGCTTCTTATCCATGTCGGGGAAATACCGCTTCGCCCACGCAATCACCTCTTGGAAATAAAGCCATATGTCACTTGCATCCGCATCGTGCTGATGCAAAGCCATATACTGCTCTCCACTTGCTAACCCGTCTCGAAGTGCTATCCAAGCTAACGCTTTCTCAAGATAATCCTGCCGTATCGGATTTCCCTTGATAAACCCTTCTCCTACCTTTCCAGCTACGCAATTACGCCGAGAAAAGTAATTCTTCGCATCCGAAAGCCAAGTCCCTGTATAAGTTGCGTTAAGAAGCTCTTGCTCCGTAAGAACAGCCCCAGGTATGTTTATCCTCTTAAACCAAGCAAGCTTCTCCGATTCATTACCCTCGCACACATAAACAGACAACTCGTAGTTTAGGATTGTCTGCTTCTCATCCTCGGTTAAGTTATGATAAAACTTCGCGTTTCCGTCTATCTTCATAGAGAAACCGCTGTTTATAAACTGACAAATCGAAATTGTCCTCTGCTGTCCGTCAAGCACCTCGTACTTGTCATCCCCGACCTTCGACCAATACATCACATTCAAAGGATAACCGCAAAGCACCGAATCAATAACCGCATTCCTCTGCGCATCCTTATAAACAAACTCGCGCTGATATGCAGGACGAATAGATAGCTTCCCACCAAATCCGAAAACACCGTCCTCGCCGTCATCGGTATAGCCCGCCACAAGCTCCGAAACCTTTAATTTACGCTCTGAAATCTTCATAACTCATTTCCTCTCTGCATAAGAAAAACCTCTCTCCAAATATTGTTCATTTCCATGTATACTTCTGCGTCTACAGACAGCCTATAAACACCATGAGCATAAACATAAACGCCACAATCACCGTAAACTCTTGGATTACCGTCCTTTGCTCTGAAAATACCAAGCTCATCAAGTATCTCTAAACTAGCTCCGCCTATTCCACCGTAATAGACAATATCTACACTGAACCTATCGTTCCGCCGTATACTATCCTCTGCAAAGTGCGACTCAATTTCAACTGACACTGGAAACTGAAAGTTTAACAAGTAGTCACACAAAGCATACAGCGCATACTCCCTAGCACTCTTCTTGCCCCAGAACTCCTCTTCGGCTACCTCATTCGACTTATCTACACTCATACCTTTACTCCTTTCTCCGAATTAACACTCGACTAAAAAGCTCTTGCGCCCCTATCCTTAAATCTTTCCCGTCATTCCCCTTCCTAAAGCCAACTATCTCAAACTGCTCGGGATTATAGTGTTTTAGAAACGGAAGTGGAAGCCCCATTACTCCGAAATAATCATTTGGTATATCCGCTACCTTATCCACATTTATAGCGTCAAGGTTATCATATTTCGGATACACTTCGCTAGAAAACTGCGCCTTTAACTCTAATCGTTTATGTCGTCTCTCGTTATCAAGATTCGTGACCCAAATCCCGAAACCTATATGCCGAAAAGTCCCGTCTGGACGGATAAACTCTGTTATGTCGTTAATCCCTACCCAAACTTTATTATCCCGTATAAGCGGAAATATCTGGCTATATCCAAGCCAAGGCAATGCCCCGACAATTAAAAACGATTTCCCCTCTGTTACCAGTGTCTCGATAAACTCCCTAGCCAAAGAAAACGGAGGATTCGTTACAACTATATCAGAACTCTTTAATAGCTCTCTGCACTCATCACTTCTAAAGTCACCGTCCCCCTTAAGCGGCTCTAATAAATAAACTCGCACATCCTTATCGCATTCCCCTGTATATCTGGCACAAAAGGCTCTATTCTCTGAAAGATGTGTTGCTGTTAAACTCCGAAGCCCGAGCCTATTAAAATTTAAGTGAAAATATCGAAAGAAGGCACTCTCAAGCGGATTATCGCAGTTACAGTAAACCCTCTTCCCGACAAACCTAACTTCGTAATGTTTTAGCTCCCGCTCTATTTCCGAATACTGTGTATAAAATTCGTCATCCCGAGCGTCCCGCGCTCTCCGAAGCCTCTCGTTTACACTTTCATTTTCTGTCACCGACCGCTTTCCTCCGTATCGTTATCCGAGCATAAGGTATCCTCGCGCCCGATTTAGCTCGCTATTCCGTCCCATCCCAAGCCTCCTGTCTAGCTATCTATTTAAGTTATTTTACCACAAATGCCTCCCTAAAACAACTGAAATCTAATAAACTCCTGTCATCCCTTATGACCCTCTACGAGCCACGAGAAGCCCCCTAGAACGCACGGAAACTTTTTAGGCTACCGTTATAGCATAAAGACCTTTCCTGCCTAAATCCCTAAAGAGCTATCGGGCAGAAACGCGCCAGAATCGAAATGTGAATAGCCGCCCCTCGCTACCCCTTAAACCAGAGCCGCTACCCCGTAACTTACTAACAATCTTATCCACTTTTCCACAACGGAAACCCTATCCCCGCCCGTACAGGATAGAACAAAGGTTCTCTTGCCCGTTTTCGCCTTATTACTACCTAGGAATCTCTCGCGCTACCCTCTTACCCCTACACCGATAGCTTTACGACACTTCCTGCTGAAATCCCTAAAGAACTCTCGGGCGAAAACACGCCAGAATCGAAATCCTAGGCTTCCCCCTATCCAGATAAACCCTGCCGCCCTAAGACCCACGCGCTAACCCCCAATCACTCTACCCTAAACTCCTGCCCCTGTCCTATTACCCAGTTCCTCAAAATCCCCCAATTCCCTTTACCCCACTATTCCCGCCTGCGCCCCTTAAACCCCCCTTGTCCTTCCTCGCCCCTCTCGGCTTCCCCTAAAACAAAAAGAGCGCCCGCTAGGACGCTCCCTCTCTCTTACTTAATCCTCGATATACCGCCGTATCGTTGTGGGCGTTCTGTAAAACGCATTCGATACAATAACGCCGTTCCTCGGATTTGACGCATGAACTACTTTGTTGTTGCCGATATACATCGTTACATGACCGATACAGCCTCGTCCGCTGTCCCAGTAAAATAACAAGTCTCCTGCCCGTAGCTCACTCTGCGCTATCTCCCTGCCTACCGTAGCCTGCTCTGCCGCTGTCCTCGGCAAACTTATCCCAAACTGCCGATAGATGTTCTGCGTAAACGCTGAACAGTCAATTCCTGTGTCAAAACTTGTCCCACCAAACACATACGGGCGACCTAACCACTGTAATCCGTAGTTCGACATCTCTTTTCTAAGCTCTGTCTCACTATTCGGCGTATACCCGTTAGTTGTGTCGGGGTCGTCTGGCAAAGTGTAATACTCACTGTAATTCGGATTCATTACTTGCGGGACTACGGGCTTCGGAACTTCTATCTTATCTGCCCCCTTAAACTCTGGCTCGTCTACCCGCGCCTTACTCTTCTCAATATACCCCGTAAGCCCCCTATCTGCCTTTACATACAGATAATCCTCGGACTCCCGAACTATCTTTACCGTATCATTCTCTTTTAAGACCGTCAGCGCACTGTCGCCCCCGTCTTTCGTTAGAGTCGCCCCGCCATCCGCAATTATCGTTGCTTCCCTCGGATAAACCGCGCTGTTGTCTATGACATACGCCTCCATGTTATAGCCCGTTACCACATCCGAGGCTTTTACCCACCCCTCAATGCCGTTTGAGCTTATCTTTATCCACCCGTCCCCGCTGTCGTCCGACCGCATTACATCTACCGCCGAACCGACTGCCATCGTTCCTACCGCCCCCGCATTACTGTCGGGCGATGACTTTACCACCAGCTTCCCGTCCGAAATTACAGGCGTTGCCTTCTCTCCGTACTTTGAAGCCTCGTTAAAGTCTATCGTACTGTTCTCTGCGATATTCCCCGCCGCATACGCTGTCACGCTACTAAACGCTACAAACGCTACTACAGTCGAGGCTACCGCAATGTGCCTAACTACCCTCATGCATCGTCATCCTCCTGTTTAAGCCAATTCTTTCCTTGAGACGCGGCTATCCCTCGGCGCACTACAGAGCCAGCTAAACTCTCGTCTATAAAATACTCTGCACGCCGCTTTAACTCCTCGGAATATCGCTCAATCTCTTCGTCATCTAACTCATACTGCTCTGTCTTAAGCGCATCACACGCCTCAAAGAATGTTTTCACCGCGCGAAGCCGTGACAAGTATATGTCTAGCACCTTGTCCCGCATATCATATACCTCGCGCACTCTGTCGGGATTAAACGAGGCAACCGTTACCGTATCGCCCTCTACCGTTGCGTTGCCCAAAAGCCCGCTCTTCGTAAAATCCCGAAGCTCATAGGCTCGCATATCCGATTCCCCGCCTGTTATGTCCACGACATGATAGACAGACTCCCCATCCTCTACACTGTCGTCTACTACCACCCCGCCGTACCACACATACCCGCTGTCGTAGTCGATACTCGGATACTTCTCCTCGCACCCGCTTACCTCGAATACGCCACCCTCACTCATCTTCGCATTTCGCACGCGATTTAGCCTAGTATACTCGTAGAGCTTATCTAGGCTTAAGTCTGAAACACATCCGTCCGCACAGGAATAAACCCTCGCCTTAGTCTCGGACTCCTTCCTTGCATAACCAACAAAATAAAGCATACACCCTATGCACCTCCCAGATTTTCATTACAATGCCAAAAATCTAGGTCGGTATTTTAGAGTGTATGCTTTGCTAACCCGTTACCCTTTCCGTTATTCTTCGTTCCAGAGGACATAATAGCCTAACCCGTCCCCAAACCGAAGCGTCTTTAATAAACTCTCTTTCCCTGCCGCCTTATATACCTCCGCTACATTACTCGTTATCTCGCCAGACGGAATCTCATCCCCCGTATACCGAATCGTGATTACCTTCTTGCCCTTATCAAGCTCTCCACGAACTAAACTCTTATACTCATCTAAATTCGTAGCTACAAGCCCGTTCTTACTGTAATACTCGTGACTGTTGTCACTTCCCCCTATAAACCTGTCGCTTACATACCCGACACTCTTCGCATACTCGGGACTCATATTGTAACAAATCCGCGTTACGCCTGTATTCTTAAAGCAGTTTACCGCGTCTACATAGACGATAGACTCCCCGAGCTTTACGCTGTTCCAAGTGTGCCGTCTACCGTACATACATCCCGTTACTATGTCTGCGTCTACCCCGTTATACCGACACAAATCCTTGAAATACTGCGCATACGCTACCGCGTCCCCTCTTCCCTCTGTTACCATAGCGTATATGTCTGACCCCTCTTCATACTGGAAGTTGTCATTCACATACTTATAAATCGCGTCCTCTTTGGCTTCTGCGTCCATATCCGCTATTCCGTCTATCTTCACCCCAGAAATCGCCTTGTATATCTCTATCTGCCTCTCAAACGCCTTATCCGAATACTCTACCGTTAAACCTGTCCTGTCCGCATTTAACGCTACCCGATCCACTCCGTAGATTAGATTCTGTGATAGCACCCGCGTCAAAGCCCCCTGTAAGCTATCCGTGTCCGTAAACACAGGATACCCCTTAAGGCTTATCTCTGTCTCATGTGCTTTCAAAGCACTTATTAAATACTCTTCAAAGCCAGAACTCTCACTCTCTCCCTCGCCCTTACTTACATAGGCGTTTAGATAAACTGACTTTACCGCTCCAAAAAGCTCTCTACTACCGTCCTGCTTCACCGCAAGCGGCGACATCGCATCCGCATAGGTCTCGATGCCATTCTCAATCCTACCCTGCAATGCTCCTCTGTCTCCGACCGCTATCTCAATATACCCCCGAAGCTCTGTCCCAAGCACATGATAGCCGTAATACACATTGCTGTTATACCTTGTCGAATCGTCTATCTCATACTCAATGCTCTGCCGCACTACCCCGCCGTCTAACATCTCTACCCCGACTGAACGCGGCAAATCCTTTGTCTTTGAAACCTCTGAACCTACCTTTAGCGTGTCCCCGCTTATCTTAACGGGCAACATCCCCGCAATGTCCGCTATCGCTAACCGATTGCTCTCTGCACTCTCCCTATCCCCGACTACCGCCGAAACCGAATAAACATCATCCCGTGCCAAGCCGTAGTTCTGATACAGCGTAACCTCGTTACTCACTTTCCCGATTCCGTGCGAGCCGTTTAGAGAAAAATCCCGAAACAGGAGCGGACTGCTCGGAACTGTACATAATTCCCGACCCGACTTATATATCTTATACCCCGTAGCTCCCGCTACCTCACTCCAGATTAGGCTTAACTCCCCGTTATCTGAAATGCTGTACCCAAGCACGGGCTTCTCCGCAATCGAAGCTGTCCGAAACGGAATTACCGTCTTTCCGACCATAAGGTAATATGCCTTATCTCGCTCCCATTCCTTTACGGGCTGTACTGTATACAGCACACCATCTCGATTCTTAGACTCTGTCCCGTCTGGCGTTACAAGAACCTCTACTTTTGAATCCTCGGATAAACTGCTATCTGTGAAGCACTCTACTTCTAATGTCTCGTTTGCACGATAAGTGAGCTTGGCATCTGGTCGCAAATTATAAATAGGGTACATATTTTTATCTATGTACCCTACCACATAATCGTTATTCTGTTTACGATGCCCTGTATCTCTGCACCCAGACAAGCCAAGCACCATCGCACCTACAAGCACAGCAAGCGTTAAACGCTCTCTCTGCATTTCGGCACCTCCAAACCTTATCGGGATTTCTTCCCAAGTCTCGTAAACTCGGCATTAATCTCCCGAAGCCCCGCAATCTGCTTGTCAAGCTTCTCAACCTTCTCTTTTAACTCAATATACTCGCTCGCTGTGAGCATACAAGAGCTAATAGACTCGCGCAGTTCAGCACTAAGATTCACTAAGCTACGGACACGATAGGTAAGAAGCCTGTTCTCTGTCTCAACGACCTTGCCGTTTAAGCGGCTCTCTGTGTCTGCCGCCAAAGCCGCAAGAAGCGCTTCCTCAATCACTGTTCCAGAAAGCCCACGATACTTCTCACTAATCGCTGTAAGAGCCTCGTTCAGTACCTCTGTCGCGCTCCCCTCTTTGGTCGGCTTCGATAAACCTACTGTGGCAAGCAGATTGTCATAATCCAAAGACTCGGACTCCGTGCGAACTGTATCAAACTCCTCGCACTTAGTCTCTGTCTCCTCTCTCTTTACGGCATCCTTCACCTTATCAGCGCCAACCTTTGCGACTTCCATCGCGCGATAAACACTGTCTACAAGCTTCTTAAATGCCTCCGACTCTGTAACACTCTCTGCCGCTGTCTCAAGACCTTTCTTACCGACCTCTGCACCGCGCTTTGCCGTCTTTAACGCCTTTCCAACCTTAGAAGCCGCCTTAGACACCATAGCGTCAATCTCTGCGTCACTGTCGCCCGACTTAGACACTGCGTCTTTCTGTTTAGCGCCCTTATGACCCGCCGCCTCAAAAAGACCCGATAGAAGCTCTGCGACACGCTTTGCCGCGTCCTCTTCGCTCATGCCGTTATCAACGGCTTCCTCGTCTGCATCCTCTTCGTCATCCAAATCCAAGTCAAAAGGCAAATCATTAGCCGTGTCGAAATCTTTGTCCGACAAACTACCTAAATCCGCAAGAATGTCGCGGTCGTTCTCCGTAGAGCTACCTACCCGTTTCTTTCTCCCCATTCTCACTCCTCCTCTGGATTCGCAAACAGACTGTCGTCATCATCAAGACCCTCGACCTCTTCGCCATCCTCAATGTCTAAGTCGAGATTCAAGCTATCCAGCCCGTCTGCCTCGTTCTTTCCGTCCTTGTCACCGTGGTTAAACCTGTTAATTGCATCCATGCTCTTGTCCTCCGAATTTCTCACCTATTTTATGTTCTAACTCTGTAGCTAAATCGCTATCAAAGCTGGAAACCGTAATATTAAGCTCCTTGTTCGGCTCAAGGCTCATTATACCGAGCAAAGACTTTCCGTCTACCGTTACCTTAGACCGCTGTTTGCCGAGGTAAACATCCACTGTGCAATCCTCGTACTTGCCAGACCCTACTAAATCCACGAAATCCTTGCAATCCGCAAGCGCCTGTAACCGTATTGTTACCATCCTGTTTACCTCTCTTTCTACTGGCTTAAATTAAACGCTCGTCCTCATACTGTCGCAACTGCTTCATCACACCGCGAAGCTTATCCGAAAGCTTCTTTCGCTCTGCTTCCTTGCAATCAGAAAGCAACTCCTCTAACTCCTCGCGCAAATGCTGTAACTCGCGATAACTCTTCTGCATAACTCTCCTTTATTATTTAACGCATAGAACTGCTTTGGTTTTTATGACGGTTATTTTATGGATTCCATAGCGAAAGCTTTATGTCCACTATGTCTGTAAAACCATAGTTATCAACTCTTGAAACATGCAACCTACCAGAAGAAAGCCATTTATAGTTATTTATACAATGGAAATTTACTGTAATACAACCGTCATCGTCTGCATTACGGTATTCCCCATCAATAAGATACCTCGCATTCGGCGTTAGATTTGTCAACTTAAGTCCTATCCCGTACATCCCAAGACCTTTAGAAGAAGAAATCGTGTAAGACTTCCAATAACCTCGGTATCTCTCATGCAAACAAAACTGCACGCGCTTTCCGTTAGCCAATACTCCTACAAACCTATACTGCTCGCTTCCCTTAAATAGACTGTCAGATAAACTTATGGCTTCCCACCAAGCCGAGTACGTTCCGTTAAGCTCAAAGCGATAATTATATTCTTTCAGCTCCTTTAGACCACTATCGGTTATCTGGAAAAGCTTAATTGCTCCCTTTGTTCTTGTTACAAGCGAAATATTTGTAATAGTTACCATCGGCGCTACTCTCCCCCTCTCTAACTAGGCTTCACCCCTAAGACGCTCACGAAACTTTAACCGTTCCCGAACAATTACTATCAAGACGACAAGGACAATAATCCCTATTATCACGGCACAACCACCGACTACCCCCTTTTCCCGATTGCGGGAATGATAAACCGTAGCGTCCGCACCTTTTTCGTACCGTCTACTCGATACAAAGTAAACTTCTGCCCGCTACTTAACCCGTAGTTATCTAGCTTTAATACGGCTGTCGCTGTGCCGTCTGACAAAACATCTACAGGACTATCGTTTAACAGATACTTACTATCCGTTTTAAGACCGCCGAGGGACAGCGTAACCTCCGAAATACCTAAATCAGCCACTCCAAACTCCCCAGAAACCGTGGCTTTCTTTAAGGTATATGTCGCAGAATTAGCATCATAGGCTATTTTTAAGTCTATCTGCCGTAATGCCCCGCCAACGCTAAACGACTCCTTTAGAAAACGGTCTCCGTTATTCTTAACCGCATTATTGTCGTCTATCTCATGCAAAATTCCACTTATCCAATAGCTCTCGACAACCCGACCGTCAGACAGCGTATTACTCGGAAGAATAGCTATATCTTCATTGCCTGTCTCCCCAGTAGACGCTTTATCTACTACCCGATTTACCGTAACCCCCATAACCCGCGCACCGATAGCTACGCTATGCGCCTTTAGATACCGTATCCCGCCTATCGCGAGAACAACCGAAAGCACCATAGCCGCTAAACCGATTAACTGAACCCGTCTACATGCTCGACCACGAAACTCTCCGTCTACCCGCGCGAAAATCTCTGCCTTCTCTTCTTCTGTAAGCACCTTATGCGTGCCTCTACTTAAACCGCTCTCGCCAAGACTTTGCGCCCAGCTTCCTCTCCGCAAAAGCCCTGCATAATCAATTAAGCCCATCCCCTGCCTCCAACCTTACTACTCATTCCAAAGACACAACGGGCAACTTGAAAATAAGCTTTGCCTCTGTCTTACCGTCACTTCCTGTGCCAAGCAACCGATAAACTCGCTCCGTAGCACCAAACAAATTCACCCCAAGATGGAACGGATTTCCGTCTACCGCTATCTCTGCCTCTGCATGACCGTTCTCGTCTACTGTTAAAATCTTTCCGTCAAACGAATACTGTTTGTTAGGGTCAAGGTTTGTAAACTCTATCTTAACACCTCTTATCGCAACCGCAATTCCGCTTTTACTCTTAGCGACTACTCGATATGTCCCGTTATTTTGATTAAACCTAGCCTCTGCATTAACCGAATAGCTGTTTCCATACCAATCAGTAATCATAAACGGCATACGATAATCTGCATTCAGCACAACTCCCCCGCCGTCCGTGTCCTGCGCAAGCGGAATATCAAAGTTATGCAGATACCTCGTTATCGTATGATGCACAGGTGCGTCATAAACTTTAGTCAACTTCCCGTTTATTTGCACATAACTGTAATTCTCTGTATCGTCATAACCTACATCTATCGCTTCTTTCGTATCTTGAAGTGTCTCTGCTCCGACCGTAGCCGTTAATTCACCGTCCTTCTCGCCGTAAAGCGTAACCGTTACCGACTTTACCTGCGCCCCGACCGTGACCTTACTCACATTCTCAAGCCTTGTCGTCCCAGAAAGATAGCTACCTATCGTGCTTCCTGCCGAAGAAAACGCACGAAATCCGAATGAAGCCGTAGCCACCAGTGCTACCAGTAAAATAGTTTCACCCACTGCAATACCGAAAGTATCTGCAAGAGACTTAAAACCGCTAAACCGATTCCTCTTCTTTGGAACCACTTCCACATTACTCCGTGCTGTATCTTCTTTAGGACTAGAGCTTACAGTCGGCAACTGCTTCTCTAAGTTTAACGGAAGCGGATTCTCTGTCTTTTCCTTTTCCGCTACGGGCTTCTTTCTCTTTAATAGCCCCTCGTAATCCAGTAAACTCACTTCTCGCCCCCTTATATGCGCGGTAAATTCCAAACAAATCCCTTAATATGCGCCTCTGGGATTATAAGTGTCATCTCTGTCTTTGCATTCTTCCCACTGGCTAAGCTCATTAGGCTATACCGTGTGACACGACCGAAAGTGTCTGGGTTCTCGAATCCCCTATCTACCGTGTTAAACGAAACTTCTGCCGTTCCGTCTGTCCCCGCAGTAAACGGCACTCCCGCCATCGCGTAACTCTTCTCGGGGACTAACCCGCTAAACCGCACCGTTACCTCGGCTATCCCTAAGTCTCTCCCGTTAGAAGCCTTCGCTGTAAGGCGATAGCCGTTTCTTGAATAGCTATACTTCGCGTTTACCTTTACCGAAAAGCTCTTTCCCTTGCTATTCGTTACGCTAAACTCTGCCTCTTTGTCTAATGCAGACTCTAAGTTCTGATGAAGAGAAATAGAATTGCTATATAAATACCGTATCTGCTTTACAAGCCGTGAATGGCTGTGGTAAGAAGTGTTTCCGTCTTTATCCGTATTACTGCTCGTATAGTTACTTACATAACTCCTATCCCACTTGTCCACTGAAAGACCGATAAACGAATCCCCCGAAGAAGCCGCGTAAACTCCCTCTTTCCGCACTGCAAACGCAACCTTAACGGAAGTTATGTCTGCCTTTATTCCGCTCCCGTCATATGCCGCCTTTGCAACTGTCTCTCGCCACGCATACTCCTGCTCTGCTTTGTTCCGAAGGATTGAACTCACCCCAAACCCGACAATCCCAAGAGCCACTACACCGACTGCAACCTTTACGATTAGACCCCTGCCAAGTCTCATCTCTTCCCCCCCTTACAGCTTTACTACCTCTATTTTGCTCCCTAGCGCCTCGTAATGCCGCATAAGTGCCTGCTCGATACGAGAAAAGGTCTCTTCTTCGTTTATCTTGCAAGCTTCTAAGCCCAAGCTATCCAGAAGCACATAAACCTTAACTCGCTTATCTCCGTGGCAATACACGGCATACCCGAGACTCTTTAACTGATAGGCGTTATGCTCGTGAAGAACTATCTCTGAAATTCCAGACTCCCCGTTTGAAAAGTTTAATGAAAGTTCTATGCGCTCTTTCCTAAGTCGCTCATACAAACCTTTCATGCCCTCTGCGTAGCGCTTCGCCGCCCCAGAAAGGCTTGTACTCCCAAGCTTATATATTACCTCTCCCTCGTCTATCTTCTGTTCCCCGATACGACCGTACTCTTCTCTTCGTACCGTTCGCTCGCCGTACTTCACCCGAACAACCGTGAAGCTGTCCCCGACAAAACCGACCCGACTCGGCAAATACTGTCCGTTCCCACTCGTCCGATAGTCATACGGGTTACTCTCGTAGCCGTAAGCCTCAAGCCATGTGTCAGATACATCCGTTACTTTCGGTGGACGGCGCTTCTTTGTCTCGTAGTCGGAAATCCGTGCGTTCCCCTTTGCCGCCCGCCGTACCAGATTAAACGCCTCTTTCGATACCAGCTCGCTATCCTTCGGGACTAACTTATACCGCATCAGCGCAAGCATACAGTTAAACTGTGTCTCCGCATCCCCGCTCTCCTCTGCCTCCTGATACCTCTCCGTAAGCTCCGAAAGAAGTTCATCTCGCTTCGCGCGATATTCCGTAGCGTATTCATTCCAGACTCGCATGACCTATACCCCCTTGCCAACTAATATAGCATAATTTGATAGAAAATCAAGCATTTTACTACAAATTAAATTTTTACTCTTGGCTAGTCAAGGCTTAAAAAATCTTTACTCCAGACGGGAGGCTAGCATAAACAGTAAATCCTCTGTCACACACAATTTCTGCCCGTTTAATCTCTTTCTCGGCTGTTGTAGCTTTGTCTGCCACAAGACTAACACCGCTAAAATGTTCACTCCCAAAACGAATAAATCGAGCGTTGTCTATACTTAAAGGCATAAGCGTGAGTTCTCCAGAGTCTAAGTTAAAGGTATCTACTAGATTCTCTACATCCACAGTAGCCCCACAAAACAAACCCCAGTCAAACGCTTTCTTCTTTCCTTTTACTGCTATCCTGCACCAAATCAGCCTTGCATCGTAAAACATACCATTCGTATAGCACGGAAGCTCTATCTTACAGCTTAAAAACTCTGTCCCACTGAACAAAAACGAATCTTCGCTACCAGCATTAACACGAACTGTCGTATCCGCAAATGTTACACCCATAAACGCTCTTGTCTCTGCTTTACACGCTATATCTACCCCAACTGCCAAGGAAATATGCGCTCCATTAAGCGCGTCCTCACGCAACACGACTCTCTCATTGCTAAAAACTGGCTTAATAATCCCAGAATATCCGTCCGTCCGAAGCAAATCCTTTGTCGTAAGCGCACGCGCTCCGATATATAACGGCGTTTCTCTTGGAAAAATCTCTATACTCCCGATACTCAAGCCATAAAACAAATACGGCGGCAACTCCTTACACTTCTCTGTAATGACTACCCGCTCTATCGAACCGCTAAACGGGGACTCCTCGTCTAAAGTCGCAATTTCGCCGTCTAAAATAAGCTCTGTTAAACTTCCGTATATGCTATGACCGCACAACCTAAGACCATCCCCGAGCGTAAGCCGAGCGCTATCAAACATACCGAAATTTATTCCGTCTCTGTCAATCACACCATCCACACTCGAATAAAGTCGCAACTCTACAGGCGATTCCGTTCCAGAGAGCGTAATCCCGTATGTACAAATCCTCTTTACATTGATAGACAACTCCGAGAAGTCAGCTACCGTAATATTACCCGTAATCTTGACAGGGCTTTCAAAGTAACACGCACCATCGAAAGAAACACTGTGATTACACCCTGCAATCTCTTCAATGCAAAGTTTCTCTCCTACTACCGTTAAACCCGTAAACCCGTCACCCAGCACCCGCTTTATCCCGTCTCCGACTAGGACACGCCGCCCCATAAACTCTCTACTTCCCTCAAGTGTCTCAATCCCGTCTATCTTCGGAATTACCACCGTTCCACTACCGTTACATACGCTAATCGTCTTTCCTACAATGTCGAGACTAATATCTCCAGACCCTCTAAGCATAAACTCGCCTCGGATGCGATTCTTAAAGGATGCAAGCTCCGCATAAACCCCTGCTGTCGCAGGAATCTCAAGCGCAAAGTAATGATTCTCAAGGTTCTTATCCAGAATAGAGTGCATATCTTCGTAATTAAGCTCTGCTTTCTTACGAAGATAGTTAAGCGTTCCACGATAAGACACCTCAAGAATCCACGCATACTCTGTGTCTACAAAGTCCGCAATCCCATAAAATTCACTCTTTCCGCCACAATATAATGCCATAATGTCCGAGCATTCTGCCTCACTAAACCCGAAAGCTACTAACTCGTCCTTATAAACCTCGTCTACCGAAAGCGTCTCCGTGTCTGCTACCACAAACTTCTCTACGCCCTCATCGAGAATCCGCGCTACTACTTTTTGCATCTCCCTTATCCCCGCTCTCTTACTCCAAAACTACCGCTATCTTTCCCTTTGAAACAACTACCTTTAGGCGCTTTGATAAACTTATCTGCCGAGTCCTGCCATCCGTAAGCGGGCTATCCAGTAACTTATCTATCATCGCTGTCTTAAAGCTAAACTGCGCCGTATTAAGCACCTCTCGTACTGCAAGAAGCATTACCCGCTTCACTATCGACCTATCCTCACTTAAAAGACTAAGCGAAAACACGCGCTCCTTACCCATATCTCTAATTAAATACTTCTGATATGCCCTCTCCGTAAGCCGATTAAGTGTCTCACTGTCCTCCGAAAACGACTGTATGCTACTTAAAAGCGTATTCACGATATTCGGATTCAAATTCCTCTCGATATACGGGATTAACTCAAGCCTAACTTTGTTTCTCGTATATTCTACCTCTAGGTTTGTCGGGTCTACGCTATACGGCACTCCGTTCCCCTTAACATAGGCTTCTATCTCTTTCCGACTTATCCCAACCAGAGGACGAACTACCCGACCGTTTACCTCTCTTATCCCACATAAACCGTCTACCGAAGCCCCACGGATTAAGTGCATAAGCACTGTCTCTACGGAATCATTTGCATTCGCCCCAGTCAAAATCTTATACGACCCGTAGCATAATCCTACCTCGTTAAAAAACCGATACCGAAGCTCTCTCCCGACAAGCTCTGCTGACTTACCCGTTTCTGCTACAATGCTCGGAACATCCACCCGCCGATAAAAGAAGGGTATCCCGTATTTATCACAATACCCCTTTACCAACAGCATATCCCGCTCTGCACTGCCGTCCGTCCTAACCCCGTGATGCAAGTGGCAAACAACTATCTTCCCGACCCGCCTCCGTATCTGCCGCACAATGTCCAATAAACACATGCTATCCGCACCCCCAGATACAGCAACGACCATTACATCCTCTGCACTGGTCGCTTTGTCAAGGCTCTGTTTTACTGCCGAAAATACTCTACTCGTAATCACTGCGCTCTTAGTCTCCGTAGTTCGCACTGCAATAGTCAAACAGCGCCGCGCTCACAAACTCATCAATCGTTACTTCCTGCTCCTCTGCACACTCTATGAGCGCCCGCAAAAGACTCTTCTTTAGCGTAACCGTGATTTCTGCATCACTGTCCTCGCCTTTAAGCTCCAAATAACGGTCAACCACTGCTCGTAAGCCGTCCTGCAACTCACTCACGGAACTACCCGCAAACTCAAGCTCTGCATCCTCTATATCCAGCACTCGACCAATAAACTTGCCGTCCTCTTCCGAATACTTTACCTCGCCCACAAAGCCCTTGTAACTCATATCTCCCTGTCTCTCGCTCATCTCTACCTCCTCAATCCCCTATACAAACAAAAGGGGCTATCGCAGTCATAAGGGGTAAACAACCACGATAGCCGACTGCCCACAGTAGGATTTGAACCTACACGGTTTCCCACTGGAACCTAAATCCAGCGTGTCTGCCTATTCCACCATGCGGGCTTGACACTCCCCATGCCTAAAGGCAGGGGATTCTTGGTTCGCCGATTACTGCGTAGCTTCTGAAAGAAGCGATGTCTTACACAATCTCCACAAGCGTAGATTCCCGTGTGTCCCACGGTATTTTTCATATCTTATCTTATACCGCTTGAATTTCCTTTGCCTTAGCTAGGATATTCTTGGCGGCATTCACATCTCTGTCATGGTGCGCTCCGCACTTTTTGCAAATCCAGTCCCGAACGGCAAGATTTTTCGTTTCCGTATTTCTCTCACCGCATACGGAGCAGGTTTGCGAACTTGGATAGAAGGGTGGCACTTGAATGACATCTGTTCCGTAGAGTACCGCCTTGTATTCCAGCATACGAAAAAACTCTGCCCAGCTTACATCGGAAATCGCTTTTGCCAGCTTGTGATTCTTCATCATGTTCTTCACCTGCAAATCCTCTATGCCGATGGTTTGGTTTTCACGCACCAGCTTTGTCGAGATTTTATGCAGGAAATCCTTTCTGGCATTTGATATTCTTTCGTGTATTCTAGCAACGAGTTTTCTTTGCTTGCTACGATTTTTGCTCTCTTTCTTTTTTCGGGACAATTTTCTTTGCTCTCTTGCTAATTTCTTGCTCAATCGTTTCAGAATACAAGGATTTTCTACGACATTACCGTTGCTGTCCGAACAAAATTCTTTCAATCCGACATCAATGCCGACTTCTCCTCCTTCGTTGCGAGCAAGGAAATTTTCTATATCTGCTGTCACGCAAAGGGAAACATAGTATTTTCCCGATGCCGTCTGCGATATGGTGGCATTTTGGACCTTGCCCTCAAATTCCCGTGACAGTTTGATTTTTACCATTCCAAGCCGTGGGAGATGCAGTTTTTCGCCCTCTATACGAATCCCGTTTCCTTGGTTACGGGTACGATACGATTGCCGATGGTTGTGTTTGGATTTGAACCTTGGATATTTTGCAATTTTCTTGAAGAAATTCTGATAGCTACGGTCAAGATTCCGCAAGGATTCTTGCAGAGCCATGCTGTCCACAGCTTTTAGCCACACATAGTCTGGATGGTTTTTGAGTTCTGTAAGGAGTGCGCTCGTCTGCACATATGTCACAGACTCTTTTTTCGTTTTCCAAGATTCCATGCGCAAAGCTAGGAAGTGATTGTATACGAAACGACAGCAACCAAGTGTTTGTTCGATTGTCTGTACCTGTGCCTTTGTCGGATAGATTCTGAATTTATAGCCTTTCGTATATTCCACATCTTCACCCCCTCTGCGATATTTTTTGATTTTCGATATACTGTTTCACCATGGCAAGTGGTGCACCGCCTACCGTTGATACGAAGTAGGAGTTTGTCCAAAGGGTTGGTATTCTGCTCCTCAGCCAGAGTGAATTTCTTTCTGTCAATATCCATCGAGGATTTGACAGAAAGCGGGCTTATATCCCCATAGCTAAAGCTAGGGGTTTTACGCCCGTTTTGATAAGCCGCAAATCGGACTCGAACCGATAACCTTTTGATTACAAATCAAATGCACTGCCATTGTGCTATCACGGCAAAGAACTTAACGCGGTGTTATCACAATTCCCGCAAATGAGGCTGATAGGACTCGAACCTACCGTCTACAGATTAGGAATCTGTCGCTTTATCCAGATAAGCTACAGCCTCAAAACTGACAGCGCCCGCCTTCTCCGCTGTCCCACACAGAATCTTTACGCCCTTCGGCTTCCGCACTTACAATGCGGCGCTCTGCGGTGTTCAGTCGCGTGTGCAACGACTACACTTTTCCATGAGCGCTTTGCGCTCACACGAGGCAAGTAAACTTCGTCCTACAGGGAGATGCCCAACCATCTTGTGCTGATACATCTATATAGGACTGCTTGTACTGCTACTCACTCCCAAAGCACACACTTAGGGAAATAAACAGCAGAACGGAGACTAAGGGACTCGAACCCTTGCGCCACTTTCGCGACCTAACAGGTTAGCAACCTGTCCTCTTCACCAACTTGAGTAAATCTCCATATGAGGGTCGCCATCCCTCTGATAAACCCCGCGCCCCAAGCCACATGGCTTACTTTTCCGCTTATCTTGCCCGAAATAAGCGAAAGGCTGTTTCCAAAAAGAAGGAGGTTAGAGGTGAAACCAGCAAAACACCTCTAGCGGAGAAGGAGGGATTTGAACCCTCGCGCCGCTTTCACGACCTAGCGATTTTCAAGACCGCTCTCTTAAACCTCTTGAGTACCTCTCCACGCTTAGAGCCTATAACTTTGCCTACCTAATGATTTGAACTTCGGCTCTCCCCGACATCGCAAGGACTGGAGCATTCGCCTCGCTTAGACGGAAGTTCTACTTGTGATGCCTGCATCCTGCTCCACGGAACAATACTTAGGGCATCTATGGCACAAGCAGTGCTGACGGTCGGATTTGAACCGACATGGCTCGAAGCCAGCGGATTTTAAGTCCGCCGTGTCTACCTATTCCACCACGACAGCAGATAAACTTAGGACTCTGACCCGAGTAAACCCGAATCAAAACGCTCTGTATTGGACTCGAACCAATGGCGACCACGCTTTACAGCCGTGCGTTCTCCCAACTGAACTAACAAAGCGTAGGATACAAGCGCTATGGCTTGTACCCCGTAACTGTGAAGCCCAACCAAACCTCACAGTTACGAGTAGGCGCGTAGGAGTCGAACCTACATGGCAAAATGCCGTCTTTCCGCTTAAACGAACGCCCTACCAGTAAAAAGTAACCGAACGATAAATAATTTTTGCCCGACCTTCGGGCAAATTGTGCAGGCGGGAGTCGAACCCGCATCGGACTACGCCTAGCTCTAGCCGTTAAGCTACCGCACAACCAAGCACCAGCAGGTACCAGAAAGGATTCACCGTAGCAGATATGGAGTATCACGGAACTACGGCTATACGACAGGAAAGGAGTCGAACCTCTCTCCGCGATTAAAGTGTATTCTATCTGCTTTAAGTTTAAGCGCATTCCCGTAAACTACTGTCGTCTGAAACTCTAGTGGAAAGGGCGGGACTCGAACCCGCAACCGTTCGGTTATGAGCCGAATGCTCTCACCTATTGAGCCACCTTTCCTTGGGGGAGTGCGGAGCGCTGTCTAGCTTGGCAGGTATTTTGCAAGACAACGACCGCACAGAACGGGCGGGGGATTTGAACCCCCTACCGCGCCTTACCGCGCCCGTAAATCCATCTCCTCGGAGTTGTGTGTCGGTGAGCCTTACTCAAGCCAACGGGGGAAATTCCGAGGGACGGAAGAAGCCAGACGGGACTCGAACCCGCGTCTCAAAGCGTTTTACCGTTAAACTACTGACTTCCAACAATTTGATTGAAAGGTTCCGCTAAAGCACTGTTCACGGATGCTCTAGCTAATCGGATACCTAGGACTTGCACCTAGCGGCGACCGTATGTCGCGTATCCGAGGTGAGTGGTACAATGCACTCACCGCTCTGTTTGTTGGAGATGAGGAAAATGTTCGCTGACCGAAGTCAGCTAATGTGACGGGCGAGGCTCGAACCCGCTCCTACGCCTTAGCGTCATGCTCCCTCTACACTACCGCCACACCGTCTATCCGTCTGGAAAATCCCACATTGTAAGGAGGCAAAGTGGCTTACCGTACATCCCCATACGGTAAATCGGAATGACAGGACTTGAACCTGCAACATCTTGCTCCCAAAGCAAGCGCTCTACCACTTGAGCCACATCCCGTTATCTACGGCGCTTAAACTCCGTTAAACGCCGTGCGTCACGCAGAACCGACTGTCCTGCCAAAAGGATAACGCCTATCCCCGTTACTAAGTGGTCTTGAGATGCGCAAAGTCTGTAAAAGCCACATGGCGATTCAGCCGCTCCCGCCTCTCTCTTAACCACAACCATAGTCTAGCAGATTGATTACTACCTGTCAACTGTTTCTGCAAGAAAATTTTTCCCGTGACTTACTTCCCCGCTCGCACATCCACAGCCCTCTTTATTGGACGCTTCACATACAAAATTAACTCTGTCTCCAAGGAATTTCCCTCGGCTTTTACAAGTCTAACCGAATACAAATCTGGAAACATACTGTCCACATATCCGTAGTCTGGAACAGTAAACTCTACCTCTGCCGTTCCATCCTCTGCTACCTCAAGGCTCTTATCACCAAAGACATAGCTCTTGCCATACTGCAAACCGCTAAACCGCACAGTGCCACCCGCGATTCCAAACGACTCCGAAACGCCATTACTAAAGCTAACCATCGCGTTCAAAATATACTTATTCCCACCATTTGTAGTGGGAGAAGAAAGATTTACACTGCAATTCGCTGACAAATTATCAAACAGAAAACCACAAGATAAGATACTCCCTGCCTTTGTGCTATCCACGGGAACTGTCATAGGATAAGCGTACCAATTCAAATCAGTGTCACCCTCAACACTACCGCTCTGAATCGGGCTTGCACTCTCTGCGTTCCCGCTGGAAGAATAATTACAAGAGGCTGTAGAACCGACAGAATAGCCCGTAACTGTCAGAGAATCGAAGTCAATTCTAGTGTTACTGCCAGAAATTACTTCGTTACTTGCCCTAGGTATAAAATCTGACTTATCTACTGGAGCATCGTTGCAAAACCATATGATAGAGCCTATAAATACAGTAACTACCGCACATGCGGCTAATATAGCAAGAGAGGCAGACAGCATATAACGCTTGATTACCCAAAGGCTGGCAATAAATATCACCATCAAGCCAAGCATAATCCCCAAAAGGGCAGGAATAAAAGTCTCCGCTGTTACAATCATATTCTACCTAAACCCCCCTGCCTCAACAAATGAAAGCACACTCAATATTAAAAGTCCTATACAGAGATGTTACATTCTCGCTAGTCGTAGGCGTATTACTACCACTCAAAACCCAGCCTGTCCCAATCTTGCCACCCGAACCGATATACCATCCGTAACCTGTCCCAGAAACAAACCCAACCCCAAGCTTTCCGTCCGACTTCCCGTAAACGCCGACACCTGCGTTACCATGCCCTCTATGTACTACGCTATAATTCCGCGCCACAGGCGTAACATTTGGCGTATAAACCTCGTCCCCGAACTGCACCTTTAATCCGTCAATTCTATCTTTCGACCAATACGACACCCGTGCAGACTCTACCACCGCACTCACCCTCGAAGGGTCGCCTTTTAAGTTTGCAGAAGCCTCACTCTTCTCCCAATGCGTCACAAGCCCAGCTATCACAAAAATTAACACCACCGCAACCACAATAGCGCCAAACATAGCCAAGCTAAAATCGTCTGCATCCGTCAGTTCTCTACTCATCTCTTCCAGTCTATCTCCCCGAGTGAAATATTAAACGCTAATTCCTCTTTAAGCGCCCCGCTATCGTCTATACTATGCAACAGCACACGATAAGAAGAATCTTCATTAAACAAATATGAACGCAAGCCGTAATTTGGTATGTCTATACTGCAATCCCTCTCCCCGCTATCATCTGCAATAAACTCTTGGCTACCGAGCAGATACCGTTTGCCAGACACCAAGTTATGCAACTTAAATTTTATCTTTGAAACACCCATATCCTCACTCGTAATACGAACGCCACTATAGCCAGAAAAAGCGCAGATATTATAGGTATTGTCGTAGTCAGAGTAAGTAGCTGAAAATACAAACTTCTTAACTTCGCCAGACGGCAAAATCACCTCACACTCCGCTCTCCCGTTTTCCGATAAACTGTACTCGTCCAAATAGGAACTCACAGGAACTATCCAACTATACACATACCGCGTAGACTTTACGGGTGTCTCCACGCGCTCTTTCCTAGTAGAAGAACTATTGTAAATGTATACCTGCCCACTTAACGGATTGACAGCAACTCCCTGCCGATACCTAACATACGAAACATCCAAATACTCCCTTGTCCATTCCTCTATCAAAGGCTCTGCTATCTCTGCTCCGTACTTTACTTTCAGTGCGTCTAAACGGTCTTTCGTCCAATAATTTACAGTCGCACGGTCAAACACAGCGTATACCCGCGTAGCGTCTGAACCACTACCCCTTGAAGATTGAAACCCCTCCAATGAGCTAGAAGAAATCCACCATGACAACAGAACAAGCATACCTACAAAAGCTAGAATAGCAGAGAGAATCCCCCATACCTCTGATTCCGAAGATTTATTATCGTTGCCCAAACTACACCCCTTTCAGCTAGCATCACGAATAACCAAGTCAAAGCTCCGTTCTGCGCTGTATTAGCATCCGAACATATGTCTTTTTACCCATAACTCTACAGTCGTTTACGAGCGTGTTGCTTAAGTTAGTTGCATTCGGGTAAAACAAGTCTATCGGCTCGACTTTCTCCTTATCGTGATTCTCGCGTAAGTAATCCTCCCATTTATCTTTCCTTCGTTTCTCTTTATCATCTAAGTAATCGCTGTCGGATAAGAATACGAGCGTAAGGAACAACAGGATGGTCATTTGCATCTACCATATACAAATCTCCATCAACTTGCCCTTTGTGTTGTACTTCTTTTCTGTATTGCTTATGATGAGGCTTATAAGGTTGTACTCCACACTCTAATCCGAGATTTGCAATACCTAAACCGATAATTTCAAATTGGTCAGGATTATATTGATTCATAAATGTAATAGGAACTCCCATTACTCCGTCATAATCCAGAGGTATATCCGATACCTTGTCTACATTGATTGCATCGTAATTATCGTACTTCGGAAATTCCTCTGGACTGTAATGCTTATAGAGAATAAGGTTGTCGTGACGCTTCTTAATGTCGAGATTTGTAAACCAAAGCTTATTCCCAAACTTCTTAAAGCTACCGTCTGGCTGTGAAAACTCCTTAACCGACCTGTACCCTAACCATAACTTATTATCACGAATCATAGGGAATACCTCTTTATAGGTCGTCCAGTTCAAATCCCCAACAATTAAGAATCCCTTTCCACTTGCCTCTAAACAAGAAACATACTCCCGTGCAAGCGAAAACGGAGGATTCGTCACCACAATGTCACTCTGCCTAAGTAGCTCTAAGCATTCCTCATTCCGAAAATCTCCGTTTCCCTTGAGCGGCGTTTTCGTCCCTACACTCACATCATTATCATCCCCGCCAAGATACTCCATCATATATGTGCTTTGCTCTTTGTCGTAATGCGTAGAAATAAGACGCTTAAGACCGAGAAAGCCGAAATTCAAGTGAAAATACTTCCAGAATGCACTCCATGTCGGGTCATCGCAGTTACAAAACACTGTCTTACCCCTAAAATGCTCACGATAATGCACAAGCTCATTCTCTACATCCGAAAGCTGTGTGTAGAACTCATCGTTCTTCGCCTCTTTTGCTCTGTGAAGATTACTGTTCCCTGCCATTTTGTCCTCCGTTTCCAACTAGTTATACTATTTAAGCCTATTTTAGCGCGAAAGTTATTAGCTTGCAACCACTTTCTTATAAACTCCTAGCAAATAAACGATTCCTCGCTAGCGCTACGAGAAGCCGCTTTAAGCGCTTTCTGTCTACTACCCTACCAAGAAAACCCCAAAGCCCCGATTTGACCCCCTCCCGTGCGCGACAAGGGCTTTCCTATCTCGCCGTGCTATATTCCCGACATTTGTTTCGGGAACATCCCCGAAAGCCCCTTCCCCTGTCTCCCTGTGCCTCTACTGACCCGTAGAAAACCCCCTATTCCTCGGCACAACTAGCTAAACCCTATTTCCCCTACCTCAAAGACTTTTCCCGCTTAAATCCCTAAATAACTCTCTAGCGAAAACGACTCAAAATCAAAGCCTATGCCTGTCTCCCACCTTCCTACCCCCTCTACCCAAACCCCCAAATTAAACCCTTGCCCCTACGACCCACGAGAAGCCCTTTTAAGACCACTCTCCCTCTTACCCCTATTCCCCTACCCCTAAAGCCTTTCCCTCTGAAATCCCTAAAGAACTCTCGGGCGAAAACAGCTCAAAATCGAAATTATGACTGCCCGCCCCGACCGTACCCGCTAAACCCCCTCTTGCCCCATTTCCCCAAATTAAAAAGGCGGGGTCTCTTAAACCCCGCCCGAAAGCTGTTTCCCTTACTCTCTCCTGCTTTCCCTTATTTCCGCTTACTTTTTAAGGGAATCCTTACTTGCTTCTGTCGCCGCGTCCGCTCCGCTCGTCTCTGCCTTACTACTCTCGTCCGTCTTTCCCGCCTCTAATCCTAAACTAAAGTCTCCGTCTAGGCTTATCGACTCCTTATCCTCGGTCGGCGTTACAAACGACTCTGCCGCCGCCTTCGCATCCTCTGGAAGCTTCTCCTCTATCTCCTTCGGAATGTCTATTTTAAGGTCGCTATAGTCGCCCAGCTTAAACGATGCCCTGCACTTCTGTATCTTTACCTCTTCACTCGACTCTCCGCTTGCCGTATATGTGTTATTGTAATACACATCCATCGCTTTCTTTCCAGAAAACTCGATTTTATGTATCGTATAGTCGCTCTTGTCTGCGTAAATCTTTATAGTTCCCTTATACTCGCCAGAGTTGTCTTTACTCACAAGCACGCTGTCTGGATTGATGCCCATTAACTCAAGCTCGCTGTAGATTGGTATGTAGCAAGTCAGCGTATAACTCTCAATGTTGTCATTCGTCTCCTCGCCTACCTCGAATAAACTTAAATCAAGCGCTTTATCTACCTCGGATAAGTTTATCGGCTCGTTCTCTATGTCCTTATCTACGATTACTGCAAGCCACGGCTTCTTACTTCCGTCCTCTAGCGTTGAATCGTACTTCTTTGAGTAGCTTAGAGTCCTCTCCCCGCTGTCGATTAGATAAGTCTTTCTGTTCGTAAGCGATTCGACTCCCTTATATGTCTCATCCGACAAGGACTCTACCGAATACACCTTGCCCGTCTTTTTGACTGTCCGATTTATGTTTGCAATATACCGCTTCGGCGCGTAAGACGCTTTGTCAAGCTGTATCATCTCGAAGTTTACCGTTCCGACCGAGGATAAACTGCTGTGCGCCTCGTTTAACTTTCCTCTTATCGCCGCTATCACTTCCTGTTGCTTCGCTTCGTCCTCTATCTTCGTATTGGTCGCCTTATTGTCTACGACCTCATGGACTTTATCTATCCCCGCTGACCTTGCACCGTCATTCTCTGGCTTTCCGCTGTCCGTTCTTTCTGCACTCTCTGTACTCGCGCCTTCTGTCATTGCTTCCTCTATCTCTGCACCTTTTACCGTCTCGGTCGGCAGATTCGACTCGTCATAGACCACTGTCTTTCCGCAAGCCGTAATCCCCAAAACCGCTGACACTAAAAGTGCCGCATAAACTACCTTACGCCTCTTCACTCTACTCCCTCCCTTACCTCACAAGACCACCGACTACACTTAACCTTATGCGAAAGCGCCACTATAAGCACTGTCTTTAGATATGCCGCACTCGTAATGCCGTACTTCTTTAGCACAAACTCTAGGTCGTCAAACATCTCCGCATAGTTTACCTTACCGCCGCTTGAAACGATATAAGTCATTAGCCTCGGAACTACCGCCGCTTTATACTCCACATCGTCAAAGCTCGCGTATCTACCGTTACCTAAATCCATTAAATCTCGCCTTATCGCTACCTTTAGTCCGTCTACCGTTCTATTGTAGCCCTTTAAGGTGTTAATCTTAGCATTTAAGTATTCGACCGCTTCAATATCGTTTATGTCTATACCCTTGCTTCCGTACATCTCCGAAACTAGGCTGTTTAGCGTGTCGAAAATCTCCTGCTTCTTTCTCGTTATGCTGTTCTCCGTAATCGTATAGCGCTTCTTATCAAGCATACCAATTAGCATATTAAACTCATCACGATTTAGATTAAACTCGTTGTGTAGCTCTCTATATGCTTCGCCTAGCCTAGTAACCCTTACGCCTAGCTCCTCTACCGCACCGATTAACTCTGCTACCTCGCCCTCGTCTATTCCTACCACACGGGGATAACGGCTCTGGCTCGGTGCTAATATAAGACTTATAAGCGTATCTGCCCGACTCTCCGTTAAAACCCGTATACGCTTTGAAAAATCTGCACCAAACGCATAAACCTTCGCTATATCCCTTACCTCTCCGAGCGCCCTGCCAAGACTAAAACTTATAAACTGCTTCGTAATCCCGACCTTACGCGCAAACTCTGCACAAGTTATTCGCGTTGACGGGTCTAAGTAGAGTTCTATAAACTCATAGACATTTGTCTTAAACCTAGCGCATCCTTCCTTTAGTATCTCGTCTATTACCTCTACCAACGGCTTAGAGAGCGTCTTAGACAAATGAAACCGAGGCTCTAAAACCCTAAAAGCATTCGTTTTTACTACCTCTCCGTAAGTCGTTCCGTAATAACTCGTTAAATACCTAACATATATCGCTGAAACGCCTAGGCTCTTAAGTGTCTCTATGCTAGTACCTAGCAAACCCTCGTTTATCTCTACAGCCTCAAAGCACGGCGTTCCTACCCACTCCGCTAACTGCTCACTTAAATCAGTCGCCGTAGATAAACCCAGCTTATACGAAGAATACCTCTCTAAAATCTCTGCCTTATGATGCTCTGCTACTACATACTCGATATAGTTCTGAATCGTAGTAAGGTTTTTGCAGTTTGCGCTAAACACTATGCCTACTGCGTCTATATCCTCGTCCTTAAACTGCTTAACCACTCTCCTTAGATAGTCGTTAGCACTCGGACTCTCTGCGGTCGCTATATACTCAAATAGCCTCTTCGCCGCGTTTCTTCTCGTTATGTCACTGCTCTGCATGTATATGTATACTCCCCTAATTCTATTATTTTTACTTCATAGCGCTTACCTAACTAAAATCCTTATTACAAGCAGGCTCGCGCTGTACACCAGAATCACCGTGGCAATCTTATGTAATATGCTCTTTACCCCGATTACAAACGGAACTGCTAAACTATACAGTAAAAGCATTACCTGTAACTCCATAAAGGCTTTCGTAAACCTAGAAGCTATCGAAACATCGCTTAACCTAGCCGCATACAAACCGCCAAACAGCGTCACACAGTAAAATGTGTAGATAAACTTGAATGGATTCGCGGCTACCATTCCCCTTGACTCGCTATATCTACGAAACCACCAGATAAACAGGAGATTCGCGATTAAGATACCCGCTGTTACTGCACCTCTCATTTCGTTACCTCTCTATCAACTCACAATGATATATTTCTCGTTGCTAGGCGAAAGATACGCTTTCATGTCGGCTACCCCTACACTAAAACACAACTCCCACGCCTTGTCTATACTTACCTCTATCTCGTCCTCTTTCCCCTCGACCGATAGCATATACCCCGTAACATGACCGCTGTCGTCCGTAACCCTGCTCTTATACCCGAGCTTCCCGACCGTTGCAACCGAAGGTATCTTGTCAAAAGCACCAGTCACTATCACTTCCCCGTCACGCTCTACAAGACCCATATTCTCAATAAGCCCTGCCTTTATCATCTCAACTAATTTCTTCTTTGAGATATGCTTAACCGCTCCCGCACTGTCCTCTATCGAAAACCCCGCTATCTCTACCCCAGAATAAACTTTTCCAGTCACTCGGTATTTATCTGCCATGCTGACCCCTTATATAAAATACCCGCTCACCAAGCATTAACTCTTCTTTGCTCTCTTGAAGCGCTACGCTGATTTCCGAAAGCCCTACACCATTCCGATAGCACTCCCGAACTCGCTCCCCGATGGTACCGCCGTAAAACTGTTCTATGCTTCCTACCTTGCGAAACAGCGTCTCTGCGTTATCGGCTATCAACGGAATCCCGCTGTATTCTGCCATTTCGACTAAGCTACACTCTCGACTACGACTCTCCTTTAAGGCAGTAAGCCGTTTATTAAGACCCCTGTCTTTACTCTCTACCAGAAACGCTGTAAACGGGCTTTCTAACTTAAACTCTTTACAAATACGGATGCAAGTCCACTTGTCAAACCCCGTTACCCCCATAGCCTCTGCCATGCTACCTAGCCGCTCCGCTGTCTTATAAAAGCACTTCGGATTTAGGCAAACCGCTTCTCTAAGGTCATTACTGAACCCTACTTCGCCACCGCACTCGCACCTCTCGGGTATATTCTCTAAAACCTCTGGCAAAATAAGACTCCGCTTCGTAACCTCATCTCGCGTAATTATCTTGCCTCCCATAGCTTACTCCCTGCTTTTCTTATAGTCGCTTATCGCCTTATCTACAAGCTCACTATCTGTAACTTCCGCTACCGTAGCCTCTTTCCCTGTAATCGAAAATAGTACTGTTAGCGTATCTGCGTCTATATTGCTACCCCCGACCGAAAAATCATAGTCAAGCGAAAGCCTTAATAGCTTCTCGCTATTACTAAGATACTCGCTATACTTGTCTATCGCTTTCATGCTCCGCAAATCCCGCTCATCCGTAAACCTTGATAAACCCATCGGATAAACCAGCGTTAATGCGGACATACCGACCATTAGGCAAAACGCAAGCACGACCTCTTTTGCACCTGTCTCCCTAAGACTCACTAAGATAACAATAAGCCCCGTCACCGCTATTACTGCCGCCGCAGTCACGGCGCTATAGCTTACAAAGTGACTCCCTATCGAAATCACTAACACCACTACTAACCCGAGCCTCACATGATAACTCCTAGTAGCTGTCATCCTCCTGCTCTGCTGAATTACTAGGTATCCTAATTCTAGCATGGATATTCCGAGAAACCCGTAAACCAAAGTCTGCATGTCGTAAAACATAGCCGATAAGACCGCTAACGCTAAAAATACTGCGCAGTAACAAGCTAATGCTACTCCATGCAGACTTAACCTTATCTTTCCTACCCTCAAAGGACTTTACCTCCTCTTAAACGCTTAAATATCGACCTGTGGCGTGTTCTTTCCCGGCTTCCTTCGTCCTATAGCGTTAGAAGGATGCTGTTTCTTGAACTCCTTTCGGTTGATACCGCGCTGTGCCATAGTTTTTCTGATTAAATCTCCGAAATAAACGACTTTCTTGAAGCGCGTCTGCTCTTTCTTATACTGCTCACGCTCTTCTACGCTCATCTCCTCGACTTCCTCTGCCTTACGCTCTCTTGGCAAATGCAAATCTCCCGTAGAAAACTCATGAACCATTTTATGACAGATGATGCAGAGCGTAACGATGTTGTCTATGTTAGTTACGCCGCTCTCCGAGGTGTCCTTACCGCCTAAAAAGACTGGTATAATGTGATGTGCGTCCATTACGCTTACATAACTCTCGCTATCGTCTTTTCCGATGCCACAGCACTGGCAAGTAAACTTGTCTCTCGCTAAAACTGCTTCCTTGATTGCAGGGTCTAAATACTCCCGCTCCCCTACCTTCTGCTGATGCGGCTCAAAGCCCTCTGTCTTATCACTCTCCGCTATCATCTCGTCAAGCGATTTATCCTCTATCTCGGAGTCTATCTTACTCGGGTCAACAGCTAACGCCGCTATCTGGTCGGCTGTTAAACGCGAACCCGTGTCCTCTTCCGACTCCTCTCCGCTATCTGCCATCTCACCAGAGTTATTTAACGCGCTCTCCTCTGTGCCGCCCCCCTCGTTATAAACTTTCCCCGCTTTCTTAATGTCTTTCTCTTCACGGGTCTCCTTTGAACGGCGCTTCTCAAGCCTCTTAAACGCTTCCCCGATAGTAAGCTGACCCTCAAGGAGCTTACTCACTATCTCTTCGTCATTGTCCGACAGAATGTCTTTTAGCTTACTGTAGTCACCGTTATTTAAGTCTAATAAATACTCAACTGTCGGCGGGTCGGTGATTCCTTTCTCCTTTTCAAGATACTCGATATAATCTACTATCTCCTGCATCGTGTAGGGCTTCTTGTGATTATAAAGAGCTTCTACTACAGCTATCTCTTTCGTAGTTATCTTTCTGTTTACGATTGCAGGAATCTCTTTGATTCCGACCTTTGAACAAGCAAGAATCCTTCGATACCCGTCAATTATTGCATAAACGCCCTCTGTGACTGACGGCGCAACTACGATAGGATTGAGCAAACCCGTACTCCGTATGCTACTTGTCAAGTCGTCCACATTCTTACTTGTGCGGATTCTCTTACTATAGCCTAGATTCTCGTACTTTATCTTGATTAACTCGAAAGTCTCTCCCGAAGCCTCCGTGTCCATGACCCGAACATTTCCGTTCTCGTCTAGGAAACTATCACTCCGAACCGTAGCCACCTCACCCGTACTATCACTCTTATCGCCCTCGGCTTCTGTGCTGTCCTCTTCATCCTCTAGGCTATCGTCACTGTCCTCACTGATAGTCTCTAATCCGTTATCCTCGTCCGATTCTACTGTGTTATCATCTTCGTCCTCTGATAAACTCTCGTGACCCGACTCTTCACTTTCTGTCTCGTCCTCGTCTACCAAGTCACTCGCGTAATACGGCTCTCCGTTATCGTCATACAGCACTTCCTCGCCCGCATGACCGTCCTCCGCTTCCCCGTTTTTATAGTTACCCAAAAGACCGTCTATATCGTCATCAAAGGTATCCTCGCTACTTTCAACCTCTCCCTTATCCTCTGGAAGCTCTATCTCGTCATCGTCAAAGCTATTAAATCCATCCATCTCTCTCTTTGCCCCCTCTCTAGGCGCTTACGACCTTTCCATCCTCGTCACAAAGCATCGCGCCTGTCTCGTTGTCGTATAGAAAATATATCTTAGAACCTATCGTAAAGCTGTTAGCCCGCATAACCCCCACGCTATAAAGCGGCACAGTGTTTATCGTGTTACCGTCATACACCGTAACGGGGCTTATAACCGCCCTAGGACTTAACTTATCACTCCCGTAATCCCACTCAATCTCGTGAATTAGCCCGCTATAGACCTTCGCTCCAAACCGCTCCCCTGTCTTTAGGATAAACCCGCCGAGATAAGTGTTACCGTTTTCTCCTAACTCTCGAAACAAAGCGTTATCGTTTACTCTTACCACCACTCCGTCTGCGTCAAAGGGAAGCGTAAGCCCCGTAAACTCGCTTAATATCTCTTCTACCCGAGCATCAAAGTTATGCGCCCCCACTCCATCCGTTACACGAAAGGTGGGAATCAAAAACCCGAGAGCAGATAGCGTCTGATACTCATTAAGCAGGCTACGAAAGCTATCCTCTTCCTCACTCGCGATAGAGTCACACACTAGGCTTAATAGCCCCCGCTCCTCCGCGCTCGATGTCTCCCGCATAAACGAAGTTACCGCACTTAACGGTGTCTTATAAACCCGACTGACCTTATCAAAGTTCTTTCGGCTTATCGTGACTACACCGCCTATCGTTACCGTTCTGTAAAACCCTAGCTCTGGAAGATACGCGGGAACTAGGCTACGCAAAACCTCGGTTATGTCTATACCGCACCGAAATTCCCCACTCGCATACCTACCGTCAATATACCTAATCGTTACGCTATGCCCGACTATCTTTTCGCTCAATAAGAGACTTGTATCTATCCCTTTCTCTAAAAACAACCGCCTTAGATAGCTTAACTCCGATAAATCCCGTATAACTGTTAGCCCTGCGCCACGATAGCATCTCTCTGGTAAACTCCGATTTAACACCTTACTCTCTGGCTTTACTGTCCGTAAGACCCGAATGAGATTATCATACACAGAGTCGCTTACCTCTGGCTCTCCAATCTGCTCGGCTTCCTGTAAGCCTCGCACATACCGCTCAAGACCCTCAACGCTGTTAAACCCTGCCCCTAGCAGTAACTTAGTCGCGCTATCGCTCCCGTCCATTCTCGCTACCTTACGCCTTACAAACCGCTATCGCCCTAGAAGCGTCTACTACCTCTTTCCCTGCACTATTCCACGCCAGAACCATACAATACGCACCACTGTCGATAGCTTCCCGATACCTGTGATACATAATCTGATAGTCTGGCTTAAACTCCTCTGCCTCCGAGTCAGTAATACCCGCTATCCGCTCTTTCATTAGCTCAAGCGGCGTTTTCGTAACGAGCATAGCCGCCATACCCTTTAATGACTCCGCAAACTTAGCCTCTTCCTCTTTACTCGCAGGCTCTATCTTCGCTTCCTCATAAACAGACAGCGATAAACACCTATAGCACTTGCCATCAATCAGCTCGGTATCCGCTCCGCACAACTTACAAACTCCCATGACCAAAAATCTCCTTTCGGCAAAAATCTTTTATTTGTAAGCCCAAACTACCAAAGTACAAGGAGCGGTACCGCTTATTACTACAAAAAGGCTTGAACAGGCAATCTTTACTACCCGCCCAAGCCCTTATATCACGCGCACTGCTGTTACCGTAATGCACCTGTCTGTCTTTCGTCAAAGCGTTTCGACCAAAAGACTCCCCATGCTCCCCCTACGCCTTCTTCCTGTGCTTCCTCCAGATGACGGCGTAAATAAACTTATTCCGTACCGTCAAATCCGCTATCCGATACTGCATCACCACATTCGCATGATGCTTACTGCTAAACCTTAACACCAAAAGGCTGTCCTCGTCCCCCATCTCACGGTAGATATAGTTCTCAAAACTCCCTGTCCCCTTTATCGGCGTAATCCAATACCCACCGCAAACCAATGTCTCTGGCACGGAAAGCCTCTCCCAGTTCCCGTCAAACCACTCCGTAAACTCCTCGTCACTATCCCCACCGAAAAACTCAATGCAATACTGAAACGGACGCGGCTTACGCTGATTCTCAAGCCCCTTTATGCTGTCTGCCCTACACGCCGCATACCCTATCCCTGTCGCGTCACACTCATCCTGCGTGCATACACACATAAACGGGTATAAGGCAAGCACTTTCTCCCGTATCGCCGCCTTCTGCACCTCTTTCCCGCCTTTCGGGACTTTCTCTAAAAACAGCTTCTTCCACCTAGCGTTACTTATCTCGTGAAAATTAAGCTGATTAAACCTTGGCTCGTTCTCGGCTATGACCTCTTCGACAGACGAGCGGAGCATAAACAGCACCTTATTCGTTAAAGCGTTTACCCCAAAGAACGGCTCTTCATACACTGCCTCGCGTGCATCCACCGCCCCCAGTAACTCTACCAGAAACCGCTTCAACTCCACCTTATAGTGAACCGCGTCCTCTTTACTGCTACGCTTTAACGCTATCGTCCCGATTAGCCCGCCGTTCCCTAAATTAAACACTGCGATTCCCGTGCATGTAGACGACCCGTCTATCCCGAGCAAGACTTTAACCCCTGCGCAAGTCTTTGATAAACTCTCAAGGCTTATCTCCTGCATACAGTAGGCTTGCCTTGCCCCGTCCGTACCTAGCGTTATCCCCCGTATACTCGCTTTCAAATTTACAGCACCTTCTTTACATTCGCACCTAAGTTCACTACGACCCGTAAACCTCGATTCGACCCTACTATCTCACCTGTCTCGATACTCTTTATCCGTATCCCGCTCTTAATCAAATACTCTTCGTTTACACTCTGCATATCACTCGGACGGAGCATAAACGAAGGATATGTGATTACATAGTCGTCTTTCCCGTCCTTTACCGTGATGATAACTTTCCCGACCTCGTTCCTGCCAAACAACAACACCTCAAGGGATGTCTTTCCCGCCTTATACGCCTTATAACAAAGCGCCGCAAGCCGCTTCATCTCTTTCTCTCGCCGTACCTTGCTTCTCTCTACCACGCTGTTTAGCACCGCCCGCATATTCTTATCATCCAGCGACCCCGACTTCTGCATTATCGCTTTCGTAATCGAAACCGCTATCTCCTGCTCCATATCAAACACATACCCGTTCGATACCTTATAAACCCGAAATACCTCGTCTGGCTTAAACCCCTCGCTGTCTATCTCCCTGCGTAGTCCCATATACATGTCAAGCCTTACCTTCGTATTCGGCTTCTCCTCTAACAGAATATAAGTCACGCCCTTTACAATATTCGTGTGAATATCCGTGCAAATGACTTCCGCTAGCTTACCTACTGCGTCATCTGATAGATTTACTCGTCCCATTCCTCTACCCTCCAAGAACACTTACTTAAAACTACTTATCCCTCGTTTAACTCGGGCTGACTAAAAAATGTACCGCAACTCATGTCACACCCGATATAACAGTCCCTAAATGTCTCATGATGCCGAGCCGCGATATTATATATCTTCATCTTTCCCGTTAAACGCTCTTCCTTTGAACTAAACAGACCGATTACCTCGTCTGGCGTTTTGATAGTCTCCGAAGTCTCTGCGCCTACCGTCACATCCAAAGTCTGGTCTTTGTTCGCTCTCATGCTGTTTACTACATCCTGCTTTAACTGCGCCGTAACTATCGCTACCGCACCCTCTGGCACTTGATTCGCAACATAATTCTTTAGCGAAGTGAACGCCTCTCCTGCTCTATCCACCTTCGTTCGTCCCGTCCTACTCACCACAAGCACGGGCGAGTCTACGACTATCACATCAAACTTGTTCTCGTTTCTCCTGTGATTATCTATCGTGTCGATATAATCTTCAATATACGCCGCGCCCCCGATAAACGATAGCTTACCCATTCCTGCGCCAGATACCAAATGCTGTCTCGCCGCTCCTACCGCTACCCGAACCTCGTCCGTCTTGTAGCTTTGATGCAGTATATCCGACTTCTGAATGACTGAAACATCGCCCTCTTTTCGCATATCCAATGCTGTCAATGCGATTAACTGCGCCATCCATTCGCTATATGTTCCCTCTAATGCCCAGATAGCTACATTTAAGCCTCTCTTCAAGGCTCTATGCACCATGTAACAAGTGAAAGTTGTCTTACCACCCTTCGTTGGTCCGATGATGTTTAGCATGTTCGTTCGCCGTATCCCTCGGCAAACTTTATCTAGCTCCTCTATCCCGTAGTCTAGGACTATCGTATCCTCGGGCGACTTATCTCTCTCGTTTTCATTCATCACCCAGTCGTTATCAATTACAATAGCCCTGCTTCCGCTCTCGTTATCTAACTCCCGTATACGGGCTGACTGGCGGCTATAATAGTCCGAAGCGTCAAGATAACCCTGCAAATGCTTTACTCCACCGCGCTTCCGAGGCTCATCATAACCCGTACTCTGCATTATCATTGACATCGCATTCGCAGTCTGCAACATCACTTGATTCTTATAGGCTCTCTTATACTGCTCACAGGCTGATAAAAACTCGCTCATCGTTACTTCCCGATTCGCAAGCTTCGTAACCCGCTCAAGCACTACCTCTCGGAAATACTCTACCTTCTCGTCATCCGATATTACATTTCCGTTTCCCGCTACATACTCTGTAACGACCTCGATAAACGGAGAGGACAGAATATCCGCACTGTTTGCCTCTATCTCGGAACTTATCTGTGCCTCTCCAAAATTTGTTATCTTCGCTACGCGGATTAGCTGGTACAGGAAATAATATTCGTTATAGAATACATTTACCGTAAACTGGCTTATAAACTCCCGCATAGCCTCTTGATATGTCTCCCGTTTCCGCGCAAGCATATCTGTGTTCTTTACCAGACTGCTACCGACCGTGAGCGCTGAAAAGATTATCTCTAGCGACTCAAGCGTACCAGCATCGAAGTCTATTACTTGCTTCTTCGCCATCGCCTCTCCTTAACAGATACAGACCCCTTATTTCCCGATTATAAAATCGGCAGATATGACTTAATCTTTACCGCATAAGGCTTACAATACGGACTCCAATCCACACTATCGAAATTCGCTACCTTATCGGACGGGACTAGCTTAACAATGTTATCCCCCTTCGTTAAACTCGCAACCCTAAATTTTGAACGCCTGTCAAGACTTGACAACCCTGTTAAATCCACCAACTTCGCGTAATTCCGCTTTGTCGTGACAAAAAACTTCTCATGCTCTGTCACAATCCCGCCACTATGCGCCGTAATGTCCATAAACACATTGATATACTTACTGCGCTTTCCGTTTACCGTGCAGAGAGGTACATACATAGCCTTTCCGTCACCGTAAATGACCGTAAAGCCACCAGAATAGTCGCCTGCATTCGTTACATACAGGATTCCACCGTCCTCTTTCTTTGTCGCAATATTCCAAAGGCTGTTCTTGATTCTAGTCCTGCTTGAATTGTCTATATCATGCACGGCTACTTTATAGCAAACGCCTGTTGTCGTAAACACCAGTAGCGTATCTCTGTTATTGCAGTCTATCTTCCACCTTACTTCGTCATCCTTACTTACAAGCAGGCTATCCGCTCCCTCGCTGTCCGAAGGATTCATAAACCGCTTCGCAAGTCCGCTTCTCGTGACTACTACGCTTACATCACAATCCTGCACGACCTCCGCTAAACGCTCGTCTATCTCGGACTCAACGACCGCATCCGCTACCGCGCACTTTCTCTCGATACCATAAGTGTCTCTTACCCGCTCAAGCTGTGACACGATTAACTTAGTTCTCTCGCCCTCATCCGTCACAACCCGCTCGTAATACGACATATCCTCTCTGGACTTCTTAAGCTGTGCTAAAGCACTCGCTACCTTGTCCTGCGTGATACTCCGTATCTTCTTCTCGATTAGATACTCTGTATGCTCTTTCGTAAGTCCATACTTCTCCTCACAAAGAATAAACAGCTTATCCTCGTCATTCGTAGCTACATCCTGCACAAACTCACTGCAACGACTACTTATCTTCTCCCAAGACGATAGCAAATACTCGTTACGCTTCTCTTTCTCAAGCTTATAGCTATACTGACGAATTACCGTCCCCTGTCGCCACTCAAGCCACTTGCTAAGTAGCTCATAAACGCCTAGCTCGGTCGGACGACCCTCTTTACAACCCTCTCCCAGCAAAACCCGTGTCGTAAAGCTTACCCGTGTCCGTAGCGGCGTATACCGACAAAGCTCCGCAAGCGTCCTATCTGCATCCGCTCCGTTCTTTAGCTCTATCGTAAGCCCTAACTTCGCCTCGTTCTTAACCGTATCAAAGCCCGATGAGTTAATCACATCTCGGACTCCCTTTAACACCCTGCCCTCTGCAATCAACTCACGAATCTTGTCGTCTATCTTCTCGACTGTCGTCCCGACTGGCACTTCCGTTACAATAATCTTGTCCCGAAGAACAGTTACCGTCCCACTTACCGTAAACGAACCCCTGCCCGTCTTTAACAACCGAAGAAGCTCCGCGTCATTGCGGTGAATAAACCCGCCTGTGCTGAAATCTGGAAGTCCAAGTACAGCTAAAATGTCCTCTGCCTTATTATACTTTCCATTAAGCATCCCTATCGCCGTATTACAGACACTCTTAAGGCTAAATCTCGGAACGCTTGAGCTAAACCCTACTGCAATGCCATCCGTAGACCCTACCAGAATAGTCGGGAAAGTTACGGGCAATAAAGTCGGCTCTTCCTCGCTGTTATCAAAGTTCGGTGACATATCCACCGCATCCTCGTTTAACCCGTCAAACAGCTCCCTCGCAATCGGCAGTAGATTAGCCTCCGTATATCTTGAACTCGCCGCGACTATCTTATCCGACCAAACACGACCGAAAGTTCCGTCTCCATGCACATACGGCGCTAAAGTCACCCCTTTATCGTCCGTTAAGTCTACTAGCGACCCGTAAATAGACATATCTCCGTGCGGATGATATTTACCCATGACATCACCCACGATTCGGGTTGACTTATACGCTTTCCCAGCCTTCCCGTTCTTGTCAAACGCATACATACCGTTATCATGCATCGAATACAAGATTCGGCGCTGGACGGGCTTCATACCATCCCTCGCGTCTGGAATCGCTCTCGCCTGTATCGTCATCTTTGCATACTGCACATAATTCCGAATAAACAGCTCCCCGATGTCTTTGTTGACAATCATCTCTCTTCACGCACCCTTCTGAAAATCCTTAAATAAAATTTCTAATCTTAAAATATACTGTGTACTGTTTTAGTTTTTGCAAAGTATGGCGATTTAGACTGAAACCTGTTTGCGGCTTTAAGGTACTTACTTCCTGCCGCCTAGCCTCTCGACTGGAAACTGCGGAACATTTTCAAGTCTTATCCCGACTCCTCTAAAGAACACCTTATTGTTCTCTTTCCGAACGCCTATCGTCATATTCCGTATCTGCTTACTGATACAGAGTTCCTTTGCCATACTAAGATTCACAGGCTTATCGCCCTTCCCAAGCGTAAGGCTACTCTCGTCTGGGTTTAACCGCGTGTCGCGCACAATAAACCCGACCAGACTCTTACCACCCCGAAGTAGCTTATACATAACTACATACGGCGCTGTCTTTAACTCGTCCTCTTCTTTGCTGTCAGTCGGACTCCATACCTTTGCGCTCTCTACCCGACTTCTCTCTTCCTGCAATGCCCGAATCTCATCAAGCTCCCCGCGCTCACCCGTATAAACGCTTATTACAGGCGCTCCTGTAGGCGTAACGGACGGGGTAGACTTTACGGGCTTTCCAGAGCGCATAGCCTCTGCTCCCCTTACTCGACCCACGACATGATACTGCTTCTTAAAAAGCATCTCCCCCGTGCGACCCGTATAGAACTCAAGGCTGTTATAGTCTATCGTGTCTCCCGCCAGAGAAAACACAATAAGCGTATCCCTCGGCACAGCTCGTCCCCGTACCGTAAGCACATGATTCCCCTTTACCTTTGTCGCATAAAGCGTCCGATTATCCTCCTGCACTGCCAAATAGCTCTTTCGATAGTGCAAGCCTATAAGCCTAATCTTTTTCCCAAGCGCTGTCCTATAGTCCCGCACAAGCTCTTTTCGGCTTATAAACTTTAGAATACGCCTTCCCGACACATCTAAAATCGCTATATCCGCATAAACATCGCACTTATACGCTATCTGCTCTGCATCCGTCAGCATCCGAAACCGAACTACCTGTCTTACCCGCGTGACCTCGTAAAGCATCCGCTTCGGGATTTCCCGCAACTCTATTTGCATACTGCTACCTCCGCTTAAAATATACGGTGATACGCTAAATGGTACCACCGTATATCTAAAGCTTTCAATCCCAAAAAAGTTTACAAAAGGTCGGCATCGACTACCTTTGGTAGACTCTCTTCCGTGTCGTATGCTATCTCCTCAAAATCTGTCTCATAATAGGCTTCCACTAAACTTCTCCGACTCGGAACATCCGTCCCCATTAGACTTTCCGCAAGTGACGCAAACTCCTGCACATTCTCCATCGTCACCCGTATTAAATGACGATTCCTCTTATCCATCGTTGTCGTGTGCATCACCGCCGCACTCGTCTCACCAAGTCCCTTTAACCGCTTTACCAGTATGTCGGACTCCTTTACCCCGTCTAAAATGAGCCGCGTAACCAGCTTATCCTTCTCCGCTGTCGTATACGCATACTTCGTAGCTTTCTTCCCCTTACCGCCGTGCGTGTCGATAAGAAACAAGGGTGTCTCCGCTATATAAACCTTGCCCTCTCGAATGAGAGTCGGCATAAGCCTATACAGCACTGTTAAAACCAAGCATCGGATATGATACCCGTCATCATCCGCGTCTGTACAAATGATAATCTTATCGTAGTTTAGCTTTGTAATATCAAACTGCGGCAAATCCTTTAACAACTTACTCTTTGCCTCTACTCCGCATCCGATACTCTGCACAAGCGCAAGCACTACATCCGACTTTAATATCTCTGCTAAACTAGCCGTAATGCAGTTAATTATCTTTCCTCGAACGGGCAAGACCGCTTGCGTCTTAGAATCTCGCGCTAAGACTATCGGTCCTTTTGCCGAATCTCCCTCTACGATGTAAAGTTCGCACTCGCTGGCTTTCCTACTCGTGCATCTGGTTAGCTTCTCTGGCGCACTCCTAAAGCTGTCTACTCCCTTTGACAACTGCTTTAAGTCCGCTTGACGCACAGCATCCGCTTTCTCACGCGCGGACTTTGCGGTAATCGCCGCTTGCACTACCTCATCTAGCTCTGCCTTATGTGAAAGCACCCAGTTCTCAAAATACTTCTTCGTCTGCTCACTTACAAGCTTACGGATAAACCTGTTTGTAATCGCGACTTTCGTCTGGTTCATGTAGTTTGTAAGATAACCCGGGCATTCCGTTGACACTACCGCGAATAAAACACCGCTTAAATCCTCACGCTTAAACCTATCTTTTCTGGACAATACGCCAACAGACCTTGCATAACCGTTTAACACATTTATCACTGCGTCATAAAAGCCCTCTGACGGCGCACCACCCTCTGACAACAGACCGCCGTTATGATAAACCTCGTAAACGGAACTCTGCTCGCTCTCGTCATCCACCTCTACTTTCGCGGAGTACTTCTTAAACCCGAAATTTATATCGTAATTCGCCGTATACTCCTCTGCCGAGGCTGTCTCACTGTCTTTACCTGTCCCAGACCCGCTAAACGATAACAAATCCTTTGTATATCTGCTCTCCACGGGAACAGTCTCGTCAAGCCAGCTCTTCACCCCGTCTGGATAATACACCTCTATCGGCTTCATATCCTCGTAGTGAAGCTCCATGAGCGCACCACTTAGCATAGAATCCCGTCTAAGCCGCGTAAGATATGTGCTTATGTCAAAATGAATCGTCTGCGCGTCCTTAAAAACCTCTTCTAAGTCGGGCTTAAACTTAATCTTAGTCCCTGTATGCTGTTCTACACCCTCTTCTACCTGTAGCTCCCCGACTGGATAGCCTTTCTCAAAGCGCATCGTATAGCGTGTCCGAACCGTATCAAACGACTTTACACTGCCGTCACCGTTAAACACGACATTCTTATGCTCATCACGCACCGACTCCACATCCATATACTCCGAAGTGAACTGCGCCGCTGTGTCTCCGATACCGTTTAAGCCCGCTGAACGACTGTAGTTTGAAGCGTCATACTTACCCGAGGCATACATCGTACAGAAAATTAACTCATATGCATACTTCCCCTCTGCCTCGTTCCACCCCATAGGCACGCCTCGACCGAAATCCTGTATCTCAATCGCTCCGTCCTTAAATGTCCGAACAATGACCTTATCCGAATGCCCCTCTCGCACCTCATCGGTCGCGTTCGACAACACCTCAAACTCCGCATGAAGCACACCGTTCTCATCCTTCGTCCCAAGCACTGTCTCGGGACGCAACCGATACGGCTCTGCTCCCTTTAAGGACTTAATCGAATCCGATGTGTAAAAATTTTGACTGACCTCTGCCATCTCTGTCCTCCCGTATAAACCTAGATTGCCTCTGTGACGCACCACGCGCCCCGTAGAGACGCGATAGGGCTTTTCTTGATACTTTTATCGTCTAACTGTCAGAAGCCTTTCTAGGGGGCTTCTGGACGCTCATTTGGGGTCATAGCGTATTATGACCCCATCCTGCACCGAGTTATCAACCGCGCTGTAACCAACCAAACAAGTAAAGTAGAGTGAGTCATGGGCGCTACTCCTAGAAGGGTCAACATACTTCGGAAGCGAAACCTCCACGCTTCCATCCTCTGATGGCATAACACGCTTTCCGTCCACATACCACACTAACGCAGTGTCCAAACCAAAAACTCGAAACTGCACAGAACGAACAGTGTCATCCTTCGTTTCCTTCGTGAGCGTATATGTAGCACCGACACGCGCACCAGATAAACGAACCTCTAACGACTTCTGCTCACTTCCATTCGGATAACTCACATGAAAACTTAAATCGTGACTTCCCTCATTAAATGACATGAGAGAATCCCCGACTACCCCTCCACCTTGCGCGTCATAAACAAACGAGTCTGTTGGTAAACTTAAAGAAATAGTTGTAGGTTGCACATTGATGCGGGACTGGATTGAAGATAGCGACTTAGCTATCTTCTTTGCTTGGCTACCAGCTACCATATCTGGGTATGACACCATGAGGTAGCTTAATACGAAAATAATAAGAAATAATCCAATGCCAAAAATAAATCCACTGCATCTGGCTTCCTTGTTTTCAGAATCCACCACAAACCCCCTTATACAACTCTTATAACAACTCCATCACAGAGGCGATTTTCGCTGTCATAGCCAAACAGTCTAATCATGTACCCCACTGTAGCAGTGACTAGCGAAACATTCCCGCCTTTCGGAAACTCAATCTCTGTGCCGTCCAGATACCACCGTAAGTTACTGTCTAGCGAGTAAACGACAAAGCTAAACATACTACTGCACTTATACCCGCTCCGTTTTAGCGTATAAACCGCACCGCGCTTCTTAAGCGAAATACAACCGCGCTTTGTCCTGCGCACAGAAGCACCGTTTGGCATACTGACTTTGTAGCAAACCTCTGTAACGCCGTCATTAAACTGTAAGCGATTCTCCTCTGTCACCTCTGCCCCGACTATATCAAAGATTTCATCCCCACGGGGCAAGTCAAGTACACCTGTAATATCCCCGACCTCTAAGCAGGACTTATATCCAGAACGGGGCAACAGGCGATTCACTTTTAGCGACTCGGCTATAAAAGCCAAACTCCTCTTGAACGGAATAACCTTCTCCCGACAGTATTCTAACGCTTCCTCCAGCCAGTCAAAATAGCTCACACCAAATATAAGTAGTGCCACATATGAAACACCTACAAAGGCGATAAAGAACCATAAAAGCACAGCCGCAACTAAATACATCACTACTCCCCCGTTACTGCCGAATCAAGAAATTCGGCTTAACTCAAGAATCCCCCAGAACATAAGCCCTACACATACAAAAGCAAGCGCCCAAAAGAAAAAAACCAATGTATTAGTCAACTTATTCATGCACATTGCCTTTCCCGTTACTGCCGAATCAAATAGCAGTCCTTAATGTTCCAGTCGTTATCATACCCGATAATGCTATGCTCTTTCACGACACGATACGGGGGCAGGCTACCCTCTTCGTCATCATCCTTCTCCTTATGCGAAAAGGTTACAAATAGCGTAATCATTGTTTCACCGCGCTCTACCTCTGCATCTGGAATCCGTGTCACTCCGTCTAGGTAATACTTGTAGCCCTTGTTAAACCCTGTGACTCTGTATCTTACACTTCTAAGATTCTGCTCGCTGTCTGGATAAATGCTTAACTTCCCCTTTGAAACCTCGTCATAATTAACTTTATACTGCTGATTCGTCCGCACCTTAAACTTGTCCGCGCGATTTACCATGAAACTGGTTGCACTGCCGTTTACTACATTGCTATCCCCAAATGTAACCGTAGCGATAGACTTCTTCTCGTCTAACGGCGCAAACTCCGATACCTTGTCCCCGTTCTGCTCGTCTCTTGAATAAACCACAGCGTCCAGCGGCGCAGTAAAATCTGCCTCAAGCGGCTTAACGCTTAATGAAGAACTCTGAATCGCCTCACTCTCTGCTACATGAATCAAATACCGCTTCGACACGTCTCCATGCTCAAACAAAAGATAACTAAACAGGAAAAGCAATGCTAAACCAAGGAAAATTACAGAAGTCGAAAGCCCCTCGAAATCCTTCGCAAAATACTCTTCCTTTACTGCCATCATACGAGCGGAAAATTCTCCCTTGCTTCTAACAAACCGATACACGCCCTTTCCAAAAGCAATCGCGAGCATTATCCAAATCCAGACAAACATACTGGAATGCTCAAACATAAATACCACCATCTTACCGTCCCTCCTTATCCATCTGCCGCTTAATCACAACCACGCTCTCTTTCTCAAGACCGTGCTTAATAGCGTAATGCGTGAAAGCGTTTATGTCTCTGCCGTACTCAAGTGCTTTTCTGCTCGCCTTAAGGTCGCGATACCAGTTCGTCTTTACTTTCACCATGTATCCGCGCTTATCTACCGATACCGCGCCCTCTATGTCTTTTCTAAGCGAAAGCTCTGTTACAGCCCTACGCCACTCGTCCCTACCATGTGCAATCCCAAGCACTCTAGGCAAACAAATCCCGCTGTCACTTAAAATAACAGAAAGACCTTCCTCTCCAAGCAGTTCCTCTGGCGTATAAACCTTCGTGCTTAAGGCGTTCTTGACAAAGTTTAAGAGATACAGCCGAATCTCGTCCTTGTAATCTACGATATGCCTGTCATTCGGGTGAATTACCTCAAATACAGCCGAAACATGACGCTCTACCATGATTCTCTTTAAGAGATACCTTGTCTCTGGCTTTAATCTATCCCACGCCTCACGGAGCATATCGACAAACTTTCCCTTGTCCATCGACTTGGAAAACAGCCGTAACTCTCGCTTTTCTTCCCCAGTCTTACGATACATAGAGGCAAGCCCTAAAAATCCGTTCGCCTTCTCTCGGAATACCACTGGAAACCGAAGCTTCTCCGCAATCCCTTCTTCACTGTCTAGCTCCCCGACATTAAAGAACTTGTCGTAACTACGAGCAACGACCTTTCCCGTCCCCTTCTCGATAAACAATCCACGCGCCTTTACCGTATACTCGTTCCAATACCTGTTATAGAATACGGTCGGAGAAAAGTTTACGCTATAATAGTCACCTAAATCCTTAACTCTGATTCCTACCTTCTGCAAAAGCGCGTTTACACGCGCGTCTGCTACCGTAATCCCTGTAGCACTCTCACCTACCCCAGCAAACTTATTACTTACCTTGCAAATAGACGGCATCTCTCTGTTCGGATTGATTACCGCGTATTTTAAGTTTCCACCGAACTCTACACTGTCCTCAAGGCTGTAGCTAAAGATAGTTGACGGCGTATTTAAGTGACCGTGAATCTGGATAAACCCTAAATACTCTCCGTCATCTTGTACCAAGCCTCGCTTAAGCACATTCGTTGTGTAAATCGTATCAATCTCTCCCGCTCCGTCCTCTAAACCACCCGTAAGCTGTCTCGTGCTGATTAACTTTGCACGCTCTGGAATAAACGGAACTCCCGCATGACACACAAAATACTTTTTCCCGAATACCTTAAAGGCATAATAGTCTCTAAGCCTATCGTAAAAGGCGCGAATCCGAGACTCCGAAATCCCTGCCTCCTTAAATGCTCTATAAGTCTCTTTCGCCTGTCTCGGAAGCGAATCAAACTCTCCAAGAAGATAATCCCGCATGTGATGCTCATGGTTTCCAAGTAGCATCACGACATTCTCTTTCGTAGATAACTCCTCTACAAGATTAAAGGTCTCTACGGGCGAGTCCCCTCTGTCAAAGTAGTCTCCTACAAACACATAGAGAAATCTGTCGTCAAACTGCTTAATCACCTTTCTAAACGGATACACACTGCTATGAATGTCACCTACGACTACGACTCCTCTATACTTCCCCTTTAACTCGTCTATACTAAGCGTGAGAAAGTCAGCAAAATCCGCTTTCTTAATCTCTGGCAAAAGCAAGTCATCTTCCCACCGACTTGCCATTCTATCAATCACTGCATCGGGAACGCGCTTATACTCCTCCCGAACTCTGTTTCTTCGCTTGCTCTCTTCTACAGAGATATTTAAGTTTACAACGCTAACCCGATAGTTATACTTCTCCGCTAATTCTAAAACACTCTTTACGCTCTTCCTGTTTACATGACAAGCGTCTACAACAGTAAACTCTCCAAGCCCCATACGAGCCGCTAAAACAGACATAAACTGCTTATAAACAAGCGTATTCGTCACCTGTGAAATCGTATAGCCGCCATCTCTTGTCAGCTCTACGCTGTTTACCTTAATCCGAAAGTCATCAAGGCTTAAGGTATACGCCCCCAGACCATGCTCCTCTACGAAGCTCGACTTTCCGCTCGCGGGCAACCCGCGAAGCAAAACCAACTCTCTCATCCTCTGTCTCCTTACAGACTGATACACTAACTGTCACTAGTTATTATACACTTAGGATTTCTCACTGTCAAGGAAAACAAAAAGGCAGAGGGAAAAACCCCCTGCCCCGTAAAAATTTTATTCCCTATACGAACCGACTAGTAGCTTTCTTGCCATATCCACAGGAACAATCAAGAACGCAAGCAACAGCGCCATGCCAAAGTGCTTTAAGTCGAGCGGCACTGTGCTAAACACATGACCGCCAAATTCAATAATAAGCGACTGCACCACCGCAATCGAAGTCATCACATAGATAAACTTCTTATTCTGCCCGATATGCTCAAGCACATTAAAGCCGTGACTCCGAGTATTTAGCGAGTTGAAGATTACCGCGTAGATAAAGAAAGTGAACATGAAAGTCAGCACCTCTTCACTTCCGCTTAAATCAAATACACCCTGCACATTTCCAAGGTTCGCTAAAATGCCCGCCGACACAATAGCAATAAATGCACCCGACACCCCGATAGCCGACTTCATGTAGTTCGTTAGGATATGCTCCTTCCGTCCTATCGGCTGTCTCTTCATATACCGCGCAAGGGTCGGCTCTTCACCAAACGCCAGCGCCGCAAGCGTGTCCATAATCAAGTTAATCCACAAAATCTGGATAATCGTGAACGGCTCTTTGTAACCAATCAGCGGTGCAATCAGCGACAACGCTATCGTAGTTACATTTACCGTGAGCTGGAACACGATAAACTTCTTCACGCTCTCCGTCATCGTTCTACCGTAAAGCACCGCCTTCTCGATAGAAGTCAGCGAGTTATTCAGAATCACAATGTCCGAACTCTCCTGCGCCGCCTGTGTGCCATCTCCCATCGAAAAACCAACATCCGAAGTCTTTAAGGACGGCGCATCGTTTACACCGTCTCCCGTCATACCCGTTACCGCGCCCATCTCCTGCGCTAGATTCACAAGGCGCTTCTTATCCATCGGCAAAGCCCTAGACACAACCTTTAGCCTCGGAAGCACCGCCTTTACCTCGTCATCCGTTAAACCGACAAGCTCATCATGCGTAAGCACGACATCCGACTCCGAAGCGTAAATTCCCGCCTCTTTCGCAATCGCTACAGCCGTCTCTTTTCTGTCGCCTGTTACCATTATGACCGACACGCCCGCGCCGTTTAGAGTCTCGACCGTCTGCTTAATGCCCTTACGGACATTATCTCTAATACAGACCGCTCCGATAAGCGTCTTTACGCCCTTATCCTCTTTCACGACCGCCAGTAACCGCATCGAACGGTTTGCCTGCTCAACGGAAGCCCTCGTAAAGACCTCTTCTACTGCATGAGTAAACTCGGCTATCTCTCCGTCCTCGGTCATATACTTCGTTACGCCCTTTAGGATAATCTCTGGCGCACCCTTTATATAAGTCTCGCCCGAATCCAGCGTAATCGAAGCAAACTTCGTGGCAGAAGTGAACGCCTCTTTAGAAACAATGCTCTCCTTGCTCTCTGGCACAAGTCCGTAGCTAAACAAGAAGTTTAACAGCGCTCTGTCGGTCGTATTTGAGTCAATCGCAACCCCGTTTGAAATCGAAGAATCGTTATTTAACCCAAGACCAGCCTTTAACTCGCTCTTTAAGCTGTCTGGCGCACTCTTAAACGACTTCCCCACGGTGTCGCCTGTCGTATAAACAAAGCCATCTCCCAGTAGCACATCTACTACCTTTAATACACCCTCTGTAATCGTACCCGTCTTATCCGAAAACAGCATATCAATATAGCCCGCTGTCTCAATGCTGTCTGGCTTCCTTACCAGAATATTCTCGGAAAGAAGCCGTCTGCTGTTCATACTGGCAACCATCGCAAGCATCATCGGCAGACCCTCTGGTACCGCCATAATAATGATAGTCACCGCGTACATGATAAGCTGAATCGCAAAGAAGATGATATTATCGGGCTTCTGAATCGTCCGAACCAAGCCAGACACAAGCACTACATTGATTAAAAGATAACCAATCGCGCCCGCAGAACCCATAACACCTATCTGACCCGCTAACTTCGTTAGCTTCTCCTTTGACGGCGACTCCTTTGCATCCTCCTGTATCGCCACATTGATAGAACCAAGCATCGTCTTGTCGCCTATCGCCGTGACTTCCATCACTGCCTCGCCCTCTGTTACATACGAACCGCGAAGCAGAATAAACGGATTGAAAGTGTCATCCCCAGTAGGACGCGGATTCTCGCCTAGCTCAATCTTTTTAGCGTCCTCTGACTCTCCGTTTAGTGACGCTTGATTTACCTTTAGGCTTCCAGACAAAATAATACCGTCTGCGGGAATCTGGTCTCCTGCACGAAGCTGTACAATATCTCCCAGCACAATGTCATCTATGCTGATTTCCTGCAAACTGCCGTCTCGATAAACTTTCGTAACTATCTTTGACGCTTGCTCCTGCAAAACATTAAACTCTTGCCCGTTCTTCCACTCCGAAAATGCCGCAACTCCCGTAGAAAGCCCAATCGCCAATACAAGCGACACAACCTCAATCCAGTCCGCTTCTCCGAGGGACGGATTTACCATACACGCTACATTTATCGCGACCTTTAGTAAAAGACCCGCAAGCAAGACCTTAATCCAAGGGTCGTCAAACGCCCCGACCAGAATCTCAAGAAATGTCTCTGTCTTTTTAGAAGAAAGCGCATTATTTCCGTGCGCCTCGTAAGACTTACGCACCTCTTCTTTACTTAATCCCGTATACTTCAAAAGATACCTCCCGATAAACGCGGGGAGACTTTTCTGCCTCCCCGCTACCTACATGTGACTACTTAAACGCGACAATAGTCGCCTGTTTATCTATACTTCTCCCAGAATGTCAAGAGATTAAGGTTACTACCCTGTCCTATCGTGTGAAACGCCCAGCTATTATCGCCGTTTCTCACAAGCTCACCGACAAACAGGAAAGTATCTGTCGAATAATCGCCCGTTAAGTTAAAACGGACAATCTCTCTGCCTGTGTCAATATCTACAAGGCGCGTAAACGCATTACTCACACGACCGAAAGTCTGCTTAAACTCCTCTGCGTTAAAAATCGAAACCGTAAACAGCAACTTCTGATAGTCACGCGACACATCGTCTAAGGTGATGTTTACATACTCGTCATCTCCCTCACCGTCACCTGTTCTGTTATCCACGCTATGCACCATTCCGCGCTTGTCAAGGTTCTTATACCAGACCGCCTCTGTCATTAAGTTACCGACCTTACCAGCATAGTCTACGCAGAAAACAGAAATATCTAAGTCAAACTGCTCTCCCGCTTTCTTCGCAACATCCCAACCGCCTGTAAACTTGACTCGCTTAAGGCTCGGTGCCGCCTTACTTAAATCAATGATGTTGTTCTTCTCAAGACTAATCGGTGAACTACCGCCGTTTCCAGCTACCTCACTCGGCATCGGCGCACTCTTATCCAAAATCGAAAAATCTATCGCCATCTCTATACCCTCCCTTACTTAAGCGCCTCGGCTAACTTATCACCGAGAATCCGAATCTTGTGGTTATTATAGCTATACTCACCAATCGCAAGGAACTTCCACTCACTACCCTCGCGGATAAACGCACCCGCCGTAACAGAGTCGTTCTTACCGCCTTCCTTTGAGAGATTATACCGTGCCAACTCTCTTGCACTGCTACTCTCGTCAATCAGTTGAATATAGGCGTTCTTCACATCGTTAAATGTGTTATTTGTAAACGAGACAACGGACAAGTAAATTCTATCAACATCGCTTCTAAGACCGCGAAGATTCACATAGATGTCCTCGTCATCTCCGTCTCCCTCGCCTGTCAAATTGTCATGGTTGAGCCAGATACCGTCACTCTCCTCGTGAAGATTCGCGAAATAGACTGTATCTACCAGCGTATCTCCCACAAACAAATGAGCGCAAAGGTCAAGGTCAATATGATGCCCCTTTTCTGCCGCGTCCCATCCTGCCGCCGCGTGAATCTTACTAAGCGGCACATTCGCCTTTGAGAGATTCAAAAGGTCGCCCTTATCTAAGCTAATCACGGACGGCTTATCAAGGCTGATTAAAACCTCTCGCGTTGCCGCGCCCCGAATCTTATCTCGTGCCGCTCCGCTAAAGCCCACAGAACGAGCCTCATCACTCTTCTTCTCTTCCTCTTCTCCGTTACCAAAAAGTCTACCGAAAATCGACATGCCCTTATCCTCCTTATGCTCCGTACTTTGTCACAATGTCTACAAGCGTACCCATAGAACCGTTTCCAATCGCATGGAATACCCAGCCGTTACCGTCACGCTCCAGCGTGCAAAACTCAACCACAGTGTCTGTCGAGTAATCACCCGTTAAACTGTATCTCGCAATCTCTTTGTTCGTGTCACGGTCGATTAAACGCACATAGGCGTTTCTAGCCGCTCCGAAAGTCTGCTTCGGACGATTGTCCTCGTACTGATTAAAGACGCTTACGACATACAAAATTCCCGCCACATTTGCAGGTACTTCGTCAAGATTCGTATAAACTTCCTCGTTGTCGTTCTTTCCGACCGAAATCTTTCCGAATCTGTCATCGCCCGCCGACCATGTTCCCTGCACCATGTAGCACTTTGTCGGCAAAACGCCTTTCTCTGCGTTACCGTCCCCGCTATTATTCGGGTTGCCGTAATAACAGAAACGCTCGTTCACATTCGCCTTCGTGATTCTCTCATTCGGGACGATATAAAGCGCCGACAAATCCAAATCTACGGAAGCCGCTCCATCCTGCGCCGCATCCCAGCTTAAACCTACCGTGCAGTGCCGTAAGCTCGGAGCATCCTTTTCAAGACGCAGGATGCTATCCTTCTCAAGCACCAGAACCGAACTCGAATCTACATTGCCCACTTTCGCAAGAGATTTCTTATCATACTGTGTGAAATCTAACATATTAGCCTACTCCTCCTTAAATAAATTTACTGGACATATACCGCGTGTACTGATATTACTCACAGGTATTTCAACAGTTCTTGATTACTTACCGTACTGCTTCGTAACCGACAACGAACCCTGCCTAGTCTCAAGCTTCATGCGCTCAATCTCTTTCGCATTCTCCGCATTCGACAACATCTGCGTCTCCATCGCTCTCTGCACATTCGCTGTGCCTTCTTTAACCGTCTGATAAACCCGTCTAAGCGTATCCATGTCAAACAGTCCGTCCATAGAACGCATTGCTACCTCTGCTCCCGTCTTTGCACTGTAATTCGCGTTCTGCTCAAGCTGTGTGTTAAGTGCTTCCCTAAACTGCCCGACCGAGTTCGCTACAATCGCCTGTCTCTTGAGCAAAATCGCCTGTGCTAAGTTCTGCTTGAAAATCGGCAGACCCACGACAAACGCCGCGTTAATCTCGCGCACCAGATTCATGTTCGTAACTTGCATGTTCTGGAGCATAGGCACGGTCATTCTTGCTACCATCTCCGCTTGCAGTAAATCGTACTGGCGCTTCTTAATCTCGTTTACCGCCATGTCAATTTGACCTAAACGGATACTCTTCATGTCGGGAGACATCGACTCGTTATCTGCCTCCACCCGAGAGCGATAGAGCGTAAGCTCATCTACCGCCAAATCACAAGCTACGACATACTTCTCCAGCTCACAAAAGTAGTTCTGATTCGCTTTCCACATCTTTGTAAGCGTCACATTACTGTCAATCGTCTGCTGTTCAAAACCTCGAAGCAACTGACCGATACGGTCTACCTCTTTCCCCATATTGTCATACTTCTGAATTACTGCGTCAAGATTCTCCATCATACGCTTCCGAATCTTGTCGAAGAAACTCTCCTTCTTCGGAACATCGTTAATCTTCTCGATTTCCTTAATATCAAACCGATTCATAACCCTTGCAAGCTGTTTCATCATTTCAGCCGCCTCTGTGTCGGTCGGTACCTTCACATAGTTAAGAATCTCGTTCGACATCTTCTCGATTTCCTCTGCTGGCTTCTTTCCAAACTGGAGAATCGACATCCCTGTGCCGTTCGCATTGTTAAAATCAATCTTAATCTCATTCGTTAAGTTCTGCACCTCGGGCAGAGCCTTTAACTTCTCCTTATACGCCTCGGGCGCATCCAACATCTCCTTACTCTCTGCAACTTCCTGCTTTGTAAGCTCTACGGGAACTAACTCGTTATACTGCATACTCTTCTCCTTCTCTCGCATTAAATACTAAATAAACTGGCAAGCATACCTTTCTTTGCCGACTTCTTATTACCCTCTGGACTCGAAACCTTGTCAAATGTTACATCATACTTCATCTCCGCTAATCTTGTGCAGTTATACCGCCCCCTATCTACATATGTCGAAAGATTTGAAAGCCCCGCAGGGGCTAACACAAGTATGTCAAAGCCTATCTTGTGTAAAAACCCTAGAATATACGGGGTCTGCTGACTAAGCGAGCTATCGTTATCTAGGAAGGCAACTATCTTCGGAATCCCAAACGGAAAGTCAAATGTGTCTATCATATACATTAACTTCTTGTTTAACTGTAAACACATCGCAACAAACTCTACCTTATCCCGCTTCTCTACGATGGGACGCGAAAACAGCGTGCTATCTGAAAGCGTCTCGTTTATCTTGTCTAAGATAAAGTCCTCTGTGTCATCGTTATACGGAGCATACCGATAAAACGGCAACGCCTTTATCATGTCCCTGTCAAAACTCCCGTCACCCCTCTGGCAAAACGAAATCTTTAGAACATCATCCTCCGAAATCGTTATATCCAGAAGCTCCTCGGGCTTACCAGAAATTAAAAGCGCGTCTTTCCCGCCAACAAACTTCCCGACAAATGTGCAGTAGTCGTTATCATCGCTATGAACTCCGTCTACCTCGTAAAAAAGTGTCGGTATCTTTACTTTCTTCCCGACTACCCCAAAACCCTGCCGAACTCTAGCCTCTGCGTCCCAGTTATTCTCTAAATCCTCGACAGTAGCGTTCAAAAACATGCTCTCTGTCGTCCCGCCATGCTTAAACTGCCACTGTCTAAATAAACCCGAATCCGTAAAGACTGTTTTCTCTACTTCCTGCCTAAATCCGAGCGTCACGGAGTCTATCTGATGAATCGCCTGCCCCTTTGATGCCCTATCGTTAAAAGAGCCTATCTGATACCGCGTATTCCTTACCGAAAGCTCTGCTCCCAGCAAATCTAAGCAATCTGGCTTCTCAAAAGGATTGATATACACAATATCAAACCCCATGCTAGCAAGTAACACTAGGAAATATACCGCATACCGCTCTATACTGCCGTAATAGATGCACTTATTCGGCGTGCTATACTCGTCTGCCCTTTCAAGCGGCACGACAAGCGTATAAACCTCTAAAAGAAGCCTCGTTATGAAGTTTGCTTTGACTGACTCGTTCGGAAAGGTCTCGTTCGACAGAATCTTATTGATTACCCCCTGCAACTTCTGAACAAACCTATGATTATAGTCCGCATCCGCAAACATCACCACATCGCTGTCCTTAATTGCTGTCAAATCTACCGTAGCCAACCCCTGCTTCACTGTCCCGATAAAGTCTAAATCCACATTAAACGGAATCTCGTTATCAAACAACAGCGTATGTCGGCTATCCTCTCCCGCCTTCTCCTTAAAAGTCGCTAAAACATCGTTATACTCACGCTCACTCCCACAGTCTGAACCGATATAGCAAATCTTATACGGCTCTGTCTGACGCAGTAGCCCTAAACGCTCGGACGGCGTTTTCCAGAGCTGTTGCAGTAACGCTTTCAAACTTGGATTACTGATTGCCACTTCTCCCCTCTCCTCTCTCCCAGATTTTCCAGAACTGATTACTCGGCGTGTACTAGGGTAATAGATAACTCGTGCTCCCCGCTCGCCGCCCCCTTAAACGCCCCGACCCCAGAAATGCCTTCTCTGAAACCCCCTCTTTTTAAGAGGCTAAAAATTGGTGTCTGGTATGCCTATTTTACCTATAGGTCTACCCCTAAAATCAATATAGGTATAGTCGTTGTTTTGCAGAGTTTCTAAAATCAGACCTCGCCTCGGCTAGCTATAGGCTTGAAATTTTATTTTAATTACAGTTTATAAAAGCCCTTGTGTACACGAAATTTCTTTGCAGGTCTAGCTTACTGGTATTGGCTTAAAATTTAGGCGCGTACTCGCGATTTTTGCTCCCTACCGCTACGCTCTATATAAACTATCGCTGGCTTCTCAAGCCTTACCTCTGCGCTTTTTGCGACTTCCGACCAGTGCCTTTAAGTAATCCCTAGTCTTGTAGCAGTTTACATATATCATCCGCTTATAATCCGATTCCCCTGCCATATCTTCCGCTACTTTCTTTGCATTCAAGTTCTCCATAAAGAAAGTGCTGTTCTCACTTAGCATACTTCCCCAGTGGTCTGACAAGGCTCTAATCGCATCTACCTCTATGTCTCCGTCTACCCCGTTGCTATACCCTACTATATTTCCAAACTTCCGCACACTATCTTCCATCATTACAATAGTAGGCAAACACTTGTTTCCTCTGACCGTTAGCAAAGTGTGCAAGACCTCTACCTCATACTGAATGTTCGTATACTCTGCGAAATATGTAAACAATATCGGCGCGTTCAAGATGTCCTCGTAAGTATCTAACTGCTTCGCTAATACCTCGTTCACCTTCGCCGCTATACCCTCGGTGTCGTTCCTATCATACCCCTTTATCGCCTCGTTATATAGCCCTGTCACCTCTTCAAGCACCGCGTAATCTACCTCGTGCTTTAAGTCACTGAACTCCTTCTCCGATAAACCGATTCCGACCCCAGCAGAACGCTCTGCTAATATCTCTAAAAGCCGCTTCTCCGCTTTCTTACTGACCTCCGACCAGATAAACCGAAACTTGTCGCTCTCGTTATACCGAAAATAGTAGGTTGGCACATTTAACGCTTTCGCTTGCTTCACCCGCTTCTCTGAAAGAAAACCTATCTCTGACAGCGACAGATACTTAGGAACTCTCACATCCCTGCCAAGCAAATACTTTAGGCAAGTATACACGAAACTCTTTTTCCCAAATCCCGTGTCTGCCGCCAGTAAATAGCTATGACGCACCTTCGTCCCAGTCCTGCAAGCGTTTATTATCGAACACACCGCCTTATCGTAGTTCTCAAACCCTACTACCCTGTCTCCACCGATAGACCCAGTGATACGCCTATAAACATACTCTGAATCATACACAATGTCTTGATGCTCACTCGGCACAAGCCCCTTTAATACCGCTATCTCGCTTACCGACTTCGGAATACTGAATACGGGCTTCTTATCCTGTAACTCCTTAAGCCGCTCCCTCTCCTCAAAGAGCGCTCTACCACAACTACACTCTACGACATACCCGAACCTGTCTATTACCTTCCCTGTCCCGTGACACAGCTTGCAGTCACTCTTATACTCGCTATACTTTCTCGGAATATCTACCAGCGCGTCACTTCCAGCCTCCCCGTCCGTTTCGTCATCAAACAGGCTTACTCTACTTCCTGTCTCTTTAACCTCTTCACTCTCTACCGCTATCTTGTATACCCCGACCTTATAAACGATTTCCCCGTCCCTACAGTCGCTTGTCTTAACCTCAAGCGGCTTAAACTTATACCGAAACGGAGACTCTACCACCGCTCGCTCAACACGCTTAAACTTTTCCCCGTCATAAGCGTATACTTCCTGTACACGAGAGTCATTAATATACCGAGCGTCTGATAAGTACACTCGCGCTTCATTTCCTCTTACGGCTACGATATAGAACTTCTCATCTACCGAAAATACAACCCGCATACCATCCGCTACCGTAACAGGCGTATTCCCAGACTCACCAAGCTCTTCCTCGGGAATAAACTCTACCTCCCCGTCATTAAGCGCTACATTTAAGCTACTCGCGCCGATACGACAAAGAACAATCATTTTCCAGACCTCCAGACCTCAAAACCCCGTACCGCTTTCCAACTCCTCATGCGATTCTAAATAAAAAAGAAGGGGGATTCCCTTCTTATTTACCACATTTCAAAAAGTTTGTAAAGTCTTTACTGCTCGCATTCCAAATTTTATCTAGCTCAAAATCCTTTGGCGGCTTTAAGGGAATCACTCTCCGAGACGCGCCCTGCGCCCGACAGAGCGTTTCCGTGCCGACTTGCTTTTTCCGCAGACAGAGATTTTGTGTGAACACGCACCCCGCGTCCCGATAGGCTATCTCTGCTTTCTGCACCTCTTCCCGCCGCATATAAACGAGTTCTCCGCTCTTCACCACATACAAAGCCACTCCCGCCCAGTCCCTACTACTCCCCGTCAAAGGCAGGATTAGGTTTACCGCGATGCCTACCCCTGTAAACCCTCTCCCGACAGGCGTAACTTCTATTTCTCGATACTGCTCACGAACCCTAAAGTTCACACAAACCACCTTCGCTCCCGTAGCGCGTAAACCCTCTATCTGCTCCTTTAGGACGCTCCCCGTACAACTAAACTCATCCGCTAACCGATACCCGCCCGTAAAAGGACTCCCTGTAAACCCTTTTACTCTAAACCGCTTTCTCGAAGAATCCTTGCAGTCCGTAATGATTAGTCTTATCTCCTCCGAAGAAGCTCGCATCCTCGCTACCTTACCTCTCTACCTTAAGTTCTGCCCCACGCTTATAGTCTGTCTCTGGAAGCCCCTCTAAGATAGCCTCTATCTCCCCCGTAAACTCTGAAAACATCTCGCTATATACTGGCTTCTCTGTGAGCTTAACCTTGTCTAAATAGTAAAACGCCTTACTCTCTATCCCTATCCCCATGCCGCCTATCGTATACTCTACGCTAGACTCTAAATACGGGATTTCTCCGTCAATGTATCTTCCGTTACTACAAAACTCCCAGTGACGATACCTATTCGTAATGTCCTTTATCGGATAAACGCCTACACACGGCAGATTAAAAACTTTTCCCGTTACCGTAGAGAGCGCTGTATATCCAAGCAGATACCCGTCCGATGACTCGATTTTACCCATTAACACGATATACGCCCCGAGGCGGCTTAATACCCCAAAATCCCGCACATTACAGTATATCCCGTTACCAAACCCATACGGCGCTTTCCCACCATGCGGCAAATAGCTATCACTAAAGTTTACCCACACGACTTCATGCGTCTGCTTGAACTCATTAGTCGCTTCGCTAATACGATAAACTCCCTCTTCGTCCTTTATCTCAAAATACTCTCGATTATCGCTAGAAGCTATCCGAGTCTCAAACTCCCGTATGAGCTTCCTCTCTATCTCCCCTGCCTCATGCTCAAATACCCCTACCTTCGCCGCGTAGTAATACTCTCTATCCAGTGCCTTAAGCCCCGTAATCACAAATTCTGCCTGTCTCATAAACTCCTCCGCTTACATCTCTAACCTACGCATCAGTCCATCCGCTATCATGCGGGAGCTTCGCTCAAACCCTAGCACCCCATGCGCCTTCTTCGGTATAACCGCTACTCCGTAATGCTCCCTACTGTGCCAAAAGCACGCTAACTTCTTTATCTCGCCCTCTTTTGACTTATGAAACCGCAAATTCTGCACGAGACACAACCCCCGCGCGTCATACGCTATCGCCGCGTTAAGCAAATCCGATACCCCGATAAACGCTACCGTCCCGCTCTCTAAGTTATACACTGTATACCCTACCTTTGCCCCCTGCTCTGTTACCCGCAAGTCATCCAAGGCTACCAAGACCCCGCCGCTCGCAAACCCGTTACCATAAGGCGCTATCGTCCGCGTCTTTTCGTCTAACTCGAAATTTGCAAAAGTGAACGAATCCTTTGATTTTACGATAGACGCTAGCATAATTACTTAGCATCTTGTAACTTTCACCCGTTAAAATCCCATTGGTTGCTCGTAAGGTCTTGCTGTTTGACATGATTTCATACTTTAAGTCGTCTATAACGCTCGACTTCCTCACTATCGCAAGCCTATAAACCGTATCTACTCCTGCCGTCCGTATACCCGTGATTAAAAATATGTAACGCATACTCTCCTCCCAAAATCCCCTAAATCAAAGGGGCGGTTTAACCGCCCCTCATAACGCCCCCTCATAAAACCTTACTCTTTTCCCCCGCGCTTCTTATGCTTCTTCCCGAAATTAAGCGTCTTTATCAGAACACCCGACTGCTCACTTCCAGAAATAAACTCGCTCGCGCCGACCCAAAGGTTTGACTCCAATGCCTCTCGTATATTCGACATCTCTCGAACACTAAGCTTCGGATTCATATACCTGTGATAGTCGATTCCCATAAGGCTTCCGAGACGAATCTGATACATCTGCGCGATGTTATACTCGCTCGCCATCACTCGCTTACCATTCCTCGTCTCTACAAAGCAACTTAAATCGTCCTTTAACTTAAGCTCCGAATAATAAAACTCAAGCACCTCTACGCTATACCTAGGGAACGCTAAGTACCTGCTGTCAAGCCGTCCAAGCTTCTCTATCCTATAAAGCATCTCCATCTGCGCGGGAGACAGCTCTGGCTTCGCAAACTTCTTATAGTTTACACCCTCGTTATGCGCCTTCCGAAGAACCGCCATCTGCTCTACCGTAAACTTACTCGCCGCGCTCTCTTTCTTTGCGTTACTGTCCAGCTTCTCCTTAGACATCTCCGCTTTCTCTGCGTCTACCTTCGTATTCTGTCCCGTCTTTACAGACCTACTCGGAATGCTTCCCTCGATAAACTGCTTTAGATACTCTTTCTTTCCCTCTGTAGCGCCGATATACATTGCGTTGTGAATCAGCTTTAAGCCGCTCTCTTGATACTTCTTAACCGCTGGCATAAGCCGAGCTAAGTCTACATTTGCTACCTTACCAGAATCCGTTACATATATCGTATAGCCGAGTAACGCCCCTGTCTCCTCTGACCGAACCTCGTTAAGCAAAACATTCGGCTTCGCTTTCTCCCTCTTAAACACCTCGAAGCTATATCCGACTGGCAAAACCTTCTTGTCCTTTAGCTTGAAGTTTAGGAACTTCACTTGATGCGTGTTTCCTATGCTACGCGCATACTTCACGAGCGGCGTTAAATCACTCTCTTGGCACTCACCTTTCCACAAAGGCTTATAGTCACATCCTACCCCGTCATTCGCAAGCGCCGCAAACGCATAAACTGCACCCTGCTCTGTGTCTCGCTTATTGATTACGATAAATACTGCATCCATGTTCTATCCCCCTCCTCACTTTTTCTGGCTCTTTGCAAGCGTAAGCGCGTCCTCTTGCTGACTCATATAGAGCGAAATATCGTCAAACGCCTTCTTAAACTTATCCCGCAATGCCCTGTCGTTAAACACACCTGTCTGGTTATTATCTACATCGTAGAATATTCCGATAGACGCAGAAACAGTATGCGTTAAGTCTGTTATCGTGACTGCTCGCCACTCGGAAGAAGGCAACTCAACAATAAACTTAATCAGATTCGTTAGATGACGCTTAACCTCATCACTAAGCTTTATCTTCTCGTCAAACCTGTAAGACAGGTTTGCGTCATAAGTCCCCTTTAAGTCGTCTATGATAATCTGATTTACATGCTTCTGTAACAGATAAAACTTTGCGTTATCCAGCCCTGCAAAGTTTACCTCTGCCGTTCCGTTTAACAGAGCCTCCGCAGATACTATCTGCGTATTATATCTATAATACATTGCGAATTCTGGTCCAACTTTCTCTCCCACAGAAGCCTTCGCAAACAGAGATACAGTCATTTCATCAAGAGGTGCGCCACCGTTACAATCCTCTAAGTGATTCAAAAACTTGCTAAAGTTAGCCCAATCTCGCTGTGACGCATAAACCTCGACATCCGCGCTCGGGTCAAAAGTGTTTAACTTACTCTTATCACTCTCTATAAACGCAAGAATTGTCGTGTTTATATCGTGCTGTAACGCCCAAGGCTTCCAGTCGTCAAAATCTGGGTCAAGAAGCATCTTTAAGCCGCATCGTCCGATAAACGGAGACTCGATACCTTGATAATCCGCCCCAGACTCGTCATCGTTACCGATAGCAATGCAAACCCAATGCTCTGGAAACTTATAGGACGCGACCTGTCGCCTAGAATCAAGCAACTGCAAAAGTGTCGTTCTCATCTCTGGCTTCGCCGCAGTTATCTCGTCTAGCGCTAGTATGCCTACCTCTCCATCCCTCTCCTCGTTTGGCAGTAAGCCGTTTGGCGACCACAGCGTTACCATGCCGCCCTTCTCCTGCTCAATCTCATGCGGAATACCCAGCACATCCACCAGTGTCATACTCGCTACTCGGAACTCGCAATACCCGATTCCAAGCTCCTTTGCAAGCGCTGACAGCGTTTCCGTCTTACCTACTCCCGGCTTTCCGAGTGCAAGTATAGGCGTATACAACTTCGCCTCAAGCTGTTTACGCACCATCTCCCTAAACTGTCTTAACTTCACAGTTATCATATTGTAATTTGCCATAGCTTCTCTCCTCTTAGTCAGTTCTTATAAACGGCAACCTTGCCGAAATCAATGTGCCTCTTGAAATCTACTAGGTTATCGTCATTGATTACCCAAATGATGTTCTTCTTGCAGTGCAGTCGATTCACCAGATGCATGTCTACCTTCCCGAAATAGCCGTCCGTGAAGATTAGGATTAACTTCGGCTTATCTTTGCATTCCTTCGAGTTGAAATACTCAAAGATACAGTTTACATCCGTTCCACCCCCGCCTTTCGCTTCATGCTTATAAAGGCTCGCTATATCCGAAAACTTTCCCGTAGCCGCTACCTCGGTGTCCCAATAAACTACCTCTGCGTCCGCTTTATACTTCTTTAGAAGCTGTGCTACCTGTCCGAGCGCGATACCTAAATCCTCTTGGCTTATACTCCCAGAAGTATCTATACACACCTTTAAGCCTTTGATGGTATCTGGGTCTGTATGCCGAGGTCCAGGCAATGTCATTCCTCTGCTTAAATATCTTCGCTCTGGAGACGAAAAAGTGTCGAAAGTCTGTGACGCTTCAATTAGGTATTTCTGCAAATACTTCTTCCAGTGTATGCGAGGCGCAAGCACCTTCTCTATATCCCGCGTCAAGTTGCTATGACCCTGCCCAAACTGCTTATAATGCACCATAGCACGCCGCGCTACTTCGTCTAGTTTATCCTTTAGGCTCGAATTATCCAGTGACGCATCTCGCGCTGACTCCGCAATGTCGCGCAAAGATGCAGGTAAACTTATCTTCTGCCCTCTAAAGTCTACCTCTGTAATTTCGCCCTCGCCACTGCCACTTCCACTGCTATTATTTCCGCTATTTTCACTATTTCCACTGCCACCGCTAGTATTGTTCCCCCTTGAATTACCCCTATGCGAGTCGTCTCCGCTTAGGTTATTCGTTTTTCTCTTCTTTATGGTCGTTATAAGCTCTTCATAGATACTCTCTGCCGTATCTTTCGTTAAATCTACCGCCGCGCTATACAAACCGCCGTCTGGGAACGCGATTCCGCACTTATCCTCTGTTTGACCTTCCCTACTTAGCTTTGAAACGCTACCTGTAGGCGAAACATTATACTCTTCGCAAATCTGCTTATTGATAATCAGGTCTGCCGCAATGTTAAAAACATCGTGATTCTTTCCTCTACCGCGCAGAGCGTGCTGTAGAGCGATATGAGATAACTCATGTAGCAGGATAAACACTAACTCTGGCGTAGTAAGACTATTGCAATACTTTACATTGAAAATAATATACTCTGGGCAAGCTCCCGCAGTCGGAACTATCTCGTCTTTATCGGTAAACTTATGCTCAATCGCTCGATACAGTGAACCGTAATATCCGCAATACTCACTAATCGCGCTTGCGACCTTCATAAACTTTAAGTCTACCGTTATCTCACTGCCATCATCGTATACTGTCTTGTACTTCTGCGCGAGCGTCATGTCTCCGTCTACACCGATTATCTGTGATGTGTAGAGATTGTCGGTCGTCCGAAAATCTCCCCCGCTCCGTATCGTATTCGGACTGTCTATCACGCGGAAAACACCGAGACTTCCAGATTCATCTTCGCCGCGCTTCTCTTTCTCCGCTTTTCGAAGGTTCTCTGCTTCCTCGATTAGTTTCTCCTTCTCCTCTGTCGTTCTATGTGCGAATGTTCCCTGTACCTTATCGCCGTTACCTTGAAGGCTCACTGTCACATTTGGCGCGTTGGACGGCGTTGCCGTTACATAAACCTTATCGTTTACTAAATGCGGCTTATACGCCTCAAGAGTAGAACCCGTAAGCACGACTCGCTTACCCGACCACTCGTAACAGACAAAGTTATACTGACCCGTATCCTCAAACACTATCTTCGCCTGTCTATCGCTACAATACCCCTCTTCGGTCGGCTTCTTCGTTAAGTTGATAACTGGCATTCGCGCAGGAGTCATCCCCGTGACCTTTACCTTACCGTCCTCCCCAAGCCTTAAATTATAAAAAGCATCCCCGCCCTTTAAGACCGTTAGAATACTCTGGATATTCGCGTCTACTGCCCGCGCTACTCTATCTTTCGTGTCTACGACTCGGAAGCCTAGATATTTACCGTCCTCGCCTCGACAAACGGCTACCGCTAAAAACCGCTTTTCCATTAGCTCTTCCTTACCTCCTTTTCCCTTAAACTAAGCGCAGAAACATGACTAGGTTTAATTATAGGTATCCTATAGCTTAAACTAAAAAAACGGGATATACCGAAGGTATATCCCGTTAAACTGCAAGCTCTATGCCTTACTGACCGAACCTAACCATATCTTCCCCACACTTAACCGAATTGATTAGGCTATCTAGGATTTCTCCGTTCGCAGAAGCCTTATCATCGTCCTTATAGGCAAACTTGTAAACCATTGCCTGCCCGTTATACATCATAACGCCGACTCTAAAGATATAGTCGTCTGTCTCGTCCTTACTCTTTGGCAAAAGCACCGTTACCTCTTCGTTTCCGACATCCTCTGCCGCCGCACTCGTCTCGGGCAATGTCGCCTCGATAGTCTCCCCGCTCTCATTGGTCTCTGTCTTTCCACTCTCAAGCGTTGACTGATACTCCGACATACGCGCCGCTTCACTCTCCTGCACTGCCTTATCCGCTTCTGCCTGCTCTGACTCAAGCTCCTCACTCGATAAAACCGCTTTCTTCTTTACCTTCTTCTCTTCATCCGCGTCTACCGTACTCTTTACCTGTAACTTCGTTCTTACCTCTGCACCTACATTCACATTCCCCGCAAACAGCGTCCTCTCCTGCAAACTATCCAGATTATTCGCCTTTAAGAACGGCGTGATTAGCTGTTCACTGATAAACGAGCTGTCTATCGTGTTGTAGACCTTGTACATCTCAATGTTCCCGTAGATTCCGTTACTGTTATACAGCTCCGTATATGCAGTTGTCGTATTGAGCGACCAGTTATCCGTAGGAGCAAGCGACATATTCGGGGACAACTGCACCGTAGATGTGTTTGAAAGCTTATCCGTGCTGTCAAACTTTACATCACTGTCCAGATATATCTTACCGTTAAACGAGTTAAAGACCTTCGCCCCTGTGTCAAGTATCGAATACTGCGAAACCTCTGCATCATCCGCATACTTCTTGTCAAAGGACGCTAACGCAAGCCTTAGACCCTTTATCGTGCTGTCTGCGTCCGTTAGCTTGCTCTCGTTCTCCATATACAACTGCCGATAGTCTTTCTTGTCCTTCTTACCACCGCAAGCCGCTAACGAAACCCCCGCAACTACTGCCGCTAAAAGCACTAATCCCCTACTATGCTTCATTTCTGTCTCCCTTCATTGACTCAATGAAATAATCTATTGCTGTCTCTGCATCTACCGTAAGCTCTCTCGCTGACTTTGCACGATTCTTTACCGTATCCGTGAAAAACCTGTACTCATCCGTACCCGCATACAAGAGCAAAATAAAGGTCTTAACCTTGTTATCCACATTCCTGTCTATTCTGCCCCGTATCTGCTCCATAGACGAAACCGTTGTACTCATGCTGTAGAAAATACAGACATCCCCGCCATGCAAATTTAACGACTTCTTGATATTCGTGATTATCGTGTCATAAACCCCGTTATTAAAGTCGCTTATAATCTTTGCACGATTAGCGTCCTTATCTTTACTGCTATCCTCTCCGTTTAGGATTACACATCTCCTGCCCCGAGCATCAAGCTCCCGCTTTAAGGCTTTCTGCGCCGCTATGTGAAAGCAATAAATCATAACACTGCTGTCTGCAAAGTCATTCTCTAATAAACTACACACCCGCGCTATCTTTGGTACCGTGCTTGCACTCTCTTTTATCTTAAGCTCCTCGATACAAGAAGGGCTATTTAGAACCTCGTTATACCGATACCCCGCCTTTATCGCGTTTAACTGCGCCGCTGTCGGCTCTACCTCATAAACCTTGTAAATATTCGGTCTGTCTAACCCGACATCCTTCTTGCACCGCCCGAAATACACAAGTTGCAGTAGCCGCCTAAAGGCATCTTGATTCTTATAGGAACTTATACTCCGCGCAGTTTTTTGAATCCCGCCCCACTTTCCGTCATCCCGAATCCCTTTAGCCCAATACAGCTTGGAACTGTGATTACAGAAATCCTGCTCTATCCTCCACCGCTTCGGCAGTAAGTTCTCGTCCATCATGTCTATCTGATAGTAAATATCCATGATGTTCTTGTCAAATGCCGTAGCGTTCATAAAATGTACCCTGTCCGCATACGCGCACAAGTTCTTCGTATACTGATATGTCTTTGTCTTATCGTTCTTTATAACCGAACTCTCGTCCAAAATAAACACATCATACATTCCATTCGTCATATCGTCCTTCGCATACTTTGCAAGCCACCGATACAAACTGTCTGACTTTAACGAACTGTGCTTTATTATTATCCCCTGCACATCGTTCCAGTCTATCGTGTCTATCTCTTTCTGCATATGCTTGGACTCCCCAGACAACGCCACTATCCGCATACCCGTAAACCGCGTTAATTCATACTGCGTCTGACTGATAGCAGAGTTCTCGACCGCCATCAAAAACCGCCGCATCTGCCCTTTTCCACGCAGATAGTTTAACACTGCCGCTATCTCTATCGTCTTTCCAAGCCCTACGCCGTCCGCTATCATACTCCGAGGCGACATATACATAAACGCCGCACCTACCGTCTGATACGACCGCAATGTTCCTAAATACTGCCGATAGTCGATTCCCTCTTCCCGCACTATCTTCCGTATGCTCTTCTCTTCCCGTATCGAACGCTCCACAAGCTCTAACGGAAAATCAAACACCATATGCTTCATCCCCGCTATCTCTTTACTCTCTCGAACTCTTAAAATACCCGAGGCGTGCGCGTCCGTTATCGTCCCGCGATACATTCCGTCTCGTATTATCGGACTTCTGACTGACATCGCTTTACACCTCCCATAGCTAATCCTACAAGCCCCATTTAAGCTATATTATACCGTAAATAAATACAAGTTGCAATCTTTTTACTGCTAAGATTGCAACTTGTACCGCACTTTTAGTTAGTTTGTCTCGCTCTCTGCTTCGCTTCCAGATAAACTGCTCTCCCCAGTCGTTACCTCTCTAGCGTCCCGCTTTAAGCTATCACTCGTCTCGCTATTCGCTCCTGTCACAGAAGTCTCGACTCTACTCTTTCCCTCGGTCGTAGCCTTCTTACTCTCTTCTTCGGTCGCGTCCTTGCCACTCTTCTTATCTGACTTCTCGGCGCTAGACTCGCTCTTACTGCTATTATCCTCTTCTACCGCCTTATCCGTAGCAATTATCTCGACCTTGTTATCCACGTTACTGAAAAGACTTACCTTCTCTTCATACTCATTGCCCTCTACCTCTTTCTCCTCGATAGGAACAATATCATCAATCACCCACCGATTACCGTAATGGCTAACAAGATAGTAGTTCTTTACATATATACCCTTCTTAATCTTGCTAAAGTCGTAAAACTCCTCGGTCGTAAGCTCAACTTGGTCGCTGTAACCGTCTATCCAGCTAACTACCTTGCCCTTTAGCACGCACTCCGAAGAATTCATATGCGACTGCGCACGATTCACTATCTGCGACTCTAAATACTCTTTTCTAGCCGACTTTAACAGCTCCTTGTTGCTGTCAAACTGGTCGTCTAAGCCGTACATCGGGATTCCGTTGTCTACCACGACATTTCCGCTCTTATCGTACTGCGTGTAGTAGCCGACATTGTTTGTCGCGTTATAAACTCTGTTTAGAAGCTGATTGATTGCAGGCTTTACGCTCTCGTCTACCGCTCCCGCAAGGTTTAGCGAAGTTAATCGCCTCGTGATTGCGTCATCTGCCTCTGGCTCTGGAATTCTTAGTAGCTCCCTACTCACCCAAACGATGTCGTTTAACACGAAATCCGTTCCATTCTGCCGTATCACCGCATAATACTTGTCCTTATACTTCGCCGTATTTCCAAAGCCCTTTGCACTCTCCTCGGTCGTCCGCTCAAGCTCTACCAAATACTGCTTACCCTTACGCGCCAGCGTCTTTACTCTGTGCGTTGAAAAAGTCAAAATATTGCTAGAAGTCCGAAGCTCCGCTAAACGAATGCCAAGGTCTGACGGCTCAATGTTTGACTTATTCATAAGACCTGCTATATCCTCGTTACAGAACGCTCTATCTATGCGCTCTATCGTCTGGTCTAACTGCGTGTTAATATCATCCGACAGCGTAACTCCGCTATCCTTCATTTCGATATTCGTTTCATAGTTGTTAATATAGCAATACTTATAGTCAAACTTGTCTCTATCGTCTGCGTTCTGCTTAAACACAAAAGTTAAACTAATCTTCCCCGTGCCGTAAGCCTCTCTCGCATACCCGAAATCCCTTAAACCGTAACTTCCCTCATTGAAGATTCCGTAACCAGAAAGCTCTCCGTTCGTCTCCACAGGGTTATAAACCATTCCGACTGGCGGGACGACTGGTATTCCTGTAGTCGAAGAGCCTATCACGCTGTTAATATACTTATTGTCGTATTCGACCTGTCTTATCGTGTTCGCAAACAGATTATTATAGCCCGCCGTCTCTGTGCCACCGCTATAGCTGTAACCCGAGTTATCATCCGAGCTATCGTCCGATAAACCTACGCCGTTACCGCTGTTATCCGTTGCCGCACTCTCACCCTCTGCACTACCCGTTGTCGCCTCGCTACCGCCGCCTATATCCGTACTGACTATCGCATTACCCTCTGCATCCGTTGTAGGCGTATCCTGCGCTACTACCGTCTGCGTCTGCGGCGCGTAGGTTAAGTTCGCATCCGCAAATATCGTATACGGTGTTAATCTCGCCGCGCTTCTAGCCGCGTTTACCTTAGACATACCATAAGCGCCGTCCACAAACTCCTTATTTAACACTGGATTTCCATTTGCATCCGAAATGATAAACCCGTCTATACCGAGATAGTTCGCCGCGTCCTTAAAAGTACCCTGCCCGTTTAACTTCGTTCCGAAATTAACCGTTACAAAGTAGTAGCCGTTATTCTCTGCCTCTGTGTAAGTGTAATTACCGCCGTCTGGCTTCGTTAAAACCAAATCATCCAGCAGTAACTTCACATAGTCATGCACAGCAACGGACATATCGTCCTCATAGCCCGCGTTTAACTGATTTGTCTCGATAATCTGCTGTGTCTTTGTCCACAGCTTCTCCGTGATACTGGACGGGACTTCGTTCCACTGGATTTTTGTCTTACTGACACCCTTCTCCGCGATTGACTTATAGCTTAAAGACTTCGCATAGTCGTCTATCACTTCCTGCCTTGTTAGCATCTTCGCATACGGAATTTTTGAGTAATCATACTTTTTGCCGCAACCCGTAAACACGAATGTCACCGATAAACCAACGCCAAGCACGCCAGCCAGTCTCCTGTACTTACGCTTTTGCATTACTTTCCCTCTCTTTTCAGTTATTTCCACATGTTAGCGTAGAATCGCCAAGCCTAACCAAATGACCCCGTATGATGAGCTTCGCAATTAACCCAGCTCCAAACTCCTCCGCCATTAACTCGTAAGGAATCCCGTGCTTCTTAACACCGTAGCGGAGCATAAACGCAGTCACCTCTTTCATAAGGCTTTCGTCTGAAAGACCTTCGTATCGCTTAGAACGATTATCTTGTGATAAGACAACGGGTTCTTCGATAGGTTTTGAAACCTTTTTGCCGGTATCTTTTACCTTTACCGTTTTCCCGTTTATAACCCGTGTCGTATAGCTTGCAGGGGCTACGCCGTTGCCTTTACCGCTATGACCCCCCGTAGCCTTTAGCTGTTGCTCCCTCTCCCTTAAAGCAAGCTCCCGCTCCTTTAACGCTATCTCGCGCTCCTTTAAGGCTAACTCCCTCTCCCGTAGCGCTCTATCGGACTCTGAAAGGACAGACTCTCTTCCCACATAGCTTTCCCTCTGTGAGCCACCAGAACGCCCAGAAACAGGGCTTACCACATCTAGGCTATCCTCTATACCCCTGTAGCCTTCCGTGCCGTTAAACGGCGTTCTCGTGCGTCCTAGGCTATCTTCCGCTCTACCAGCCCTATCCTCTGCCTCTCTAGCCCGCCTCGCTATCTCCGCTTTCTCTGCCCGCCTAGCTCGCTCCTCTTTCTCGGCTCTCTCTGCCGCTTCACGCTCTAAGGCAAGCTCACGCTCTTTCTCCGCTAAATACGCGGCAATAAACGCATCCCTATCGTCAGAACCGCTTACTGGCTTATTTACTATAGGCGAGGGTTCGTCAGAATCATCATCATCATCATCATCATCATCATCATCATCATCATCATCATCATCATCATCATCTTCTTCGTCCTCATCTCCCTCGTCCTCGTCATCGTCATCATCTTCTTCCTCGTAATCATCATCGTCCTCGTCATCGTCTAAGTCGTCATCCCCGTCATCGTCATCTTCTTCCTCGTAGTCATCATCGTCATCTTCGTCCTCATCCTCTTCGTCATCCTCCTCGTAATCCTCATCGTCATCATCTTCGTCCTCTTCTTCCTCATCATCGTCTAAGTCGTCATCCTCATCTTCTTCATCTTCTTCTGCCTCGTCCTCGTACTCCTCTTCCCTCGCCTTTCGCCGTAACGCTTCCCGCTCTCGCAACGATAACCGCCTCTCCTCTCGATTACCCCGCCCAAAACGACCGCCAAGCCTAATCTCGTCATCTCTTCTCATCATTTCTGTTCCCTCTCTACTTTTCTCATAAGTTGCTTAAATCTCGCAATACCCTGTTCACATCGTACTGCACCGAGGTCGAAGTTCCGCTATCTACCCGCAAAGCCTCTTGTATCTCGCCCTCGTCTCTGTTATACCCAATTCCTATCGTTGACATATCGGGAACTTCTACTCGCATCTTGTAAAATGCCTTGCTTATCTCCTTGATTAACTTCGTATTCTCGTTGTCATCCGTAGCTATCGCAATGCCTTTCACATACAGAGTTTTATCCGACAGCTTTAACGCTGTATCACCCGCAGACACCAGCCGCCTGCTCCACTTCTTGATGTCAAGCGTCTCCTTCACTACCTCATCGTCTGCCTTTACCGCCGCCACATAGCTTAGATTCGACCGTATCGTTTTATCTACGACACCCTGCGCTCTGTGCGGCACAAAGATTAAACGAATACCCTGTGACGGAAGCCTTGTTAATATCTGCTTTACCAGACCGTTAAACTCTCCAATCCTGTCTGAATAGTAGTCCACCACTGTCATAAACTCATCTATCACGATGTAAAGAATGGGTATCTTGATTCCCTTTGACCTCAAATCCCATATCGTGTCACACTGATTGTCCTGCAATATCCTAGCTCGCCTCGGAGACTCCTTGTTTACTATGTCATCCAATATCTCCATCGCTCTCTTGTGATTATGTAGCCCGCAACAGTGCGGCATATACGATAAACACTTGAAAAGATATGAGTCCTTCGGGTCGATATACAAAAACTGCACATCCTCTGGCAAATTAAAGACCTGTAACTGCATAACCAAGCTATTTACCGTCCACGACTTACCAGAACGCGGCTTACCAGCTATCAAAAACGACTCATAAATCTTTCCGTCTGACTTTACAGGCACACCATACTCGTCTATACCCGATATGATTGGCAACTTATGCCCCTCGTCTACGAAGTAGTTGTAAATGTCGCTCTCCTCTAAACAGTCACCAAGAGTTACTACCCCAGCCTTCGCTGACCTAGATACCGTTATGTCATACATATCTGCATTCTTTGTTACCGAAGTCGTTATCTCTGATATATCCCGCTTCTCTGCTGTATCAAAGTTTACAAAATATGCCCGTATCTCGTCCGACAACGCGCTCTCGGTTACTCTAACCTTCGGAACGCGCTTTACCGAGAACTTGTAGCAGTACAAAGTCTCCTCAAATGACCCTAGATAAACACTGCTCGCTATCTCTGCTATGTCTCTGCCCGCCGCTGACGCATACGCCGATACGATAGCTGTCTCCGCTTCCCGAAACTTGGCATCGTCCGAACCGTATGTCCTTACCTTCGTAAAATCTGGATTATTCGGCTTAAAGAACGGCTTAAATGTCTTTACTAGGAACTCACGAGTTATCATCGGCACATTCTCTGGTACACTCTCTAAGCTCCCTGCACTCTCTTTACTGTCTCCGCTACGCATGAGTCTGTCAAACAAACTCCCCTCTGACTCACTGTTAGAGCTTGCTACCGTATCCTCTCTGTCGTCCCCGAAGCTAAACCCGCTATCCGTTTCCGCTTCCTCATCGTCATCCCCAAAATCCAGACCGCCAAACAGCTCATCTGCCTCTTCCTCGGCGCTTCCCGTGCTACTTGCTTCCCCTGCGTTACTGTCTATATCTGGCAGATTCGCGGCATCCTCTTCAAATGTCGGCAAATCCTTCCCGCCCATTAGCTTTATCGCCGCTCCGCTTAACCCGAGAAACGAAGTCCCCGTTAGCAATATCCCGCTCGTTAGCATCTTAAACGGCATTCCCATAAACCTAAGAATCCCTAACCCGCTTACTACACCGCCTATCGTTGCAAACAGCGAAAATACGATAAACACACCGCCCGTCTTTAGAAGATTTAGGCTGTAGCTCCCTATATCGTCCGCATTCCTGCTCCCGATACTTCCGACCAAGACCTTTATGACCTCAAAAGTCCCTACCGCTCCGTCCATCGTTGCGTCTAAGACCTTATCGAACCTATCTCCCCCCGCATTCGCTACGGGCTGTCCGTTATTAAAACCCCCATACTGTGGAACTCCCGCGTTTCCTGCGTTTCCATTCGGGTCTGTAAAGATACCTCCAGAGCTGTCAAGCCCCGTTAAGTCGTCTAGCCCGAAACTACTACTGCTACCGCTATCCGACCCGTTTCCGCTATCTCCACCTAAATCACCGAAATCTCCGAACAAATCATCTAGGCTCTCACTATCCGAAAACCCGTCTGCCATGCCGCCTTGATTCCGAGCCTCTAATATGTCCTGCTCCGCTCCCAAGCTCCCTCACCCCCTCTTATGCAAACAACATCACGAGCATTACCACGCTACAAAGAAAAATAAACGGATATGCCCGACTCATGACCTCTTTATCAAAATCGTTTCGGAAGGTCGCTATGTAAATGACGGGCAACGCTATCAAATACAACAGTATATACATACTACCCTCCTCTTATCGCTTGAACCCTGTGCTTCCCTCTATGTCTACGCCTGTCTTAAACAACTTACTGTTCAACAGCTCATCTGGCAACATCGCCTTTACTATCGCCTTCTCTCCGCTATCCATGATTACACAAAATGAGTGACGATATAAGCTGTATGTGTTGTCTCCCTTAGTCCTCTTCTTTGACGAGGCTTTATATATCTTCTCAAGCGGCGCTTTCATCTCTGGAATGTTATACATGTCGCAAAACTTCTCTCTAACACTCCTAGACTTGATAGAACCGATAATATATCCCGTTAGATTCTGTAGTAACTTAGCGTTTATCTTGTTACTCTCGTCTATCATGTTACTTAGGTCGTTAGTGATGATAAAGTTTATCTCTCCACGCTTTCTACCGCCTGTCATGCAGTTTCCGATTAGTGAGGAACTTCCCGCTATCTCGCCCCAGCGCTGATACTCTTCCCAAACCTTTACATTAAAGCACTTCCGAACATACTTGCAGTAGTTTGAAATCTGCGTTGAAATATTCGCTACACAAAGTTGCTTCAAAGCAAGTTGCGTCTTATCCTGCTTCTCTGCGTCTGCACCCTTCTGTCCAAAGCTAAATACGATTAAACGGCAGTTTCTAAGGCTATCTATGTCTATCGGATTCGCAAAGGTTCCTGCCCTTATCTCGCCCTCTTCAAAATACTGCCTGCAAGACTCCAGTATATCCTTCGCCTCGTTATGCTTTGCGTCATCACTGTTCGTATCTCGATATTCCTCCGACAAAACCATGTCCTTTATCTCTTCATACACCATCGAAATACGAAGTCCCTTTGACCGCTTCCAAGTGTCTTTATCGTTTGTTACGCCCGCATCCTCATAAACACGCTTTACCGCCTCACTCACTATCGAAGTCTTTAGCGTACCTAGCTCCCCGTCCGTACCTGCAATGATAGTTCGGAAAGTCGCCATGATATACTCAACCGCATCGTCCTTTAGGTCGTTATCTATCCTGTCATCCCCCGTTAAATCGCCTATCTGCATCGGGTCGAAATACGCCGTACTTCCGCTTCCCATCGAAATTTGAATCGCATCCTTCGGATTCCCCGCGTAAACCAGCGACTCTAGGTTGCTATACTCGTCTCCCTCGTAGTCCAAAACCGTTACGACATACTTTGTCATCATCCAAGTCAGCAATACCTTTAGAAACATTGACTTTCCGCTACCGCTCGTTCCGCAAATCAAAATATTCTCTGCATCAGACGAGTTCTCCTTGAACTCCTTTAAGACAGGTGCCATAGAACTTGTGTCGATTCCGAGCGGTATACCAGACTTTCCGATTCTACCCTGCTTATAACTGTTAAAGTTGGCTAGAATGTCGTCTGTCAATATCTTCTTCGTGATGCGCTTATAAACCTCTTTTATTCTTTGCAAACTGAATATACCTAACTGCTGTAGCCAGTCTATCATGTTTACTCGAATCTCTAAAAGTCCTATCTCGTTCCGAGCGCACATATCTTTTAACAACCGCACCGAGTCTCCCATGTTTGCTATAGACTCGTCATCCCTAAGACCCGCTACCTCTACCATTAAACTTACCTTTAGTAGCTCTCGCTTGTTATCCAGCTCCGAAACATTTAAGTATGAGGTCGATTCTACGATTCTGTGCTTAGCTAACTCCTCATCGCGCCTGTTACGATAGTCAAAGACATCACCGCCCTTTCCCTCCTGCGCATACCTACGCCATGTCCGCATCCTGTTCTTCATCTCTGGCGAATCCCAGTTTATCTTATGCGGCTCGCCATAGATATAATAGTTAATCCGAACCCCTTTCTTTAAGCACGCCATCCTTATCTTATCCAGAACATTCGGCGCTAACCAGTCTGGAAGTGAGTTTATCATGAAATACTTGATAATATACTTCTCCGAAGTGATATTACTAAACCCTATGTCTATATGCGTCTTGTCCAAGTCCGTATCTGGCTCTACGATTGAGCTTCCCGAATACAAATTCGCGATTATCATATCGTACATGTCGAGCTTCGTTCCCTTACGGCTCTTCTTTGCCCCAGACAAACCCTTCTTGCTCGCTACCTTTGCGGGCGGCGTAGCCGCTACTTTCTTCTCTACGCCACTCTCTAAGCCCTTACGCGGCTTCTTCTTCCCAAATAGCATTTACGCCACCTCGCTATCCCTTGTCTCGCTCGCTGTAAACCCTTATCCCCGCTGTTTCATGAAGTTTACATTGATTCTGTCTAATATCTCGTTGAAAATAATTCCCTTATCCCCGCAAGCATTTGTCAAACGGCAGTAGTTACTCATGACCGCCGCCTTTCCTTGACTGATTAGCCTACGCTCTATGTCGCCTAACCCGATAATCCTGTCGGAAATATACGGATGCCCGATAATATACTCGTCTGGGGCGTCTGGTATCGTCGCTTTCAAGCCCTTATAGTCGTTACTACTGGATACTACATAATACTTAAAGACCTGTATCCCCGTTATCAAATCCTCTTTCTGCCGTAAACGGTCATAAACGATAACCACATCGAAATTCCGACTCCTTAGCATGTCACTTAGGATAAACGACACTGGCTCTGTTACTACCATAGCGTCATTCTTCCCCGCTGTGATAAATATATCCTTGCTCTCACGATATATCCGACCGTCTACAAAGGTCAACGGCTTGTAGACATCGAAATTTGCGTTGTCATCATAGATTAGTAGCTTTACAGAAAGCTTATGTATCTTCTGCAACACGCTCATCAACGCAATCACAAAAGAGTTGATATATCTAAGCTTCCCTATCTCCTTGAAATACAGCACCGCATTCGTAGTCGTCTGTATGTCCCGTATACTTAGCGTGCTATACTTTAGAACCCCGCTACCCTCACTCGTATACGCCTTCTCGAAGTTCTCTTTATACTTCGCTATCTCATCTTCCTGCTCCGCTACCTTAGTCTGCAAACGACTTAGGCTAAACTCCTTCGCATCTCTCTCCTGCTTCGCACTCTCAAGCTCCCTCTCCCTGTCCTTTAACTCCGCTCCAAGCCTCTCTACTGTCTCCTTGAAGCCAATAGTCGAAGAATCCGCAAGGTTCTTTAGATAATCCACGACATTTATCGTACTCTCAAGCACCGTTATGTTACTCATTATCTCGCTTGTCAGTTCCTCAAGCTTATTACCCTGTGCTAAATCCGATAGCTTTGATAACACCTCGTTTAGCTTGTCATATGTCGCTATATCACTGCTGATAAATGTCTCTACCTCTTCGTATGTCGGGCATCTCTCTGATACCTCACGCAGATACTCCGAGGTTAATAAACTCTCCTTCTCGATTCTGTAAATGTCATACTGCCGATACGACACCAGTAGCATCGCTATCTGCGTCCCTATCTTACTCCTATCCTCCGAAAGGAACAGTATTACCCTGTTCCCCTTTAGAATCAGCGTCTTTACGGACGCATAGTAGTCATAAAGCCTGTTATTCGACTCCTCGTTTAGAAGCACATAAACCGTGCTTCCTGTCTCCCCTGTAAGTCGCTCCGAAGCTATATCCAGCTCGTCTGCACCCTCTACACTGAAATTTACCGTATACTGCGCCGCCATCGCAAACCTCACTTTAATATTTTTAATAGTATCTCTGCAAAAAGTCCTGTGTACTCTTTGCCGTCAGAGATTAACCTGTCCGTAAACATCATCTTGTCGTTACTCGCGTCATACGGAATCGCTCCGACTATATTCATCTCACTAAACCCTGCCGTATATGTCGTTAGATTCTGCACAATCCCGTCAAGCTCTGTTAATATCTCGTAATAGCTCTTAAACTGCCGCCCGAGCAAAAACCTGTTGTCGGTTGCCTTGTTAAACACGAGCTTTGAGTTACTAAAGAAATTCTCCCGTAACTGGCTGTCCTCGATGTTACACATCAGTAGCATAAACTCAAGCATCGCCTTTGTCGTAGAAGTGGTATTTAGGACAATTATATCCGACCCGTCCTCAAACTCCTTAAACTCGCCTACAATGTCGCTAAACTGTGCGTCTATAAAGACAAGATTGTATGTGCTTTTCGCAGAATACAGAAAACTCTTTACATTGTCGATATTCCGAACGATGTCTTTTGGCTTCTCGAAATCTACACCTAAACCCGTGCCGAGCAAGTTATATCCCTGCCTTACCGTAGCCGCGTAGTTTAAGATGTCTGCCTTTTTATTATTTAAGCAGAGCCTTAAGTCATTCGTATCCGCGCCCGCACTATGCAGATTCCGATACGCCTCCCCCGTCATATACGCCTGCGTCCGTCCGTTATACGCTAAATCCACCACCAGCGCTGTTCCGCCGAGCTTACTCACAATATTTGCCAGATTCGCGACAAGCGTTGATGTGCCGCTATCCTTTGTCCCCGTAACCAGCACGACCTTACCGCGATACTTATACGACTCGATTAAACGCTTTAACTCCTCTATAGTAGCCGCGCCGTTTCCTGCCCCTCTCTTTGGCTTCGGAGTCGGACGGGGCTTATCGACTTTCGGGGTGACCGTCCCCTTCCCCTTGCCCCCGAAAATCCCTCCCAAAAGACCCTTCTTTTGGGGAGCTGTAACCGAAGAGTTTACACCGACTTCTCCCGAATGGGGGGTCGGGGAAAGCCCCGAATTTTGGGTGTCTGGTACAGCCGTTTTTGGGGTCTGGTCTATACCAAAATTTTCTGAAGTATCAAATAATTCTGCGCCCGAGCTAAACTGTCCGTCTGAATTTTCATTTTTCTCTGAAGTTTGTAACTTTTCTTGGTTCGGCTCGTTTTGGCTACTTTCCGTGTCAAATTCAGAGTCGGTCTCGCTGTCAAACAAACCCGAAAAATCTGTAAGTTCGTCCGCGTCTCCAAGCGGGTTCGGAGCGTCCTTTTCCTCGATACTCTCTCCGCTTTCCTCGGACTTCTCGTCCTCTTCCGATAAACTTGGATTATCCCCCTCTGACTCCTCTGTCTCGTCCGTACCTTCTCCAAAGTCGAACTTCTCATCGTCATCAAATGATATATCGTCTGCATCCTCCCCAAACAACCCATCTAGGTCGCTGAAATCTGCCTTGCTCTCTTCCTTACCCTTCTCCTCGTCCTCAAACGAAAGCTCCTCTTCGTTATCTACCTCTAAATCCTCGTCTACCTTACTGCTTACTGCCCCCTGCGTAAAGACAGACTTCTTTAGATTCTGATTCGTCTTGAAGTCCTGCAACCGAACCAAAGTCAAGTCTCTAAGATACGACATATTTAGACTGTCTATCCTACTTCTAAGCACCACACGCACTCTATCCGAACTCATAAACAACTGCGTAAGCACTGCATCCGCTAACTCTTCGCTGTTTAAGATAAATACAGCCTCTTTATCGTCAAATACCCCCGACATCTCCTCCGCAAACTTCTCGACAACCACCAACATATCGTCAATTTCTGTGAGGTTCCCGTCCTCTGTGATAGCTTCCTCTGTGATAATCGCTCTATCAAAAGTGCTTCCCCTCGCAATAAACTCGTCCACATCAGACAACAGCGGAACTCCGCTTACCTTTACCGAACCGTCCCGAAACATCGCCGTAAGAGAGCTTGTTAAACTCTCGTACTTATACCCCGCGCAAATTAAAATATTCATGCTTCCCTCCTTAGAAATCTATCTCCTTATCCCAGTCTACATCCTCGTTAAATACTGGACTAGCGACATACTCTTTACTTTCCTCTGTCTTATCGCTCTGTACTGACTTTCCAGAGTCTCTGACCTCTGCCTTTTCGTTAGACACAGGCTTAGTCGTGTCTCTAACCTCTGGCTTAGTGCTAGTTACGAGCTTACCAGACTCCTTGTCCGCTTCTGCTCGCCCCGATAAACTCCTGCCCTCTCTCTTACCGCTGTCCATAGTCCACGCCGCGTTTGCACGAATCTTCTCCGCGACCGCTATCTTTACCTCTTCCTCGATACTCACTTGTCTGCTTGTCTCCTCTCCCCCCTTCTCTTCTTCTCCTGCCTCGCTTGTATCGCTATCTTGCTCCTCTTCATCCAGCTCTATATCCAGCCCGTGCAATCCCCAACTTCCCCGCTCCGCTGTCGTAGATACAAACCTGTTGTCTCCCAGAGCCTTTAAGACCGATATATCCGATATGTCTACCTCTCCGTCCTCTACCCGCTTTAATAAACGATTGATAATGTCCGTATCCCGCTTCGTAAGCTCTACCGTGCGCCCGTTCGTTAGCTTTAACGCCTTTAATGTGATGGCTTTCTTCTTAGCCCCTACCTCGTTAAAGGTGTTTATGGACGCTTCGCTTAGGTTAAAGTAGCCGATTCCGAATATCTCTTTGTGAAGGTCGATTATCTCTCTCTGCCCTAATATCTCAAACCCGCTATACGCGCCATCCAGTAAAATCGAGGCACAAGACTGTATGTCACTGATTAAACTGTCTACCCGCTCAAGCTTTGTCGTATAAACTAGGATATAGTCTGTCTCATACAAAGTCTCCCTAGACCTGTTCTTGATATATCCTAGCTCTAACTGCAAAACCTTCCTTAGATTCGCGTTCGGCTCGTTTAATATCAGCGTATCTAGCGCTGGTATACGAGAATCGTTGTCTGCCCGCTCCATCATGTTTAACTGCACGAACGCCAGCTTCCTTAGTGCTATCTCTTTATAAAAATCTGACAATGCGTCAAAATGACTCTCCCTAAACTCCGAGTTCTTTCCGATTATCGAATCTCTCTCAAGCTTTAAGATAGCACCGTACTTTCCGTCCGAATACCGAAGAATACCGCCCCTAACAGTATCCCTTATCGCCGCTATACGCCAAAACACCGCAGTAGTCGGATTCTGATTCGCTAACATCTTCTTATACATCTTGAAATAGTAGCGCTCCTCGAATATCACATATCTAACTACAAACGATGCGATAAACAGATAAAATACTATCGCTAGCACTTTCCCCAGCGCACTAAGCCTGTTCTCTGGACTCGCTAGTGTCGCAATCAATATCACAAGCACTAATACAAGCAATCCCACTGTAATTAACTTTGGCGTGCTAAAGAAATTCTCGTCATATCCCCCGCCCTCGACATTCATCGGGATAAACATGCGCCCTTGCTCGTTCATCCTAAGTCGCTTGCTGTTCATAAGCACCCTCTCCTACTAATATGCATCTAATTAAGCCAATAGCCAAGCAACATGCTTGGCTAGGCTTGTTACTATTTAACTTAAATCTAACTGGTGACGCGCAAAATACAAAAATTTTATCGTAGGTATATACGGGAAGCGTCCTTCCCGTATTCCCTACTCCCCTCACTCGTCCTCTTTGTTCTCTTTGTCCTCTTTCTGTTTATCCTCTCCATCCTCTATCATGTCGTCTATCTCGGACGCACTGGACGACCCAGAAGAACCCTCGTTTTCGTAATAACTATATCCGCTCTGCTCTCTATCATCATCCACTGCGCTACTGTTATCGCTCTCGTCATCGTCTACCGTAGGTTCACTATAGCCCACGCTCGCACCGCCCTCGACTACTCGAACAGGGCTTTCCGTTCCGCTTCCACTACTTCCACCTTCTGTCGAACTCGCTGTGCTACCACCGAGGTCAATGCCTGTTACCTTGCTTAGAATCCCTCTCGTCTTGCCCGCTATTGAGTTAAGCGTAAACATCGTAGCCTCAAATCCCATGTCATACCGATGCGTTACCGCAAAGATAATAATAAACTTCACAAGCGCGTATACATACCCCGCTGACGCAAGGAAAATCATGAGGAAAATAAACCAAGTGCCGTGTCCGCTCCACCCCATGTTACTATCAAGCCTTAACACTTGATTTGGCGAAGTGACCGTTATCATGAGTTTAAACACCTCGTAATACATGACCGTTAGCGCCGCTACCTTCACAAACAGGAATGCCGCGCCCGCCATTAGCTGATTCTTGTTGCCGCGCTTAAAGATAAAACCTGTGATTAACTCGTAGATAAACAAAAGCGTAACTACCGCTATCCCTAAGTCTCTTAGCATAGGTGCAAGCGCAACTCCCAGCACTGCATCCAACAGAAGCAATATCGTTGACAGCATATCGCCGTTCTCAATCACGACCTTCATCGTATCTTTGTTTAGCGTCTGCGGCGCATTCGTTGCACTCATTACCAGAAGCTTAAACACACTGTCAAACGATACATTCCGTAAGTCAAGCGTTGTCGGATATAGCTGATACGCCGCACTTAGCTTGTTTCCAGACGAAAATACCTTGTCAAAGGTTAATAGCGCGTCTATCGCCATCTGTCTGTACAAAACCTCGGCGCTTAACTTGTCAGTACTTGAGTAGTTGATTAAACTCGTCCACTCCTGCTCTACTCGCCTGTTTACCTCTAGGATTCTAAGCTCGACTATCGACAAATCCTGCTCCGTTAAACGCATCTGCTCCATCTGCGCTTCACTAAATATCATCTTTCGATACTTCTCGTAACTTGACGGGTCTAAAGACGAGTTTATTACCGCAGAAGCCTTGTTTCCCGACTCGTCATAATACCCTATAGTCGCTTTCGCCCGATACGACCTGTCCTCTACTATCTTGTTTACCCAGTTACTACGGAACAGCCAATACTTCTTGTTCTTCTCATAAACACTGTAGTCAGAACCAAGCACCGCGTCCCCTAAAAAGCCTGTTCCATCGTCATTCCCGCTCGCCATCACCTGTACATTGTACATATACGGGATTACATTCGTGAACAACTCCTCCATATCGAGAAAATCTCTTATCTTACCAGTTGCAGAGTCGCGCATAAATGTGTGATGCGCGTCTCCCTGCTCCTTCCCCGACATATCCGTATAAACTTCGCTCGTATCTCCGTCTTTGTCCAAGTCATACTTGTCTGTTATCGGAGCATATGTGCCTTGTAACTGATATATCAGACCACCGACCGTCATTCCGTTCTCAAATGTGTCTTTCGTTACCTCGTAGAAGTAATGCGCGGGACTCTCTGTCATCCAGAAATACCCGAAACACTGCTGTACTGGCGTACTCATCGGAGAATACTGACTTACCATTGGCAATATCTTGTTATTTACCGTATCCGCAAACCCTGTGTTTCCGTTTGACGAAGCCTCGCCCTTTATATACGCCGCGTAGTCGTTCCATGCCGCTGTGTCAAGCTCCCCGCTCTCTGTGTGCCGTAACGGATTCTCGACCGTAAACGCAGAACCAAAGTTCATAAGATAAAACGAAGTGTGAAGCGCCTTTAAGTCCTCACTCTCTGCACTATCCCTGCTTAAACTGTGATAATCAAACTCCTTCTCCTTATCCCCAGTCGGACGAGTGGAACGATAGCCGACAAACACCGTCTGCTTCTTCGACTCACTCATTACATTCTCTTCGTTCGCTCCCGCCGCCTTTCCGACTCCTACATCTGCCGCGACCTTCGCGTTATAATCTCCGACCGCCTGCATATCCAAAGACGGCTTATCACCACCCTCGGAACTTGTCCTGTAATACCAATACATATTACTGAAATTCTGATACAGGTCACTTAATGTCGTATAAACATAGTTCGCTGACTTATCGTCTGCCGTTAGCTGTCGCATCACTGCTGGCAACAGCCACCGTGTAGTCTTTAACTTCTGCAACTTGTTATAGTCGATGTCTTTAGTACTCGGCACTATCTTCTTAGATATGTCGTTCTTTATCATTATCGTCTTGTTAAGTTGCGTTATGTTTAGCATTCGGATATATGTGTTTACATCCGCGTCCCCCGCCTTTGTGCCGTTAAACTCCTGCGCGATACTCTGATTGTCTATACTCTCTGATATAGCCCAATACTTCATGCTCCGCGCAAACATCCCTTGCACTGTGTTATTACAGATATACGGGACTACATCTATCAGAGTCGGGATTAACAAGAGCATCGCAAGCGTTGAAACAACCGATGTAAAGATTCCTACGATTCCAGAACCCTGCACCACTCCGCTTATAAACGAGATGATTAGCAAAACTCCCGCTAAGATTACGATGTTTCTAAGATACCAGCCAAATATCTTGCCTATAAACATGTTATCCGAAAGGCTGTTGACGCTTAAAAAGCCTTCCGAGTTGTTGGTAGCTATCGAACTGCTTATCGTACTACTATCTGTGCCAAATACTATCTTCTTGTAGTTGTCGTAAAGCAACTCCGTTATAAAGTTATTCGCAAGTTGCTTTCTATACGATGCACCTCCCTTAATATCTAGGAACTTATAAGTGTAATTCGTTATCTGCTTCTTCTTATCCTCTTCCGAAAGGATAGTTCCCTCAAACAAATCCTCGGACTTGACCGAAATCACATCTCCTGTGCCGAATAGGTCTGTATCAAAGTTGTTCTTGCCGTTTATGATTCCGTAAAAATCTAGGTATGTGAGATAGATATACGGCGTATATGCCGCAAACTGCATACCCTCGTTTATGTTCAGCACGCCCGCCGCTGTTTTCATAGCCGAGTTGCTGTTGTAAATTCCCGATACTCTGTAACCCAAGAGCTTATAAACGGGATTCGTAATCGTAGGCTCTATGCTGTGAAGCGACACATTACTTCCTACTGCGTTTATATTTATCCTGTCGTTAAACCGTGACTTTCCCTCGTTTACCGCCCAATACTTATAAAGCCCGTTCGCTTGGTTATTTGCGTCTAAACTTGTTGCATTGTCCGTTAAAAGCGCCGCCGCAAGCTCCTCTGGCTTCCCTGCCGTACTGATGCTGTCCTTAAACTTGCTCTGGTCTGGAACATTGCTGTCCGCTATCTTATACTCACTGCTTGCATTAAGATACCCCGTTGCGAAGTTTACATAGTTCTGCAAAACCGCTGTTCCCGCCTGTGCGAAATAAGTCTGGTCGGAAATTAACTGCTTCTTATCGTCAAGCGTTATCATCGCGTTCGCGACCTTCGTATTCGTGTTCACAGGAAACCAGTTGTTGATTAGGTTATTCGCAAGCGCTAAGTTTCCAAGCATTACATGGTCGTCTGCACTGCTACTGTTCGCTCCGACCAAAGCCGCAAACGATGCGCCGATACCCTCTCCAGACGACTGCCTAGCGTTCGTTATCTTATTGTCCGACCCTAAAACACCGTCACCGCCTATAACTCCGATTCTAAACGGGAGGTTTATGTTCTCCTTCGTTAGCTTCTTTGTCGCAAGCGTGATTAGATTCTTACCCGCATCCTCGTTTACCGCCTGCGATAAAGCATCCTCGACTCCTGTTCCCTCTTTTATCTTGCTTAATGCGCTGTCAAAGATAAACTGCTGTGTGTCAGTGTAGAGAATCGTAGAGTAATTGCGGCTATCGTCCATGTTATACCCGACTAGCGGGTTAGTTCCCATATAATACTTTGTCGTGCTTCCGATTCCGTGACTGATACCGCTATACGCTCCCTCGATTAGCGAAGCGTCACTCGCCTGCAAGTAGCTGTTCTGCATAAACACATTCGTTAGGAGATTTATCTTCTTCTCCTTCGTTAAATGCTGATTCGCAGAAGCAGGTAAAACTACGACCGTCTTTCCATCCAGATTCGTAACGATATTTCCGAACGAATCTAAGTAAATTGGCGAATCTTTTGCCTTATTTAAGTTAGCGTCTACCGTCTTTCCGTACTCTGACTTCCTCTCTGCTCCGAGTATCGCCGCCTCAATCGCCATCGGGTCGTAACCGTCCGTATAATCTAGCACCGTAACTGGCTTTGAGTTTGCCGCGCTGATAAAGAACTCTGGCAAACGGAACTCTGTCGCATACTGCACCGTTATGTCAGTTCCGTCACCGCTCGCCGCCTTATAGTCTGCAACCCCCGTTACATACCCTTTCTCTTTATTCGATATATCGTCAAGCTTCCACTTGACCTCTGGAAACAGGTCGCTTAAAACCGCTGGCTTTGCGTCCTTCGTGTTCTCTGCCGTTAAACCCCCGACATTATCCTCAAGTTTATCTGCTAACTTCAAGTCATGATAAACGACCTTTATCTCTTTTAAGGATTTCGTCTGCATCTTGATAGCGTAAGACAGCATCGGATTTAATATCTCTGTCGCTTGGCTGTCTGACTCTACACTAAACTGCAAAGCCTCCTGCCCTTTACCGCCAGAACCACCAAATCCCTTCTGAAACGCCGACTTATAGTCATCTACCATCGGGACTGTGAAGTTACTTAGGAAAACTCCGAAAGTCACAAGCTCATACGGGTTCCAATCCTCTGCACCCCAACTCGCATCGTTTAACAAAGGCGAGCCTAGCGCCGCATTCGTACCTATCGAACCCGACAACTCTAACCCCTGCGCCGCTAACGGCACGCACAGGTTCGATACAGAAGCAAAAATTAGAAAACCCGCAATCACCTTGCTCCTATACTTCCGAACCTTGCTGTATATCTTTAACCTTAGTCTATACAGTAGACCATTCATTCTGTTACCTCTCTTATCTCAAGTTGAAGAAAGCATTCTGCAAACCCTCTACGAGCATTATCAACACATTCACAATCCCAGCTACCACCGCCATGAAGTTTACCGTTAAAAGAAGCACCGATAAACCTATTATCGCTATCATAGACATTATCGCTCCGCTGAATGTCAAATACTGCTTCTTATTCTCGTTATAGTCTGGAATATCCTCTTTACTGACTATCGCCTCGCGCTTTCCGAAGGTGATTAGATTTACAATCTTGAAATCCGCTACCGTCTGCGTGTCAAACGCCCAAGCCAAAGGCAACAAAATCGCATATGCTATCATAAAGATACCTACTATCTTAAACGCCGCCTGCATACTGCCATAGTTTGACTTTCGTTTGTCGGTATTAAAGTCTGTCTGTATCTTTGCTATCGTAGTCGGATTTAATATAATGCGATTCGTGTCTTTACTAAGCACATCTGCCGTGAAATTCATATCCAGATACTCTTTTAGCCTGTCTGTGTCGATATGATAACTATAATGCGCCGACCCAAGCCACTGATTCCACCATGCAATGCCGCCAGAAGTCGAAGCCTCGTCACTTATCGAAATCCAACTGCTATACAACTGACTGTCAAACACCGAAACATTGATACACATGCCATACAGAATGTCTACTGACTTGTCTGTACCTATAGCACCCGCATCCTTCGCCGCTAAACTGAACTTGTTGTCGTCATCCTTTATCGGGAAGTAAGTCGTCATCCATATCTTTGTCGCGTACTCGCTCTTTGTGAAAGTCTTTACCTGTGACTGCGCTTCCTGTGTATTATCCCCGCTTGTCCCGTTTGCTCCGTTCGTTCCGTCTCCGCTCGCTCCAGAAGAAGTCGCTACGCCGTCTGCCCCGAAACTATAAGTCGTTCCGCTAAACTCTTTAGTCGTATTCGCGAGCATCCAACCCTCGCTATCAAAGCCGTACTTCTTACCGCCTATCGTCTCGACCTTATTCTTCGGATATGTGCCATCACTAAACTTGTACCACCATCTACCGTCCGAACCCTGTTGCCACTCTCCGTTACTACTACTACTACTACTGCTAGACCCGCTGTTACTTGCCTGTGCCGTAGCTACACCGTCTGCCGCAAAGCTATATGTCGTCCCGCCAAACGCCTTAGTCGTATCACTAAGCATCCAGCCCTCACTATCAAAGCCATACTTCTTGCCACCGATAGTGACTACCCTATCTTTTGGATAAGTGCCGTTATTGTACTTATACCACCATCTTCCGTCCTCTCCCTGTTGCCAAGCTCCGTCTCCCGTGCCACCGCTACTACTTCCACTATCGCCACCGCCGATATTAATGCCTTGCGTAGCTCCCGTACTCGCAAGCCAGCTAGGTTCTGTTAAATCACTCTTTACTGTCCCGCCGTCTGGCATCGTATTATTCAGCCTTATCGCTGTCCCCTTGTTATCTGTATTTCCCGAACGAAAGTCTACCAAGTCGTTTATCGAAACCGCCTTTGCACCCTCGACCCGCTTTCCCTCTCGGTCAATAAACCAACCAAAGTTATTTATATCCTTTACCGTGCCATCCGTATTAAACTCGTTTAACCTAACTCGCCGTCCGAGAGAAACAAACTGCTCGCCACCACTCATAAAGTCTGGAAGATAAGTATACTCAAGATAATCTCTAAGCACGATTGAGTTACAACGATAGCTAACCGTATCGGAGCTATTCTGATACTTCCAAGTGTAGTCTATAGGCTCTCCCACGATAAACGAAGAACCACCCTCGTTATTCTTGTTTACCGCCCTAAATATCTTCTCCAAAGCCTTCCGCTCGTCTTGATTCAGAAGCTCCGTAGGAGTCGTATTTACGACACTGCCTGTCATGATGTTTACACTTACTAGATTCGACTGCGATATGTGCGTCTTTGCATTCGTTCCGTCCCACTCTAGGCTATCTACATAGCTTAACGGATAAACCATGCTATACACCTTATTACCGCCGTTACTAGCGTCATCTATTAGAAACGCATCGTTTGAGTTCTTTACTAGCTTTAATAAGTCCTGCACCGTCTTTCCGTTTAACTCATGAAGCCGCATGGAAAATGCTGGATACCCACCAGATAGGAACACCAAGTCCTTATTCGCTCCCTCATTTCCTGTCTTATTCGCGTCTGCCTCCGTAGTCTTTGCGTCATCCGCATCCCCAGACCACTGCACATTGTCATTCTCAAGCGTGTTAGTCATTAACGACTGGTCTTTTAGTATCGTTATGTCCGTCCTAACGAAACTCGCGTTTACGACCGCACGCGCCGCTGTTAAAGTCGCTTTATCTTCGTCCGACAAAGACGACTCATCCCCTTTACACTTATCTCTCAAATCCTTTATCGACTTACAAGCGTTTGATACCTCCGCCAAATCCTTTCCCGACAATGCGGAAGTATTTAACACATAAACCTTTGCGGAAGTCAGTATCGTGTCTAACTTATCTCCCGCAGAAGTGCTTGATGCGTCCTTATTCGCAAATATCTCAAATCCCTTTGATGTGTCATCCGCACCCAACTTCTCTGGTACTACCGAGTGACCGTGAGACTTCCACATCTCATACTTTCCAGACTCGTCTTTTTCAGCCCAATCCCCGTTCGCGGTCGAATGCACAATGAAATTCTTTATTAGATTTATCTTATCCTGCGTAAGCTGTTCGTCTCCGCTCCCGTCTAACTTTGCTATCTTTCCGACATTACTATCTATCTCGTTAAAGATATTCTCTTTCATCTGTGCAGAAACCAATCCCGCACCCGCAAGCGTGTTTAACTGCTCCTTATTCCAGTCTACCCTAGACTGAATCGTTGTACTATACGAATCAAGCACATCTCCGATAGACCCAGAACACGAAGTCAACATAACAGAACCCAGCATAACCCCTAGGCTCATAAACACCCGCCGAAAAGGGCTTCCTGCCCCATTACCCTTTCTCTTACTCACTGAATAGCCCTCCCGCTTAAAAGACCAAACTTTGCCTTAAACTCACTCCAAAAATAAACTAATGGGTACTGCTTGCGTTCCATTATCTTTACCGCTATTAAACAAAGATAAACGGCAGACACATTATAATGCCCGCCGTCTACCTTGTTCTAACCGTTTATCCCCTTAATTCAAAATCTTGAAGCCTTGAAGTAGCGGTATAACAACCTTCGCCACAATCGCAACTATCTTTCCAGAACCCAGTGTGAGCAGTCCAACGATAACCCCTAGCTTTAGTAGCGTAATTCCTCGTTTCTTAATATACAGCCTAAGCGCTGACTTCTCCCCAGCGCCGACCGCCGATTCCTCAACCGCCGACACTGCATCAAACGATATAAACCGAAGCTTAAACCTACTAGTGTCTCGCTCACCAGACCACTTCCTTGCAAACCCACTCTCCCGAAATACAGAGGATGAGACATAAACAACATCTATCCCGGTCACTAGGAAAGTTAGGAATACAATAACCACTAACAGGATTCCAAACACAAAGCCGAAAAACCGCTGTACCATTAGCTCTGCTGAATAAACCGACTCGTAGTTAAAGCTATTCGCTACATCCCCGTAGTTGTCTATCTCAAACTGCACAAGCTGTCACCTCACAGACCAAGGAACATGATTAATCCGCTACTTGCCGCAGAACCTCCGCCAAATGCACCAGCTAGAAGGTTAATAAATCCGCTCACAAGCCTTACGCCGATATTGATAAACAATCCAACCTGTCCAGTTATGAAAATATACAAGCAAACACCTAAAGCAATTAGATATGGTATTCTCTTTGTTGTATACTTCCAGATAGCGTTACCCTTTGACTCGCCAGTATCCTGCGCCTTAACTGCCGCAAGTGCCTCATCACTGATAAATCTAAAGGTGTGTCCGCCTCCCTCTGTGCTTCTCGAAAGACCACCGCCGCCTTCAAATCCGCTGTCAAAAACTGACCGAACAAGCGGTATCGCAACATACAGTATATCTATACCTGTCGTAAGTGATGTAAGTAGCATAGTCAACACTACCAGTATACCGACAATCGTCTGCACCAACGGTCTAAAACCACTAAGCGCCGCCGAAGCACTGTCCGTATCTGCCTGTAGGTTAAGCGAAGTGCTTATCTTGCCTATTTTATCCTCTACGCCCTTTGCCGACTTATCCGAAGCCGCCGCACTCTCTGATGCTACTTGACTCGAAAACGCAGAATAAAGGCTATCAAGCGAACCCTGCGAGACGCTATATGTGTGACCGCCAAGCGTTACATGAACCGTACTACTTAAGCCCGCCGCCTGTGCCTCTGCGTCAGACGAGTAAACGCCACTCACGGACTTGCCGTTTACCGTATACGCGCCATCACTGTACGAACCCTTGTCGCCCGACTTGTTGTAAATTGCCTCGACATCACTCTTACTATACGCCAACGCTGTCACTGGCGCGACCGAGGACGCGAGGAAAACCGATGCCATGAATGCCACGGCAAACCTCTTTATGCCCATATCATATCCCCACTTTCTCTAATAGCGGATAGGCTAACGCAAGCGCCATAAACACTGCGTTGAACACTATCGTTACCCTGTAAACTGTTTCCTCCCAGATGCCGCCCGTATTGAACTTCATGTTCTTAATCTTAAGAGCGACACCCAGAACCGTTAAACCCGCAACCAACAATACAGTTGCGACCATCTTTGACTCTGGTATAGGTAGCATATATGCCGACCCACTAAGCAAGATTAGCGTAACAGAAATCAAAAGATTCTTTAGCATATTTGCTCTCTTCGGAACAAACGCTACCTTGCTCTTCTTCGTAAAGGCAAATAGCCTTACTCCGTCTAGCGTTAGCATATCCGCAAACAAATGACTAAACCACCCAGACCAAAAGCCAAGTACTATCAAGATAAACACTGTCCGATTTGACTCATCAAGCCTTGCGTTTAACTGTAACGCCGCAATTAAACTAATTAGCCATATATCCCAGCTATGCGTCTGCCAACTCCTATGCCTACCGCCTGTTAAGTGAATTATCTTGTTGATTACAAAGTTTATTGTTGTCTTTTCTTTCACATTCTGCCATATGTGGTCTACATCGGGAAACAACGCCCCCTGCTTTCCGCATACAAGCATGACTACCAAGTTCACATAATAGCCTGTCTGACTAAGATGTAACTTATACACCAGAAAGTTTGCTAGTATAACAAAACATACCGCAAACTCCCTGTGCGTCCTGTAGGTCATTCTCTATCACCCCGTTAAACAAGCTCCTTTATCTGCTTTATCAGCACATTCTCCGATGACGCGATTAGTTTCTCCTGCGGAGAAGGCTCGCTCGGAAGAAAATCGCTTAATTCATAAAGCGGGGTCGTAACCCTTGACGATGCCGTTACACTAACCCTCGCGCAAGTCCCCTCTTCCCCGTTCTCTCTCGTACACCTAGCTATCCTCGGCTCAAATGAACACCGTCCAATTAAAGTCGCTTTCTCGCCTCGCTTTAGAGAATCCACAATCGAATCTGTCTCGCCCTTTAACACACACCGTATAATGTCCTCTGATATGCCTGTCCTGCGCTGTATATCTGTTAAACGCTCTTCTACTGTCATTCTACCACCTCCCCTTAAAAATCTACCGTCTTATTCCGTATCTCGTAGTCACGACCGTTCTTAGTCACTTCATACTCTGCCATCTCGGAATCGTACATAGCCGCGTCCAGTCTATCTAGGCTCGCGTCCTCTGCTGTCACTACAACGCTCGCTATGTCTTTGTCCATGAGCAAAAGGCTCACCGTCTTTAAGTCTGCCGTTAAACGCGCCCGAAACAAACTATCAGACTGCATCTCCTGCACTTCTGCTTTGCGCCGCTTCTTCCGCTCACGCTCTACTCTGTCCTTATTCCGCATGACGGACTGTAGTCGCTCAAACATAATTACTCCTTACACTGCGCCGATAGCCTTTAATAACCACTCGCCTCCGCTAACTAGCACACTGCCAAGCGCAAAGCCTATCTTCGGCATGATGCCTGTTAAATTAAGCGTAAGCAGTATCGGGACAATGATTAGCTCCTTTACCTTTGCCTTTAGATAATAGCCGTACTTACCTCTACCGACACCCAATGCCTCTAGCGCGTCTGTCGATACCCAGCAATGACCGCCCTGCTGTCCGTTACCCATAGAAGAGCCGCTCATGCCGCTGTTACCGCCAAAGCCACCCATTCCACCGTTGCCGCCGAAACCACCCATGCCGCCAAACGAACTGTTACCGCCAAAGCCGCCCATACCGCCGCTATTACCCTGTGCGGAGGCTGTCTTACCACCAGACAGGAAACCACCCAGAAGCTCTGGCGCGGTCAGATACAGCAAGTCAAGCACAGTCGTAAGCGGAATCAATATGATGATAAACCAGCTTATCAACTGTACAATCTTTGCAAAAACACCGCCGAGCGTCCTGTTTGCATAGGAAATTGCACCCGTATCTGCTGTTAGGTTGATAGATTCACCTATCTGCCGCGTTACATCGTTTCCCTTCGCGTCTGGCGTAAACTCTGGCAAACTTCCCTGCTTACTCTTCCCGCCCGCTACCGTTTCCGTTACCGCGCTCGTATTACTCGTTATTTCATCGAGCGACTTAGCCGCATAACTCGGCATGGCCGAAAACAGTGCTAGGCTTAAAGCAAGTATTGCCACAAATCTGCCTCTTTTCACGGAAAATACCTCTCTTTCCCCTAAATTATTTTTCGTGTGCGAAACAGACTGTGGTTCATTGGCAGGTAAACAAATAATCCCTAAATACAAAAAGGACGGGCTTCTAACCCGTCCTTAACTCGTATCTATCCCCTTTTCACTTACCAATCTTCGACATGAAATCCCCGACAAACTCTTCGTCCGTTAGCTTTCTGTCATGCTCGCTCTCACTTATCTCTTCCTCTTCGTCATCCTCATCCCCGAACAAACTCGCTGAACTTACATTACTCACTTTTACCAGCTCTCTACCAAATACCGAGGCTAATACCCCGCTGTTTAGCTCTGTCTCCCGTATCGTGTCAAGCGACTCGTCACGCTTCTTTGCTATCCCCTCCGCAAACTTCTTTAACCCATCGTCATTCTCTTTCGTAGCCTTTGATACCTTCGCCGCCTCGTGCGCCGTTAGTAACTTTATCTTCCCGATTCTCATGCCTGTCGTTAAAATCAGTAGCTCCCCTAATACGGATTTATCCGTATCTGCCGTATAAGTCCGAAGCGTATACTCCATTATCTGACAAAGCGTATCTATCTCATCTACATTGTACTGCTTAAAGAATGATACTGCCTTAGAAACAAACTTTGAAGTGTAGTTATCTAACCCTACTCCGTAACTTAGTCGTATACAGTCTAAAACAAACCGCACAAGACCGCTAAAGAATGCTCCTATCTCTACATGCTCGCTCTTTACCTTGTCAATAAACGCAAGCAACGCCTCTTGGCTCTTGTTCGCCGCAGTGAAATACTCGAAATACAAATCTGTATTTACCGACCCCGACCGCTCAAGCACATCCGAAATCCGTATCTCATGCCCTACAGACTTTACCAAGTCCTCTAGCATCTTGATACTCTCTCTCGGATTACAGTCATTTACCGTTGCTATCCGCTTTACCGCCTCTGTGCCGATACTTACGCCCTCTGCCTTACAAATAGAAATAAGCCTATGCACTAAGTCATCCAAATTCGCATTCGTTACATGAACCTTTACACTTAAACGACCTAGAATCGTCTCTAACATCTTCTCTTTGTTTGTCGTGCAAAGGATATAAACCTCGTAACTTCTCGGCTCTTCTAATCGCTTTAGCAATGCCGACTGTGCGCTCTGCGACAACTTATGGCACTCGTCTATGATACAAATTTTATACTTTGACCCGATAGGCTCGTTACCCATCTCGTCCATAAGATTCGCTACATCCTCTTTGCCTGTATTTACGCCAGCGTCTATCTCTATCACAGAGTCTAACCTAACAGACCCGTCTCCATACAGCAGATTCTCGTTCAAATCCATACACGACCCGCACTTATTACAAGCGTGACCGTCTACCTTATGCTCACAAAGCATCTCCTTCGCGATTAAACGCGCAAGCGTTGTCTTTCCAGAACCCCTAGTTCCCTCTAAAAGATATGTCTGCGCATACTTTGACGGGTCGGAAAGCCTCGGCATTATCTGCTTCTTAATTGCTTCCCCCATATAGTCATCTAATGTTGCAGGACGATACTTTCTGTCCCAAGATAAGCTATTTTCGCCCAAAACCATTGCCCTCCTTAAATAGAATCTTGCTTTATATAGTCACAGGGTACTGAAAGATATACAAAGTATTTCTCTACTCCTTTACAGAGAAAAGTCGCTGGGCTTTCCGCTAAACCCAACGACCTTATCTCTCGTTACTTCCCTGTCTTACTTAATTCCTTAACCGCACCCTCTTTAATCTTACTCTCAATCGTACTGACTACGCCCTGTACCGCTAAACCGTACTTCTTCGGGAGCGTAATGCTTCGATATGTCCCATCCTGCATCGTAAATATTACGCCAACACCGCCCTCTGGCTTCGTAAACTCCGCTTTCTTTATGTCTGCGACATTAAACTCTTCGTTCTGTAAAGTGAACTTTCCGTCCTTATAGTCAAACCCTATATCCTTCTTCACATTCGCTATCGTTGTGCTTCCAAGCGTCAATATAACCGCTACCACCGCGCAAAGGACAGCCATCTTTACAAGCTTAATGACAAACCCAAGCACACCTAGCGCTACCACAATCACAATCGCCGCAATCCACACTTTTCTATCAATCGAAAGCAAAAACTCCATTTTCTATCCCCTCTCGGTGATTTCTCTATAAACGGGAAATACCTAGCCACTCGGACTAGGTATTTCCCTCTCTGACTAGCCTAGAAGGTCAAGCCTCGATGCTTGCACTCTTCGCAATAAGCTCACGGATATAGTTAGCCGCCGCGCTCTGCTTAGAAACCTTCTGCTTGGTGCTACGGCGCTTTCTGCTACCGCTCTTCTTGTTGTAAGACGGGTCGTTCAGGTATCCGAAAGTATCCACATACTCAACGACCACCCACTTCTTCACACCAGTAGCCTCATCCTCTTCTGGCACGGAGATGTTCTTCTTATACTTGTCGTCCTGCACACTGAAATTGCCTGTATCCATGAGGACATACCACTTGGACAGGCGGTTAATCAGTTCCTCGTCACCGACTGGAACACCCTCTGCGACAAACCTACTGATGCCCCTAGTAGCAAGCTTGAAGTTCTTACCACGGAAGCTGTACTCGATACGAGCCATAAGCTCCGTAACCGCCCACTTCGGAAGAACCATCTCATCACCTGGCTGTGCAACAGCGCTTACAATATCTCTCTGCCAAGTGCCATCTTCTCTCTTAGCACTCTTGAAAGTTCTGTAAGTAATCGGAGAATTACCGACATTCTTAAGTAGATAACCGACAATGTCGGAAGTGTTGAACACACCATGCTTGCCGTCCTTACCCTTCTTCTCCTTACCCTTATTCTGCATACCGCCCTTATCACCGTATGCAATGACACCAATGCACTCGATGTCCTCACTGCGCGGGTTGTTAATAGCGTCACGGAATGACTCATCGGTCACATACAGCTTCGTAAACTGTGCCTTCAGATTATCATAAGTTGCAACATCTGCATTCTTTGCATGAGTAGGGGTCTCCTCAAGCTCCTCCGTTGCTTCGACAGTCGCGGAAGTATCCTCCGTAATCGGGTCGAATGCGCTAAGTGCGCTGTTGTCGCCAGTTGCCTGTAACTTGTTGATTGCGTCCATAGTTATATCTCCTCTCAAATGCGAAATGTGATTGATGAACAGCCCCTGCTCACCGTTTATACGACAATTATAGGCGATAAGCCTGCATAAGTCAAGCAAATACCAACGAAAATTTTGTAAAAGCCAGAAATTTTCTCCGATAAACCAAGATGACCTCGACTTACTTAACGACTGTTAAACTTTCGTCCTAAAATTTCCCCGCATGACCCGACTGACCCCACCCAAAACCAAATCTGCCTCGCTATTCTCTAACAAAAACCAAATTAAAAGAGGGCGACCCCTCGCTGTCCCCCTCTCTCACTCTCAATAGCTTATATCCCCCACTATCGTATAGTCGTTTAGCTTCGCAATCCTATATTTGACCGAAAAACTGTCCCCTACCGCTAACTTCTCTGCCTTGCTATACGGTATCTCAAGCTCGTATGTCCCAGATAAACCACTGATGCCACCTGTCACTACCGCTTTCACCGTTTTCTCCCCTGTCTTGCTGTCCTTCACATAGGCTTTAATTGAAGTTACCGTGAAATCTCCGTTTATTACATTGCTAAACGCTAACTCGCTTAGTTCTATCTCATCCCAACCGCCATCCGTTAGCGACACTCTCCTTACAGGGGCTTCCGTAGAAGATTCTGCCTTGGTATCCTGCTTTGCCTCTTCCTTACGGCTCTCTTTTTCGACTCGCGTACTCGCCTCTGTCTCTACCGCCGTCTTTACACTTGCTGTCTCTCGCTTTCCGCTACCTTTACTGATTCGCGTAATGACTCCAGCTATCATTAGCCCACCTAGGATAATAATAACGCCTACAACCCCTAGGATAAACGCTCGCTTCTTCTTTCCGTCCTCATCAAAGTAGGTATCGCCCCCAGAGTTCCCTAGGCTATCGGGGTTTATCGTTAGCGGAGCGCTATCGTCTCCCCCAATCGAAAACCCACTGTCGCCCTCGGAGCTACTGTCTCCCCCAAACGAAAACATATCATCATCTGCCTCGGAGCTGTCCTCTGTCCCAAAACCAAAGTCATCAAGCCCTAAGTCGTCATCAAATTTCGCCATTCTATGTCCCTCTTAAGCCGCCTAGCTTCGCTTACAAACGCCTTTAAGCCGCCTCGCTTAAACCCAAAGTAGACGCTCTTTAACTCTACCTTGCATCGTCTTACAAAGGCTCTTACAAAGCGCGCTATCACTGTAAAGCGTCCCGTCTGCTACCGATAATAGCTTATCTCCCTTGACCGTTACCTCGACCTCTCGCTTCCCGTAGTCGATTACCCAGTTAAATATCCCGATATACCCGAGGTCTCGTAAGGATACTACACTCTTTAGATATTTCTTCCCGACCTTATCCTTTACTACAAGCTCTTCTATGTCGGAAACCGTTAGCATATTCTGCGATAGCTCTGTGTAAATGTCTTTCCCTGTTAGCCTAGCACCTATCTGACGGCAGAAGTTGTAGCTGTCAAAGTCTTTCAGTAACCTAACTAGGCTCTCATCTCGAATAAACTCTGCGTGCTTATAATACACGGGGACTTTTGCACAGCACCCCTTACTTAGCCGTATCTCAACACTCTCATAGTCCCAGTCAGACACATCACACACTTCCCCGTCCGACCACCGTAGCATGACCCGTATCGCTTTCCCGCTTGGCTTACTTATCACCGCGTTTATGCTCTGTAATGCCGTCAGCTCTTCCTCAAGCTCTGCAATGCGCTTGTCTATCTCCTCTTGCGTGATAGTCTCTAAATCGCCCCGTATCACTAGCCTCTCGTGATTCTTGTTGTGAATAAACTCAATTATCACCGCACACTTCCCGCGCCTAAGAACTAATCTTACATCTGCCGCGTTGATACAACTTATCCTACACACCCCATCACTGCCGTTTAACTTCTCGATATACTGCTTTAACTCCCCCTCGCTCATCTATCGTCCCCTTACTCATCAAAATCTTCTGCCGTAAACCATGTCCTGCAACGCTCTATCTCGCCTGTCTCGTAGGAAAGCCGCACAATGTCGTGACGATTCTCTCCCTCTATCAGTAAATACAAATACTCGTTGTCCGAAGAATAAATGCTTAGATAGTCGGGGAAATACTCAAATCCCTCTGTATCCATAAGCACTATCTCTTTGCTGTCCATAAACTCCCGTAATTTGCACTGATAAAGCCGACCAGCAAGCACATAATAGACTAAATCACCCCTAACGATTCCTCGCGCCTGCACAGTAGTTACTGACCTGTCGTATGTCCCTGCCTTTATCATCTGCTTAAAGACACTTCCAAGCCCCGCATACTCCTCTTTGGATAGCTTCTCCTCTTCCCCGTAAAGCGTATTCTCGCTGTCATCCAATAGAGCATCCCCTAAACTGTCAAGATATGGACTCTTCTTATAGAAATTTACCCAGTATAACGGCAAATCTCCGCTCATCTGATAAACTTCTCCGTCTAAGTCCTTAGTCTCTACAAGACCGCTCTCCTCAATGCCCTTCACATACGCCTCTAGTCGATAAATGTCGTCCGTCCCGACATCCACAAGCGTCCCCTTCTCGATTGAGATAGTCGCTCCGACTTTATGGAATTTCAGCATCGTCTTTAACTCGCGAAGAAGCGTCTCTATGTCGCCGCAAGCGTCATAAAACTCGGGATAAAAAACCTCGTAAAAGTCTGTCGTGTCGCCATCATCTAAAATCTCGTTTACACACCACAGAAACTCTTCATACCCCGAATCTTCTGAATAATCGTCCAAATACTCGTCAACGAACTCAAATCCAGACAAGTCACGCACAATGTCGTAAGTGCTTCCGATAAACCTAACCCCGCAGTCGTCCGAAAGCTTAATGACTAAGCTGTTCCCCTTTATTGCAATATTTCCAGAATACTCTTCGTTTACCCCGACAAGGCACTCCGAAACCGCTACATACTTAATCGGCTCTTCAATCGCATAGAGCGGATAGGGAAACGAGTAGTATATATCTCTATAACCACTCACCGCTGACTCCAAACCCTCAATCCCAGCATAAACCTCTCCGTTTATACTGTTCTCCCCGAGGTCTCTCCTTAACTTTCCCGCCTCCGCAAGCTCAAAGAGTTCGACATTTACCGATACCTCTTTCCCGTTTACAACCTTCTTCATGCGTCCCTCCTGTACAAGACAAAACTTAAATCTTTATCATGCCCAACGCCTACGCGCTGATACCCCGCACTCTCCGCAATTTGACCCGATGCTACCGATAAACCAGACGCCCGTATCTCTAGGCGATACCCTCTCTCGATAAGCATATCGGAGAGAAACTTTATCACCTCTTCCCCGTAATGCCGCCGCCTAGAGGACGGCATTACCCAGAAACCAAGCTCTAAATACTCACCTCTCCGATACACCGATACGTTCCCGACAAACTCCCGCGTTACCGCGCACACGATTGCAAGCCGAACCCCATTCTTACTACGCTTATCAAAAGTCTCTTGATTGTCTCTGACATATGCTCGCGCTACCGACTCGATTTCACTATCCTTAACACTTCCACCGCCCATAACACGCAAGTCATCGCCATGCCGCATAAACTCTTCTACATAACGAGCGTAGTCGCTTCGATACCGCCTTAATATGAGCCTCGGCGTTACCAAATCGCTATATAGAGCTTTATCCATGCGTTTTGTCAGCTCCCGTGTTCTTACTCTCCATAAGCCTGCTTATCCAGCCGTCCAGCATCGCATAAACACTGTCTACATGGTCGCTCTTAAATAGGCGCTTTCCCGTAGTCGTAGCGCTCTCCTCTCTCTTCGGAGGCTCTGGAATTATACTATCATCCTCTGTACTCTCTTCGCTGTCCCCAAAATCTAAGCTTAAATCATCCTCGCTTGCGCCACACTCTAAGCCCGCGCTACCCTCTAGGTCGCTCATAGAGAGCTTCTTACTCGTGCTGTGCGCTTTAGCACACACTCCTTTAAGCTCTTCGATAACTGCCGTTAAACTCTCGCTATCTCCGTCACAGTCCTCTACCTTGTCACAATAATATCCGTAGACCTCTTCCGTTAGCTTACTTTCGATTCCGTCCAGCAAACTGTATGCCCTATCCTCTAGGTTCATCTTTGAAAACCCCCGTTTACTCGGAACGGTTTTCCCCGCCCCTTACTTATCGTCCTTTTTGCTATACTTACTCGCCTTTTCTCTCTCTAACATCTCGCGCATTCTCTCTTTCTCTGCCATTAAATGCGCCCTGTATGTCCCGAGAACGATTACTAGGCATAATAGAAGCACTATCGCCGAAACTATCTTGATAACCCGCATAGTCTTTGCTGTCTTTGCCTCTTTCTCACTGTTACGCTCGCTATACTGCGCTTCCTTATCCGAGCCGTTACCTGTCATCTTGCCGTCAAGCTTCTTATACTCGATTACATTGCCGTCCGCATCCGTAGCCGTTATCGTGTTTCCATCGTCACTCATACTGCCCTCGGTGATTGCACTTCCCGAACTACCCGATGTATCTCCCTGCAACGATACTTCCTTATACGCCGCTGTCGATGCGTCTGCTTTCGCTACATAATAGTAAGACGATTCCTGCGTATAAACCTCTCCGCTGTCGTCCAGTATCTTGACCGTGATAGTTAAGTCGCCCGTGCCTACACCCTCTAAGTCACGCATCCCGACCGTTATATCCGAGTTCCCTTTACCCTTACCGCTCTTTAACTCTTTCCCATCACTTACGACACTATACTGATACGGAAACTCTCCAGTATCCTCGATTCCTTTTCTTAACCTGTGCGCATTTATGATTAAATCCCCGTCCTGTGACGCATAAATGTCCGCGTACAAGTAGTTTGAACCCGCATCATCCGCTACCGTCTCGTCTTTCCCAAGCTTATACTCATTCGCATCCGAGGACGCGATAAACGCTACATTCGTGTTATTCGCATTGTCAAACTCTAACTTCCATGTCCCCACTTCCTTGCCGTCTAGCGTATACTTCCGCGCTAACGCCGTATTACTCTTTAAGTCAAGACCTACTAGGTTACTGCCGTCATATACCGCTCCGCTCGGTGCAGTCAGCTTAAACCCCGCCCCCGCATCGTCCGACATCACTATTACCTCTATCGGACTCGCCGCTGTTATATCATACTCCTCGCTCACTGGCTCTGCATATGCTAACATACTGCACGATACTGCCATAAGTACAGAGGCAAGTACAACTCGTATTGCTCTATTTCCCATTTCTACTCCTCTTCACTTAAATCTCTTAAAACGAAAGGGGCGAAGCCGTAACTCCACCCCCTCCAGATACACCTTAGTTCAAATCCATGACCGTATTGTTACTCATGTAGTAAATCCGACTCTTAAAAGCGTCATTCAGCCCGCTCACCGTTATGTCTACCCCGTTAAACGAACCGATATAATACGCCTTGTCACTGCCCATCGGCGCGGCACTCATACGATACTGCACTGTCCTTGTCTTATCCTTGTCACCAGAAATTATGTCTCCGTGGCTCTCAAGCTTTCCAGACAACTTCGTATCCGCTACCTCTGACCGATTGTTCGGCTTCCCGTTTCCGTCCGTAAATCCAAGTTGCGCCCTGCCTAAAGTCTCCACAACCTCGATTCCGTCCTGCGCCTCGTAATACCAACGAACTCCGTTTCTATCACTACCCCTTGCTTTGTCCAAAGACTTCACAAAGTTCGTGACAAACTTTGTCCGCTCATTTACATTCCGAACTTCACTGTTTTCGAGCAAACCGTCTCCCGTGTCTGCACTGCTCGTGATATTCGTACTCGCTATCTCATGTCCATCTTTCGTTACGACAACTCTTAAGCCGTTATGCAACACATCGCCCGTTAAATCGCCGTATACCCGATAAACATGCTGTTCAAAAACTCCCGTATTCGTTCCCGCTGTCGCCATCTGCTTGTCTACAACCGACATCTGCGCTCCGTTACCGTCCGTCTTTCCGACCTTCAAGTAATACTTACTGTCTGCGCCGTTCTGCAAGTTGTTACCACCAAACGACTGCACTGGATTGATACCCGATACCTTTGTCTCTGGCTCTGCTGTGCGGATGCCGTCATCGACCCACTTCTCGACTTGATACTTCTCTAAAGTCGATACCATGTCATTATAGAACTTCGCACCGTCTGCCTTAGCTACCGAGGTCGTCTTTACGCTATCTTTGTCCGTTCCGACTAGAGTTCCCTTTAACTCGTCCGGTATACTCACTTGAAGCGTCCTAAAGCCTACCCAAACCTCTGGCGTGTTTGCCTTGTCTGTTGAGTTAGACCGTAACTCTATCGTTGCACCGCCAGGTAACAAGTTTTCAGTTGCAGGTCTAATGCCGTTTGCCTCAAGTACCTTCTTCGCTCGCTCGTGTATACTCCACTGCTCCGAAGCTAGACTGATTCCGTATGCGTTATCGCTTCCCTTTGAGTTATAAACACCTGTCTCTACAGAGAAGTTGTCTAACACCGAACTCGTGTTACTCGATGTGATAAACGCACTCTCGTTTCCTGCGCTACTATGGTCGTATGTGTCTGACTTCTGGAAATACATCTTGTGATACGGGAAAAACTCGATAAACTGCTTGCCGTCTGCCGCGTAGCTATTATGCAAGTTGTAGTTCTGCCCGAAAATTCCAAATGCCCCCGCGTTAGCACTTGACTTCTCCGCGCCCTTACCTGCGTTTCCGACAAATCCATACGCGATTACATTGTTATCCCTACTATACAGCGCGTTTAGATATGCAAGATTCGGAACTTCCGATGCCGTATAGCTAGTTAAGCCTATTGGTCCGTGGTAGTGTCCTCTATCGTTCTGCACCCTGCGCTTTCTTATCGGGTCTAGCTTTCCTGCATACTGATACAGCGTCTTAAACGAGTCATTAAACGCATACTGCGCGGAACTCTCTGACAACAGTCGTCCACCGCCATAAACTGCACTCACATTGTCTACACCTATCTTACTGATTAGACCTTCGTTGTTCTGATGATTGGAAGAACCGCTGATTAAACCGTTCGGATACGCCGTAAGCCTATCCTTTGCCTTATCTCGATACACCGTAAACTGCATATTCGGCGCCAATCCGTTACTTGCTACAAAACCTAGCGCTCTCGAACTTCCCTCGTCCGATACCCGTCCTGTCTCTATCGTCTTAAACTCGCCGTCCGTTCCGACAAACGAAGTCGCGCCGTAGTTAAAGTTATTTCGGATATTAAATGCCCAATCCGCGTCCACTATCGTACTATACCAGTGGCACTCGTAGTGGTCTATATGCTCGTCACCGTCATCATCGTAATGCGACCGCTCTGGCATCATTCCATGCTCGTCTGGGATATTCCAAGTGTGCTTAATCTCTCTAGCTACTGCAAGGTCTGACAGCTTAAATGTGTGCGCTATCTCACTCTGCATGAGCTTTAACGGCGCTGTCTCCTCGACCTTACTCACCGTATAGTGAATATAAATCGTGTGATGACTCTCCGGTACAGGAATTACCTCGCTATTACCGTCATTTCCGTTCGTATTCGTTATGACGCTACTCCAAGGCGTTCCACCATCCAAGCCATTAAACGGCTCGCCCTCGGTTGTGCGGGTCTTATCAATAATGTAACCACCCTCACCGCCGTTATAGTTCGGCACTCTCTTTATCTTCTCTACCGTTGTCGGCTTTAACTGATTTCCGTCTGCATCCTCATAAACCTTTACAACCCACACAGGGTCATAAACTAATCGAACATACAGCACATCGTTATCTTCTAGGCTCGTTGTCGTAGTACCCGTGCCTGTCTGCTTATTCGGAATTGAACCCTTTATCGCACCGTAGTCGTTCACACCCGCTGAACCGTTTCCGTTTGACGGGAACTTATCCACATTCGATGTGAACCAGTTATCTACCGTATACTCGCCCTCGTCCTCTATCTTAATCGGGGACACCGTATTGACTCGTATCTGCGTATCCTCGTAAATAAACGAATTCGCTCCCGCTTTCCGAGCGTATATCTTTACTATCTTCTTGTTCGGATTCGGGTCTTGACTCGGGTCGCTTAGTGGGTCAGTATTCGGGTCTGGTGCTGGCGCTCTCCTATACGTTCCGCTACTGCCGTAATTATGGCTGTCAAAGGTGTGCGTTGCTGGCGTTTTCGGCTTAAAGAACTCGCCCTTAAAAATAAACACCGAATAGCCGTTCTCTTTCGCGTTATTATTTGCTCCAAGCGAATACAAGCTCCACAAATTTGAATTTGGCGTATAGTCTATCGCGTGCGCCCCTTGGCACTGATAAACTCCTAAATCTGTATCGTCCTTATCGACCATCATGGTCGTAATGCCAAGTGAACCCGTTCCCCAGTCCGGTCCAACGGAGCAATCGTGTATTAGATTGTCACTGTAACCTACCGCCTTTAATTGCTCGTAGGTTTCTTTAGCGATATACGAAGCTGTCCCGTATCTAACCGACCTAAGATAATTCTCATGGACAGTTCCAGTCCTCGCTATACGCTCTGCGTTTGTAGTAATAACCTCTGGAACATACCAGTAAATCGGCTCGGCGATTAGGCTATACTTGTACTCTATCATAGCGTCAGCTATGGAATATTTAGAACCGTCTGGTTTGTTAGTGTTTACTTTGTCTGCACCACCAACGCCGGGAAGAAGCTTAAATAAAGGCTGTCCTCCCATTGCCGAGTCGCCCTTGTTATCGTACAGCGGTATATCCATATTAACGATATAAGTCGCAATATTTGTGTCACTCTCCGACCCATCCGTATACTTAACCATTGTGGCAAAGGCGTTCTTCAAGTTCACACCACCAGCCAAGAACTGACCCGAGTCGTCAAGATAAGATGGCAGTGTCATTCTTCGGGGTAAGTTGTTCAGAACAGACTGCTCTACCTCCTTACCAGCCTTACGAGCGTAATAATCTACACTATTCCAAAGAATATAGTTAAAAGATGACCTTGGAATCATTACCGTAGTTATCTTGCCATGCTTACCTTGATGCGGAGGAACTCCGGTATTTACACCCTGCGACCATGAAATACCTGTGTACTTCTCTGTCTTAATACCATTTGAATACTCAAAATCGTCTCTCTTGTTGCCTTGCTTCTTCCAACCTATCCAGTTCATAAACCGAGCGGTATACTTTCCAATCTCTGCCTCACTACCAGAAAATTGATTTGACCGTACCTCGGAATCTCCGAAACTTAAACCAGTGATTAAACTCTTTGGCACATAGTTTACAATGTCAACGGAGTTTGCAACCCTATCACCGTCTTTATCAACGATAGATAAACGGATTCCTTGGTTTTGCGGATAAGCATGGAACTTTGCCGCGTAGTTTGGGTCATTACCAGAAGCAACGCCACCCTCCGAACCAGCGTTTACCCCCAAACCCCCCGCCGCAGACGCGGTGACTGGAACTGCCACAGTCACCGCAACGGCTAAGGCTAAAGACAAACCCTGCTTTAATGCTTTCTTTACCCTGTTAAACATTAGTCACCTCAATCATTTGCGTGTACTGACTCAAAGTAGGCTTGAAACTCTGGAGAAGCAACAAGGCGCTTTGCCTCTTCAAGCTCTGCGTCCTGTATCGCGCTGATAGCGTCATTTACATCCTTACCTACCGAGCCATCTGAACTTGTATCCGTTATCGCCTCGTTGTTCTGCTGTTGTACACTCTCTGCTATCTGACCGTATTCACTCGCGGATAAACCCTGCTCAACTGTTGGAATTATCTGTGCTGGTTCTGTTAAATTCTTGCCATCCGCGTCAGTCTCGGCATAGGTCTCTGGCTCGGAAGCTTCAGTACTTGCCTCTGTCTCATCAACGCCATGTGCAAGACCACCAGTTGAGCGTCCTTCCTTGGCGATTCCTGTATCTAAGTCGTCAGTGTTAAAGCTGTCACCAGACTCTTCCTCGCTCAAAGCTGATGTAGATTGGGTACTCGTACCAACAGCTTTAGACTCCATATCCTGCTTGTCCCTGTGTGGCTTTCTTAAAAACACAGATAATGCTACTGCCGTAACAGCCACAAGAGCTATACTTACTGTAATTATGATTTTTCTCTTGCTCATAAGTTCCCCGATTTATTTAATGTATACCGTTCTTTACATCTGTCAATGGATTAAAGCCTGCCTTCCTTGGGTCAGACTTGTTCACTGCATCCCAGTTAAACTCACTATTGCTTGCCGCGTTATTATTCAATGTATAACCACTGTCCCCCGCTGGGTCTACGTTCGCGGGCGGGATGTCCTCTATCCGCTTCGGGGTCTCCTGCGCCGCCGTGTTATACGAGGTGCTACCGCCTAGGCTGTCTACATAGGTAAGTGTACCCGAAGCCGTGTTGTAGACATAGTAGTTACCACTATCCCTTATCGCCCTGTCGTTCTCCGCGTCTCCCATTAAAGCGCCCTCGGGGTTTCCAGAACCCGCTGTCCACGCCTTAATCGTGTGACCGTTAAACGACTCGCCGTTCCGAATCATGTGACCGTATCTTCCGTCATGCTGATTCGACAGGAGATAGCTATAGCCGCCATCACTTATCAGACCCGTTTTCATGTTACCCTGCGCGTCCATGTAATACCAATCGTTCGTTGCCTCGTCTCTTACCCAGCCCGTAGCATAGCTACCGTCTGCTCTCCGATACTTCCAGTTGTAGCCGTCAGACGACTCCCAATGCGCGTTCGCGGAAGGCTGTGCCACCGCAGGGGTCTGCGCCGCCGCTAAAGACGACCTGTTCATCTTGATTACCGTGGACGCATATGCGTCAAACTCTCCCATCGTAAATGTCGCGCCCGCCGCCGCAAGCGTTAGCATCAGTGACAGCGCCGAAATACGGATGGTGTCCTGCTTATTCTTCATATCTGTTTCCTCCTAATTTGCAAATTCTTTTTATGCGCGGAAAACTTGCTCGTGTACAAGGCTTGGTATATTAACTCACAAAACAATCACCTCTATCTGGAATGGTCCCCAGTCGTCTACTTGATGCTGGAAGATTTCCCGCATCCGTCCCTCAAGCTCCTCTAAACTTAAACCGCTCATATACTCTTTACTAGCCTCTAAAATTAGCTCATCGTGCCTAGTATAATATAAACTAAGCCCCTCCGCTATACCCTCTGTCTCAAAATGTCTTACCAATAAACTCAATATATCCGAGCCTGTCCCCTGCACAGGATAATCCATTAACTGCCGACTTAACTGCCCGACCTGTCTAGCTGTTGCCCGAAGCGGCGTTCCGAAATATGTCTTGCAGGCTCTAATCTTGTTGTTCGCATAGGCGTAACATTTACTTCTATAGGATTTAAGCTCTGGTATCTTGTTGAAATAAGAATATATCTCGTCTGCGTCTATTAACAGGCACATCTCCTTGAGCGCCCGTTTGGAAGTCCCGTAAGTTAAAGCATTCCAAGCTACCTTACACTCTGCCCTCTCATCTTCACTCGGCATTCTCCCATAAACTAAGTCGAAAATCCCGCTATACAGGTCACAGTTATATTTTCGATACGCCTCTTTTAGTGACTCTATCCCAAGCCAGCTTATCAAAATCATAGGCTCTTGATTCTTAATGTCTATGCTGATTAAACTAGCCCCGTCCTTATACGGGCGTATGATGTCCCACAAAATGTCTTTCTGGATGTTCATAAGAGCGGGCTTCTCGTAGTTTATGCGATTTGTGTCCCCAAGCGTTATGTTCGGATGCATTAGCCCGTATTTATCGCACTGCAACAGCAAACTATCTATCGTCTCTACCCGCTTCTTTACATACCGATATTCGAGTAAGTCCAGTGCAAGCCTATTACCCTCATCCGCTAAACGCTCTAAATACTCTTTCTTTGTCGTGAGCTTCCCGTCTTTATCTCGTAGTACCGAAAGCTCTTCTTCGTCTAAAACCCGCAATAAACAACTTTCAAGCTGTCTCTGGCTGTTCGGATTCTCAAGCCCATACTCTCCCCGAAAGATACGGAGCTTATCGTTCACATCGAAATTTAGCGACTTCCGAAGCTCAAACACCTTCCCGTCAAGCCGCACTCCCCTCTTTACAACTGCTCTCTCTACTGCCGCCCTTAAATACCCGATGTCTGGCTTATCTACCTTACTGTCGATTCGATACATCTTTTCATCCCTCTCGCGATTTCTAAATCGCCGTATAAACCATTCCCACTGCCGAACAAATATTCGATAGGGGAGCCGCCGAGGACTCCCCGCCCTTGACCGCTCCCCCTTTGCCCCCTCAAAAACCTACCCCCAAACCCCCTCTTTTTAAGAGGCTGATTTTTGGGTGTCTGGTATAGGCGTTTTTACTATAAGTCCTACCCAATTTTCCATACCGGTATTTCCTCTATTTTAGAGAGTTTTTAAAATCTCTAAGCCCCGCCTAGTCGTGACCTAAAAGAAAATTATTTTCTTTGAAGTTTGAAAAACTGATAGAGTATAGCAAATTTTACCCGCTGGTCTAACGCCATTTAACGCCTAGATTTTTGATAAGTATACCCGATTTTTCTGACGGGTTCTCGCGATTTATTTCCTTAATACTTACTGTCAAACTGCACTAACAGCTCGCTCTCGGCACTCTGCGCTTGCGTAATTACTGGTAAGAACTCTACATTGAAACTATAATCTGGCGTGAAGCTAACCACCCGCACTCCGCTACACTCCCGATAGATATAGTTCGTTACACTCGCTAAATCCGTTCTTAACCGCTTCGGCGTAAACCCATACGCATAAACTCTTAAAGACCCGTCACGCAAATTTACACGATTGCTCTCGAAATTGTTCTTACTCACCGCGTAAACATAAATAACACTACCGCCTGCCCCCATTACCGCATTCATACCGCACTGACTCGCAGGCTTCCTCGTAGATGCTACGATAACATACCTAGATAACAGCCTAATAAACTTGTTATCTATTCGGATATACTGTATCTCCGCGTCTCTTAGCGTACCGTCACTCTCCTGCCGCGTCATCTTTCCAGTCATTAACTTCCCGACACCATCTGCAACGTAGATTACATTCCCTCTACCCTGCACTTCTTCTTTTGTTAATACTGGCTTCCTTGTACTAGCTAGGTCACTGTCCGCTCTACCGACTCTAAGCACATCATAATACCGCTCTGCACCTAAATACCGACTTGAGTTGTAAATACAAAACTTTGAGTCTGCGGGTATCTTGTCTACTATCGCTTTCACGGCTAAAACCGTAACACTGCTCTTTGGAAGCTGACTATTCGATATTCGCTCTGACAAATCCCCTGCCTTGTCCCCGCACAAACCGAAATGCTTATACATATAACGATAGTGGGACGCTAATACCCTAACCGCTGTCCCACTACTAAGCTGATTCCTTCTCCCAGATACCGACCTAAACGCATCCGCAAACTCTATATCCTTCGCAGACAGCTTAATCCGAACTAAATAGTTCACCATCTGCACAAACCTCTCGTTTGTAGCGTTCTGATTCCCCGACTCAAGCAATATTTCACTTACCTTCGTTACCGTAAGCGCCCCTAAACCCTTGCCTATTGCCATATTTAGAGTCCATATCGCTCCATTCACTACTTCCCTCGGAAACCCGAGGGCTAGACACTCATCATACGAAAGACCCGCATCATCTACCGAAATCATCCCCCAGTCTCCTCCTCTTTTCTTTTTAGATACTCCGTAGTAGCGTACAAGTCTCTAAAGCACGAACAATCATCAAACCCATGCTCAAGATAAACTTCCTTGCGCCTCTCCCAAGGTGACGCTACTCTGAAAATCTGTAGCTTCGTGTAGAAGTAACGCTCGGACTCTAGCACCTTTAATGCACTATCAAGCTTTTCCCCACTTAGCTTATCTCGTAATACTGCTTCAACCGCGCTCTCTACACTTAAACTCTCGACTTTTGCTCCGTCCCGTATCGCTTCCTCTAAAAATACATAAAACTCTTCGTTAGAAAGCCCCGCTCCCGTTAGCTTCCTTGCCTTGTCCCCGCATAAACAGAAATAAAGCAGTAGAGCGTTGTACGGTATCGGATAGCCATATCTACGGAGACAAGCCCTATACAGGTTATTGTCAAACACTCTCTTCGTAAGGTCTGGAAAACGGAACATAAACCGCACGTTCCGACTACAAAGCCTCCAGAGATTCGCGTCATCTGTTAGAATCACGCTCTCATCGAAGATTAACCCCATGTCTTTGACAATCGAATAGATTAAATCGTCCGCGTTAAACCCGCTATTCTGATAAACCCCGTAGCCTAGGCTCTTAAAATACTCGACAAACTCTTCCCTGCGCTCTCGTAACTTATCATCCATACGCGCTTTCCGCACTTCACGGAAGTTTGTTGAGAGTATTGAACCCTTATCGTTATCATCAAAGCAAACCGAAACCGTTATGTTTACTTTACGCTTAAACCGCTTCCAGCACGACTGCCGTATGCGTGTCATCGTCTGCTCTATCTCTTTACTAACATAGAACTTTAGCGTGTTATTAATGTGACGATTCCCGACTGTCTGTATCTTACTCTCTAGGCTACCGTGCCGTAGCCTGTCAAAATAATCCAGTAGACCGTCAAAGTCTATGATTAAGTTGACCTTTAACTTACGGTTCATCCGTCTAAGCGTATCCTTCGCGTAATACGGATTCTCTACCGCCTTTTCCTCTAACCTATCCTGCATACCTACTCCCTTTACTTGTCAAGTAGCGTTACCTTAAACGGCTCTACCGACCCAGCTGGCGCAATCAACTTTCTCATCGGCGCAATATAACTTACAAGCTCCTCAATAAACTTTCTGTCCTCTCCAGCTAACTCACTCGTCTTTACCAGACCCTTTGGAGTAAACTCGGCTAAAACAGTATACTCTGTATCGTATACACCGTTTCCGTCTATCAAAACCTCTTTACCCCCGAGCGTTAGCTTAAGTGGTCTAAAATACCCGAACTCCGTCATACTTAACGCCTCGCCTTTTCCAAGTCTCGGCGGCTTCACGCTTAAACCGACCGTTATGTGATACCGCTTCCCATACTCGTAAATCGCTACCGTGGCTAGCGTCCCGCTCTTTGTAGAACTACTCCCGCACTCACAAACCAGAGTCTCCTTGAAAGTTAAAACCTTCTTGCCCCCTGTCTCTACCGTCTCAAGAATCGCTTTTACAGAAGCAATCTTTCCGCGAACCCTACGCATAACAGCTTTCCCTTTAGTCTCCTCGACATAAATTTTTATGTCTACGGGAAGGCTTGGCTTAAACGGGATTAAGACCTTTCTGCACGCGCAAAAGTCGTCATACAGGTCTATTATACTCTTTCCTACCTTTGCTCGCTTTACATACTTTGATAACTCCTCTCGCAAGTCTATGTTATCTCCCGTAAAGTGGCTAATCTCTCCAGATACCTCGTTACGCTTTAAGATTGCCGAAGAATCCCCATGCTCATATACCTGTATCCCACAGGAATATATCTTTCCAAACCGCGTATCTTCTTCCCGATTGACCTCTATCTCACGAAACTCCTTGTCCGAAAGAAACTTATAAACCGCCTGCCCTATGTCTAACTTCGCCATGCTTTACTTCCCTCTCGTTAAATAAGCGTAAACCAATGCTCTAACATCTGTAGACGGCAGAATAAACTCTAACTTCGCGTCCGACAACCTCTGCACCGTGTTAAAATCGACCGCCGTCTGAACCCCGCCTACACTTATATAGTCTATACTGTATATCGGGAGCTGTATTAAACTATACCCCGACTCCATCTCCCGCATCCCAAGCACATTTCCGCTTCTGTCGGTCGTTATCCAAAACCTTCGTGTACCTACCTGTATATACTTGTAGATATACCCGTACCCTAGCCAGTTTACCGTACTACAAAGCCTATTGTGATACATCTCTACTGCTTCGTTGTAGGTTACGCTGATTACTCCCTCTCTCCCGTGCGCAGTCAAATCCGTATAAACGCAAACTCTATCATCTCGATTGAGTAGTACCTTTGAAACTGGCTTTATATCTATCGTTCTGATTCCAAGGAATCTAAGCTCCTGCAAATCCGCTATCCGCGTCCGCTTTACACGATACCGCTCGTAAACTACCTCTTTCCCTATACCACCCTCTGCCGAACAGGGCGCGTCATAGTAGTCTGTAAAGTCAGACCTTATCTTGAGTAGTTCAGCCACTCGTTTAGATATTCCTTATCTCGTCTTAGCCTGTCTAGCTCGGCATCATCTCCGACAGGCACGACCTTCATAACCCGCTTACTCTTATCCTGCATCGTCTCATAAATGCCGTTAAGCGTTTCAAGCCTATCGCTTAGGATAAACGACCACCTATCGTTGTCATCCCTCGCCACCAGTATACCTAACCCCATCTTCTCCGCTTACCCTCCAAATGCCGCGTCTAAATTCATATAGACATCCCAAACCGAACCGGTATTTCCTGCACTACTCTCTTCGCTCTTCTTTGAAACGCTATCTACTTTCTTACTCCCGTCTTTACTCGGAGAAACAGCCTCGTTCTCGTCTTTACGCTTCTTAAAACCCGCGTAAAACTTATCCACTACCGCTATCTGCTTCTCCGAACACTTTAGACCCTTCGCCATGCGCCCCGCAATGTCTCTAACCATTACCGCATAATTACTCGGCTTCTTGTCAGAAAGCGTCTCCCGCTTATCAAGCTCCGCTAAGACCTCTTTTGCCTTTGCTACCTGTTCGCTGTCCGCTTTCTTCTTCTCTGTCCCCGCTCCCTGTAGCTTCTCGTAAACACTCTCGATTATCTTCGACTGCTTCTCTGTTAAACAATACGACTTCCTTGACAAAGCATCCCGCGCGATATTAAAGGCTATCTTCTCGTACTCCGTGCCGTAATCTGGGTCTGTACCCTTCTTTACTGCCTTTAGCATCTCGATAATCTTTCCGTTGTCAAGAAGCTCATCCTCTGCGCTGTCCAGATAAGCGACTTCCTTTGGCGTGTCGATTAAAACCCGTATATCCTCGTGCGAAAACTCGTAACTCACGATATACCTAAGAGCCTTCCGTATATCCTGCAAATGCTCGCTTAAAACCTCTTTAAGATTCGGAACTCCCTTGCCCCGAACCTTAATACTCGGATACACTGCCTTTAGATACTTGTTATCTCCCGTAGTTACCCACGCGGAAAGCAAAACACTACGCTCTTTCTCCTCTGGTAAAAGGCGAATCTTCTCTTTTACGACCCCGACTGGCATCTTCTTAACCTCTTGTTTTGTCGCAAGCCGCACCGTACCGTCTGCTATCCGCACGATTAAACGCTCCCGAAACACGCTCTCTGCGATATTCGGGACTCTATCCGTTACCTTTACAGCCCCGTTTGAAGTTAAGAAATTAAATGCCTCTACGCTCACCATGTAGATGTCAAACCACTGGGCTACCGTATCCAGCCCTGCCGTATATATCCCGTCCCGAAAACCGTCTATTACAGGCGAATAGCTCTTATCGTCAAGCAAGAAATGCCCGAGCTTTTCAAGCTCCCCAATTACCTGTTCACGGAGCTTACCTACCCTTCCATCAAGCGCCTTAAATACACTCTCTGGGACTGGAAGCTCCCTCTCCGATAAACCCGTTACTGCTTTGTAAAGGCTGTCCTCCTTTAGGCTACTGCTCTCCCCGTAGCCCCGTAGCCTCGTAAGGTCTAGGATTAGCTTTTCCCTTAGCTTACCAGAAAGCCTATCCTCCGAAAGCCCTAGCATCTCGCTATCCCGCTCTGCCTCGCTTACCTCTGCCTCGGCATACGCCCGCTCTAACAGCTCCCGCTCGTCCTCGTTAAACGCCAATGCTATCCTCTCGTCCATGCTATCCTCTCTCGCCCCCAGACCCACGAGAAGCCCCGTAAAGCCTCTCTACCGCTCTCGCCTTATATATCCCCGACTAAATCCGCTATGCCCGCTAAATCGGCGCTATCGCCTACCGCAAACTCTGCTGGCGGCTCACTCGGCTCGGCTGGCTCGCTTTCTGTGACTGTCTCTCTCTTAGCCTCTGTAGCCGTGTCCTCTACGCCCTTTAAGTAACTGCTCTCCGTTAAACGCCGAAGCTGTTCCTTTAGCTCCGCTATCTCTGCCGCGCTATCACTTGCGCTAACCTTCTCTCGGCTCTTCGCTTCCTCGACACTCTCTCGTATCTCACTCACTATCCCGTCATAGTAGGTGATGATAAACTCAATCACGCTGTCTATGTCGTTATTTATGTCGTGAAGCTTATTTGACGCGAACTTACTCTCTAGGCTGTTTACCCCTAATATCCTACAAAGGTCGTTTATCTGCTTCTGCACCACAAACTGCGCCATATATGCCGAGTCCACTCGCTCAAGCAATCCCAGCTTCTTGTTAAACTGCGCCAGCGCTTTTAAGTTATTCGTAACCCGATATATCTCGTTTACACGCTCCGCTATGATTCTAAGCGACTGCTCTGCCTTATCAAAGAACTCCTTCCTCCGATTTGACACCCCAAGACGCGCGTAAACCTTTGTCTCTTTCTCAAAATCCTCTTGATGCTCTACCGCATACCGTATCGTATGCGATATATACTCCCCGAGCTTATGACTCTGCCGTAAATCGTCAAGCAACGCTACGATGTCTCGCTCATGCTCTAAGTCAAACGCTATCGTAGCCCCTAGCTTTACCTTCGTTATCATTTTACTGCCTCCCGCGATACCTCACGCACTAACTCCGCTACCGCTTCGCGATTCCCGTTTAACATGTCTAGCGTCTGCCTCGCTCCAAATCCCTCTGCGTCAAACATCATATACGCATACTTCGATTTCCCTACACACTTACTCGTGATTCCGTCCATCTCTCGGCTTCTTGCGAAGTTTAATACCCACATGAGCTTACCCCGCAAACTAAGCCCGCTTATCCGTAATGCTAAACTCCGCGCGTCAGACTTATCGTTTTGAGATACGCATACCGATATTCCACTTCCTGCGCATACACTCCCGATTATCTGATTCTGCACTTCGTTTCCTGCTATCTTACCTAAATCACAAACAATATAGTCGTAATCCCCGCCTAAATAGTCCAGTAACCTACCTAAGTCGTTCGTGATAAACTTATCCGCGCTTACACTCGTATACAACCCGCTTAAATAGTCTAGCGCTGTCCCGTCCGTCCTCTTCGTGATTTTCGCGATTATCTCTCGCTTATTTGCTATGAAATAATCAAGACCTCTCTCTAAATAGCTTCCAAGACCTGTCCGAAGTAGCTGATTCTGAATGTCTAACCCGCTCTTTATCGGATTTACGCCTAAGTAACTGTCTACCTTCGGAGATACTATGTCTAGGTCGATTAAAAGCGTCCGTCCCTTTAACTGCTTTGCTATTGTTACCGCCGTAGTCGTAATTCCAGAACTGCTACCGCCAAATACAGGCACAAGCGATGCTCGACCGCCGTAACGGAACTTTATGTTTAACTCTTTAATACCGCTCGACAACTGACCCCGTAAAGAAGCTACCTCGCTATCCCGCGCCTTTAATGCACTCTCTGCCGCCTCTAGGCGCTCCCTTAAACTGCTACTACCCGATAGCTCTCCCTTTAGGCGATTTAGCTCACGATTTAAGCTGTCCCGCGATGCCGTTAAAGCAGAAATCCGTCTCTCACTATCTTCTCCCTGCTCTACCAGTCGATGCTCTTTCTCTGATACGATTCCCCGTAGCGTGCTTATCTCGGTTCTTAATGCGTCCGCACTGCCCTTTAACTCCTTCGCATACTCCGAAGCCTCTCTCGAGTTACTCTTTAGGCTCTCTGCCTCTTTCTCATACCGCGTTAATGCCTCTACCGCGTCCCTAAGTAGCCCAGCGACCGTATCTCTATCCGATAAACTGTCACTTACCGCTACCTTAAGACCCTCTGCCTCACTGTTATCCCGAAGCGTCTCTATCTCCTGCCGAAGCGCGACCTCTTCCCGCTCCTTTAACGCTACCTTCTCTGTTAGCTCTGTTAAGCCGCGCTTTAACTCTTCGACCTCGACCGCCTGTAATCTAAGATTATCAAGCTCGCTCTCTAAATCCGCTATCTTCTGCTCGTAATCCTCTACCCCAGTCCCGCCTATCACGACCTCGGTTACTTTCGTGTCAAGAAGCAATTTCTCGACCCGCGCCTTTATGTCGCGATACTCGGACTCGACCGACTCCCTCTCGCTACTTAGGCTCTCTATCGTCTCATAGGACGCACTCAACTGACTCTTTAGGCTGTCAATCTCTCCTAAAAGCTCGGCTACCCGCTCGGCGTTACCTGTATCCTCTTCCTCTGCCTCTTCTGCCTCGCTATCCAGTAAACTCTCATCGTCCCGCGCAGTAGCCGTAAGCCCTGCCTTGGAAGTGATAACTACCTCTACTTGGTCGCTATCCTCGGTGTCACCCGCCGTATACTGATTCACATTCAGCACACTGCTTATCGTACCCGCATTCATGCTGTGACGCTTCTCTGTGACCTCTGTATCCTCTGCGTCTCCCTCTGTGAACAGCCCTACAATGTCATCGTCTAGGCTATCTTCCTCTACGATTTCTCTCTCGTCCCGTACATGGGTCGCTACGCTCTTCCCCGTTAAACTCTCTATCGCGTCCTGCAAGTCGGCTACACTGTGCGTATAAGCGTATCCACGCTCTACGCACAGCGATTCGACCCCCGAGTTGCCTACGCTATCAAGCACCGCTATCGGAACTTCTATCTCCCCGATACTCTCAAGCGTCTCTCTACTCGGCTCTTCGTAAATTACAATGTCAATCCCCGATAAACTCTCAAGATAGCGCGTTACCTCACTTGGACTTATGGCTCGATAGGCTACTGCGTCACGAAGCCGTACTACAGAACTCTTACCTACGGCTACTATCGCCTTTAGCATACCAACCTCCCTAGCTCTTACGCTTTCTTTGCCGCTTTCTTCGCCCTATATGCGTTACCGATTAAGATAGTCCCGATGATGTTTGCCATACGCGGGTTGCCGTCTGGATAACTCACCACATCTACGCTGTCACAAACTTCCTGCAATCTCTCAAGAAGATACTTGCTGACGGGTTCAGAGGTCTTTACCTCTTTATTCTCTTTCTCGTCAAAATAGCTACTCTCCATTGAGCCGCCACCGCAGACAAACACTGCCTTGATACTCGAAATACCGACACCCACGGTCGTAAAGTAACTGTCGATGCTGTCATACAGCTCGTCCGCAAACTCTCTCTTCGCGGCTACCAGCTCCTTACTCATGTCTCTGTAGCTGTTGCCGTAAGGAAGTCTGCCCTCCGAAAGCAAAGTCTCTACCGCCTCGTCTGTTACCTCAAGTCCCGAAACCTCTTTAATCTTTGACCTAACCTTATCCCGAAGCGTGTTACCGCCGAGCTTATAAGTCTGTCCCGTTCTCTCGATAAACTTCTTGTCCTTTAATAGCGCTAAATCCGAGGTTGACGCGCCAATATCTACCACAAGCACATAGCCTGTTGAATAGTCTGCCATCGTTACCCGAGGCGATGCGTCTTTGTTATAAAAGAACGCTACCGATGCCGATACGCCCTCTGGCTTAACGACTACATCCGTTACCGTAAACGAAATCTCCTTCTCAAGCTTATGGAACTTAACGCTGAACGCACCAAGAAGCTCGCTCTTAACATAGTTTACATTGTCGTCCGTAAGCTCTACAGGCGGCAGATTCATGATAAGCGACACATCCTCACCGCCAATGCCCGCGTCTAAGCATCCGAGCGCTGTGCCGAGCAATACCGTAATATATGTTAGCTTCTGCTTGCACTTATTCGCGTTCATAGACGGGCGCGTGTTTGAACGGCTAAACCGCTCCGCTAAACTGCCGAGAAGCACCCTCTGCGGGAAATATCGGCTCTCCCCACTCGTTTTCGTAATCGTGATGTCAAGATTATCCAGCACATCGTCCGAATTCGGCACAAGGCTTACCACCGTGTCCTCCTCGATTAAACGCGCGTTATTCGGATAGACCTTTACCGCCCCGCTGTTCACCGCGTATCTCGAACTCGATGCTCCCTCGTCTAAGCAAACCACATTCATGCTCATGCCTTCTTACTCCTTTCAAAAGTAAACAGAAAATTTCATTAAAACTTATACTGTGATATACCCTTGTGTACTGCTACGAACTTGAGTTATTTAGAAAATGGTATGCGGAAACTTGATTTCTACTAAGAGAAACCCTAAGTACCTTCCCCGCAAAACGGGCGAGGGGATTTTCTCCCTCGCCCTACTCCTTATTACTCAAATACTGTCCCCTTAAAGCTTTACCTCAAACCTCGGAAGGCTCTCCCCTGCCTCTTCCCCCTCCGATAAACGAGATATTACCGCTTTATCCTTGTAATCCCGTATCTGCTTCGCGTCAAACTTCTCTAAGCGCTTTGGCAAACAATACTCTAGGCTGTTATGCGTGTCCGTATCGTCTACTCCGCTACCGTGATACACCTCGTTATACTTCGATATGTGCCGATATACCGCCACCATCGACTCATACTGCGTCATATCTACTGTAACCTCTGCACCACCGTTACTCTTTATATCTTTTAACTTCCGACTTATCGCCTTTGAAAGCGTCCTGTCTGTATAAAAGATTGTAGCGTCTACATCCACATTGTTTACCAGCTCCATAACACCCATTAACTGCTCGACATTGAACTGGTCTTTGAAATCCCACTCCCCATCGTCTACTATCACGACTCTCCTGTGATACTCCGAAGGTGCCATTAAACTATACTGCACATCCTCTAGGCTATATATCGCCATCTCTATCGGAATTCCATGCTCGTCAAGATACGAAATCAACCCGTCCTTGTGTGACGGCAGAACCAAAACCAAACTAGAGTTAATCGGCTCTGGTGGTATCTCTGGCTCTTTCGGCTTCCTCTTCAAAAAATCAAATAACGCCATATAAAACCCCCCTCATCGTATGATGTAATAAACTACTTGGCTACTATAGGTCTTGTCCCCGATGTTGTTAAAGTTGTCTCCGCGATTCTCTGACGCGTCCTCGTTCCTAGCGCCTGCCTTGCTTAGAGTTGTGTCTTTATCTCTGTCCTCAAAGCTATCATCCCAAGAACTGCCTCGCCGTCCTACACTCACATACTGCGAAGTGTCCTCTGTTGAGCGGTCGTTGTTATAATACACATTCATAGCCCACTTAAATATTCGCTTTATCGGGGTTAAACCCTCATACCCGACTCTCATTGAGTAGTTTAGCGTAGCTACGATTACATAATTACGCTCGTCATTTCCAGACATGCCAGCCGCAAGCGTATCTGCGTCCATATTCGTTAATTCCTTGAAACGCTTCTTGTCAAACTGATTTCTAATGTCGTAAACCTTGTAATCTATCCCCGTAACCTTGATAGTGTTGTAATAAATTCGCATTCCGCTAAACAAAGCGTAGTTATCTGCTGAATTATTACCTACTACCTGTATCATCTCCTGCCTGTCGTTCGTTAGCGCCGCTACAAACTCCCACCGAAAGATGTCTTTTACCGTCTCCCTGTCAAGATACGCTACACCGATGTTTAACGGCGTTAGCATAGCGTCTGAATAATACTTCGCCATCGAAGCGTCCGATGGTACGGGTTGCGGCGCTCCGCTAAACCCAAACTCGTAGGCTAACAGGTCTAGCCTCTTCCACTTATTCCGCGCTACTGCCGTATAAAACCGACTAAACTCTGGACTATTCCGATACAGCTTGTCATACGCCTGCTGTGAAGAAGTCGCATGATAGAAGTTTCCGTCCAGAGCGCCGTCCCTCTGTCCACCCGCTCCCACTAACTGATGCGCGTTCCCTACAAACCCGCTCGTGTCGGTCTTATAGGTCTCCTGCGCAAAATACTGGCACGACTGCTGTAGCGTAAGCTGTGCTATCGACTTAAACTTTGGTGCATTCATCGCAATATTCGCCATCTCTACCAAAAGCATAGCAAATATCGGAATAATGATGGACAAACCAAGCCACTTGAATACCGATTTTACCATTTACCAGTACCCCCGTAACTTACTCTAAATCTGAATAATACTGCAACGCTGGCACTGTATAGGTTATGTCGATAGGAATTGCTACCTTGTGCTTACTATCATTACGAATCGCCTCAAGCTCCCCGTCCGACATGTTACTTGCTCCGTCACGCAAGTCAGAAGAACCGTTGTTACCGTAAAACGAAGCGTCATTTATCTCCGTCCCAGACTGCATCGGGCGCTGTCCCCACTCGGACGGCATTAACGGAAATAGCCACTGATAAGTATAATGCACGCCTATCGTTAGCTTTGAACCATACTGCATACGCTTGTTGCCATTGTTGTAGATAATGTGCGCCGAAGCGTCATTTCCTTGGCTATCTACGCCGCTCGCCCGTATCACCGAACTCGGATACTCTACCCCGTTCTCATCCTTGTGATAAACAATGTCCCGTATCGCCTGCTTTATTATCTTATCCTCTGTCTCGGGAATGTAGTTATTCTCCATCGCTGTCTGCATTACAACATACGATACCCCCGCAAACCTAAAATAAAAGTAAGAAAACAACACGAGATTTATAATGAAATACGCTACAATGATGGTAACGGGTACTTTCACCAGCGTCTTGAAGATACTCTTTACTGTCCCTGTCATACAAGTCTCCTAACTCTAATCAAAAAGCAGGACACCTAACGCCCGTATGTAGGTGTTAGGCGTCCTGCCCCAGCACAACGGCTAAACCTTATCTACCGTTGTTCTCTTCCTGCATCTTGCTAAAGCCGCCGACCTTTGCGCCCTTTGCCGCCGCATCGTTCGCACCGTTCACGACCGCTTTGTTCGTGCGCTCACCAGCCTTGTTATCGCCGTTGATGTCAATCGTGACACCCGTAGCGTTTCTAAGACCGTTCTCAAGCGCATTGATAACGCCCGCAACCGTGTTCGGAAGGATAACATTCAGTCCGAAAGCAAGAAGCATGACACATGCGACAACCGCACCTATCGTGGTCATCGTCTTTACAGCTCCCTTTCCCATGGGATATTCCTCCTTTCACTTTAACTTCACGACCGAAAACCCTCTCGGTATTGTTCTCGGTATCTAAAATTTCTTTCAGATAAACTCACATTGGACTCGTTCCACCAAACCCTACGACTGCAAGCACACCGCTTAAAATTGCCTGCATGAGCGGGATATTCAGCAAAAACAGTGAACCCCTCGCCATCATGATTAGCCTGTCTACGCGCTTGCCTATCGTATACCGCTTCGCGTCTATGACCTGTTTTCGGAAACCCATTAGCTCTGGCTTTATGTCACCGCCCTCGCCCTGCTGTCTGATTAAGCGCATGAGCCTCGTCACATCCTGTATCTCTCGATACCGTGACGCGATATGCTCCGTAGCGTCAAACTCGCCGTATGTGTCCATCAAGTTTATGCTCTCACTCACAAACTGCTTCATCTCATCCGACCGAGCAATTCTCTTATACGACTGGAAGGTTCTCGCCAGTGGCGTGCCGCTGTCTGCCATAAGCTCGTAATGCACCATCAGATACAAGTCGGGAAACTCATTCTTTATCACTTCGTCCTTTGCCGCAACTATCGACCGCACAATCAGCATCGGAGCTACGCTAAACACGATTATCGCAAGCGCAAATATCATTCCCCCGAGGATGATGTTGATAAACGCCGCAATCAGCACACCTACCAACATCATTATCGCCATACCGAGCGTGCAAAGCGCGTTAAACTCGTCTGGCTTCATATATCGGTAGCCACCAGCTATCCGAACCCCAGCTCGCTCTAGGTTGTACTGCATATACGATAGCTTCTCTTTGGAAACTCGTATACCTCGCCCGTAGACCGCCCGCGTGATAGCGTCCATTGCCTTATTCGCCCGCAAAACAAACGCATCTCGCGACCGCAACGACTCTACGCTACTCTTCTCTGCTCTTACCGCCTTCTCCGCAAAAGCACTTCCGAAAATACTTCCGATTCCCAGTAAACGGGTGATAATCACAAAGCCCAGCAGAACAATCAGCACGATTAACGCGACCTTCACCTGTAAATAAGTGCTATACTGCCGCATTATGCTCGTATCAAAGAACTCGTAGTTGTAGCCCTTCGGCGTTACCTTCTCTACTGCCCTGCCGACTTCTCCACCGTCTATCTTGCCGCCAAATCCCTCGGCTGTTGCTAGGGGTATTAAAAACTGCCACATACTTACACCTCTTTTGCTCTAAGATAAGTGATGTAGACAAACTCAAACACCACAAGCATGAAATCTACTAGGAGAAGAAGCTGTCCTACTATCATTCGGAAATAAAATCTTTGCAAAATCGGATATATCGCTATCGCACCGATTAAAAACACAAACACCATCGTAGCACTGATAATAAAATCGAAAGTCACTGCCTCGAACTTGTGCTTCATGTCGATTCTAAGCTCGGTCTTTATGTTATTCACCTCGACCACATCTTTGAAGATACCAGCTAAACCAGCCTCTTCCTCAAGCTCAAAGGTGATACACTTACTGATAAAGTCGTCCGATATAGAACCAAGTGACGCGCCTAGCTCTAAAAGCGCTGTCTCAATGTAGTAGTTTTGCGTCTCTACCCTGTCTAAAAACTTCGTAAACTCTGACTTAATGCTTATCGGCATCGACTCGATGTTTGTCCTTATCGCAACGACCACGCCTCGGTCGATATTCGCAGAAATAATGTTCTCCGCTAAGATAACTGCCTCGATTCGACTGTCATGCGAGATATTTGCCTTCGTATAAAGGATACAACACACCGACAACAGCACAGGTATAAACGCTAGAAACGATAACAGCAAGCTTCTAAATATCAGCTCCCCGATTAAAAGTGAAACCACTACCGATATGACTAGAATAAACAGCATTAACTCGTATGGCGTTACACCCTTTCGCTTATACCCTAAGTCTATCGTTAAGTCGTTCATAAACTTATAAAGCCTAACCGAGTTGCTTCCGTCACGAAGCTTACCTACCTCGACATTTCGCTTATACCGCTCGTCTAGTCTGTTTACCCTACGACCGACAAGCCTTGTAACCTTGTCTAAGCCGATAAGCAACACATCTAGCGGATGTATCCCGAACCAAACGATGAACACATACAGCGCTAGGAGGATTATCACCAGTGTCGCCACCTTTGAAGCCCCCGCTACCGTATAAAGTGACGGGCTTATCTTCATCTCTACACCCCCTTAGTCCTTCTTTAACGCATTCATGCGCTTCTGCTCTCTTAGCTTATCCAAACCATAATGGATAATCGTCTCGTAGTTGCCCTCATAAGTCTCTACCTCGTCCGCTGTCGGCGGCTTTAACAGAAAATCAAACCGCGTTGTCGCAACACCTTCGATTTTTAACTTATGCACTATCTTCTCCGATAAACAGCCGACACGCTTATGCTTACCGTTAATCCGAAGAACATTTCCCTCATCGTCAAGGTCTGGCTCTTCGTCAATCACATACCTGTAAATATCATTGATTATCGGCTTACTTGAATCGTTCGGGTCTGTTCCGATTACCTCTGAAATCTGCAAAATCTTTCGCGTGCCGTCTGGTAATATCTTCTGCACAATAATCAAATTCAAAAGCCTCGTTAGCGTACTCATGGATGTGTCGATACCCTCGCCAGAAGCCGCTATATACGCCTTTAGGAAACGGTCGATTGCACCCGCCGAGTCCTCTGCGTGATAGGTGCAGTTAAACGGATGACCCGCTAAACCGATACTGATACCACGCTGAAACTCTACATTATCTCGAAGCTCACCAAAACACACAAATGTCGGAGAAAGTCTTAAAATGTGCTTCATCAAATTCTCCATAGTCGGAGAAGTCGGGAGCGGATTCTGTATGTCGTCCTTTGCCTCTAAGTGCAATACATCGTTTATGATACGACCCGTTGAATCTCGCATACGAAGGTCTATCTCGGACGGGTTCTGTAGCAATACAACTCTCTGTTTCGGCGGCGTAGCCTGCAAAATCGCTTGGTTCGTTGTCGTCTTACCAGAAGATGTTGGTCCAACGGTGAAGAATGTTAAACTTCCCGACATACTAAGCGCAAGTAAACGCGCCATGTTGTCACTTAGCGTACCACTCTTTACAATGTCGCCCAGATTCATTCGATTCCGCTTAAACTTACGGAGAACAAATGAAGCATACTGGTCGTTTGACGGGTCTATCGGGTCTTTTGACTGTGCCGAACTATGCAATGCCGCTACACGATAGCCCTGCACCGTTCTCGCATTAACCACTGCGTCCTTCGGCGTAAGTCTCACATCTCCGAGTAGTTTAGCTATGACCGTTTTCTGCTGTTCTGGCGAGTCAAACCTTACGATATGACCTGTCTTTGGGTCGCGATAGTCCTCTACATGTCCCTTTATCTCGACCTTTATCTCTCGACCGTTATCTCGTATCTCGAAAATGTCATCGTTCTCTAAGGCATCCGTTAAAATACCGTAGTCCGTGATTTCCTGTGTTAAACGCTGGGTCAATCCCTGTGTGTCGGAAGTGCCGTCTGCGTTGATAAACCCCTCTACCAACGGCTTCGCCTGCATCAGATACGACAAAATTAACTCGCCTATCTTCTTTGTCTTTTCTGTACCCGACTTACTCTCAAGCGAATCGGCATTCTTGTCGATATACCCTCTACACTCCGTTAAAACACTCTCAAACGGACGCGCTGTCTTGTCTGTCGTGGTCTGCTTTGCGCCACGCTTTGACTGCATATGCAAATACTGCTCTGGATTCACTCTGTATATCCTCCTATCTCAAGGATTGATGCCGTTAAGCCGTCTACCGCCTCTAAATACTTCGGAGAAGTCTTACTCGTATTCTTTCCCGATACCGTAAACAGTTGACCGCGCAAGCCGCACTCCACTACCCCCATCTCAAACGGCAAAATACCTATTAACTCTATGCCGAGCGCCTTTAAGTTGTTCTCTGCGTAATAAAAACTCTTACGCTTGTTCATGATATAGCGCACTTTGTTCGTATTTATGCCAGAATCGTCTAGGTTCGCACGGAGCTTACTGACATTTATGAGCGACTGCACCCCATCGTCCATAACCAAGTAGATGTTATCTGCTCTAAACAGAGTCGTCTGCACAAGCATAGAGCTTAAATCAAGCTTACAGTCGATTAAAACGACATCAAATAAACTTGAAAGCCTGTTTAATGCCTCCGTTAGCGCCTGCACCGCGTCATTCGAGCTGTCAATAACTACATAGTCCCGAAGCGTCCTGTTACAAGCCGTAAGCGTTGCAATCCCCGTAGCTTCGTTGTTAAACAGCACATCGCTATACTCTAGCGACACATTTAACCCGTTACTACCCGAAAGATACGAAACTAAATCTGCCTTGCCGATAGACTGGTCTAAGTCAAAGTAGATATGCTGACTCGGAAACATGATTCCAAGGTCAACCACTGCTACCGTAAGCCCCTTCTCCTTCATCGCAACCGCTTCTGTTGCGACCAGCGTGCTTGCTCCCGCGCCACCGCTTGCACCCATAAACACGATGACATTGTTTAGCACACGCTTTACTATCTTCCTGCTCTCATCTGCCCCAGAAAAACGACTGATTAAGCGACCTACCGCCTTATCTGTCTTACTCCGTAAGTCGTTTCCGTCAGCCATATCCGAAGAGTTAAGTATATCCTGCATATCTGCCATGAACCTACCCCCTTAGTCCGCTCTCTGCGGCAACGATACCTTAAACTTCACATTGTCGCGGTTTAAGAACTTATAGTAGCTGTCCTTCTCGTCTGGCGTTAGCGCCACAAGCAGTGAACTCGGCTCTGTCTGCTCCTTCCATGTCGCATCGTTATCTAAAGCCGCCTTATCTACTTCGGACATTGCGTTATACTCTGCATACATATCTAATACCGAAGCACCCGAACTGTTGATAATATCCGCTATCATGATACCCGTAAACACAGGCTCGGAACGATATATCTTCACTCTATCGTTACCACTCTGCATATCTTCGGAGTATATAGCATCAATGTTTACTTTATCCCCAGGCTGTATGAAGGTCTTGAACGCATTCAAGTCTGCACCGTTTACTTCGAGCTGTACAACCTCTTTTCCCGGGAAACTGTAAAGAACACTGTCGCTATTGTCCACTCTGCTCGTCATAAGCGTCCTTAAGTCAAGAAAACTCTCCTTCGGAAGCTGATACGCCGCAAACGCTCCCTGCGACAAATATCCCTGCACATCCTTCCAAGCCACTAAACGCTTCTCCACCGTGCCGTCACTATTCGCCGTTGACATTATCTGCTTGTCATACTCTGCCTGCAACATATCATACGGCTGTAGCATATCCAGCGTAATCGGCTGATTCTTATAAACGCTACTCTTTAACTGCGCAACCTGTATGCTCTTACTCGCATTTCGACCGACAAGCGACACATAAACCACTGCGCCCACGATACCCGCACCTACCGCAATTACAGGCACAAGGCTCTTTCCCTCATTCAAAGATGTCTTGTGAACGACTTTATTTCCAATCTTCACAGCAAAATACCGCCTTTCTCTTGAGACTTTAATTTATTCTCAAAATACAAAGGCGGTATTACGCTAGGTCTAGAAGCTGTCGTGCCTAGCCCTTACATAGCCACGAAGATACTCCCCATACTCAAAATATATGTCTACAAATTCCGTTTTCACGCGCTCAAAGGCTGTTACCTCGTAGCCGTCTATCTCGTACTTGTAGTAGTTCGTATGCTCCTCCGTGAGAGTAAGATTCTTGCTCTCCATCGTCACATTTATCTGCTCATCGGACGAAAGCCTACTGTTCGCTATCCCAAGATACAAGAGCTTCTTCCCCTCTCGTAGCTCCCCTAAATCCTTAAAATGTCTCCCCCTCAAATCTTCCCGTATCGGATACATCGTGCAATACGGCTTATACCGATAGGCACTCTCGCTTATACCAAGCGCCCCCGTTAAACGGCTTAACTCACTAGGCTTTACCCTTATACCAAAGGCGTTCGTATGCCCTTGTGCCATAATGCTATACTTCGTAGCTATCTCCTTATACGGCAAGCCGTGCGCTCTCCCTCGAAACGACCCCCGAAAGATAGTGTTTCCCTCGCTATCTGTGTCTCGCACATACGCTATCGCGCTACAGTTATGTTTTCTCATCACCATAGCTGCCACCAAGCCCGTATAGTTTACCGCTAAACCTAGCTCATTCACCGCTAGATTAAGCTCCCCTAAATCCACTATCCCGATTCCGTTCTCTATCTTCACTACCCGCTTCGGAATGTCGTTTACCTTCGGCTGATACTTCCCGTAAACCTCTAGCTTGTATGCTTCCTCTGGATGCGCCATGATTACATACAACGCTACCGCTGTAGCCCCCGCCCGTATCGCCTTGTTTACCGCAGGGACTAGCTTGTACGCAATAAACGACCGCGTTAGCCGCTTCTCATTCGGATTTAAGACCCGCATTAAAACCCGTAACTCGTCTCTAAGCTCTGTCTCATTTATCGTCCGCTCGATATACCATTGGTTCCTTGCGTTCCCTGTCCGTATGATGTCGGAAATCAAAGTTACCCCGACCCACTGATATAACTTAAGCCCCTCAAGATAATGCCTATCTACCCTGTCCTCATACTGACGGAAAAACTCGTAAGCTACCAAAGCTCCCGACATATCCTCGTCTGCTTCGTAACCCTCGGGCTTATTATCTATCATACAGTTTATGATTAGATACTCACCGCCCGCTGTCTTTCCAGAATACTCGTTATGCTCGACTATATGATGGTCTAGGACTAACACATCGCACTCCAAAGCCTTTAGATACTCTAAATCGTTACTACTGCTGTCTACGACTATAAATAAACTAGGCTTCTTGCTGTTCACATGAGACACTATCTGCGGATTCATCCCATGCTCTCTCTTACTGTTGATACAGGTCTTTATATCCTTAAACCCGAGCGCGTTAAGCTCCTCTCTTACAACTTTCGCCGCACCTAGCCCGTCCATATCCACATCTGCGTGAATTAACACACTCCCGCCCCGAACCAGATGCCTATGCAGTAAGTTTAACGCTGGCGTTAAACTAAAAAACGGGATTAAAGGAGGCTTTGAAGCCTCCTCTTCCCCGATTAACACCCGATAATCAAGCGCTCGCTCGTCTATTACACTGCTAAGTAGCTCTTGTATCGTCATTTAACTTCTCCTAGCAAAACCCCTAAAGGTGTCAAAAACAAATTCATTATACCGCTCATCCAGAGCAACTATTACAGCCATAAATTCGTAATCCATAAACTCATCGAGCATGTGTACAGCTTTTTCCTGCCACGAAGCGCAAGATATGTGGGACAAAATAGCCGAAACAAGCCCACCACCGTAAACAACTCGATACTTCTTCGTCTTTCCGTCTACTAAACACTCTGCTAAAACAAGCATAGGAAACGGAAGTCCTAAAGTCACCAGTGACCCAACTCTCGCCATGTCTCCCCTCGTGGCAACACGCTTTTCTTTATCACCAAGAATTAACTGTGAGTTATTTGCCCACTGGCATATCTCTCGCGGAGTAGTGGTAATATACCGATAATTCTTGCTCATACCGAAAACCTCCTAAACATATTCACAATACTATCTCTATCACTAGTGGCACAAGATTCCAGTATTACTGCGCGAAACAACGGAATAGAACCTGCCATCTGTAACTGCCTAAACTCTTCCGTAGGCATAAATTTAAGAATCGCTTCAATAAGCTTCTCTCCTACCAAAACGCGATAACGCTCTCCCTCTCCTCTGACAAACACCAGCACAGGGAACGGGTAATTAAACTTCATCCCAGCTTTTAATGCCTCAATGTTACCGTCTATAACTTTACTATTACCACTACTATAATCACAGGCTAATTTCCCTCTTAAAGCCAAATTGTATATATCAGACGGTGTTATGTCGATACTGTAACTTCTAATATTACTCATCTGCTAAACCCCCTTTACCTAAACCTCTCAAAAACTCCTGTAATCGTATCTATGCTACTGCTATCCGTCACTACATTTACATAAAAGCAGTGACGCATAAGCATAAACTTGTCAATATCGTCAAGCCCCTCATAAACGCTACTTTCAAGCAATGCTATAAGCGCTCCCAACACTTCCCCACCGAGAAGCACCCGATAGCCCTTGCTCTCTTGCAGTAACACAATAGTCGGAAACGGGACACCAGAAAGCACGCCACGAAGCATTAACTCCTCACTACCTGTCGTAACTTTCTCAAAGTACCTCGGCTCTAAACTAATCTGCCCGTTCTTAACTCTACGATACAAGTCCTTTACCGACATGCCTGTTACTTTGTAGTTCACCAAATCAGAACCTCCGCTAATAGCTTACTTACTTCTGCTAAACGCTGGGGTGTCATCGTATCAAGCACCGTTAAATTTACGGAATAGCTTAAAACCTTTGACACGCGCTCCGCGCTCATACCACCGCTCTCGGCACGAAAGTTTAGCAAGCTACAAACGATAACCGCACCAGAGACTATACTATAGCGCTCGGTCTCTCCCGCTTTTACCCTACCGACCACTATCTGCGGAATCGGTAAGCCCTGCACGATAGCCGACAAAATGTCTTTATAGTGACCTTCGTTCTCGTAAACGATAGCCCCGAATCTTAACGGCTTTAATGCTCCTGCCGCCACTAGCTTATCGTACTTATCGTAAAGCCACTCGACCGTTACCATCCCGCTTGTCTGCATATACTGCCTCTTTAGTCTGCATAACAATCCAGTATTTCATTGATGTCGCCAATATCGTCCATGTTCCTGTTATCCATCTCAAGGATACGGATAACAGGAATCTCACAGCTATTAAATGCCTCAAATTGCTCCTTCGCCTCTTTGTCCCCCATAGAAGCCTTGTCGCACATCGTCTTATAGCTCTCGCCTTCCCACCAGCTTGGATTCTCCTCGTCAGTCCAAGCCTTCGCCCTCTCTGTTAAACCCTCACGAAAGGCATAAAGCGTGCCTAAAACCAACTGCCCAGAACAGAACACCCACGCATCCTCGTCTATATTCTCGTCAAACCCTTCGTCATAAGGGTCTAATCTAGCTCGGCAAAACACAATATTCGGAAGCGGATAGCCATTAAATACGCACTTTATGACGGTCTTATTAGACCCCCTACCCACCGCGTCCTCAATCAGCATGTCTATTACCTCTCTCTTACTTGCGCCCTCCTCTATTCCCCAAGGATAAAAGGCGTGCTTATCTAATCTCTCATCCACAAACTTAAAAATCTGCTCTACCGTCCAGAACTCTTTCTTAATAACTGTTCCCATTTTCTATACCTCACTCATGCTTTCCTATACCGCTTGTCCGCATAAACTTTCCTCGATTAGTCTGCACAACAAGTAAGCACATCATTGATTTCATCAATATCGTCCTTGTTATCAATCTCAAAAATACGGGTAACTGGAATCTTACAGCTATGAAAATCGTCAAACCTCTTCTTAGCCTCTTTATCCCCCATAGAAGCCTTGTACGCCATCATCTGATAGTTTTCTCCCTTCCAATAGCTAAATCCATCCTCTTCCACATACCATGCGTCAGCATACCACTTGTCGGATACACCTTCACGATAGGCGTAAAGCATACCTAAAACTAGCATACCAGAACAAGCTACCCACACATCCTCGCCTATATCCTCCCTGTATCTGCCATGAGGATACAGCCTTGCTCGGCAAAGCACAATATTCGGAAGCGGATAATCATTAAACACGCAGTTTATTGCGGGCGCGCCATACTCTCTGTCCGCTTCCTCAATCATCTTATCTATTACCTCTCTCTTACTCGCACCTTCCTTCGTTCTCCACACATAAAAAGCCCTCTTATCCAATCGCTCATCCACAAACTTAAAAATCTGCTCCACTGTCCAAAATTCTTTCTTAATGACCGCTCCCATATTCTACCTCACTCGTGCTTTCCCATTGCTCTAATCAACCGTAGTGTTGCCGCTACCTCACCACTGTTCACATCACTAAGCGCTATAACAGGTACATCATAGTTCATAAGCCGTATAAAATCATCGCTGTCTCCGTGCTTTGACCTTTCAGATACACTCTTAAAACTCAAATAACCTTTACTCCGTATTGAACCTTTACGGTATCCGAGCAGAACAGACAAAACAAACGCACCATGCAAGACCTTAATAACTGGCTCGCCTATCTCTGTCGCCCCTCTAACTATCACAAGCGGAGCTGTAGGATACCCGCAATAAATCCCGTCTAACAGTAGCCTAACATGCTCCTGCATAAGCGTCCTATCACTAGGCGCTTTCATCTTAATTCTACCGTTGTCAAATAAACTGTATAGCTCACTCACGGTGTAAGTGTATACTTGATACATAGGCTTACCCCATCTCCTCTGGCTTAAATGTGGTTACTAGCCACATCGCTACCGAAAGAACACTTCGCTCATCTCCCTGCAAAGAAAGCGTCTTTTCGTGAAAATTAAGCTCGACCCAAATTGTCGCACGACCACCACCAAGCACATAAGAATGAGAAAACTCCACACCAGCCGTGCCTCTCGGAAACTTCAAAGTCTTAAGCGCCGCTTCGCTTATCGGATTCCTTGAACCGTCTGCCGAAATCAAATTTGCGCTATAACTGTCGCTCTGCGGCATACTTAGAAGCCTCTCTAAGACCTTCCTCGGTGTAGCCGCTGTCCGAAAGACAGCGCGTGTCTCCCAGCTAACCTTCTTCACCTCTATCGGCTCTTCGCTAATTAAAACTCTGCCATTCATCATTCCACCTCTTCGTGCTGTAAGACAGCCTTTGCATACTCATATAAAAGGCTTTTTATCACTATCGCGCCATTAAATGCCTTTATAAACGAGAAAATCAACTCCGGTATTCCACAAATACGCACTTGCCTATACCTACAGTCAAGAAAAAGGGTAAGAAAAGTGTCATCAGGTCTCGTACCAAAAGAGAACATGAACTCTCTGCCCCCTATTAAAACATCACGCTCAAGAACCGACTGTGTTACTCGCCCCCACAAGCCTAATTTATGCTCTTCCATTATTTCCACATACTCTGCAACCCCAGAGGTCTTAAGCACCCAGCTACAAATTGCAGAAGGCTTACAGCCTAGCTCACAAGTTACCTCTGCATAACACAGGTCTGGACTAATATAACGCTTAATAACTTCAAGACGCTTTCTTTTCGCCACTCTCACGCCCCGCACTCGGAAAGAATAAACCCTATAAGCTCCCCATTACCAAAAAGCGTTAAAAGCCCGCTCCTTGCGTCTATACACATACTACAACTTCTCATCGTAGACGGGTCGCCATACTCTATACAGATAAACCCTTGCTTCTGCTTTACAAGGCTAAGAGCCTCGACTACCGAAACCTGTTTCCATCGCTCCCCGTCACCTACAGTAACCTTGAATAAGGCGTTACTAAAGTTGCTATCAAGAAGTGCAAAGCGCAGAAAACTCTCTACCGACTCCGTTAGCTTCCACTTCCCGACTTCAACTTGTTTTATTCTAGCCTTCCCCATAGAACCCCCTATAAGCGAACCTCTACAATGTCTGCCTCACGCTCCCAACAACGGATTACTGCTACACTACAGCTCACAAAGTTGATAATATACTCCTTACGCTCTTTACGATGATACTTGAGTTTTAGGAACTTGTCTGGCTGAATACGACTCAACTCACACCCCCAAGTTCCGATATACTCGTCTTTTACATACTCCACACACTGTATAAACGATATATCCTCTAAATTCTTCCTCACAAGCATCTTCGCGAAAGTCAGAGGGTTTATCAGAATCTTGTATTTAAGCTTCCTACACCAGTCCACCCCTCCGTAATTCTGCTCGGTATGTAAGAGCTTTGCCTTTCTATGACTCATTGTTCACCTCACCTCGCTGTAAGCCAGTGAACCAGCGCCGCCACATAATCGTCATCCCCTGTAAGCGTCAGTAGTCTATCCATAAAGCTTACTGTTGCCGTAAGATTATAATTTACTTCCCTATTACGACTAAAATAAAGAATCATACCGCAAGTGTCATCTGGAAGCCCATTTTGAATCAGCTTATCTAAGCTATAATTAGCAGTAAACTTTGTAGACTTAAAACTCGGATATATCCGAGCTACCTCAACTCTCGTACAATTCGGATACTGTACCAAGCCCTCCAAAAACTTGCGTGGCTCAATCAGTAACGCAAAGGATACGCTACGGATTCCATTGCCTCTCCATAACGAAATCCTACCGTCTATATCTATAGAGTTTATCCTTGTGCCGCTCAAAACATGACCGATATTATCACATACAACTAAACGACCACTCGCGTCCTTAACAAGATAGTGAACGCCTAAACCTGCCCCTACTCCGCTCCCGTGCCTACTGGACGGCTTAACCTTAACGGCTTCTCTATCACCGCCAATCTGAACCAGACGACCGTTAGCGTCTCTTTTAACCTTAACTTGTGCCTTACCAACCTGAACTAAACGACCGTTAGCGTCCATTTTAATCTTAACTTGTGCCTTACCAGTTTTTCTTCTTTCCATCACACATTACCCCAAAGCGGCATATAAAGCCACGAACATAAATCTACTACTTCGTTTCTATTACCCACTATCTCTAATGACTTCCCCACTAAGTCAATAATAACTGAAAATGTCTCCCCGCGCTTACTTCCTTTCGGCTCAAAAATAAGAGAAACGCTAGTAGTTCCAACAGGTAAACGGAAGGCGACTAAATCCGCTACCCTTAGCATAATATATCTCACACTGCCGCTACTGGCTACCACGCATGAAGCCTCTACTAACTTACCCTTCGGATTTGTCCTAACCCGACTCGCAACCGCCTTTAATGACGCGACAACTCTAAACTTTGCATCTAACTTCTCACCAACCCATGCTATCTTTACGCCACTCTCGTCCAAATACTGTCTTTCTCCCATAATCCCCACCTCCTAATACAGAATTACTTAACTAAAAGCTGAAATCGGTGCATTAAGCCACGAACACAAGTCTATAACTGCGTTTCTCTTACCACCTATCTCTAACTCACCTGTAGTCAGATTAATGCTTCCTCTAAATACTTCCCATTTCTCAATACCCTTTGTTGCAAAACCAAAACTAAGGCGCTTCGTCCCCGCAGGTAAACGGAAAGCCACCAAATCCTCAAAGCTTATGTTGATAGCACTGCGCCCGATACACAAAATGTCAATCAACTCGCCATTCGGAGTCATCCGCAGGCGGCTTGCAACTTCCTTCGGGGAGGCTACCATCTGAAATGAAACCTGTAGCATTTCGTCTGAAGCACCGATGTATGCTATTCTCAACGAACTCTCGTCCAAATACTTTCTTTCGTGCATGAACCCACCTCAAACTTACTCCCTGCGAAACTCTGACAACGGAACATGTAGCCAGTCTAACAAGTCTACAACCGCTTCCAGAATCCCTACTATCTCTATATCCTCTGTCTCGGCTGTGATAAGCTGAACCTTAATAGAGAGTAAACTGTCTCCAAAGCTATCATGCACCTTGAATCTTACATTCACACCTATCGTTCCTGCGGGGAAATGAAAAGCTACTAAATCCTTTAACCGTAGTGGAACAAGCGCTAATCTATTATCTCTCTTACGAATGAAGCATTCGGCGCTAACAAACTCCGCCTTCGGATATGTTCTTAACCGACTTAGAAATGCCCTCGGATATATGACCCGCTCAAGTGTAACTTGCGCAGTATCCGCGTCACCATCTCGAAACGGATTGACTCTCATCGTCCCAGCTTTCGCATAAACTCGAAAACCCATAAACTTCCCCCAGTTAAGCTCTCACAATCTTAAAATCGCTAGATGGCACATGAAGCCAACCAGTCAAGTCCGATACTGTCCCGTACTTTCCAAATATGTCTATAGAGCCAGTCAAAAGATTGATATTGACAGAAAGTGGGGTGTATATTGCTCCTCCTCGGACTAAAAATCTAAGTCTTATCCGCTCTGCTCCTTCAGGTGATTCTGCACAAAACGCACCCAAATTTGCTCTAAGAGTTGTTACTTCATGTTCATTCCGAACAACATACTCTGCACGAACTAACCGTCCGTTCGGTTTTGTCATTATTCGGCTTAAAACAGCCATCAAAGGTGCAACCATTTGAAGCGTAGCATGTACCTCTTCATCAAACCTATCTGGGACTCTCAATTCCCCTGCCTTTGCATACACGCGCTCACTCATAGCACTCCCCCTCGTTTCATCGCCTCAAATAAACTTGTCCCCGTAAATTCGCCGTCTCCGACCTTTCCTCGCTTTACAGGAGACTTCCCTGCTGTCTTTCGCTTCTTCCATGCCTTACTATCTGTCTGTGCCGCCAGTAACCTGTTAAACTTTTGAAGCGCCGCCGATGGCTCTCCCGTCTCGTCCGCTACCTCTACCCTGTAGGTTACTCGCTCCTCCTTTGGCGCAAGCTCTGGACAAAGCCGCCTTACCTCGCGCCTAACCTCTAAAAGTCCCTCAAGCGGATTTCTATTTTCCTCTCCCATACCGTCCCTCATTCCCTCTCTGACGCACCACGCGCCCCGTAAAGCCCTGTCTATACCGCTAGGCTACCTCTTATAGCCTATTCCCCTAAATGCTCTTAAAACGCCGTCTCATGCGTCTACGGGGCTTTTACGACTCTAGCCCCCGTAAGACCTCTTCCCGCTCCGCGGGCGTTAAAGCCTTTAACGCCCCGATTAAAACCCCTACCGCTGTCGTAATCGGCATTCTAACCCCCTTCTGGGTCGGACGCAATTCCGTTCCTGTATCGGGATTTACCGCCGTATATAGCGTACGGATGTCTAAACTCGCCTCTCTACCGCTATCCTCTGGCGTTATCCGCGTCACTCGGATAAACTCACCTCGACTGCCTTTCTCGACCGTGGCAAACTCTTCCTGCGTGTCCTTTGATTGATATGCCATAACCATACCTCCCCTTAAATATTATTATGCCTGTTAAACTGTGCTGTGTACTCGACTTACTCTGCTACCGTAGTCCGTATATCGTAAGTTACCGCTCTTACTAACCCCTCTGCTCCAGAAGAGACATATACCTTACCCTTTCTCACATAGCCGAGTAGCGTATACTTATATGTCTCGCTCTCAAACGATGCCTTAAATGTCCCATCGTCCCATAAAATAAAATCTTTTAGAGAAAACTCCTCCGGTATCGGCGTAGACCGCACGACACGAATCGAAATCTTGTCACACACTTGGAAACTCTTGTCTACCTCTGACTTATTTAGATATAACTTCCCGTCCTTTAGCGTTAGCTTGCCGCCCGATGCCTCTACGATATGCGCAATAAACTTGCTGTCGTCTACCATAACCGCATTCTCGCCCTTATCTACAATGCTGTCGTACCATCCACTCGAAATGCACCGCGCATACCCGTAACCGTTCGCATCCAGCTCTGTCCAACTGTCAGTCGGCGTATCCGCTATGATTATATCCGTCTTTTTCTCACTCTTTGGCGCTTCTGCAACCTCTCCAGAGATTTCACTGTAGTTATAAACGCTACCACGATAGTTCTCTGGCAACTCGTTATACAAACCCTTTATCGCCTCTATCTCTGCCGAAACCTCTTCCTCGCTATGCTCACTCTTAAACTTCTCAAGACCCTTTATCCGCTCGACAACTGCCTTTACTTTCTCCGACTGCTCGGCGGCGTAGGCTAACCCAGCCGCCAAAGCCTCGTCACTTGGCGTGTCCTGCCCGTAGTCGTTTCCGTAACGGCAATCGTTATAATACTGCGCCATATCCTGCTTCATTTTCGTATACAGCTCCGAAAAGGCGGGTATATCGCTAACACATACCTCATCCCCTGCGTCCCTGTTCGCATACTCTGACTTTAGGCGCTCCGTGAGCTTCTTGTCAAAATCTCCCTCCGAAGCCCCCTTTAACCCGCCGTTTAACTCGTAGTTTACTAGGCTCGTTAAGTCTCCCTTTACGCTATCCGCGCTCAAGCCTTTCCCACCGCAAGCCGATAAACTTAGGACTGCCCCTAGGAAAAGAACCCCGATTCCTCTAAGCCTCATCACTCATCCTCCTCTGCCTCTGCCGAAGTCGTACTCGTAGAAGAACTGCTTTCACTACTACTTGCGCCACTCTCACTGCTTGTACTATCGCTCGTACTCCCGCTACCACTCGTACTTACCGCCGTGCTGTTACTTCCGCTCTGCAAATACTGATTATACGCCTCTGTAGGCGTTACATAGTTTACTTGATTGATTACACCGCCAAGCTGTGCTATCTCATCAAATGTGTAGCCCTTATCATACGGAACTTGGTCTTTTACTAAGTGGCTCGCGTTGCTATCTACGATGTAATACTTGTTATCGTTGTCTCTTGTCGCGATTACTACGAAATGACCCGCTCTCGTCCAATACCTATGCACGCACACAGAAACCATACCGCCTGCGTCTAACACACTATCCAGTTTCTCCCGCGATAAAGTCTCCGAAAACTCGACATTAAACAAATTCTCGCCGTTAAACTTGAAGCTGTTATAAATACGGCTAAAACCCATAGCCGCATAAACTCGACCCGTGCTATACGCTCCATGCTCGTCCCCGCCAAGCTTATCACTCATGATTGCCGCCATGACTACCTCTGGTGGCGTAATATACCTGTGTAGTAAACTGCTTATGATAATGCTCTGCGCATGAACTCCGCAAGATGACTGCGCAAATGTCGCGTCATTCGCAAAGCTATCCCGATACGGAAGCCCCGCTACTATCCACTTTAACCCTTTCCAAGACTGATTTCCCTGTGCATATCCGAGTACGCCCCTCGTATCCTTAAACTTCTCTGGAAGCCTATCTGCGGGAACGGCTAAATCTGTAAAATCTCGTAGACCAAAGCAAGGTATATACTGACTTGATATATTCGGGAAGTTTGTCCTAAACATATCTAGCACTTCCTGCGGTGTATACTGTTTATTCGTTGCCTTATTCCAGTAAACACCCTGCGGCATACCCGCTGTCTCTGTTAATTTACCCGTATTGGCTACGATTGAGGACGCTGGTCCGCCGCTCACTCCACTACTCTCATTATCGTGGCAATGACACTCGCTACAAGTGCAATTTGCGTATAAACCGTTGCTACCGCCACTATTTCCCGTCTGCGCTGTCATATCTTCTCCCGCAACCGCACGACCCGCTGTGCCTCCTGTTAAACCAAACGAGCTATTTGTGCCAGCCGAAGCAAACTGTGCGCCGTTCTTAAACTGCAATGTAGGATAGACCCGAACCGACTTGATGCGCTTCTTCTGTGTCGTTAGAAAGTCAAGCAACTGGTTTGGTGCCGCACCTCTATCAATCGGATTTCCCAGCTCAAAGATATTAAACTGCATCTTTGAAACATCCGTGCTTCTTCCCATTACACGGATATGAGCTAGTCCCTTACTGTATTTATCAAACGAAGTGGAATTAGCCCCAGAGTTGTACGCTGTGTGCATACCCATAGCGTCTATTCCCATGCACCCAAGCACTGTCCCGTCATCAAATACAACATCGTAATAAACGCCTGCCGAACCGCCTATCTTCTTAAACTTATTCGGTGGCTCAATAATAGGGCTGTCCCCAGAGTCGCCTGTATTACTATTTGCTGTCTTTGTCGGAAGAATATTCTCAAACCAATCTATGCACTCTGCCGAATTTTCACACAAGTATCTGTAAGGAGTTGCCGAAACAAGCCTTCCATCCTTAAATCCAAATGCTCCGCTACTGCTGTCAGCCGCAAATTTCCGAAATGAATGCCCTATAGTATGCCACTTGTGGTCGCGTGACGAAGTGTAGCCACCATTCACTAACATACTGTTTGAAAACTCTGTCTGGACATCGTTCTTCTTTGCGTTATCTCGCCAGTCACCCATCCCATACAGCCAGTCCCCCGCTGGCGTGCTTCCGTTCCAAAACCTAGAGTAATCTATGTCAAAATGCTCATAAACATCTGGATTAAATGTGTAGTTGTCGTACAACGGCAAGCCATACTTGTTCTGTTCTGCGTTATCTATTAGCTTACCTAAATTACCGCTATTCGTGCTTGACGCTCCGATAGGCGCTCCCGTACTTCCAGAGCTTAACCCCGTTACGCTGTCTACATTCGTGCTTACCGTACCGCCATCCGTGATACCGACCAAAGTCCCGTCTATCGGCGCTTGCCCCTGCAAACTTACCTCGTTCGCTACTGCTACCTTAAACGAACCGTTCGTTAAACCGCTAGCTTGCGCTTGCGGCGTACTACTTCCGTTCCCCGCCGCCGCGTCTGCCTGCGCTATCGCTATCATTTCGTTTACACGAACTGCCTGCAACCGTTTCCCTTTACGCTGAAACCACCCGATATACTCTGACGCGGGCTTTACATAACTGACCGAACCCGTCTGACCAGAGCTAAAAACCATGTCATTGCCGATATAAATTGCTACATGCCCAGGACTTACTAGGCAGTCCCCTGCTTGCAACTCGTTTAATCCGACTTGAGGTCCAAGTGTTAAAAATACTTGCGAAGTAACATAGCCTCTGTTATAACCACCCGCCTCTTTTAATATCATATATGTCTCGTGCGAACAGTCTGCTCCGCTTGTCCAAGAACTACCGCCCCAAACATACCTTGTACCGATATGAGACATAGCGATACGATAGATATTTTGATGCACCTCCGCTAAACGACCGCTTGTAGCCATACCAGCTCCGTTTGTTACTACCGCTCCCGTTGAACCTGTCGCCGCGCCCCCACTACTTCCGTTACTCCCGTCCGCTACTACCGTTGTAGTTACCTTCTTCTTGTCTCCGACATTGATAACTGCCCCTAAACGCTCAATACGCGCCTTATCTGCCTCGATATAGCCAAACGGGTCGGAACGCGGACTCGGCTGTGAGAAAAACACATAATGTGAGTCATAGACATTAAACAGCTTCGTTTTATCCTGTACAAATGCGTCTGCCCGCTTCGGTGTGTCCGCTCCGTCCGTTACCGCCCGCGTTATTTCGTTTATATTGTCATGCTCCATAACATAGTTCGGAAGCGTCCGCTCTCCCTTTACAAGCACATCCCGCATCCACTCAACTTCCTGTGTGGTATATTCACCTTTTCCCATGAAATCTAAGTCGGGACGCCTTGGATTTCCTGCTGTCCATCCCTTTGTGCCGTGCCACCAGCCCGACCAATCTGCATAATAGTCAAGTGATTTCGTCTCCCAAGGCTCCCCTGCCTTTGACTTCTTTTGCTGTCTTACGGCATCCTCGTACTTACTCGCGATTAAACTTGCCTCTGCCTTTAAACCACCTTCTCCTCCAACACCTTGTTCCGCGTGACAAAGCCGCGCAAGCCTTATTAACTGCTCATCCGTTAAGTTATAAGTCGGGAAAGCCGAAGCTGTCGTGTCTACTTCCTGCGTTCCCGCGCTTCCCTGCCCGCTCCCGATTATCGTACAACCACAGCTTACCTTGTTTATCGTTAAGCCATCGTCTACATCTTTCTTCTTTTCGTCATCCGAGATAGCGTTATAGCTTATCACCGCAACCGCTACGGGCAAAACCGCTAAACCGTAAGTTAAAGCCGCTACCACCGCCGAAGTCGCTAAAGGTGCCATTAAAAACTTACGGAATATCTTTGATAGCTTCCCCTTCGGCTTCTTCTCGTCTTTCTTTCCGTCCTTCCGCATAAAAGCGTCCTCCAAAACCTATAAACTAAACCACAAATTCCAATTAACCGCTTAAAGGCGGCAGGTTCCCCTACCGCCTATTCTTCTTATAGCACCTGTGCTACATGCTTATATATCGCTCCACTCTTATCTACCGAAAAGATAATCTCAAACCGCGTAGTCTTGCCCTTATACCGAAGAGACGCTTTCACTCGATACATAGTGTCCCCTGTCGTGTTATCCGATGCCTTACTCTCTGTTACGCTCTCTATATCAAGCTTACGCTCTTTATCATCCTCCGTAAGCTCCTTCTCCCGCGTGCTTATAAACAACTGGCTCGCTTCATCCTGCGTAAGCACTCGCTTCTTTACATAATACCGCGCCCTGCCGTTAAAATACTCCATGCTCTTCGGCGTATACATATCGTACATAATCTTCTTAACCGTGCGCTTATTCACTTTACTATAAGCCCCCGTCATAGACCCGAAAAGCACAAGCACCAGAATGACAAACACCCCAAGAGCCAAGGCGTGTAACCCAGAACTCCACCTGTCAAACAGATTCACTAGCCTCTTCATCCGACTTCCTCCAACTCTCAACGACTGCCAAATACCTCGGCAATCTCTTCTTCGCCACTAAATTAAAATCTGCATCCTCAATGAGTTCTAGGTTACTATCCTTGTACGAATCATTTAAGCCCAGAGACTCTATAAGAAACTGTGACGGCTCGCTGTTATCACAAGCTATAACAAGCCTCTCCTTCGCTCTCGTGCATCCGACATAGTATAAACGCCGCTCGCAGTCGATATACTCCGTTATATCCTTGGACTCGTATCCCCTGTTTACCATGTCACGAATGCTCCTACTCTCTGGCAAGGCTAGGCTGTCACAGCACATTAAAATTACTGTATCCCACTCAAGACCTTTCGCGCCATGATAAGTGTAGATATTTACGCAAGCTGAACCCTTATCTACAGCTGTCTCGTACTGATACAAGGCTGAAAAATACTCCTTGAGCTTTTCTAGCGTGTTAAACCCTCTTGTTAAACGCTTGACATACGCTAGATACCCGTTTAATAGCCTATCCCGCTCTGGCGTTCCGTACATATACCGAATCCCCTCGTAAAGAACAGCCATAAGACCGCTAAACTTGTCCTCATTACTAATCTTTGCCGAAAGAAGCGAATACAACTGATAAAGGCTCTCTACCGTGTCTCTACCCATTCCGTAAACCTTAGAAGAAAGCGTATCTCTGTAACCTCTCGGGATTTCCTCTGTAACTTTCCCGACCTTGCTACTGTAAGGCGTTAAACTTAGCAGAATACCCAGAGCATCTGTAAGATTTACACCGAAATCGTTCATGATACTCCCGATTACCTTCGCTCCGTTCGTCCCAAGAAACAAGACATACTTCCAAAGCACAGCAGAAACCCTGTCGCCGTTATAGGTGTTACTAAGAAGCTCAAACGCACTCCTTACATCGTCATACAAACTCTGCCTCGTAAACCGCATACTCTCGCTTGTTGTGTCCGTAAAGATTCCGTTCTCGTAGAGCATCGCGTTCAAAACACAAGCCTCGTAGTTATTTCTAACTAGTACTGCTATTTTGTCTGCTTTCTCCCCGCTCGCGATACGCTCCTTGATATACTGTAAGACTGCTTCGCTTATCCCGTAAAGCGTGGTATCGCTAGAAAGAATCTTGATACTCCCGCCGTCCGTATTCGCATTCAGCTCCTTCTTCTGTCGATAGCTTAGATTCTTTACGGAGTTAAACGCAAACTTTACGATATTTGACTTACAACGATAGTTTGTAGACAAAACATATAAACTCAAGCGATAGTCTACTTGCACATCCTCTAAGATAATCTTCGGGTCTGTGCCTCTCCAAGTGTAAATAGCCTGCTCGTCATCCCCGATTACGATTAGATTCGCGCTATTTTCTGTCGGACACATACACCGCAAAATCTTATACTGGATTGTGCTGGTATCTTGGAACTCGTCCAAGATAAAGTATTTCCACTGACTCCTACAGAATGACAATACCTTCTGCGTTACATCTTCCCCACGGACTCCGCAAAACATGCAATAGACCATATACTGCATATCATCGTACTCCATGACATTATCATTTACCTTTAACTGCTGATACTGCAAGTTTACCCGCTTATAGTCCTCTAAACTAATCCGCTTCTCGTCAAACTGATAGTGCTTACTCAAGTCGGCATAGTTCATCGCCTTGTTTATCTGATAGGAAAACAGGTTTTTGAGATATTCTACAAGCTCCTTATCCTTACTCTTAATACCGCAATCCTTTAGGGCTTGCCGTAGATACCCCATCGCCCGTCCCTCGCTACAGATGTTAATCGGATAACCCAGATACCGAAGGATTTGATAGTAACAGCTATGCAAAGTCTTAAAACTCAAGTCAAAATCGTCCCCAAGCTCTGCACAGAGCCGCTTAAACTTCCTCTGCATCTCACTTGCACCGCTCTTACTGTAAGTTGCACAAAGAGTCTTGGACGGCTCTAACTCCCCTGTCTTTGCTCTGATATAGGCTAACTCCGTAATCGTGCTTGTCTTACCCGAACCCGCACCCGCAATAATCACCAGACCGCCCGTGCTATTCAAAATTGCCAGTTGCTCATCACTGTGCTTAATTCCTTTTACACGCTCAATGTCCGCAATCAACTTACTTTTATCCGTCATGGTATACCCCGAAACTTGATTTCACTATTTCCCGATTTTCTTCGGGACAAGACCGCCTGCTACCGCCGAAACAAAGCTATAACCGCGTATAGCCGAAACTTGAGTTAATAAGCTTTCCTAACAGAGAAACTTGAGTTTACTCGCCTCTATCTTTCCGATTCTTCCATATCTCGATATTCCGATTGCTCTCCTCGATGCACCGATTTAAGAGTGGCGCGTCATAAACTACTCCCCTATCGTCAAATACCGCTTTCATATACTCCGCAACAGATACCTTCCGAGTCGTTAGCCTATCCCCCTCTTCCACATACAAGTTATAAAGGTCTGGCTCTCCTGCTGAATCTGCTATCGGCAAGGCGATAAAATACTTCTTCCCGAAAAACTCTACATCGTCTGCGCCAAACCCTATATCCTCTAGGGCTATTAGCATTACATGCGACTTTATGCTACCTAAATACTCACCCGCGTTATCTAAGGCATAATCCCCACTCACTACAAAGTTATCCTCTATCGGAAACACCATAAACTTTAGCGAATATCCGTTCTTCTCTTCAAAACACCCCAAATAAATAGCAGGTCTACTTGTAGTCGGTGGGTTATCTATGCAAATACTCTGGGAATTTGACCTAGACTGACTGTTATAGAAAGTCATAAATAGCACCGCCGAATTTATAGGTAACTTACTGTTTAACAACTCTATCCTGTCTTTTGGACTTAAATCACGGCTTTTTGAGAACGAAAGCGTATTGTAAATCGCATTTTGGAGCGACTCTCCGCCTTTGCCATCCGCCACATACCGAGGCTCAAACCCGAGCGCCCTTATCTGCTTATCTATCTCGTCAATTCCAGTATAGACATCCTGCACCGCTGAAACATCAGTAAAATCCAGCGTAAATATGGCTACTCCAGCGCAATCCTCTTCCGTCTTTCGATACGATAGCACCTCTACCACAGACTCAAGCGTGCGCATATTCCCTATTTGCCGATACCCGCACTCGCTAAACTTAAGGCGAAGCTCCCCGTCTACAACCCGCATAGCCTCTGCCAAATACCTTAACGACTCTGGAAGCGCGGGCTTAACCCCTACAGTCTTTGCAAACACTGTATGATTTACAACTCTATCCTCCGATAAACCCCCGAGCTTAAGCAAAACCTTTGCACTCTTTGCCGCCTCTGGCGCATTGTAAAACTCCATCCGCACATCATACTTACAAAGCAGATTTCCAAACTCTACCAACTTCCAAACATTTGTCACAACGACTTGATGAAAGTTTAGATTGACTGTCTCCCCTTTATGCGCCTCTACAGCCTTTATGATAGCCTGCAAACTCCTAACGCTTCTTGAGGACAACTGCGTAATCCCTAAATCTTGCCTAATCTTTATCTCTATCACGGCTCGCTCCCCTCGATTAAACGCACTATATCACGATACTTCTCGCGATAATACGCACTGCTCATCAGATACTTGATAAATCCAAGCGTCTCTTCGTTAATACTGATGAACTTTGCTACCTTCTCCTTACGATAGGCGTTCATAAGCTCTACTACTCTCGTAATCTCTCCGCTACCTTTTGCAACTGGCGTGGCAGTTACCGTATCAAAATCCAACAGGTAGTCACTAAGACCAGATATTTTACAATATTTCTCCCGTACCTTGCAAACCTTGTCCGCTAACTCACTTAAATCTGGCTCTCTCTGGTCTAGGATTAAAGTGACCGCTTTCTCCCCGAAATCCTCTCTTAACTTCGTACAAGCGTACCTAGCCTTACTCCTACAGTCGTTATAACTTGACCGAACCCCCTCTTCCTTTAGCAAGACCTCGCTTAGCATCGGAAGGCGAACAAGACCGTGCCGCAAATAAACCCTTGCTTCAAGACTCAAGTAATTCGTATTTAAGCACAAATCAATTAAGTCCCCAAGCAAAGCCCCTCGCTCTTTGCTAAGTGGTACCTCGTTTAAGCCGATTTCTCTAACCTCTCCCGTGCTTAAGTTGTAGTAGTTATAGATAGCCGTCTTTAGATTCTCAAGAACATTTGTAAGATACTTTGTAGGTCTGCCACGCATTCTAACTCACCCCATGCTTTTAGCCAAAAATCTTTACCGTTATTTCTCATTGCCGTAAAGAGCCGTTAAACGGATTTCCGAAACACGCCTTGTAAGCAACTGCACCTCTCTCTTAAGCTTAAGCACAGTATCTTTACTATCCACCCATTCCGATTCGGACAGAGCCTCTAAACAGGCTTCTGCTCGCTTTGCATCCTCTGTAATCTCTGCTAATAGTGCATCATAAAGACCAAGCATACGAACCGTCTTATCATAACTCTCACACTTTACAACAGGTTCACTCCTTGGGACTGAACTAGCCCAGAAACAATTTTCTGGGCTATAAAGCGCGTTCTTGTCCCTACGATGGAGCAATCTCCAAGGACGATAGCCGTTTGCTTCCGACCATGCCGCAAACTCTGCAAACCCTGTCCAACGATAGCAAAGAAGTCCGCTACGATTAAGCCGTCTCCAATACTCATTTATCCGCATAGCGTAGCTCGCACCTAGTTAAATAAATAGAACCGTCATCTTCGTCCAGATACTCCGCAAAAGTTAATCCGTCCCTAAAAACGACATACCCCGTAGATTCCAGCAGCTTATCCCGACCAGAAATCGTGAAAAACTGTTCGGGCTTTGGCTTACTCGCAAGCTTAAGGCGATTAGATTCTCCCATTTCCAACTTCTCCTAGCTTATCTGCTAAACTTCACTAGCAGGGCAAAGCCTGCTAGCACAATAATATAAATCACTCGCACACCTCCAAATGCTTAGTCAACAAACGGAAGATACAATAACTCTTCCTTCTTTGTCTCCAACGGATGCCCACTTTTCCATACCGACCGATATTCCGCAAAATAAACAGCGTCACTGCCCTGTTCCGCGTAAACTTTTCCCGTTGCGCTCATAATAAGCTCACCGTCCGTAAGACTAGCAGATACCTCAATCGGCAACAAGCCGTTCTCGAACCAATCCATCACATGAAGCTCTTCTGTCGCCGCAAGCGCGTCTACCTCGGAAACATCTCTACGAAGCGGGTCAAGAACATTAAGTGATGGCGCGTCTACCTCTTCACAAACATTCTGAAAACCCGCATATTCGATTCCACCGTAGAAATACGGCTCATCTCCCGTCACACGAAGCCCGTAACCGTACGCACCGACATAATAGCGCTCCTCAAAATCTCCCTTGCAAGCACCGTCTGCCAACTGCAAGCCACCATCACGCTGAAATCTATCCCACTTTCTGTCTGCCATTTCCTTACCCCCTTATTCGTTTTCACTCGCTGTCAGCACCAGATACACGACCCCTGCTAACAAAACCACGCCTACCAGAACCATACCTCTCGTGCCTCCTGCAAACTACCTAACTGCTAAAGACAGTTTAGCAGATTGCGCGTTAATCGTCAACTACTTTTCTATCAATTTTGAGCGCATCGCTGTCGCTCGCTAAGATTGTTTGATACCATGTATCAGCGTTCCTCCTAAAATTTACCTTTATCACATCCTGCCCGCCAACTTTTACAAAATCAAAACTTCCGTCCACTGGAAGCGTAAGGCTCGATATTTTGTAGTTACTTAAGTCGATACCAACTAGTAGTAGCGAAGCTATGTCTTTTTCCGTCAAATCTGTGTAGACCTCTGGAAGAACGCTATCAGCTAAACTCCCAAGCTCAAGCACATTTAACCGCTTTAGCTTTGATAAACACTTCTCGATTACAACTCTTTGCCGCATTGTTCTATGAAAATCTGTCCCTACATACCGATTCCGAGCATACCCCAAGGCTTGATTGCCGTTTAAGTGCATCACCCCACCTTTATAACTACGAATCACATCCTTCTCTGGGTCGTCCCCTACAAGCCTATTCTGCTCGTTTACATAGGCGTTCATTAACCGTATCTCGTCTTTACTTAGTGCTAAGTCGATACCGCCTACCTTATCAACCGCATTTCTAACTGCATTAAAGTTTACTACCAAAAAGCCAGAGAAATCTATTCCGTATATCTCCTTTAGGACGGACTCCAAACCCTCTGCTCCCCCGAGCGCATACGCCGCGTTAATCCTCCTGCTCCCGTAGCCGTCCAGATAAACAAGCGTATCTCTAAGAACACTCGTTAGCGTGATACGCTTTCTAGCCCTATCTATAGACACGATTATGATAGTATCGCTATTTCCGTCAAACTTACCCTCTCGATTGTCTACTCCAACAAGCAAGATATTTGAAATAGACTGCTTCTCAAGCTCTGACCCGAGCGCCTTTACCTGTTCATCTGCTATTACCCTAGATTGCTCACGCAAAATCTCACTAGTCAACGCATCTAGGATACTTTTATCAAGCTCTTCCGATAAACCATCAAAATCCAAGCCAACACTCTTTGACTCCAACGCATTTTGACGGGTAGCCAAGGCGTTACTATTACTCGCTCGCCGTAGCTTGCTATAATAGTGATTAAAAATTATTGCAAGCAAAAGCATAGGTACTGCTACTACTGACAAAGAAATAACTGCTATCTTTTTGATTGTACTACGCTCCATAATAACTCCTTTTCCGAATAAACGGAGAATTTTATCGAATTGCTACTCCTTAAGTGTACTCGTTTCTCTTGGGCAGGATTTTGCCCTTTGCCCTCGTCAAAAATTTTCCCGCAGCACTAGGAAAACCAGCTCTGCACGCCCTCAAACGAAATTTTAAAAAATAAAGCGCTAGAAAATCCCAGAAATCGCGCAAAATTGCACGCCAGTTTATACACTAAAACACGCAAATTAAACAGGCGGATAAACCCTCGAAAGGCAGGATACAGCTAGTCTAAATTTATAAGCAAGAAAGCCGTGTGTACTGCTTAATTCTATGCGGGTCTATACTGTTTTTCCAAGACGATAAATCTTATTTATAAAAGACTAAAATAAAAATCGGGAAGCGGATTTTTCTCTACCCACTTCCCGAAACACCTTAAATTTTACAGGTCTAGCTACTTAGTCGCTTATGCTTAAAAACTCCAAATACGACCGCGAAACTCAACATAAACCAAGAAACCTGTTAAAATCAGTTCAGAGTTAGCTTACTTTCCAAGACAATTCAAAACCTACACAGAAACCATTAAATCTAGCCGCTCTTTATAACTCTAAACCCTATTTCTCTAATAAACACCGACTCAAGCAAGCCTTGTCCCACGATTCCCCATAATTCCGTTTACACCAGAGAATGCACGATATGCCCCTACAAAATCTGCTCTACTCCTACACACCGTCTTTAAGTCATCCATAGACAGGCTAAACCCCGACTCGCCGTAAGTTTTACAGAGCAAATCGTAAATACCAGACAGCGCGTCACCGCCAGTTACAACCAGTCTATACTTTTTTGCCATAAATTCCGACAAAACCTCAATCGTGCAAAGCTTTGACAAGACACCAACAAACTCAACTGCTACATGCCTATCCCGAACGGGCATCGTAGACACTATCTCTGCAAGGCTCACACTCCTTGCGTCAAAAGTGCTATACAACACACCATTCACAGACATATCTATCTCATAGCTACCACGCGGGGAAAGCGTATAAACTACTCCCTCTTGCAAGATTCTATGAAACTCACCGTAATTACCCACCAGAACATGGAGCGTCTTTCTTACAGGTGAACCGTTTTCTGCAACTTTCTTAGCCATATAGCCCTCCGTTAAAACATTACATCAAGCGTTATAGTTACTCCACTAAACTGCACCTTAAGGCTACGGACACTACTCGAAACCTCAAATCTACTGCCGTATACCTCAACAACTGCCGAACCCTTCTCTTTTTCAAGCGACAGCGACAACTGATACTTATTCGTTTCAGAAACCTTCTTCGGAAAACTGTATTCTACGCGCTCACCGCCCTGCTCTACAAGTACCTTGAAAACGATATAAACAGTGCGCCGACTCCCATTATCAAGAACGAAATAATTATCATCCCCGTAGTAGACACGACCAGAGTGAAATAAATCTTGAAGTTGCTCAAGCATTATATGATACGGAGCTACATACCTAGCGTAATTTCCCTGCCTAAAATCATTCGCTCTCGTAAAAGACTGACTGTTATAGCTTCTCGTATAAGATTCACTACTTTTTGGGCTATTAAACGAAGAGCCGAAACTACTTCCACCAGAACCCCCAACCGAGCCGCCAGCCGCCGCTCCACTCGCTACCCTGTTTAATATCTCCCGCGCGTCTGTAATATCACCGACTAAGTATCTTGGATTCTCCACATTGTCTGGATGGTTCTCTTTTACAAGCCTCCTATAAACTCTCGTAGTTACCTCTAGCCTAACATCTTCTACGGACTGATACCCGTACATTTGAAGCGCGGTCACTAGCTCCATATCTATCCTCGCTCATGCGCTACCTAGCGCCTTCATCCGTTATTTTTCCGACTTTTGCTCACTCGTATCGGAAATTTCTGTGCTTTCTGCCGTGCTTTCCAAGCCATCTGATAAACTGCTCTCCGCGTTCTCATCCGACTCGCTTTCTACACTACTCTCATTCGCACTCTCACTACCGCCCACCGTCTCCTTACCTACATTCGTTTCTGCTGTAGCCTCACTCGCAAGCAACTCATCCTCATGCTCCGCAACATATTTCTGTATCTTTTCCGACAGGTCATTCTGCATTGCCTGTAATTTTCCCTTAATGCCATCATAGTCGCTTAAATCCATCTCGCTGTTAATTGAGCTGTCAAGCGACCAGCCCCCAAGCGGCACATAGCCGTCAAACCCTACGATATGCACCCGCTCGTTCGGAGCGTTATGCGACACTACATACATGTCGAGGCTCAAATTATTCTCTGTAGTGGAAATTCCGACAACGAATTTATCGCCGTCCACAAACTCGTCCGAATTTTTGTAATTGTATAAAGGCAAAATATTCTCTGCGTAGCCCTTGCTCACGGACTTATAAAGCTCGTAGATATTACTGCCAGAAACCGCTATTTCAAACGACCTTTCCGAAGTATCCCTAGATTCTTTTCCAGTTTCTGTAGTCTCTGTTAAACTTGCACCGCCCTTATCTGCAAAATCACAGGCTACCTCTACCATACGCGCAGGGGAAATATCATCTGTCAAAACAAACTTAGGATTTCCCCCATCAACGCCCTCTTTCACGGTCAAAAGCTTATCTCCTAAAAGATAAACACCCGCCGTATACCCAGACTGCACATATGCCTGTCCAGAATTGTCATAGATTGTCGTAATTGTCGTATTCTTGTCTATCCGCGTCAGAGTCATTCCACCGCTCTCATACATCTTATTGAGAGCTTCCTTTATCTCGACATTCGCGGGCTTCACCGCTTCTTTGCTGTTTTCCGCGTTTACGGAAACCTTACCTTTACCGCAAGCCGTAACACTGACGGCTAAAAGCGAAACAGCGCAAGCGAAAGACAAAATCTTGACTAGCCTCATAACTCGTACCTCCAAATAAGCATAAAATTAGGAATAAAATTTATTAGAAGAAATACCTGTGTACTTGCACGCACACAAGGAATTAACTCTGATTAAAAGAAAGCTCGCGAAACATCAAGGTATAGCACACTTTAACTTCCCAAAGGAAACCGCTCGGAAAGGCGAAACTTACTTTCAAGATACTAGATAGCTTTTCTTTGATTCACCAAAACTTCCTTTCTTCATATACAGGTATCTCGGAAACTTACTTTCTTCTAATTACACCATAACTATACCATGTTTTGCGATTTCTTTCAAGTCGTTTGGTATATCTAAAACTTACTTTCTAGCACTGATTTTTAAGGGGAAACTTGCTTTCTAACACAAGCACAAAATCAACCACGAAAGAAAGTTTTAACGACACAACAAATCCGCTCTGCATAGCTAAAAACTGAAACTTCCTTTTGATTCCTCAAGTATCACTGGAAACTTACTTTCTAACGATTTTCAATAATGCAAGGAAATTTTCAAGTATCACGGCAGCTTTTCTTCAACAGCTAGCCAGTTCTTAAATACTGGAAACTTACTTTTAGCGTCTATAGGTATCTCTGAAACTTACTTTCTAACTCTGAAAGAACAAGAGTCTGCATGGTTAACTGATAAACCAAGTCGCAAGCACCTAGATTCTCCCGCTAAAACCAAGCCGAAAATTTGTCGGATACTCGTCCGATTGAAAACTTCCTTTTTGAACCAAAAGTATGCCAAGAAACTTGCTTTCTAACGCAAATCTCAACTACTAATTTTTCTTCGATTATAGCTAGGTATTACTGAAACTTACTTTCTATCAAACAAGTTCTCAAGAAACTTGATTTTATATACAGCTTACAAGATAAACAACCACAACCGCAAATCAATCTTGCAAACCCGCACATCTACCAGAATTGCCTTAAACCTAGGCGATTTTATAACTATTACAATGCATTACCCTAGTTTATCTGCCAACTTTTAGCCTAACCTTATAAACGCCCAGCACCCCGCCATCACAAGAAACTTCCTTTCTCCTGCCAGAATTTACGGGGAAACTTACTTTCAACGAAACCCATCCACCTAGCGGAACTTTCTTTCCACAATCAAATTCTTCGGGGAAACTTGCTTTTAAGAAGCGTAGCTCAACGGAAACCAGCCATCCCGCGAACCCCGTAAACTTCCTTTTTAGCCCCAAAATCGGCACTAAACTTACTTTCACCCCACCACCCGCCTAAACATCTGCCCAAATTCGCAACATTAAAAGGGCTTACGGATTTCCCGTAAGCCCTAAACTTGCTTTTAGAAGCTTTCTTATTCAGATAAACCAACCTTTCCACGCAGAGGTTCCTAGGAAGTTTACTTTCTTGCTCCTAAAACCACCTACTCCCAGCATGTGTTACAGCCTCAAGCCGACTACATCCCTTAAACTTGTGCCAAAAATAAGGGAAAGCTGACCGTAATAAGGGCAAGCCCACACACTCCGTAAAGCATCAACTTCCCTTTTAACGCCTCCCATACGCCTAAACTTCCGATTCACAAGGCTTGTACTGTAACAAACTTACTTCTATAAAACCAATACCGCTGTAAGACTTCCCCTAAACTCTGCACTACCCACCCCATGCAAAACCCTACCAGACCCCAGATAAACTAATCTCCCCCGCGCTTAACCCAAAACTTACTTTCTTTCGACCTTGTACACATAGAAACTTACCTTCTAACACTCCGTATCCCCTAGTCTACCTATCGTAACATGATTATATGGCAACTCTATCCCGAAACTTATAAACAGCTTTAACATACTCTCTCGCAACCTCCCGCATATCGCAAAATTATCGTCCAAATGCTCCGTCCATATCGTAAACTTTAGCACCACCCCGTTTGCCGTATACCTGTTTACCGATACCGTTACAGGACGAATGATTAAAGGCTCTTTTGAACACTCTGCTACGATTAAAGCCTTCGCAAACTCTATATCTGTCCCGTAACCTACCTCAAACTCCACAAAATTACCGACATCCTTCTCGTAATTTGTATTCAATATCACACTGTTATCTACTATGCTATTCGGCACAATACAACTTTGCCCGTCAAATGTCGTTATTATGATATGCCGAACCGACATGTCCTTTACAATTCCCTCTGCTATGATATTTGACCCCTGCACTATCTTAACCTTCTGTCCGACCTCGATAGGCTTCGATAAACTTATAGAAAACCCGCTTATGATATTTCCCAATGCTTGTTGCGCTGTAAAGGTTAAAACTGCCACAATCAAAGTCGAACCACCGAGTATCTTGCCACCTAACCCGTCCGAGCCACCAAATATATACATCTCTGCGCAGATAAACACCGCTACGATTAAAAGACGCAACGCTCCCGCGATAAACTTTATCTTTAGCGCGTGCTTCCTTTGGTATATTTTATCCGACACCTTCCCAACCGCTATCATGCACCCTGCCGTGACAACTAGTGCCACTAACCCTGCTAAAATCTTCATAAAAACCCTCCAGCCACTATCTTACCACCCAATCCATCGCTTGTCCCGTTAAACCCGCCGTATGTCGCGTAACCTTCTTTGTGCCGCCTATAAACTCTAGCCTGCCCCTCTACTCTGTTCCCTTCCCGAAACCCTGCTCTACCCCTAGCGTCCGTTTCTACTCGTTTTGAACCGATAACTCCTTAGAGATTTCAAACGGAAACCTCTTACCCCTATCCCTTTTACGCCTAAAACCATATGCCCCTTAAAAGCCATTCTGGTGCGTCACAGGGCATAGTCTAGCTTTTACTTTCCAATTCATCTGTTAAACCAACAAAAAGCCACTACATCTAAATCTCGCTCCGTCACAAGGCTTCGTCCCGCCCCATAAACCCAGCACTTCTCTGCCTTGTACTGTCCCGCCGACTAAGCCCCTCTTCCCGCCTATTTCTTTTCTGCCTTCCCCCTGTCCCCTATTCCCCTTTCTTAGCCATCCTGCCCCGATAGAAACCCCCTAATACCAAACAGAAACTTAAAACCCGTAAAAGCGTCCGTCTAAACCTAGACACGCCTTAAAATCCATTCTGGTGCGTCACAGGACATAGCCTAGCTTTTACTTTGTAATCCACTAGCCACCCTACACTATTCAAAATTATTACTTTCAAATCCCCTATCTTCCCAACTAAAAACTAAAAACGGGGCTAGGCGCTACCCTAACCCCGTCTAAAAACCCCGCTTTTCCCTTACTTCCCGTAATGATTCTTCGCTGAACCTTCCTGTATCCCAGATATGATTGCCCGTCCGAGCTTCCCGATTCCAAACGCCGCGCCAAAGACCGCCGCTCCGATGAGTCCACCGATTCCACTGCCTCTACCGCTTCGCTGTCCTCTCTCTGCCTTACTCATAAACGGCAATGCCCGCGTAAACCTACGCATCCGACTGCCCTCATCCTCTGGCTTTATCCTCGCATTCGCACTTAACTCTGCCCCTATCTCTTCGGTCGCACGATACATAGCGACATTTCGCTTTACTGCTTCCATCTCTGCCGACATCCGCTGTCTCTGCGCCATCGTAAGATATTCCTGCCGCCTTATGTCGTGATTGTTGATATTTACAACTCCTAAAACCTTAAATGTGTCGAAAATACTTCCAAGTAGCCGCTCCGTGTCGGAAGGGTCGATATAATACTCTAGGCTAAATGCGTTCAAATACTCTGTATCCATTCCAAGCCGCGCTAAACTGCTATACCGCTTCGCTAACTCCTTAAACGATATGAAATCCGATAGATAACGACCTGTATTCCCTCCCATGACTCCGTTCAAGTTCACTAGCTTGTTATTTACTATCATTCCGTTCGCCGTAAGAATTATCTTCGTTACATTACCTCGCCCTATGCTCCTGTCTATCCTGTCTAATACCCCGCTTAGGACTTCCCTACGATACATGTCTGCCCCAAACTTCGTACTCGTAAACAGCGGCGCGTGACTAAGCAAGCCGCCTAGCGAAAGATTTGTGCAATCCACGCTGTTCTCTGGCGAAAGCCTAGAAACATCTGCCTTTATACGCTCTATACCCTGCACCATCGTAACGCCTTTTGCGTTCTCAAGCTTCGACCCGTCAGGTATCGTGTTACTATACCCCACCGAGGACTCATACTCCCGAACATTTATCGGCTCTTTCTCGGCAAAGCGCTCCGAATAACCACTATATCCGCTGTCTCCGCGATTAAACGACCCACTCTCCGCAAGCGGCTCGCTGTCAAACTCATCGCTCTTCTCCGAGAAATCTTCGCTTCCCGCCGAAAATGCTCCGTTTTCCTCGCTTCCCTCTGGCATAAACCCGATAAACTCATCCGAAAGATTACTCTCCCTGCCCTGCATTAGACTATCAAACACACTTCCAGCAGGTTCTTCCGCATTTCTTACGGGTTCCTCGGAAACCGCTTCGCTCGCACTTGCTCCGCTTTCACCTAAGCCCTCTAAGCCTGTATTCTCGCTCTCGCCTAGGCTCTCTAAGCCTACACTTTCTTCCTCGTCCCCCGTAAACTCCACGCCAGAATACTCGCTGTCTATGCCGCCCTCGCTATCACTTCCCTCTTTTCCTAGCTTCTCTCCCGCGAGCGCTCTGTCCATTCTACTCCAGTTTGGCATAAACTCTGCACGGAAGTCACTGAAATACTCCATCGGGTCGCTCGCTCCCGATGCCTCCATGTAGCCAAACTTCGTTATCACCTCTTCAAAAATACGATAACTCTCGTTAAACGCTTCCCCGAGGCTATATCCCTCCATGTCAGCCGTCATCTCACGGAGATACCCCTCGAATCCGATAGACTCTTCTAGCTTTCCGTTCTTATCACGGAACTGCTTCATGATTTCCTCTACCTTCTCGTCCGTTCCGACCGAGTTCTTTAACTGCCCCTTTAACTGCTGAACAAATGTCCCGTTCTCGTCTGCGTCATTCAAAATCAAAAACGGCTTTATAAACTGCGCTGTCGTGCTATCCCCGTTCACTCCCTGCGAATCTACATCATCTACCCAAGCAAAATACCTGTCATTCACATTACAAAACTTCTTTCCCTTTGTAGTCGTTAAAACAGGCTGGATAAAGTCTGACTTATTCGGGATTTTAGTGGTAGGTAAAACACCTCCGTAGGCTATAGACGCTTCGTCATATCCTATAAACCCGCGCTTACCCATATTCTCAAGCGTCCTAAAGATAAACGCATTCGCCTTGTTGATTCCGTTATACTCTGTGCTACTCATAGACGACCATGACGGCGCGATATGCTCTTGATATATAAGCATTAACTTTGGCTTTATGTTCTTTAGCGTAGCGTCCTTCGCCGCAAGCCAGCTTCCCATCGCCCGCATATACCAGTTATACAGCCACTTCGCACTCTCTACCGCTGTATCATCCTCGCCCTTCCGAACTCTCTCACTCTTCTTAGCAAACAACTCTGCATACAAAGGCGCCCAGCCCGTTATCATGCGCCAAACTTCGTCCGCTATGATTAACAAATCCCCGCTCTTCGTCTTTATCTCACCAGACTGAATCTTCGGAGACAGCCAAATCCAGAAATCCAGCGCCTTTATATACTTTAACGCACTCCAAGCTGTCTCTGGCACGGCTAAATCTTCTAGTCCTGCGGGCTTCCGATAAACTTCTCTGGACATCACATCCCGAACTACCCCGCCTATATCCGCTTTGCTGTCATACTCCGAACCACCGTTTAACGCAAAGGTCTTTACCCCGAGCTTCTTCGCAATATACAGCAATAATGACGACATATCTGGCTTACTGTCTAAATACGGCACGGCTACATTTGACGCAAGCGCGGACGCAATCATATTTAGCGTCATAACACCTTTACCAGAACGAGAACCCGCCGACAAGTGCATGACAAACGACCCAATAGCCGTATTAAAGCCACCAAAAGGCGTATCCTTGCTGTTGCCAATATAAATGCTATCGTCCTCTGCACGACCTAATATCAAATTCTGATATGACGGACGCTTGCCCTGCTCACGCAACTTTCTAAGCGCTATATAGCTAAATAATGGCACTGTCCCGCATAAACTCTTGTCCCTAACGACCTCTATCTCTTTTACACTGTCGTTATCTCTCATCAGTGAGAAGGACGCTCTGTCTAACTCGACCTCTTTTGTTCCTACCCACCCTAAAATCTTCTTCTCAATGCGCTTTAGCCGATTCGCGTCTATCTTGTGCGCATAATCCGAAAACCTTATCTTAAACCTACCACCAGAATCCTCGCAAATCACTATCGCAGGCGTATATGCCAGAATCGTCTTGTTCGCTAACTGCCGAACCGCCCCATAAACGCTGGACAAGTTGTTTATATCAAGCTTCTCATTCGCCGCTAACGACTTTATATACTCCGTTACGATGTTTCTGATGTATCTCTCGATATTATGCTTTACATCCTGCTCCCAATACGACTCCCAAGACACACTCGCAGACGATTTACAATAGCGTTTTCCCGCTATATCCGACTCTTTTGATAAGTATCTGCCGAATACAAGCTCTATTATCTTAAACGGGAAATAATTATACCCGTCCCGTATCTCCCCGTAAGTGATAGTCCGCTTCGTACTCTCTTTTAACCCAAGCTCCTGCTTTAATAACTCCCATGTGTCGGAATAGTAGTTCCGAGGAACAAGCATTAAATGCTCATAATCAAGCGGCTGAAACTTAATCATACTTCCGCTCTTCTGCCCAGCAAGAATTCCCTCTGGCTGAATAACTCCATACCCAGACTTGAACATAGAAGTATAGACCTTATAAATCTCCGTAACCGCGTTATCTATACTGCTCTTACAAGCCTCTACTACCGACTGTGCTAACTCGTCCTTATCACTCTCTGATAAACTCGCCGTGTCGTGCGGGACTTCGTGAGACTGTTCTGTTCGGGAAGGCTCGGCTACAGGCTCACTCTCTGTTTCCCCGTCCTCGTCTGAATCTTCGTCCGAATCCTCGTAATCTTCCTCTTCCCCCTCGTCTGTATCTTCGTCCTCTTCGTCTGTATCGTCCGAATCCTCGTCTAACTCGTCCTTTACATACGAAATGACCCGCTCTAAATCAGCTAAACTTATGTCACCGCTCACTGAACCGCTAAACTTATCCCCAGCAAGCACGCTCACTATGCGGCACAGGTCTTTATTCTGTAAAACCCTTAGAATATCATCGTCATCGCACTCGTCAACTCTATCTAGGGCTTTCCACAAATCCTCTAACTTCCCTCTATCCTGCAATAAATACCCGTATAAGGCTAATATCTTCTTGTTTGTCATTTCGCACTCCTCAAAAGATTCTCAAACCAGCCTTGATTTTCCTTTGTAACGGTCAATAGCTCGTTTCTAAGCTCCCCTGCGTCATTATCCCCCAGATGGCTTAGTATCTTTGCTATCGTCTTATCATCCGTATATCTCTTTAATGCAAGAACCGCTTGCTCAAACTCCCCAATAGCCTCGTCTCCCGTACTTTCCGCTAAACCCGCTGTAGACCGTGCTTCCTGCTTCGCCTTTGAGATACTACGCATAATATCTCTAACTTTATCTAGCAAATATAGCTGGTCGAACTCGTAAATATTAGGCGACAAACCGAAAGTCTCACATAAACCGTGACGATTCACGCCATCTGCCCCGATATATCCCTCAAACGCGCTGTCATAGCCCCAGTCATCCGCAAGCTTCTCTACGCTATCTACGCCGCTACCCGTATACGCCGCCCCGTCCTCGATATACTTATCAAGATTTGCAATTAGCATTACCCGCTTTAGCCTAGGATAGTCCTTATCCAGATTACCGTTCCTAGAAATCAGCTTTGCTACCGCTTCCTTAAACGGAGCGTAGTTTCCTATCTTCTTCGACCTGTAAACATTCGCTATCGCTATGTTAAAGAAATCATTCTTTGCACTTCCTGCCCGATACACCGCTGTCCAGTCGAAGTACAACTCCTCTAAATTCCGCAAAGACCACTGCTTTAAGGACTCTAGTCCGCATCTGCCGCCCGTCACCTTATGCTTATCACTCTCCCCGTGAAGCACGATAGCTCCTAACTCGCTCGCCTCTATCCTGTCCCGATACCTCTGCTTTAACACAAGGCTACTCCCCTGTACCCCGTTCTTTACGATAGGCGACCAGAAATGCACCACTACCGTATTTACCCCGATAAACAACCGCCGCACATTCCTCGGTGAACTATATGTCGCCCCTATCTGACTCGACCACTCCTTATCCCGTGCCGCCGCGTTCTCCCAATCATGCTCATCCGTATCGACATAGTTATCACTGCCATCCATCTTCTTTACTGCACGCTTATATAACGGATAATCATGCTCTCCCAACGAATTTGGGACATGAATAAACGCTCTGATACGATTATATAGATTTATACTTCCCATAAAGCCACCTCCTAAGTTTCCCTCTTAGCCTTATTTTATACTAGCTCGCCTAACACCTATTGGTACAAAAATAGGGCAACGGATTTTATCCCATCACCCTATTTCATGTGTATTAACTTTTAGCTTTTAGAAAGTATCACTCTCCTGCACTGTCTGTGCTGTCAAGATACACTCCGCTCTCTTCGATATAGGTCTCCGAAACACTGCTTACCCCGTTTGAAACTGCAAGCTTTACAACCCTGCTCCCCTTCGGAATTAGCCCATGCTCGTTTATCACGAACTGAAACCCTATATCCGTAAACGCCTCAAGCACATCGCATATGATTCTCCGACTGCTTGCACTAAGACCGCTCAACACCTCGTCAAGCACCAGTAAACGCCGACTTCCCGTTATCACGATTAACGACAGCACGCAAAGCAGACTCACTATCTGCATTAACCCATGCCCGCTGTCTGCCTTTAGACTCCGTACCTTCCCGCCCTCGACATGAAGCTCTATCTCTAACTGCTTATACTGCCCGCGAAATACACTCTCTTTCAAGATTATCTTCCGCTCGCTGTTCTCGAATATCTTAGCCAAAGCGCTGTTTACGCTCTCCTCGATAAACTTATACGACTGATTGACCGCGTTATTCGACAAAACAGTTAAAATATTGATTGCGTTTATCGTTATGTCTAGGTCGGTCGCCGCTTTGTCCCGAAGCTCGTTATATCGAACTATTGACTTCTTTAACTGCTCCCTATTTCGCTCATTCGCCTCGTTTAACGCCTCAAGCCGCTCAACCTTCTCTATATACTCACTTGCTGTCATCTCCTAGCTTACCCCTTTAGCGTTGCCAGAAGATACATGTTCGCATAAACATTGTCGCCCGCATCCGCGTCCTGCACTCTTAAATACCTACGGGTCGCGTCTACTTCCTCGATACCCAAAATTACCGTATCATGCGTGCAAACACTAATTACCTCCGTTAAAGCCTTTAACGATACGCCTAGCTTTAACTCGTCCTTCGGAACTTCTCCCGTTACACGATAAAACGCATACATCGTATTTGAGCCAGATTTACTCTCGCCAAACCGTAAAACCGCCTTTTCGGACTCCGGTTCCGCTACGATATTTCCTTTATTGTCCAACTGCCTTGTCGTATACATGCCATCCGTGCTGTTAAAGTCAAGAACCATAACAGTAGTCGGAGACTGCACCGTACCGCTCTGGCACGCCCGAACCATATCCCGTAAGCCGTCTGTCGCTAGCTTAAAGCAAAAACGATTATACTCCCGAACCTCGTTCCCGTTAAACCGATAGCTTGTAAGCGTATCCGCGTCCTGCATCCTAGGACTTGCCAGCATAAACCATACGCCGAAACTCTCATCCTCTGTCGTAATCGCACAGGACTTAGCGCCTAACTCCCCTGTGACCGACAAACGCACTGTCTCACTCGGAATCTTGCCAAGAATACCGCCTAGGCTCTTTGCTACCTTTCCCGTCATTGCAAAACCGAAGTTTATGCCGTCTGGAAGCGACAAACATATCATGGAATTCTGCGTTACAACAAAGCCTACTCCCTTCTTTGTTGAAATATAGCAGTTCCTACTGTCGTCCCCCGCTCCAAGACTGCCAAGTAGCTGTGACAACTCCTTTGTCTGCCAAGTATCATACTCTTCACGGTTAAACAGGCACGCATCCGCGTCAAACCGAGCCACAATCTTGTACCGATTGTCTACCTTATCGGCTAAGAACGCCTTTACCGTCTTTCTAAGACTACTTACGACTGTCTCATAGAGTTTCCCGTCCTCTTCCTCCTGCCGAACCTTATCTACCTTTAGCGTAATCGTATTCGACTCCGCTAAACCAGACAAATCAGCCTCTATCTCCTTTACCAAAAGAGAACCTGTTGACGAAAACTGCTCCATCGCGGTCTTTAGTCCAAGATAGTCCACCACAAAGTTGCCAAGCGACTTCTCATCCTCTGTAGACTCTGCGGGAAATACCCCGTAAATCGCCTGTCTATTGTCAGAATACACAAGTGCATACCCGCTCTCCTTCGGGGAAAACATTACACCTATCTCCGAGTTCGACATAAACTTGCCTGTCTGCTCAAACACCTTCTTAAACTCTGCATAGTTAATCTTCACCGAAATTACCCCCTCTTAGTCCTGCATACCGCTAAGTTCTGCGTTAATACGCTGAAAAATTGCTTCTCCGACCCCTAAACGCTCGTTTAACTCCGTAACATACCTCTCACAGACCTCTCGCGCGTTCTCACGAGTAATCTCGATGCCAAGCTCCTCCGACAACTCCTTACAAAGCCTGTCTATCTCCTTGTTATTCATGTCTCGCTCTGCCGTAAGCTCGACTTCCCTCTGCTTAAACTGCTTGTACGCTCTGTTAAACTCTCTTACCCGCTCGATGTCGATTTCCTGCATCTTTTTCCCTCCAGAAATAACTCTCTGATTCAAAGTTGTACTGTTATTTTACCACAAAATTAGGGCTTTGACTACCCTTAAACGACCGTAAGAAGGGGCGAAGCCGCCCTCTCTTAAACCCGATGGAAGGGCGAAGCCGCCTGCCTCGCCCCCTAAAATCCTGCCCCGTTGTAACACCCGAAGTTATAATGACTTCCCTAAAACCACCCCGAAAAAGTTGCCTGTCTGGTATAGCCGATTTTGCTACAAGTCTTGCCCAAAAATCAGCTATGGTATTTGGCTTATTTTGAAGAGTTTGTAAAATTGGAAAGCCTCGCCTACAGTTTCACATGGGCTAAAAATCCTCGCTGAAGTACAGAAATTTGTCAGAGTCCAAGCCTAAAAGCCGCTGTTTCTAAGCACACAGGTCTTTCGCAAATTTATCAAAATACTTTCTATCAACTCTAAAATCAACCCACAGAAAACCCGCAAACAACGCTACCCTATCCTACAGCTTAGTCCCAGTCCGTATCCTTCCACTCCTCGTAGTTAAAGTCGCTCTCCTCCCCACTATCCGCTAGGCAACTAAGCACCACGGGTATTCCTTCCTTACGACAACCAGGCTTATAAAACCCGTATCCGTCCACGATAAGCAACTGCGCCACCGCACTTACATGCAAATTCTCTCGATACGGAACATACAAACTGTAAATATACGGAACTCCGTCTTTTAGACTCGCTACAATATCTGCAAGAGACTTAAATTTAACTCTCTCTGACTGCAAAAGCGCGTAGTTCCCGCTCTGCTTATCCTCTGAAAACACTCCTACCGAAATCTCTTGCGGAATAAACGAATTCTTAAAGCCAGCATCTTTATACCAACCATCCAACTTGAGAACCTTTGCTCCCTCTGGCACTTCTATACCACTCTGCATAACCAGCGCAATGTCTACCCTGCTTAACTTCTTTTCGACCTCTGGACGAACCACAACCGATAGACCAACTACAACAGGACTCTTGGAACGCTCTCCGTAGCTAAAGTAAAGACGACTATTCACCATTATTACCCCTTCTTAAGGTCAAAAACTCCCTCGCTCTCGTCACTCACCGTAAACAACTCCAACGGAACATATACACGCTTTCTATCAGTTTCCATACATAGCTTAGAAGTCACCAACGCATACAAAGGCTTCTCACTATGCACCAACAAACTATGCACATACGGAATCCCAATTGCTAACTCTGCCATGTTCTTTTTTTTCTGAAAACAAAGCTTCTCTGAAACACGCATATGTGCATCCGAAGAATCCCTCTCGTATACTTCAATCTCAATCCCGTTAATAAACAACTTTCCACACTCATCGTCATATAACAGAGGGGTCTTGTAGGTTAAAACGCTATCCTCTAGCTTACCACCTACCTCGCTTTTTGAAAGCGCAATATCCACCCGCTGTAAACCGTCAACCTTCTCTTTGCTTATTCTAACATCAAGTGATACCAGAAATCGTATTGATTCACAAGTGCTACTCTGTAAACAAATTCTATCCATCTCACTCCTCCTCTCCTGCCTTTAATAAGGCTAATGCTTTCTCTTTATACTCTGCCTTTACACCAGCTAAACCCTTGATATAACTCTCCGTGTCCCCTATCTCTCGCTCAAACTCCGCTAAACCCTTTACTACCGAACTTACATCTACATGCTTCCGCATACTGTCCGCATCCTGCTTATTTTTTAACGCAAGATTAAACGACTGCTCTATCGGTAACAACGGAAACTCTAATCTAACTGCCTCTGGCTCTTTATCGTCATACACACGAAGCACAATTACCGCGCCCTTCTCTGGCGTTCTGTCCCCTAAATACTCGGGACGCGCTAAACACGGCAACTGATGCACAATACACTTATGACCGATTCCACCTCGCGCGATTATCCCGCTAAACACATACTCTTGATGTATATGCCCGCTAAAGATGTAATCTACCCCGAAAAAGTTCTCCCTCTCGTCAAGAACTATCGGGTCTCCGAAGTTCGGCATGAGCGTGTCTTTGAACATAAAGTAGTTATGACCTAAGACAATGTTTGTCTTGTCGCTGTCTATCGGAAACTCCCTATCCTCTCCCCAAAAGTCACACATAAACAGCTTCGTCTTGCCTATATCTAAATCACTACTCCCCTTAAACACACCCTTCCCTAAGTAGAACTCATACTCTGTCATACCATAGGTCGCGCTGTCGTGATTTCCCTTGACAATATAAAAGTTCCCCTTTGTAAGCTCTCTCCTACGCTTAAACGCTTGCTCTACCAAGCCCCGATACTCTAAAGTCCCGAACCGACCGTACTCTATATCCCCCAGATTCACGATATGCGTACACCCGTTCTTCTCAAAAATGTCGGTCGCGTAGTTTAGATACATCAATGACTCCTGCGGATAGTCGTTATGCGCACCCCGATTCTTAGAGCTTAAGTGCAAATCTCCGTCTATCCCGATTCTCGCTATCTCCATAAAATCCCCTCTCCACTTAAAACACTCGCTATGCGGCACGCAAGCGAAAACAAAAACAATGCACCCATAAACACACGAAATGCCTTACTGTGCGGCGTCATGTACGCCATCCACAGGGTGAACAGCCAAACCGCCGTAAACATCTCTGTTGACACCACCTGCGTCCCCCTTACAAACCATTTGTACAATAGCCTCGTTTTCACTATAATAGCATACTACATAAAAATAGTAAATAGAAAATTTATAGAAAAACCGCCCGAGGGCAAACAAATAGCGGGCGACTACTCGCCGCCCGCTACACTTCTATCTGTCTTACTTCCGAGACATCGCCGCTAAACCTGTCATTATTCTACGACCTATTAAGATAATCATAACTACAGTTAGTGCCATCGCAACCGTCCCTATACTCTCCGTAACCATTCCAATTCCATTACCGTCAAAAACAATATTGTAATGTTGTCTTGGGCTGCGTAACAAACAATCTGCAACACAACCGTAAAGCAGGTTTTCAATGAAAAAAAGAACTGTCTGTATACCCACTATAAATGCGAATCTCTTAACAAAAGACGGGCTTTCACCTATCTTCTCCTTTACTACAGGGTAAAAATACACCGCTAAGAGCATCGCTACACATGCATAAAACACAATCAAATACAATATCACACCAGCAAGCGTAACATTGGATACCGTCTCTACAAACTTCGGAGATTCTGGAGAGAGAACTGCAACCAAACTCATATAAATAAACACAAACAGAATCTTCTTGTAGACCAGACGCACTGCCAACAAGAAATCCTCTTTTAGCTGTTTCACGCCCGCTTACCTCTCTGCTTAAATCCATTCAGTGTAATAAGCAATGCTAATCCAAGGAAGGCTAATACAGCTATTGCACTCGCAATTACTGCAAAACAAGTTAAAAGAACACAAACCGAACCTATAAACGCTATCTGAAAGTTACCATATAAACCACCGCTAACCTGTAAGTAAGCCAGAATACTAACGGCTAACAGCAAGGACTCAACAGAAAGCCTAGCGAAAAATCCTATCTTGCCTTCTCTTTGCTTCTGTCTCTGAAAAAGACTAAGCATAAACAGCATCCCGCCGAATACCGCTAAACCTAGGATGCCGACCTCCCGCGCGTTAAACGGAGCTAGTGTCTCTACCGCCATCTTAACCGCTGACTTTGCTACTATCCTGTCAAGAAAAATGTACAGGAAAGCAAGCCATGCGACACGCGGCACACCAATAATTCCGTCCACCACTCCACATAGTAGGTCTTTCACCATGCTACGCTTACAAACTCTAAGTTCCTTCATCCCCTTACTCCTTCCTCTGATAAACAGGAGCAACAGCCCACCGCTTCATAGTAGGTAAAGCCAAAGCAGAGAAACTTACGAGCATCACAATGGCAGTTACATACTGTATAAATGCTGAAGCAATACCGCTGTTCAGTATCATCTCGGTCATACCCGCACCATTTGCTACCGCAAGCAGGAAAGAAAGTGTTCCAGAAGCAATAAGTGCTTCATCTACAACTTTTGTACCGTCTGTCTTTCCCAGAAACTTAAACTTCCCAACTATACATATAGCGAACAAAGTTACGGGGAATAAAATCGAGAAGTTCACCGTAAAGCTATAGGCGACCCCAATTAAAAACACTCCCGCGCCAATCTCCTGCGCTCCGCTTGGACTCGGCAAAAAGCCGCTTAACTTTCCCAATGTCTCAAGCACCAGAAATAAGAAAAGCCCCTCTGCCATCGAAATGACTACCCTCTTTGTACCCATAAACTTATCCTCCTAAACTGTAAATCTGTTACTTACTGACTTACAGTTTAACAGCTTTCGCCTATGTCGTAAAGCTATTCCCTGCCCAGTCGCGCATAAACTCTAAAGCTTCATCCTTCCTTTCTACCGCCGAAGCTAAAATTAAACGCAAAGTTAATCACAGTCATAATAAGAAAAGAAGCTAATGTTAATAAACCAAATCTTAAATAGCTAGCTCCCTGCGAAACTTTCAGAAAATCAGATGCCTTAACTCCCTGCATGATGTGAATGTGTATCAAATAAATCACTATAAACACAGCCAAAGCAACAACAGCATTTAGAACACCTGTTACCAATGCCCGCTTAATATCTAGTGCAGAGCCTTCTTGCTTGCTCACCAAATAGTAGTTCGATACAAAGAAGATAAATAGTCCGACACCCATGCAAAACAGCCCTAATCCCAAATCCAACGGATTCACAGGAACTAGATTCTTCCCGCTCGCGTGCAAGCTCTCCAAACTGTGCATCGGCATCCATGTCAAACTTATAATGGCATAAAGAGCAGACCAAACAACAGCATATATGAACCCGTATGTGACATTAGCATTCAATGACCTAGTTTTCATCCCTTGTTCCTCCTAAGACCCTATCACTCGTCAATCTCTTCCATAATGTCAAGTAGCCACATCGCCAAGATAAAACCCACCATTACCCCAATCAACCGTAATCCAAGCGACTTCACCGCTCTCTTGCCTCTATCTCCTCTACTCATATCATATCTCCTCCAAATCCAAATGCTCCCTTGTACTCCCTGTAATAACTATATCCGCTCCACAGTTCGGGCATACCATAACCTCTGCTCCCGTTGCCTTTAACGCCGCGTAACTCTCCTGTGCCTTCTCCCGTACACGGCTTATCTCGGCTTCCTCGCTCTTTAGGCTCTCTATACGCTCTATTAAACCCCTAAGACGGCTTACCATAGAACTGTCTACCTCACTCTTTGGAAGCCCTGTAAACGCCGAAACTTCCCTCTCTAGCCGCTCTCCTGCTCTAACGCGCTCCCGTAACGATAAAAGCCCAGTTAGAACACTCTCTCGCTCCTCTTTTACCGTATCAAGCCCGTTAAACTTCTCTACTGCACTCTCAAGACGCTCAATGCCCTGTAGTCTGTTCAGTAGCTTCACTACCCCGTCTACATCTCGCTCCATAGAGACACTATCTATCTTCGCTACCGCATTTAGCCGCGTAGCTACCCGCTCCTGCGCCCCTATACGCTCAATTAAACTCTTGACCGAACGACCTACACTCTCACTCTCTTCTTTAAGCCCCGCAATTCCCGCATAAACTCTTAGCCGTGCTTCACTCTCATCTGCCGCGTCAAGCCGCTCGATTAAGCCCCTTAGCCCTGTTACAATACGGCTTAACCGCTCTATCTCCCCCTTTAACCGTACCGCACTCGCTATATCTATGTCCTTTATGCTCTCTAACTCGCTCTCAAGCGTCTCTGCCTTTACACTATACTCGTCTATCGCGTTCCGATACCCGTTCGCTTGCTGATTTCCGACCGCAATCGCTCTCGTTAAGTTCCCGACCTTTAGCGCATTATACATGACCTTATAATTCTCACTGCTCTTTGTTAAAACAAACAGCAAATTGTCCTCATAAGTCCGTATTTGCAGTAGCTCCTTTGTCTCGGGTTCTACCATCATCCCCATGACCCGCTCAAGCTCTACAGGCGTTCCATAACCCCTATCTATCTTATCTGCCGCATAAACTTCACCGCCTGCGCCAATAATCTCAAAGGCGTTCTCACTCGCTGTCTTTACACGCTTTACGGTCGTCCCGTCCGATAACTCACACTCTATCGAAAACCCCTTTGTGTTATCCCGTATATAGTCCTTCTGCTCTGTAGCATACCCGTTAGCTCCGAGTACCGCAAAAGTCTTTACAACAGAAGTCTTTCCCGCCTCGTTATCCCCGACAAGCGTCACTATCGGTGTGTCAAACTCGAAACCTACCTCTCCCAGATTCCTAAAATTCTTAATCCCCCAACGCTTTATCGGGAAATAAACTTGTCTACTCTCTTTTAGACTATCCATGTGCCTCCTTCAAGAAAAAGGATAGGACGGTTTTCCGTCCTATCCCCGTCTCTTGTCTCTTAGCCGATAAACTTAGATTTCTGCAACGCCATCCCCGTTTACAAGCTCACTCTCCGCTACCGCAAGCTGTGGCATAGCCTCCATCTGCGGCACATCTCCAATCATTGCCATGCCACCGATAGGCGCACTCTGCGCCGTGCCTACCGCCACAGCAGGATTCGTTACCGCCTTGCCCGTAGCCGCATACTCAAGATACTTAGCCTGCGGATTCTCAAGAAGCTCCTTCTGATACTCGTCCCAAGCACTGAAAAGCTTGTCCATCTCAAGCACCAGATTCTCCTTATACGCGGGCTTGAACTCTGGGAACGACTTCTCAACCGTATCGAATATCGTGTCCATAACTCCAAGCGCGTCAGCCTGCATCTTTGCAAAAAGCTTCGGGTATTCGTTGGATAAACTCATGTCACTTCCAACAACATCCATCGTCATTCCAGAAACTAACTGCATACGACCATATGCGCTCTTCGGGTCGGCAACTGTCGGATGCGTGAAATAAACCTCTGCACCAAACTCTGTCTTACGCGACTTTGCAAGCTTTTCACGCAGTTCCTTTACCTTCTTGACAGTAGCCTTCCAAATCTTTAGCTGATATGCGGGCATCCCATCCACCAGTGTAGCAGGAGAAACGCTACCGTCACTGTTTGTACTCATCTTGACAACCGCAACCAGTATATACATCTGCGGAACTGTCTTTATCTTACTCTCGTCACGAAGTTTGCGCACATCTTCGTCATAACTCTTACGCTCTTTTGTACCCTCCGCAGGAACACCGCCATACTGTCCGTCCAGAATTGCACGGCGATAGTCAAAAATAGCTCTGCTATCACGCTCTCTGGCACAAATCGGGCAGATACCATCCGACATGATGCGACCCTCTGCATCCGTGATAATCGGTGCGCCCTCCGTACAAACCGTAGAACCGAAAATCTTTTTCCCGAATGCATCATAGCTCTCCCAAGAATGTGCCTTAGCAGATAATGCAATCAGCTCCTTCCTAAGCTCACCTGTCTCTGCGTCAGTTACCTCGTGATACGGGAAATAAATCGTATTCACCAGACCAGACTCGCCAGAATACTTGAGCGAGTTGTAAGTATTGTCGTCAATGAACGAACGAAGGTTGCTACTCGTGGACACTGCCTTAAGAAATGGGTTCTTCATAATCTTATTCTCCTTTAATCTAATTCAATCTCTCTGTTAAACTCTTAGTCTCTCTACTCTCTCAAATCATACAAATCTTCTCTTTCTCGCTCTTCTCTCCTTTATGCTCTTTTTCCATTAGCCAACCGATACACAAGTCTAAATACCCTCTAAAGCATTCCCCGTTGTCCTCGCTTTCCCGCAAAGTCTCATCTGCATCTTTATAGTTAATAGGTGTTGTCAGCGTTACATACCGATTCGTCTCCCAAGACCTAACGGCTTTCATCCCCGCTATGTCCCTGTCGGGAATCCGTACTATCCCGTATCTACACCTATCTAACTCAAACATACTTATGGAACTCTTCCGAGTTCCACACATCGCAAATACTGGCTCGTAACCCAAAGACCGTATGTGCAAGGCATCCGTTATACCCTCCGTTAAGATTGCATACCCTAGCTCATATGCCCGATTTAACCGCTCTAATCCCCAAAGCGTGTCTCCGCGCATATAATACTCTGTTACCGCGTAAACATATCGCTCGTTTGATACTGGACTATATCCTACTAGCCCCTGTACTAGCCCCTCACTGTCATATATCGGGATTACCCATCGCTCATGATAGATTGGCTTCCCGTTTGCCGAGATGACCCCGAATGACTCTAAATCGTCCAGATAGTCGGGCAAAAGCAAATCTACATAATCCTTGATATAAAAAATATTTGCACTGTAGATGGCCCCTGTGTACATCTTCCGAAGTTTCGCAAACTCTTCGATTTTAGAGGTATCGCTGTTATTTATGAGTTCCTGCACATAAGCTGTAAGTCTCTGTCGAAAAACACGCCTCTCTCTTAGAACACTCTCGACTTTTTCCCTACCACCTAATGCTTCACTGCTCATAAACTACTGCCCCTTCGCTTGCATAACCTCGATACTCTTCCGTATCACACCAAACGGCACGCTACCTTTGCAACTATACCCGTACTCGTCTCCCGTTATCTCAATACAGCCATCGGGTAAACTCTCCCCGCTCTCATGCTTTGACACCCAGAACCTCGGAATAAACTGTAACTCGCTATTATTCCCCGATACCTCGTAACCAATACCTGCTACATAGTCAAACACCCAGTCTCCGTATATCTTGATGCAATCACTCGCTAGCTTCTTCGCCTCCATCTGACAGCCTTCCTAAAATTTTGTCCCTGCTCTCTCCTGTTACCGCCTCGTACTTACGAAGTATCGCCTCGGACGACTTCTCTAACCCGTCTCTCCCAGACACAAAGTCCTCTTTACTAAGCGTCCCCTTAACATACAAATGCGACAACAGCGTATACTCCGTAGAAGCCGTAAGCAGATTGAATATCACAGCTCTCTCTATCTCACTTACCTCGCTGTCAAGCTCTATATCACTCGACAACTCCACTGTCTCTGTCTCATAATCCGCTGTCCGAACCACCTTCCGAAACAGCACATGCATCTTACTTGGCGAACTGCTTAGTTTACTCTTTAATATCCTGTCAAGATTACTCATCTCTCTACCCTCTCCCTTATCGGTCGCCTGTGCTATTAAAGCCACCTGTACGCTCGCCGCCGACCCTACTTCCCTCGGCTCGGATGTAATTTATAATAACTCCCTGCCCGATTCTGTCTCCTGCCTTGATTACAACATCATAAGGTAGTACATTGTAAAACGCAAACATCACTTCTCCGTCATTCGCCTTACATCCATAATAATCTGCGTCTACAAGCCCAACTCCGTTCGCTAGAACTAATCCTTTCCTCGGACTTCCGCTCCGATTTAACAGCACCAGCGCCTCATTGTCTGCTAACTCAACCTTTATCCCAGTATGCCGTAACTAGAAAATGCGAAAATTAAGAAATCCACACCTCTAGGTCAATTTTAGAGTCTTGCAACTCAAGGTCTTACGGTTAACCTATTCCACCCTAACTCATCCCATTTCGACCGTAGAGCCACACAATGAGAATTGTTGCTAGAACTTCTGATAAACTTTATCCTACAGGGAGATGCCCAACTGGCTTGCGTTGAATACATCTGTATAGGATTGTTAAATACTTTATACGGCGTCTTTATACCCTTGTCCACGCCTTGCTATCACATATGAAGCCCCTACATGTATATTTAACTTCATAGGTTTGCAATAAATTCTCTTTGCCAACCATGATGTCCGTGCTGGATTGACTTTGTGTAATTCAACTCTTTTTCTGTACGCTACACTCTCCATTGCTTCACTAAACTCACGATACGCTAATGAATGGAGCATATCATTGTATTTCTTACCTATCTTTGATTCTGTCTTTGCCTTTGTCCTTCTAAAATCAAGTTTCTCTATACAAACATCTTTACCTGCTTGCATTGCCAGTTTAACTACATGATTTGCTATTGCTTGTAAATCAGTCCTTGTCGTATTACCAGACTTGAACCGATACTGCATAAACTCTGTCTTTACTAAATGACCGTATTGATTCGTCTCTGATAATGTCACAAAGCCTTTATTAAAGTCTAATCCTATCGTTCCATAAGAAGAACGAGTAACTATATCACTATTTCCTACTTGAAACTCAAATATACAATGTAGATAATACCTCCCGTTCCTTTTGACTATTCTATAGGATAAAGGACTTCCCTTAGACCTCAAAATTGAAACAATCTGTCCTTTGTGATGATTGAAATAAACTTTACCGTAGACATATCTATCTTCACCTTTGGATGACTTATAGCCCCTAAAATCTTTACGCAATCGAATCAAAAACTGATTACTCCTTCGATTGTAGGACAACTGCAAGTTGTTATTACCTGCTGTTTCCTCTTTAGCCCCTATGAAAGTCATTTGACTATCTCGTTGCTCAATAAACTTCTTATAGTCTTGCTCGAGCAACCTCTTAGTACCGAAACAAAGGTTTAATCTTCCAGATTTTAATTGGTATTTGAGAACACTAAGTCTCTGTTTTAGTCTATTTAGTTTCGACTTTTTAGCCACAATTCGTAGTCTTAGATTCCTTTGTAGATTCAAAGAAACAGACACTCCTTCTCGAAGCTTACTTGAATTCTGATTCCTTTGCTCAACTAACTTAGGAATTACTGAATCCTCAAGATACTTAATTTTTCTCTCCAACTGCTTCTTCTCGTACTCTTTCAGCGCCTTAAGAGCATTAAAGCGCCCTTGAGCATCAAAAATAATAGATTTTGCAGTTCGACTAACAATGTTGTATTTATTTTGAAGATAGGTATTATACTGCGACTTATTGAAATCACCACGCTTGATTGCATAAAACGCTTCTCGTAGTGCTTTACCGTAATCCCTACGAGAAAATTCAATGTACTCAATTACATCTCTGTTATCCCGTTCATGTAGTTGATTCACTACAGTAAATTTTCGACTAAACACTTCAATTCCTCTCCACGATACGACATGTCCTAACAAAACCGTCCTTAATGAGAAACATGTAAATCGAGAATTAGTTCAACTTTCTTAAATTGTTTGCTTGAAACCGCTGACTTACCCCTCAATCTAAGTCAAAATCTCCCGCTACTCCCGCATAGTGTAGCGAAAATAAACCGTTGAACCCTGCTTTGATACTCATAATGCTGTTTGTCGATACCGCCTCGCGCCCGTTATCCGCTGTAAAACTGTTTAACGCGCTTCTAAACACCTTTACATTCAGTGCTACCCCCAGCATATCTATCGACCCGTCACTATACCGACTAAACTTTGTCTGCAAGTCCGATATGCCGTTAAACTCTGCGTTACTTACCTTGTCTCGCACCGTAAACGCACCGCCCTGCAAACTACTTAGTGCTGTATCACTCCCAAAGAAGCTGTACTGATAGTTTAATATGTACAGCTCGTCCACAGGCTCGGCTATCGTACCGCTTTCCGCGCTTGTATCTGTGCTACTCTCTGATACACTTTCTGCCGCCTCACTGCTCTCTGCTACCGCGCTACTCTCGACTGCCGCGCCCCCGTTTACCGCCTCTATCCTATCCGCATACTTGATGGACGGCTCTTTTACTACCAAGACTCGCTCCCCGCCTACACTCCGTATCGCGTAGTCCTTTGTGTCGTTTACCTCGTTATAAGCAATCCCCAAGACCTCTGTCTCGTTCTTATCCGTATACGCCTTATAACTTAGCCGTGTCGGGTCGTATGTCCCCTTAATCTCGATTAAATCTACCCTGCTGTGGTCGTACTTACTATCCCCCTTTAGGGCTGTTAAACGAAGATTCGTGTTCGTTGTCCCGATAGAAGCTCCGTCATAGTAAACCTCGTAGGCTAACCCCGTTACCAAGTCGTTATCCAGATACCCAGAAACATATACCCCGATATATGTGTTATCCTCTCGCTCACTACTTACGCTCTCCTCGCTTGCTCCTGTCTCTCCCTCGGCTACTACCTCTCCATTCTCGCCCTCGCGATATGTTACCCCCGCGTTACGCTTTCCCTTTACATTCGCTTCTGGCGTTACGCTAGAATTATACGCGACTAGGCTCGTAAACGCTACCCCGCTAAATGCGCTTTCCTCTGCCTTACTCTCTTCCGCTGTCTCGCCCGTGCTTGTCTCTAACGCCTTGCCTCTCGCCTTTACGCTATCATAAACCCGCTCTCGCTCTGCTTCCTGCGACTCGATATGCGAAACCTTATCTCTTACCCCAAGCCTAACGCCGTAACTTCCCAGAAGCAGAGCCGAAAACAATATCAAAATGTAACCCGACCCCTGCTGTCCTCTACCGTTTCGGAGCATCCGTTCCTCTCCTTTTCCGTAACTGCGCAAAATTTTACTTAAAAATCATACTGCATATAGCCCCTGTGTACTGCTCGTGTTTTAATGGTATTTCATAAACTAAAAATACGGGCAGGGATTTCTCCCTACCCGCTAACTTTTATCCTGTAGCCCCTATTATGCTCTTACTAACTCGCGAAGAACCCTCTTTGGAACAGCAATACCTTCTTTCTTACAATGCAAATAATCCTTTACTGCGCCTTGCATACTGTCCGTAGTCTCTAACTTGCTCTCTGTCTGCCCGATAAACTTAGTAGTCCCGTATATATCTTTACCCAATGCGTCAAAAGCTAATGCTACCGTGTCCCTACCCTCTCGCATTAAATACCGTACCAATGCGTCTGGCGCTGTCTCGTCAAAATGCGCGATTATGTTTAGCAACTCATGGTCGCTTCCACTTCCACCAGCTCTATAATCATACAAATCCTCTACTATATCACCGTCTCCGTCCTTGTCTACGATTAGATATAAACCGTTTGTCGCGGAATACTTCCGAAAATCATAAACGATAGCAAAGGCAACTCCGTCATCGTCCATATGCTCTTCATCCATCGTAAACAGTGCAACGGAACTATCCAAGTTCCTGTCCGCAAACCTTAATAGCCGCTCCCTAAACTTAATCGCTCTCTGGCAATACTCTCTAACAAACTCTATGTTCTTCTCGTCATTTGCCCAAACTTCCCATGCTCTCTTCACCTTTTCACTCGTCTTAGTGACCGCCTTCGGAACTTGCGTCCCTAATATCGCAAACACCAGCGAACACATTTCATGTACCTTCTCTACCGCAATATGACTGTTTAGCGCGTCTCCACGAACTTCAACTATCTCTTGTATCACGCGCTCCGAATCCCGAACGCCCCTAAGATGCTCAAATACCGCAACGCCAAGCACTTTCCTTACTGCCTCGCTTAGTCCGTCCTTTATGTGAAAAACCCAGCCACCTACCCCTCCTACACTTCCGATTTCGCTCGGCGCAGTAAACAGGCTGACCGTTTTCCCGCTAGGCTCGAACTTTAACCTAAAATCCGATAAATAACTTCTCTTATCTATCTCTAGCTCTACCGTAACCTTCTGCCCAAACCGCTTACTCATCTCAATTCCGTTATCAATCTCGTATGTCGCTCGGCATACAAACAACTCATCCCCAAACTTTACTCCGTCTAAGCTAGCTCCCGCTAAACGCGCAAGCAACACTGCCGCATCCTCATAGTCAAGCGCCAAATCTCTTGATTTACTATTTAGACTATGCGTCTTTATTCCGTCAAACCGCTTATGCACCACATCGCTCTTTGTTATCAACTGCTTCTCGTCTGATAACTTCCCACTTAGATACTCCTGCATAAGATTTGCGTCTATCCTGCTTAAAACCGTGGAAATCCCAGCGTAATCCTCAAATACCGCCTTCGCCTTTCCAAACACATTCTTTGCAGTTTCCTCACTTACCTTCTTTGCTGTTTTCTCTACATTGCCGTCTGTTAGATACTCGGCAATACCGCTAGTAATTATCCTGTCGTTCTCTAATCCCTTAAATAAAAGCATATGCCCCGCACGAGAACCCTCTATAAACGAAACTCTCTCCGCAACAAATGCCCCGTCTGGATTCACATGATAAACAAGCGCAATATCCTCTCCGAGAAGCCCGCAATGCACTGTTCCACCCTGCACACTCCTAATCCGAAAGACCGAAACTAAGCACTGAATCGCATTCTGAAAGATACGCTTCCCAATCTCCGAAAGAGAAGTCTCTTTACCGCCTAGCTTTACCTTGTTATAAAGTGAAGAAAAGTCATCAGTAGGCGAAAACTTGATTAGGTCTCCAGTAGTTGCCCCAGATACCTTTACGCTCCCCTTACTTGCGCTCTTAATGTCAGACTGCATAGCTGTAGCTGTTGTAGCATTACCAATTTCTGCACTACCGCCGACAGATTCCACAGCGCTACTAGTCTGCCCAGTAACACCTCTACGACCAACGCCCGATACAGCACTGTTCTTTTTCGTTCTACCTATTCCAGATTCAAGTACAATGCTTGACTCCTTAAATCCGCCCTTTGATAATAACTTGGCAATTAACTTTCTATCCATCATTTCACCTCTCTAAAGATAGGGGAGAGCCTAAAACTCTCCCCTAGCCTGCCTTACTCCCTTAAAACCCCTCTAAAAGCGCCTTATAAACCTTGTTGTCGATATTTCCGCCCTTACTGAATATCTCATCTCCCTCTTTCGTCATATACTCACTCTTAATTGGCTCTATACCACCGTTTAACGCCTCAATAGCTGTCACAAGCCCAAGCGCCACGGGTCTAAGCGTCTCCGCTGATTTCCCGCTTAACAGCTTTATCGCCGCCTCAAATCCTTTCCCGTTTACTGCACCGCCGAGCATAACCCCTATTACCAAATCCGTATCCTCATAACGCTTCGCCTTGTCCCAAAGGTTACTGTTCCAGCGTTTGCCGTTATAAATCGCTGTGAATACACTTAAACGGCTATCCTTATCTAGGTTATAAGCCACAATCACTGGCTTCCCCTTTATGCGATAAACGCTGTAACCTTGCGGCTTGCCTTTCTTCACATGAAGCGCCTTGATAAGAGTCTTTGAATACTCCGTCAGAACCTCTGTGTCAGACTTCTTACTACCTACTCCCGTTTCCACAGAGGAAACACTATTAAACAACTCTGCATAGTGCTTATCCGTAAGAGAATCCTTTGTATATGCACTATAGAAAGCCTTTACACTCTCTGTGCTTGCGTTTCCGAGGCGATTCCTGTTTATAAGATTATCTAAAAGCCACTTTAACGCCTTATAGTAGTCATCCGTAGCATACTCTGCCCCGAACATCTCTCTTGCACGCTCCGATATACCGCAAGCCTCGTTTATCTCTAAGATAATTGCGCCTAGACTCTTCAACTCAATCGGCTCTGCTTCTCCACTCTTCGGATTCACACGCACCAGCGCGTCACTCACCGCATAAACACTCTCGCTATCCTTCCCAGTGCTAAACTTTAGCTTCGCGATTAGATTTAAGTAGAGCTTATTCCCCTTCGGTGTCGTTGCATAGGCTAGGGCAAGCTTCTCTGTTGTAATCTTCATCCCCTCTTTCTCTGCCCCTACATAGTCTATCCCTTGGAGCTTTATATCCTCTGGACTATCAAACACCACCGCGCCGATACGCTTATCTAAGTCTGGCAGAATCCTTGTTAATCCGCTCACTATCTCAAGCCCCTGCCGCTTCGCCTCTGTAACACCTAGGCTCTCACTAGGCTTCTCTACAGCCTTACTACCAGATAAACGCTTATACTCTACTAAACCCTCCCGATACGCCCCAGATGACTCCGCTAAATACTTCACATACCGCTCAACATTCTCTATCGAAGTTAAATCAAAGACGCTCTTTAAGTCAGCTATTCCAAAACTATACCGACTCGCCCCATCAAGCTTCAAAGACATAAGCCTTGCCCTGTACGCCTTGTTAGTAAGCCGAGAAGCAAGCACCACAGGCACTAACTTCTTCTTAACCTCGTCAGACGGCTTTGCATTGAGAATATTATCGCAAACCCTCGAAAACTCATCCCCGATTTCGTCTGCTCTTGAGAGATTTATCTTGAATATGTTTAGTAGCCCCGAAAGCTCCTTAAAGCTAAACTCGGTCGCCCCTAAACCCTCCTTGAACCGAAATAGCAATACCCGCCTCTCATATACGGCTTGCTTACTAAAACTGCCTTTCTTCTTGTTATAGTCGTTCTTCTTAGATGGATTGTAGCGGTATTTGCCTTCAATCGTATTCTGCATCGTGAATTTCAGATAATCCTTAAAGATATTCATTAACCAGTAATAGGACGGAGACTCGTAAACCCGCTCTATCGTGTCTTGATACCCTGCGGCTACATTTCCGAGATAGTTTAACCCCTCTCGCCCCTCGTCTTGCATCTTCTGGCAGGCTAACTCTACCATACTCTGCGGAAACGGAAGCCCTGTCGCCTTATAGTCTAATAAGCTAGTCCCTAACTTCTGCCCGAAGAACTTTACTATCTCCGCTTCCTTCTGGCTAAATACAATCTTCTCAAACAAAGGCACGGGATGTAAATCTTCCTCGCTCGCGGTATCTCGGTTATTCATGATTTCAAGCAATTCGTCTATCTCGGATGATACTTGCTGTCTTACCTTAGCAAGCTTCCCCATATTTTCCCTCGGAATGCTGAAAAAATCTGCCGAACAATCCTCGCCAAAGCATATTGTCCTTAAGACCTTCCCGTTCTTATCCACCGCGTTTGCATAATGCACATGACGCAACGGATGACCTAGCTCACAATGAACTTTACCGACCTCTCTACAGTCCATATAGCCACCGTAAACCCACCTGTCATAACCCCGTAGCTCTGCTAGCTTTGCAAGCTTCACAGGATTTGCTTCAAGTGCTGTCCCGTGTGCTAACTCATTAAACTTCTCAACCGTATACCACATATAATACTTCTGCAAAGCTGTCTTTTGGTTATGGTTTAATGAATTAAAGGCATCATTCTTCTCAAGAATATTCTCTAAATCAATCGCCTCTCTCCTAGCTACCCCGTTTTCCGCTAAAGAAGATGCCGCCCGTATCCTCCGACTGCCGCTCTTCGTCTCTGCAACTGCCGTCTTTGAAAGCTCTACATTCGCTATCGGACGCTCTATCCCCGATATGACCTTCGTATAGCTATTCTCCTGTATGATTCCGTTTAATAAACCGAACTTCTCGACCGCCGCAAGCACTTTATCCGCTCGCTCACGAACAGTCTTGCCCTTATAGTTTACAATGCGATACCCGACTATCCGTCCGTCCTGTGTAATTGTGTTTAACACATGAACTCGCTCTGGCTTAAGTAGCTTTCCTGCCTTGTCTACCACGGGAAACTTCCGTATGTCGCCGTTTATGAGCCGTAAACTCCCGTTAAACGCAAGATTCCGTATCAGATTTGCGTCCGTCCGAACCGCTTTCTCTACAACTCCAAGCGGAAAGTCAAACAAACTCCCCTTCGTGCCGAGCTTTAAGCTCACATCTACCATCCGAACCCCGACTACCTTCTTACCCTCCGCGACAAGCGCGATTGCATACACCTCTGGCGGCACTGTACGCTTAATCACTATATCTGCCATCTCTATTCCCCTCTCTGCCTCTCGGCAAACGATTTCCGTTAAAAACTACTTGCTAAACAAGTAGGGGTTTATAGATAAGTATACCACATGAGACAAATTCAAAAGGAGAGGTAGCCAGTTAACTGGCTACCTCTCCTCTAAATACACGACTTATCCGAGATAAATAAACTTGACCGACCTTGGAAACGCCATATTCTCTACCTTCGTCCGTCTAAACAGCTTTACCCGCTTTAACTTGGAACAACCTCGAAACGCTTGCCCGCGCACAACATCTACACTCTCTGGAATCACTACCTCCTCAAAGCTGTTATCCTCAAACGCACACCTCTTTATCTCTCGAAGCCCGTCATTTAGCCTAACTTCTACTAAACCGCACCCGCTAAACGCATACTCCCCGACACTCCTAACCGTAGACGGAAAGGCAATTATAGCTCCCCTCGCCCCTACAAAACAACGCTCTCCGATATGATATGTCCCGAGCGGAACTTCAAACGAACGAGTCTCATGCGAAGGTATGCGATTAAGCGTACCATCATCTCCTAAACTTACCCCCACCAAGGCTCTCGCTCGCGCTAAAGATACCGCCCTCGCCCCGTTTACCTTACTCGGCGCTTTAACCGACTCACTTATCGCCCCCTTAAACACTAGACTTCCGTCCTCACCCCGCTCTGCGTTAAAGATGGCTTGCTCCCCGTACTCCTTTATGCACCGATTTAGATTTATCTGGCTTATCACCTTATAACTCAAATCCTCTAGGCTTCCACCGTAAGGCATAAACACAATACGATATGTCTCGTCCACTACCCCCGTGCAAAACATTGCTACACGCTCTCTGCCAAGATTATACCGATTCCGCTTCTTTACTGCCTCACTCTCTACAAACTTACCGCCCGTTACGATAGGATACTTGTCTGTATTCGGAATACCGTAGGCAAAATTTTCGATAATACCTAAATTTGCCTCTACACTTGCTAGAGAAGCTGTACGAGCCTCGGAAGTTGTATCATCAAACACCAAATACCCGACTAACTTCCCTCTCTCAATGCAACGCGCCAATGCCCAAATCATTTCACACCTCCTAAAACTTTATACCACATAAACACTGACAGGTAAACCAGACCTACCATGTCTGGAAGGGAGTTGTTCAAATTACTCTGACTCTGTGCCTCGTATGAACTTGCAAGTCACTTGCAAAACTCCCTCAAAAACCTGTCCCGAAACCCTACCCAAACGGCTGTTCGAGAAAACTGCCTCGAAAAAACCTGCACTTTTTAAGCTCAAAATTTTTAGTGGCTGGTATAGCCATTTTTACCCATAGGTCTACCCATAAAATCCACTATGGTATTTCCGTGATTTTAGAGAGTCTATAAAATAGAAAATCCTCACCTACTCTCTCACACGAGCCAAATTTTTTTTTCAGAAGTACAAACCATGCTCAAAGTACAACTAAAATTCGGGACGGGTCTTTCGCTCCCGTCCCGCCCAAAAATCTGTACGGTCTAGCCTTAATATCTGTCAAACTCCCTGCGCTCTGCGACAAATAAACGCTTGATATATGCAAATACTCCCCGCAAAATCGCACCTATAAACCGAAGCAGATTTCCAGTCACCATTACAGCATACGGCATAGCTAAGGTAGCCGCCAAAACCCATGCAAAACCGAACATACAGTTATAGACCCAGATGCTTTTGTCGGGGTTTAATTCTCCCACCACAGAACAAACCGCAAGCGACAGGATTATTGATGCTACAACCTCCGTAGCTCTTAAAACATTGATGTAATCTGCCTCTACCACCCGAACTATCTCGAACAACGCCCCTTTTACTGTAAGGTATCCCTGCTCCTTAACGCTTCTACCGACACTTTCCAGTAAACTTGCACTCCGCTTCCCTGCCATGACTTTTCCCCCTTCTCGGGAAAGCCCCTGCTCTCCCTTAACTTGTCTCTATATTATCACCACTCTACTAATCAGTCAACAGAAATCTTACAAAATAGGAGCGCTTGCCACCTCACCCATTCACATAAAAAGAGGGAAAAGGCTTACGCCCTTTCCCCTCTATCTGTCTTTCTTAAAAGTGCCTTAAGCGAAATACTCTCTTTATCGCCGTGCAAAACCGCAAGTAACGCGCTTACTCTCACTCTCTCTGGAACTCTCTTATAAACCTCGTCACCGCTCGCGTTATCTTCGGATTCTGCGCTAAAACTACTGTCAGAAATCACCCCAGCGTCAAAGCACTTCTTTACTACAGACAGAGCATATTCAGATGCAACACTGTCGATTAAACAAGGCTCATGCTCTCCCTTTACTACCGATTCAGAATCATCTTCTGGTAAAAGAATATCTGGCAGAAGATAACAAATAAAAACCGTCATTACTATCTCCAAAATTATTGCAGGTAGCCCAGAAACAACTCTGTTAAGAACCAATGAAACCAGTAAACTGTAAATTACAGGAAGAGACAAAATCTTTAACATTCTTACCTTGCTAAACTTATGCGAATTGTTAAGGATTACTAGGCACATCAACCCAGCAGTTACCCAAGACCCAGCTACCGTGACTAAAAACCCTGTTACAAACAGCGGAATTGTCGAAAAAGCCAGCACCCAGTTAATAGCTTCATGCAAAATCCCAAATCTCGGCTTACTAGTCTTGGCTTCTGCTTTCTCTAATACTTCCACTCCATGTAAAACTCCATAAGCCGCCTCGATTAACTTTAGATTAAATGCCTTACTTGTTACCAGCGCTTCCGTAAGCTCTTTCGCCGCTTTATGCCGCTCTGCTACACTGCTACCCTTTCGTCCTAACTCCTCATCAGCCGCCTTTGCAAGTGTATCGAATCGCTCTCGCTCATTCGTAACTACCAACTCGCACCGTGATTCACCGCTAAACAAACTGCTGAAAAGACCTGTACGCTCTGAACTCTCTTCCTTAGTCGGCGCATCCTTCGTAAGCTCCAATACACTCATAACACCTGCACCTCCCTCATTGCCACTACATCCGATACAAGGTCTATGTGACTAAATAAACTTTCGCCATTTCCTATACGGCTATAATCACAATTTCCTGTGCTGTAATTCTGTAATACCGTAAGCCGCTCCCTAGGAGAAATAAGCTTATACGGTTCTAAGCTCTCAATGCAGTCAAAAAAAAAACACACCCGCTATCCCTAGATAAACGCTTGCACAGCTCTCTATCTTTCAGATAGCTTGCTTGCGCCTCGTAAGGCACATCATAATCTAATGTCTTATTTAGCTTAAACTCCCTTGCGCTACACAAACGCTGTATCGTTTCCAGAACCTCTGCTGAAATGCAAGTCCTTAGACTTTCCGTTATCGCCTACCCTCTTTGCTTTTTATATCTTTCTTCATACGCACGGCTTACTGTGGTATCAACCACACTATACTTATTTATGCTCTTTAACGCACTAATAGAACCAAAAATTCCGACTGAAAATAGCATACCCGCTAATATAGTTAAACTAATCCACTTCTCTAGCAATATATATGCGTCAACTGTACGATGACTAAATAAAAGCCCAATACCTACAAGCACAACAACTGAAACCGCGAGAAGAATCGTAGGAATTGGGCTTACCGACTTTGCACAAATCTCTCTCGCTACTTCCTCGTAACTCTGGACTCCATCTGGCAAGGAAAATAAGCTCATCCCTATCTCTCTATCGTTAAGAAGCGCTCTCTGAAACTCTTTATTCCGCTCATTAAACAGTTTCTTCGCTGGATTCAGCTTTGTCTGTAAAAAATCCTCCCTATCTAGGACAAATACAGAGTTAAGACCTCTTGAAAGAGTTAAATACTCCGCTAACGCTTCTTTACAGGATACTGCTAGGCTATCCAGCGTAGGCTCTACTGCATCCCCCTTAACGATATCCTCTTTTACTCCTTTCTTTTCATACAAATCCCCGAAAAGACCAGAAGTCTGTTCTTTTTTAAGCTCAAGCACCTTCTCCACTTCCATCACTCTCCTTTACAAACCATCTCTTGATTCGGATACAATCAAGCCAGTCCGCTGACCGACCAGTAGACACATTTAATACCGTATTCCAGATAAACTTACTTGCAAGCTCATCTAACGCGCTCGCAATCTCCCTGTCTAACTCCTCGGAAAAACCGCCTATGCTGTCTCCGTTTCTATACCCATATTCCTCAAGTCTAGTTACTGCAATTATACTTTCGGTTAGATTCTGCTCTGCTAAAACCCGCTCGGAATACAGATACCTTACTATGCCTATCTGCTCCTCGCTTAAGCTGTTAAACACCGCGCTCCCGATTCTATCCTGCAAATACAAGGTCTTATCTACTCGGCTTTTCTCTTTCGTATATCGAAATAGCGTATTTAAAACAAAATGCGCTATAAGCAAAAGACTCACCAAATAAGTGACGGATAACGGCAGTAGAAAGCTCTTACTTGACACTCCGTATAACAACATCAATGCAGAAGCCACTAAAATACCTAAGTAATATTTGCGATTCCGCTTAATAAACGCTGTCGTTGTCCCGCAAATAGCTCCCAGAGCATTTCCAATAGCCTTGGCTCTCTCATACTCTGTAAAGACTTTACTTAAGTCTACTTTCTCTGAAACCTCTTCTACAAGACCACCCATAAACTCGACTGCACTCAAAGACAACTGCTTTCTTGCCCGAGGAAGATACTCCTTTTTCGCCCTAGGAGCTGTCATAGCCCCACTATACCACCGTATTACCTCATTTGACGGCGCTCTCCGCGCTACCGCATCCTCTAACGCTTTCTCACATGACGAAATCCCTGCAATCAGCTCCGTTACCTCTCTTGTCCTCTCATCGAACTCTCTTCCCATCCCTGCCTCCTTATAAAACTACTTTTAACTACATATTAACCTACTGCTACCAACTAGTCAAGCTAAATCAGCCTAAAAGCAAACTAAAAACGGGGCGCGGCACTTCGCCGTACCCCGTCCCCGTAAACTTACATCACAAATCCAACCAAACCCGCGGGCACTTCGCGTTTAACTTATCTATCCGCTCTTTCTTCCCCTCTGCCTCAAAATAATAAACACTCGCCGCCTCACTGATTAAGTTATGCGTAAAACTGTTCAAATACCGATACAACTTCGCAAACGACCCCCGCCCGAGCTTCCCTGCCCCGCTCGGAGTAGCTATATAAACATTTAGGCTGTCGTCCTTAAGACCGCTCTCCCTATCCTCATCTGTATACCAACACGAATGAATCAAATCAAGCAAGCCCTCTATCGCTACCTCTGTTACCCGCATACTCGGCTTATCTGCCCGTATCACTAGGCACGGATAAACGATACCGTCCGCTGTCTGCACTACCGCTGTCTCGACTCGCTCCTTTGAAACCTCTTCCGCTATATCTATCTCCGATGTGAGGCTTAAAATGTCTGACATTTAATTCTCCTCTCTTTTGCTCCCTTTAAGAAAGCTCCATATCTTTGCCATCTCTCGCTTTATTAGCGATTCTCGCTTACTATCTTCCTCTGTGACTGACTTCTTTACTTCTTCGGCTACCACCGCGCTCTCTACTCTCATATCCGAACCAGTAACCGCCTCTACCGAAGATTCTAAGCTCTCCTCTTCCTCGGAAACTCGATTCTCACGAGCTTCCTTACGGCGCAATATACTAAGTACTTCATCATCTGTTACAGCAAAAGACCGCGTTCTCCTTGAAATACTACTGGCTAACTTTTCCTTACGCTCCTGTTCGTCTCTATACTCCTCGGTTGCACGCGAAACCGCTGTTCTACACCCAAGTGCCATAAAAGACCGAATAAAATAATCGGGACGATGTAGTGCCAATGCAAGTATCTCGTAGCTCGCTATGTCATTTACCGCCTTAATTTCAAACGCCGCGCCTTCTACTATTGGAACTAACAAAGAAACTTCAACATCCTTGTCGGAAATACTGAAATTAGACGAAACGCCTCCGTCAATAAAATCCTTTAAGCTCCAAGAAAGCGTTGATGTCAACGCTGGTTTTCTTCCGCTTAACTTTACCTCGTCAAAATACCTTACTGTCTCGTTAGCATTTGTTATAATCTCCTTTGTCCTCTTCTTAAAGGCAGTAGGATAAACGCCTACTCGTGCTAACCTATTGTTATTTGCAACAGCCTGCGTCCCAATATGCACCAAACTCGGAGGAAAGATAACATTGCCTAGGCAATTATACTGAAAAGCACTTCTCCCGATATAGTAAACCGAAGAACCGAACGCAACCTCTTCTATCCCACAACCAAAGAAAGCGTAATCCCCTATCTTATTTAAACTCTCTGGCAATGTTAGCTTCCTTATCTTGTTCCCGAATGCGTGAAATGCTCCAAGGGATATTGTGCGCACACCCTCTGGTATAGATATATCTACCTTCTCGCCCCCAACGGCTATCTTTGGAGACTCTATGTATCTACAGCGCTCCTTATACTGTGTGACAAACATATCGTCTTTTTCACTAACCCTAGTCCTTAATGCTCCTTTCAAGCAAAACAGCATTCCTAAATCACTGTTAAACCTCAAATCTATCTTAAACCGACTGTTTATCTCGTCAACCCACTGGTTGACTTCGCTAAAGTCTTTCTCTGACTTAAAATCCTTCACATGCTTCTTGCAATTTGAATGCAAATCTTTCGATTCCACATCTTTAAGCGTAAAGCAATTATACCTAAACGAGTAGTCCCACCCTACACAAGAAACTGTTATATAGGCAGGGTCTATTCCTAACACCTCTGCACGCTCTCTGATAAACTCGGACAGCGGCGTTAGCGTATAGGAAAGTCTTACACTCTTGTCAAATGCTACCACATAAGCGTGACCGTGCTTAACATCGGATTCACCCGTATCAGTGTCTACTGCAATACTAACATGCACGGCTTCTGAAAGCGCTCTGTCGTTAAACAAAATTATAGCTAACGCACCACTCTCCAAACGCCTATGCACTATAATTGATACCTCACTGTCTGACTTTACCCGCCCGTTATCGTAGGTCGGATAGCCCTCTACGCTGTCCTTAATGCTAACCTCTCCGTCAGATATGCACAAATTATCTGTATTACGCACATACCATACAAGATGACTGCTCGGAATAGTCGATTCGCTAACCTTTTTCGGAAGCTTATAATAGGCTAACGGAGTATTTGCACAAAAGTCTGTTACAATTACACCGTCATTACACTTCGCTACTACAAAATAACTATTAGCCCTATCACTCTTCGATAAATCTGCTAACTCCCTTAGACAACTCCTGTCTAATCCAGACCTCACATCCTTCTTTTTAGCTTGCGCACGCTCCTGCCTATATCGCTCACGCAATTTCTTTCCACTTGCTATAAGCTCATCTTTAGTCATCCAAAATTGCTCTGTATCAGTCAGTAGGCTATTACTCGCAATATTCCCGAGACAAACTATATCCTGCACCCGCTCATAACCATTCAAGTTATCGTACCGTGTCAGCGGATAAGCCTTTAGATAGTGATTTACTTTTGCGTTTACGCTGTACTTATCTGTAACACAAGCCGCGCGTAGCGCATCTCCAGTGAAATTTGACTCCGCAATCATCTCTTTGGTAGCTACCTTTAAGCCTCTATCAGAAATTGAAACATAATGTAATTGCGGATTTCTACTAAACGCTTGCGCACCTACGCTTTCAAGGCTTGGAGATAGCGATATACTCTTAAGGCAGTTACACATCAATGCCCTCTCGCCAATCACTTTGAGAGATGACCCAAGCTCTATCTGCTCAAGCCCAAGACCAAAGAGTGCATAGTCGCGAAGCTCCTCTAAACTGTCTGGAAGGACTAAACTACTGACTTTGCCCTTAAAGAAACACAAAGCTCCACTGTCAATCACGCTCACACCCTCTGGTATAGTAAGTGTAATCTTTGAACCTTCCGCTACTTCCGAAAAATCTGGAAGAAAAACCTTAGACACTATAGACGCACCACTACTTACAAAAAACTCTTCCGAATTTGAAGCACCCCCGCGCTTCCCAAAATACGCTTGAAACGGAACTTTACTCGAGAGCGTCCCTGTCCTACTTGAAAATGTCAGCTCACAGCCAAACTTGCCATTAAGTCGGCTTACCCAACTAGTCACTGTTCCTAAACTTGCAATCTCCTGCTCGGGTAAACCTTTATCCTTCGTAAACCCAGAAAACGAAAACTCTCGCGTGCTGTTATTAAACATGCACCCTATTCCAGATATAGATAAATTACCTCCTAAACCCTCGCCAAACTTTAATATCTCTGCTACGGCTTGTCGTGGCACCTTTCCAGAGGCTTCCTCCGAAAACCCAAACACCCCGCCCGCACCTTCTAAGGTCTCTTCGGCAGAGTTATCGAAGTGAACCAACCCGACATCTGTAATCGGCTTTCCAACCGTAAACACGGCAACTTCATAAAAGCTACCACTCTTCCGCGTGACCGCAATATAAATATTACCGCCGCCACTTCTCGGGGAAACCGTAAGCGCCTCGCTCGAAACAAGTACCACACTCTTTTTGGTATCTATCTCCCTGTCAGCATTTAGTTTTAGTCCGTTCGTATTCTCTACTACCCATCTGCGATACCGAGGACTTAACCTAGCTGACTCCCCCAGTAGCGGAACTTTAAGCATAACCCTACCACCAGATGAATTGTCCAGCACAAAGGCAAACTTACTGTCCTCACTCCTTGCAAGAAGAGAAAATGAAGCCTCCTTGCTTGTACAAAACTGCTTAAACGATTCCTTATCTCCCATTTCCCTTTACTCCTCTACCCCTTCCAGCGTTACCAGTAAACTCTTTAGATACGCTATCGTCTCCGCGCTACCCTTTGTTCCAAACTTCTCCTCTAAATCCTGTAACACTTCCGTTCTCTTCACATCCATCGGTGATTCCGATTTCTCGGCAACTGTAGTCCCCTGCTTACTTGCTCCAGTATACTTACTCCAAGCCTTCCTATCCTTTGCGCTTTCACGGGCTAATACCTGTGCGGTCGTTAAAGCACCAACACGCCACCGTAACTTTCTGCAAAGCTCTGTACTGGCTATCTCGGAAACCACATCAATATACTTGTCGAGATAATTATAATCTTCCTTGTTGAATATCTTCGGAACACTATCTCCCATCAATGATATGACTTTGCTAGCTACCTTTGCTGTAGCGGCTTTCCCACTTGCAACAGAATATCTGCCCGCATCTTTAAGCTTTTCAACAGCAGAACGAAGAACTAAGCGAAGCCCTGTCCGGTATATCTCTAAAGATGAAAGCTTATCATTTCCGTTGAAACAACCCATTCCGACCTCTACCAAACTGGGAGGCAAGACTACCTTAGAAAAACAATTATACGCAAATGCCCCTGCTCCTATGCTTACAAGAGAACAACCAAAACTTACATCCTCAATCCCACACCCGAAGAAAGTATTTACACCTATCTCAACTAAGCTGTCTGGCAAATAAAGCTTTGAAACCCTATTTCTAAGAAATGTGAATGCACCCGCTCCGATAGCCCGAACTCCCTCTGGAATCGTTAAATCAAACTTTCCATTACTACCTTCAACAGACAAATTCGGCTCTGCTACTGTTATCTTCTCTCTATCGGTCACCCAAAGATTGACACTCTTTTCGGCGTCTACCTGTTTAAGCTCTCTTAGATAGTCTCCTTCGTTATACAGCACGCCAAGCTCACTGTTAAACACTAATCTGCACCCGAACTTCTCGTTAAATACCTTTACCCACTCTTCCACTGCGGATAAGTCTGCCTTTGGCTCAATATAAGGCTCGTTTTTAGGAGCTTCGTACTCAAAAACTGCGCTCTTGTCGTAAGTAAAGTCATACCCTTTTGGCAGCTTAAAAAGTCATAGTAACCTGAATATCCACTCCGTCAGAATCATAGGAATGCTTAAATCCCAAAACAGGATAGGTGCTTAAATCCACTGTTACCTCAAGCTTCCCTGTGTCCTCATTAAAACGAAAGACCCTCTGTGTGCCTACCAAACCACGCCAAATGACGCGGGGAAGTGTTTCGACTAGCCTCCCCCTCATAGGGCAAAAGCAAAACCCCACTTCCCGCAGATGCTTTGTCGTAAACCGCTACATACTGCCTGTCAAATGTAATCGCTATCAGTATGTAACCAGAACTCTCTCCTCCACACGACAAGACCAATTCTCTTTCGTATATAGGCATAACCTTTCCTCCTAAATATTTATTTATACCGTACATACCTTAAGCAGTACGCACAGTCCCTCTCGCCGCTCTTAGTATATCATCCCGCGTTACCCCTCTTATATACTGCCCAGAATGCGTTAAAGCTCCACCGCCTACAAGTGTCATAAGCTCCATGCTTCCATCCGCACCCTTTTCGCAAATATGCTCATTTAAGTAGTCGATTAAACCCTCTCTGTCTTTAAGACCGCGTAGAAACTCGCTATCTATCCCGCAAATCCCTCGGCTCTCCGAAACAAAGACCTTAAACCGTCCTACTAGCTCCGTAATCCCGACTCCAAACACTGCCTTGCTCTCATCTATTAACTTAAACTCGTTATACTCCTCTGCCTCGGCTTCCTCAAAGCCCTCTTCCTCGCTATCGTCCTCATAAACCTTATCCGACTCTACTTCATGCTCTATCTCTGCCGACCTAAAGTTATCTGGATTTACCGCTATCCCCTTATCTACCATAAACCGCTTTAACTGCTCGGTCGGGATATTCTTCTTCGCTTCCGCTATCTCGTCTTTCGTATACCCGTTCGCCTCTGTATACTTCGCCGCTACCTCTTCGTTTACCCCGTAGTCAAACTGCAATGACAACAAATTTCCGATGACAGGATGTATCGGCTTCCCCCAATTCTCCTTGTCTAAGACATACTTCGTTATCTTCCGTACTCTAAAGTCTACTACCCGCTCGTTAAAGTAGCTTAATACCTCTTCTGGACTCTCTGATACGCTACCCTCGCCCCTAAATATCGGCGTATCTTTCGATTCCTCTATATACTCGTTCGCTAAGTCTGGATGTATCTCTGCCATCTTTCCCTTCGCGTCTTTCCAAGATAACCCTACTCCAGCTCCTACATACAAAGGCGGGAATCCATCTAGCTTCAACTCCATATTCTGTACTACATCCGCTAACACACGCTTCGGGTTTAACTCTTTTACATTACACTCCATTAACTGCTCATCATGAATCATATTCACGATAAACAACTTCCCCATAAGCCCGTTCCTACGGATATAGCTGAAATTACGCGCGACCGAAATCTTGAATATATCTGCCGCTGTTCCCTGTATCACCGCATTTCCTGCTTGTCTAAGCGCAGAAGCCTTCGCTTTACTGCTTACATTTCCGTCCTTATCCCTAAACGAATAATACCGTCTCCTGTGCCACTTCGTCTCCGTATACCCGTAAACCTCCGCAGACTCCTTGACATTCGCGAAAAACTTTCTGACATTCGGCTGGTCTCTGAAATATAACTCGTACTTCTCTTTCGCCGCTTCAATATTCTCTTTCGTAGCCGTTCCAAATAGCCTTATCGTTAGAGAAGTGATTCCCATGCCGTAGGGTATACCGAAATTAAAGCCTTTCGCCTCGCCCCTCTGCTTCGGCGTAACAGAAGCATAGTCTACCCCGTACATTAAACTCGCCATAGTCGTGTGATAATCCATGTCGGGGTCTCTAAACTTCTCCTTTAACGATTCCTCACCCGCCAGAGCAACCAGCGTCCGATACTCTATCTGCGAAAAGTCTGCATCAAACATGACACAATCTTTCCTCGGCTCGATTATCGCCGTAATCGACTTCGGAAACTGCTGTGCATTCGGGCTACTGCAACTCATTCGACCTGTCGCCGTGCTTATCTGACCGAAATGCGAGAAAATAAACCCGTTCGGGTACATAAACTCCTGTAAGCGCCCGAAAAACTTAGTTAGAAGCGTATCCACGCCTTTCCACTCTTGATAAACCCGTACTATCTCCCCGTTCTTACCCGCTTGCTTACTTAACCCCGCAAGCGCTGTCTTACTGACTGACTTCTTTTCCCCCATCGGCATTTTAAGCACATCGTAAAACAGCTCCGCAACCTTTATAGGCGAAGTCAAATTTAAGGCGTTCTCACTCTCTTCCATCACAGCTACCGCCTCGGGCAATATACCCATCTTCTCCGCTCTATCGGTAGCCCTTGCTAAAGACGCAAACACCGCTTCCTCTTTCTCGGTCGAATACCCCACCATCTGCCGTATCTTATGCTCAAGCTCCGCTTTCTGCACTAAATACTTGTCTCTGGTCGCGTCTATCTTCTCTTCGTTTATACGATAGCCGTAAAACTCCATATACGCAATAGCTAGACTTACAAGCACCTCTACATAGTAGATATACTCAAGAGACTTGAAATCATGAAGAAGCACACTCTTATATCTGATAAACAACTGTAGCGTAAAATCTCCGTCTGCTGGCGCATACGCTGTTGACCCCGCTAAATCCATATACGAGAAGTCAATCCCTAATTCCTTCTTCTTAGTTTTTGTCGTACTATACGCATTCGGGTCGAAAAAGTCTGTAAGCTCAAGCTGGTCTACGCCAAACTCCCGCTTTACCAAGTACTTTAATGCAGAACTCTCGCCTCGATTGCTTGTCGTAGAACGGAACTTGTAAACAAGCTGATGCAATATCATGCTATCTTCGCGGAAGTTTATATCTATGCTGTATAAATAAGCTACCTTCGCATCGAATGTGCCGTTATGTCCGACTAAATACCCTTTCTCCAGTATATCCCTGTTTCGCTCCATTAAGATGACATCGCACCCTAAATCCTCTACCCGAGTCTTTTGGATATACCGAGCCATATCGTCATCCCGACTATGAAACCGCCCTACTGTATAGTCTGCCTTTATCTTCTCCGCTGTCTGCCTCGTTAAAGAGTCGTTTATGTCGGAATACAGATTATGAAACTTTCTATTCCCTGCGGGAAAATAATAACTCACATTCGGCTCTAGGCAGTAAATAAACCCGACTAGCTTATCTACACCTTTCTGCTTCGACTTCCCTACACTCTCGTTATACCGCTTAAGCTCCTCTGCCCGCTCCGAACCGATACGCCCAAACATATTTATCTTTAAGCCCGTTGTCTCCGTATCAAACGCTATCGGCGTATTCGGGTTTGTCCGTATCTTCTCCTCAATACGGCTAAACAGCTCTTCTGCTTCCCTCTCGTCCGTTACAACCTTATACCGCTTATCCTTTAGCCAACTTATGTCCTTAAATAAGCCTATCTCCTCAAGCGGACGGACATATATACTACTCGCGTCAAAACTTGCGTCACTCGTCTCTTTCGCTAACTTCACATACGGCAAACTAAGTCCACTCGGCGCAGAACTCGCCAAACTTAAGTCAAGCGTAAAGTTGCGGGACGCTATATACGCCCCGCATAAACCACTGTTAAACCGCCGTATCGAAAAATCTACCCCAGCCCTCTGAAAACTATGCTCCACACACGCCCCTAGCTGAAACGGCACGGGGACTCCGTTACTTGACTTACAACCGCCTATCCCGCGCTTCAAAGTCTTATAAATCTCTTTCGCCATTGGACTTCCCGCTAAATACTCATCCCTAAGACCCTCCAGCTTATATGCGGAAATTACCTTCCCGCTAAACCCGACTATGACCTCGGAATACTGCTTCTCCATGCACGCTATAACGCTATAAGTCTGATTATCCGTATATGTCCCCGTTGTCCAAAGCATATCTTCCCTCTAGGCTTAGATTAAGCCTTGTTTCTTTAGCTCTGCCTTTAGTTTGGCTATCTCTGCCTCTAATGCCAGTTCCCTTGCACTCGGTTTCTCGTCATTTCCCGTATCTTCGCTTCCATTAGCTACCTTTGTCCGATTCTTAGCTTTGCCCTTTGTTAGCTCTGCCTTTATCGACTCCGACAGCTTACCCGAAAACTCAACCATCAAATCACTTGTAAGTCCATTTCCATTCCACGCCCTTGACTTCCTCGAACCCGCAGAACTACCTAGCTCCAAATCCTGTGTGTCACTTCCAAATAACCGCTCTCTAAGCTCTAGGGCAAGTGCCTTATTAAACTTACCTGTCGGAGAACTTATCATCCCGCAAATCTCATTAAGCGCCTTCCGCTTCTCTGGTGCCGATGTCAGCTTGCTGTACCCAGCAAGAGAAAGTATTTTATCAGTCGCCTCTTTTCTTGTGTCATATCCTATGTGACTGAGATAACCTCGATTACAAACAGTCTCGTTTAACTCTCTCTGAATTCCTGCTTCTAACAACTCTGACCTAAGCGTAGCAAGTGTACCGATTAGCTTACCATCCTGCCGATAAACCTTAGTCTGAAACTCCCTGCGCACCCAGTCACCTTCCGTACCTTCCCTAGACAAGATACTACGCCCAGACTCTTTCATATATTCTAGTATGTGCGTATAGTACAACCTGTCAGAGATTGCATAGGCGATAATAAACTGCATATATGGGAGAGACTTTCTTTCTATAACAATCTTTGAAAGATTGCTCATCCCAGCAAAAACACTACAGCCAAAAGCAGGAAAACCCCCACTAAACGATACTGTATCTATGTTAGTTCCGCTAAATACACCATCTCCTATAGCTTTCACTGACTTTGGAATTATAACTTCACCGCAAAGCGTACTATCCTTAAAGGCGTAGTCATCAATCACCCGCAAAGTTGATGGTAATTTAAGCCACTTTGCCGTCACTCCTTGATATGCCCGCTTACATATAAACGACACACCGTTCGGGACTTCAATTTCTCCCTCTCCATTAACCCTGTCTACTTTAATTACTTCATTAGACAACTCCCCATAAAAACGATTTCTCGAAATCAAACCAAACTTCGGAATAAAGTTTACTGTATCCTTTGATAGAAGCTTGGAAGCACTTACTATTCCACCAGTCTTGTCAGTCTTACTCCTAAGCAAAGCCTCCATTAGAAGCTCCGCAACCTCAATACCGCACGAGTTCAAGTATCCCCTCACTTTGCTACTTCTGCCCAAATCAAGCTCTGAAAGTATCTTTGTGGCTTGCAGATACTCATTAACTCCGATTCCATAGAGTTCCTTCTCTGAAAAACTTGAGCTTCCTGTGAGTATCCCCTTACAAACACTCGCATCATGCACGCATCTTATTTCTTCTGTAGGAATATCTCCAACAGAAAAACCATCTGCATTACCCCCTCTTGGATACTGCGGAGTTAAAACGCTCTCTAGCGGGATGTTCCGATACTTTCTGTCTACAATTCCCTCTATCGCAGAATACTTCTTTACCTCTTTCCAAGTTTCTAAATGCCAATCCAAATTCCAGCCATCTTCAAGATTAAACACCGTTACATGCTTTAACTCACCACAATCTGCAAAAGCACCTGCGCCAATTATTGAAATATAAGGCAAGCAAAGCTCTGTTAAACAATTCCCAGAAAAAGCATGGTCTCCAATATAGTCAAGCTCACCCTTAAAAAGCACTGACTCTAAACCTATCCCAGAAAAGGCGTTTTCCGCAATTTTACCGCGATAACCGTGACTCATAGCTGGAATCACCAGAGTCTTAACCTTTCCTGCAAAACTTGAAAAACTTCTCCCGTCTCTACCTAAATATGAAACGCCTCTCGGAAGCTCAAGTGTCAACTTCTCCTTGATTGGCACGGACTTTATATCATCCCCCTGCCAGAGCCGCCTTTCGCTATACTCAAGCCCGAACCCGTATTTTGCATTTATAGCCTTGACCCACTCCTGCGCCTCTTCCTCATAAGACTCAATATAGCCCACAAGCGAGCTCTCCCACTCATCAACCCAAGCACTTGGAAAATAATCAAACGACTCTAAATTTAATTCCGCGTTTAACATTGATACGCTGTCAAGCGTAGTAACTCCAAATTTCCCGAGTGTATCTGCCAGAGCCTCCTGAATACTGCCAGAGTTGTAATGACCCCAAGGTGCAAGTAAGAGATGATACCTCATGCTACTGTCTGTTGCTCTCCTACAACACACATCAATCTTGGACTTTGCTGTATAATGCTTACCTTTCAAAAAAATGAGCATAGGTACATAATCAATCCCAATAGTCATCCCACCGCAAATCGCCAGAGTAACTGTGTTCTTGCCTGCTACAATCCCGTCCTCTAGCGTTACACAATCTGCAATAACCTCTGCTGTGTAATCTTCTTTTAGCTTAAGCCCTACTATGTATTCACATAAAAGAACACTTGCACTGGGATTGTTAAGCAATTCCTCTGGAAAACTATAAAACTCGTTTTCATTTCCAAACGCACGCGCTATCAGCGTCTTTTTAACAGTATCCCGCGCAACCAACCACAACCTAATCGCACTCATCCCTCTACCTCGCTCTCCCACAAACAAACTAAACCTTACTGCTCCTCTTCGTCTCTAGCCTTCAAAGCCTCTTCTGAACTTATTGGCTTAAACTCCGAAACACCCTCGGGTATATCCTCCGCTATCACATCCGACATTAACCGCATACCGCCAAGCGCTAGCTTCGTCTGCTTTCCCTTCTGCATAAACTCGTCATAGTTCTCTACAAACTCTAACTTGCAAAACTTGTGCGACTTCTCGTAGTCTCTCGGAATGCACAGCCCTACCGTGATTGTAAGCCGCTTAGTTCCTATCTGATACGGACGATACGCTTTCCGCATATACTCCCGAAAACTTCCCTTCTTCGGATTTAATATCCAACCCGCTAGATTCTGATTGTCCGTAACCAGTAATACCGCGACTACCCCAAACCTAAGTAAATGCGCCTGCCACTTATATATACTGTCTAACGCAAACCTGTAGGCTTGAATCGCTGTGATATGCTGATGGTCTTTCCATAACTCCTCCATACATACCCGCTTGATTACTGGCTCTGTCCCGTCATAGTCGTTATACAAAGCACACGAGAAGATTCCGTAGCCCTCTCCCCTCGGTCGCCTAAAAGAAAAGTGACAATAAACTACCTTGTTGCCTTCCATACTTCCTCCTCTCTTAACCTTTCGCGTCTATACAAGTGATTAACGGATGCGCCTCAAACTTCCGTCCGAACAGCTCTACGCACACTCCCTCCGACAAAACCTCTAGCACTTCTTTCTTTGTCGCTTCCTCTTTGCAAATCAGCGTAAAACCCCTGTTATAAAGCCCCGCAAGCGATAAGTCCTTGCATCTGTCTATAAACCTTTCCAAAACCTCGTTAAGTATCCTCTGCATCGTCTTGTTTCCGTCATGCACCGCCACTTCGTCATATGTCTTTGCCGCTATCTTATCCCCGTAATACCCGACAATGACCCCGCCATGCACTCTATGATACAAGCTGTCCCCTATCGCTGTCTTTCGGATTTTATTAAACGACACCTCTTCTAAAACCCTGTCCAGTAGCGATATGTCCGTGCTATACGCCATACTAGACTTCCCGCAAAGAAACTCCTCCATATAGTCATGTGAATAGCCTAAATCTTTATGTGCCAGACTAAACAGCATACACTTTACGAGATGCGTATAATCGACCCGTATCATCTTATACCCCGACATGTCCAGCACATCCGTTGTCTCAAAGCTAAACATATCTACTTTTCGTAGACTTATCGGACGCGATACTACAAGGGAATCGACCGCATTATACTCGATACGGATTAAACTCTGCTTATTCTTTAGCTTCTGATAAACCGCCTCTATCTCACAAAGATAGTCACAGAGCGCCTTCGCGTTCTGCTCGTGCCGCCTCTCTGCCGCCTCCCCTGTTACCCTTGACGGCTTCTCCGTTATCCGAACTACCTCACTGTCTATCGCGTCACTGTCTACCCTCGTCTCAAACTTCCGTTGCTTTAGCCTAGTCACAAGCCTATCCGTGACCTCGCCCCGCGTATGCTTTATCTCTATCATGCCGACCCTCCGCAGAAAATTTCTATAAGAAAATTATACAACACGGAAGTCTTGTGTACCAGATTGTTTTCTAACTATACGCCCATTATTTCCTAAAATAAAAGCGCACCCGCAGGTGCGCTCTACCTCATAGACTTAGTCACTTGCAGAGCATCTTGTCTATCTCCTCGCCGCAATACAGGTACTTCCGCAAAACCTCTGCAATACACTCGTTCGCATCTTGATAACTGTCACCGCAAATCGAAATGTTACGAAGCACCTCTCTCGCCTCGGGCTTACTCCTAAGCTCTTCCTCAAGCTCCCTCGGGCTATCTATCCCAAGCAAACTACACTCGACCGCAAACTGTGCGTCACTTATCTGATACCCCGTCTTTACCGCTACATAGCAAAAACAAAGCAAATCTACCCCGCTCTCACTATACCTATCGGACGCAAGCATCTCTACCGCAGAAACCAGCTCATTATCTTCTACTAGGCTTAATGCCTGCTCTGACCGACTATCGGGAATCAAATCGAAAATGTTTGTTGTCTCCCCAGACTCGTTTATTAACTCGGAGGAAACAAACCGCTCCGCTTCACGCTTCTTCTTCGTAGCGTGCCGCCGTATCACATTCTTTAATCCGTTATAAACAAAGGACTTTAACGGATTCTCAAAGTTACACACTTGGTATTCGCTTATGTCACGCGCTCTCGCAAAATACTCTATCGCTTCATCGCAAACTTCTTGATACTCTTGACTATCGGGGCGAATCCTAAGACGACTACAGAGATACCGACCATACTCCCCACAAGCGCCCACTATACGGTCTGACTGCTCAAGAGCTTTCTTCCGCGCTCGCTCTTCCTCTCTCATAAACTCCGTCACGGCGGCTTTCTCAAAACCAAGTTGGCTACTCCCAAAAAGAATATTATCTTCGTCATAGAGTCTACAATCGTACAAATACCCGCGCTTCTTTTGCTCTATCGCGGATATTTCTGCGTCTAACTCGTCAAGCTTACTGTCAAGTAACCTACTCATATATACGATACCTCCGAAGTATAGCCCTGCCCCGTATTTATCCCCTTATATAATCATCCCCTACGCCTTAAGCGCTCTCGTTAATTTGCTGTCATCCTTAGCGGTCGCCTTAACTATATCCTCAAACGCTTCCGCAAACGCTTCCCCAAAACTGTTAAACATCTCCGAAACCCCGCTACTCACCAGAAAACTTGCGTTCGCTTTGTAGTAGTCCAGATTCCGTAAAATCCTGCTGATTAAGCCGTTACTCATCTCGTCAAAGCTTAAAACATACGCTAGCTCCTCTTCAAACGACTCCTCTGCCTCGACTGTATCCAGATTATCGTATGTCGATAGATTCATATACGCTAGCTGATAGTCTGGCATACTTCCTTCCTCGGCATCCTCTGCCCCACAGGAAGGTATCTCGACTTGCATATAAACCTCTTTGCCGTCCGCTTTCTTACGAACCCATGCCCCAGTGCTTGCTCGCCTATACGCTGGAAACATCGCGTACTTCTTGATTTTACCGTAGATATACTGCTCTATCTGCATATACCCGCACTCTACCGCAGTTACCCACTCACCCAGCCACTCTGCACGGCACACCGAAATCGTTACATCTACAATCAAATCCTCCGCCTTCGCAGGGTCGATACCTTGACCCCTCGCGTAGCTTACCAGCTTATTGTAATTCTTCGCGATATACGCACTCGCCTCGTGCGTACTCTCTGGCTCAAACAGCTTTGCCGACATACACCATCTGCGAAAATTCGTCATCCCGATTTCCTCCACTGCTTATGAAGAAGCAGACAAAACAGCCGTCCCCGACTTACCTTTAGGACTTCGTAATATTTTCTTTAGATATATTAGCTGTTTCTGCTCCCTTTGTCAACCTACTATCCTAGGATAATTGCATAAGAATAAGCCGTTAATAAATACCTTTTAGTCAACCTTTTCTTAAGATTTGATTTTTCTCGAAAGTATAACACTAAATCCTGTATACAGCTCACCACTTTAGTTTCCCGTCTACCATGTTCCCTATCAAGTGCTGTTTTACCTTTCTCTCCCGCTTCACAGGACTTGGCTTTGGCATCCCTGTAAATAAACTCTCACCCGAAGCTTTCTCTACATAAGGACGACTAAGCAAAATGTCCCTATCTATCACGATATTCCGAATACAACAACACTTTCCACCGTTCCTGCACTCCATCCTAGCAGTCGGAGTCGTGTTACTCTTGCTGTCGTGATTTACTAGAATCTCCCGTGCTACGATTGCAGGAATGCAAGCATTATTGTTATATGCCGATAAAGGACTCTTACAAACCCCTACCTTTTCTGCGTCACACCCCGTAACACGCTGAATACTCGCTCGCATACTGTTAAACGAGACTGTAAACAGCGTATTGCTGTTGTCCTTTATCATAATCCTGTCATATGCTACACCGCTATTTACGACTTCCTGTAATAACGCCTTACTCTCTTCGCTTATGTCGGATTTCTCTACATCCGAATCGTCTATCGGAATATAAAGCATTACCGCAAGGTTTGGTATCTTGCTACTTAGCCTCGCTATATCTTCTTGGCACTTCTCATATAGCGTTACCTCGGCTAATGGAGTCGCTGTCTTAAACTTCTCGCACATCGAAAGAATATACTCATCACACCCCTCGTCAAACCGCTTAAAACGATACCTTATAAACGGAATGTCTGTAAGAAAGACCTCATACCCCCCGACAACCACCTTCTTCTTTTTCGTATCTACCGTGAAAATCCCAGTCAAAACTAAATTCGCAACTACCCGCGTCATCTTTCCTCCCCTTACTGAATCGTAAGCACTTTATCGTCCACACGAACTCCATCCCGATAAACAACTACATCTACGGGAAGCTCTGCCATCTCAAACGCCTTATCACAAACAAGCCCGCTCTCTATAAGGCGCTCCCGCTCCCTTTCCCCTAAACCTTTCAGCCCTCGCACCGCGTACATCTCTATCGCTCTGTCTCGCTTATCACTTACCAAAATTACAATCCCGCAATGCACCAGTATCATTGACATTCTTCGCATATATTTCCCCCTTAAACCCGAAAGAATACCGTATTTAGCCTATAAAGCTCGCTATCCCCTATCGTGCTTATAAACCCAGAGTCATTAAAGAACCTCTCGTCCCCAAGCACACTACGGTGCATCATAGAAAACAATGCCTTCTCGCACCTATCTTCAAGTCCTATCTTCCCCTGCTTCTTAGCCTCACTTAGTAATAGCCGCATATTAAGCCAGTCCTCAAGTGATGCCATAGACGCTATCCTCGCCATACGCTTAAACACATACGCGCTATATGTCTTTAATCGGCTATCCTCTGGAAGCTTATCCTGCACTTCCGTTGCGCTATACGCTACCGACACGGGCAAATCTCCGTTATTGATAAGTCTACGAAACGAAATAAAGATGTCTATCTTGTTTAACAGCGTATTTAGAAGCCTCTCCGCGCTCATACTCTGTATCAAGCTCCCGTAAATCCGATATATCTTCCTGCGCTTTACAACCTTCCCGCTCCCCATCGGGTTTAACAAAGCATAAACAAAGTCATCTACTGCGTAATTCTCTGTCCCCTGCAATGCTTCAAGCACCTCTTCATACCCGATGCTCTTCCCAGAATACATTGTGATAATAGACGATAAGCAGTCGCTATATTCGTTATAAGCGTTACTTAACCGCAAGATAAATAGCTGTACACCCCTGTCGTCTACCTTTACCCCGCCGTCACTTAGCTTCCCCCTGACTATCTCTGTTAGTGACGCTCTATCTGGAAAGCTAAGTCGCACCGCACAAACACTCGAACCCCTAGCTACCAGATTATTACGAAGAATTTCCCTATGCTTCCGAAAGTCCTTGACCGTTATAACCAGATACCCAGTCTCCTGCGGCGACTTCATATAAACACTAAGCCGCTCCCTCTGCTTATCCGTTAGCTCTGAATACTCTACGCTACAATACCAGAAACCCCGCATCGGATAGCTACTCGTACTGTCCAGAAACTCGTCAAACCCTACACTGTTTCCACGAGAAACCTCTTTATCCGAGGTTACACCGAACTCCGACATTAAATCCAGAACTTGCTCTGCATTTACCTCTTCCCTCGGAATCGCAATGTCCCTAACTCTGTCAATGACTATGTTATTAAAGAACGAATGCTCCCCAAGCAGGAATATCACCCGATTCTTGTAAACTTCATCTCCAAGTATCTCGCTAAATCTATAGACCATCTTCGTCTACTCCGTCTTAAATAGCTGTCTGGCTCAATTAAAGCCAGACAGCCACCCGTTTGTCGCGCCTATGTTTATTGCACATATGTTTGTTATGCCTTTGTTCGTTGCTCCTCTTAGCCTAGGACTGTATTAAATACCTTTACGCTTAAACCTGTCTCGCTATCGCTATACTCGGTATACTTTCCCGCTTTCGTCTCCCCAGTCTTTACTGCCTTTAAGCCAGAAAAACCGTCACCGCGTAGCAGTTTATAGTCTCCGTTTGCAAACATTGCTGTGTTATGCTCCCAAAGATACTTGATATATCCCTCTTTTCTCTTCTTAAAGAAAGCTAGCTTCTTCTTTAGATACTCTAATACCTCCGGTCTAGGCTCTTCAAAAGGACTTCCCTTTAGGCGCTCATACTCGTTTATCACTTCCCTAAACTCTGGCGTAATAAACTTCTCTGCTTTCCCACTCGCTATCTGGGACGCGCTCGGCGCACTCTTAAACCCTGCTACCGAATACTCCACGGAAATGCTCTCTTTCGCGGGAATTGTCGTCTTTAATGCCTCCGTTGCCGTATATGCGCCTGTGCTTAGATTCACCCCCGCCGCTCCGATATAGTTCCTCTCTACCTCGGAATACTTCCGATACGGCGCGTAAATCCCCTCTTCCTGCTCTCCAGATACCTCGTAAACCCTTGCATTCAGATACGAAATCGCCGCCTTTGTGCAAATTAAAGCCTTCGCTATGTTTGCTGTGTCAGATACGCTTAATATAGACCGCTTAATTGTATCCTTATTTACAAGCATCAACTCCCCTGTATCTATCTGATACATACAGCTAAACTCACTACCTAACGCGCTCTCCATAGGCGTTGACTTGACTGGCGTTAGCGTAAGCACTCCCTTATAATACTCTGCAAACTTTGCCCCGTTCTCTTTCGGAAACGCCACGGAAAACTTTGGTATATTTATCTTGCCGTCTTTTAGGATTACCCTACTTCTAATCTTGTATGCGGGAACTTGCAACACCCGTCCCTCGTCCGTAACCTCTACCGTTACGACACCATACTCCCGAAACATGATAGACGCATTTAGCTTATGCTCCGAATACTGCAAGGAAGAAGAACCTACCTCTCCGAGCTTTAACGAAGTAAACCCGCTCGCCGTAGTAGCCCGTAGCTCTCCAATCGTAGGCTTCTCGTCACTGTTAAACAACACGACTTTACCACCAAAATCATTTACTTTTCGGAGCAGGTCTACGATGCTTACCGCGCTACCCTTTACAGGAGCTTTCTCCTGTGCCTCTTTCTTTGCATTAAGCGCTATCTCTCTAAGCTTAAGCACCGAGTTCCCGCTTAAACCTACAAGATGATACCCCTCATCGCCCTTACGAACCGCATACCCATCAAGTCTAAACCAACTCGCAAGCCTCCGCAAATCCGACATAGCTAAATTAAGCGTTACATCCAGATATGATACCCGATACCCCTTTAGCTCTCCGTTCTCCGTAATACGAGCTACAACACGCATCGTATTATCCACAAACTGTGTCGTGCCGTCTTTTCCAAGCCGAAGCATAGGCAAATCCTTTAGGCTAAACCCTGTCATAAGCCTAAACTTACCGCCCCTAAAGTCTATCTGACCCGCTAAAATTACCCCATTCCTTCTAAGCGAATCAAGCGGTACTGCCTGTGTAGCCTTCCCATCTGTCACCATAAACCCGAGAAGATTTCCTGTCCCATTGACAACAACACCAGTTGCCGACAGCCTAACTTTATCTGACATCTCTATACCTCCGTATTTCTAAACCCGTGCCAAAATTTTATACCCAATAAACGGGCTTTGGTACAGGAAAGCGTCTACCTCGGAAAATTTTAGACTCTGACAGTGCCTAAACCCGACCAGAACCTCACATCCCTAGGGATTCCCCTGTGAGCCACCAGAACGCCCAGAAACGAACGGAAGGGAGCTAGACTATAGAGACTGTCAACTGACACTCTAACACATCTTAAACGGGCGATTTGAGGGGCAGGGGACTAATTAAACCTCTCGTCCGAAGTGATGACAAATCGTTACCGTAAGCCCCTCAAGTGCAGTCGAATACACTTCCACCTTAGACCTACCCCCGAAAATCAACCCATCCGTACGACTTCCCTTACCGATAAACGAAAGATTCCACCCCTTAGAGTTCCGAAAACGCTGATACCTTTCATACTTTAAGTGCTGATGTGCTGTAGTCCAGATTAGCTTCTCTATGCAGGAAAGCTTCTCTCTAAGCTTTATAAGTTTATCCCTTAATTCGCCCGCACTTTTCTCAATAATCTCGTCCATTGCTAGTTCATAGTTTGACGGCACAGCTAAACTCTTTGGCAACCGAAACATAACCCCAGTCTGGCTACTCGGAAGCATCGCCTTTGTGCAAACAGACATTGTTACTAGGTCAATTTTTGCCTTATTAAGTCTCTGTTCCTCACCTGTAGAAAACCTAGCAACCTTTTTGTCCCCTGCAATCTCCGAATGTTCTCGCAACGCCTCACAGATTTCCCGCTGTAACCGCATTTCCTCTTCGAGCAAGAACCACATATGCATAGGATTAGGCGAGAAATTACGACCAATCAGCATACCATCAACAGAAAGACCGATAAAATGAGCATAATATCCAACAATCTCATTGAATGGATTTTCCTCATGATTAATCGGATTAAATAATACAAGCTCCTTATACCTTAACCTTAGCTTATTACATTCCGCTCTGCTTGGTATAAATACGGCTAAATTAGCGTGATTTACAACCCTTCCGTTTAACACTAATGGAACAGCACCTTTAACCGTAATCTCGTACTCTTTCGGAAGAACTTTATTTCCAACTCGCAGTCTAACAACTACATTTCGCTTAGTACCTAGATAAACAGCCATCTTACTAGTCGAATAATGAACTATAGGCTCTGCAACTTCCCACTCATCTACAGAAGCAATCTCTAATCTATCTGAAAGCACGGAACTATCAAAATCCCGCTTCAAGGCAAACTTACCGCCAATCTCTCTCACGAATCGTACAAAACCTGTAATGCTATAGTTTTCTTCCTTATCACAATAAGCAAATTCTGGCGAAACAGTGTCCAAAGAAACATACTCCTTCGGAATCGCAAACGGAAAGTTGCGAAGAAACAAACGATATTCCACCGAAATAGGAGGTTCAGAAGCAAACTGTTGTTTTGCAATTCTAAATTCACCTCTACTTGGAAGCCATTTCATTAACCTTCGCAATTCCCATATATTAACTTCACGAGTCACTCCTAGAACAGTTACTTGAAACTTGTTAAGGCTATACTCTACCCCATTCAATCCCTTATAAACAAGTTTCTTAATATCTTTAATCTCTGCTTCTCACTCAATTACCTCCTTGCCTTTAATTAGGTAAGCCCTTTCAACAGTGTGATGCATCCCGTCATAAAGCTCAAGCTCACCGCTCTTATACGATATAAACTTATTTATCGTTGCGCGTCTTTCTTTCAAATCCTTGGCGTATATCAGCCTACGGGCAGTATTCCTAGTTGATGCACTAATCTTAAAATCTGCCTCCGTTCCCTCAATTACATAGGCTACCTCATCAAGATTCTCATCAAACATTACTTCCAGCACACGAAACATCACTTGCCTCCTTACTCGGCTTTACTTCTTGATTTTTCAATAAACTCATCTATCTTCTGGCATACTTGCGCCTAGATTCTTAAACGGAGGTTACTTCCCATTTTCCCCTACTGCATTCTTTCTCGGTCTGCCACGCTTTCTGCCTTTACTCTTACGAGCCATCAACACCGCTCTATCCTCTGTCACAACCTCTCCGTTAATCAACAGCTTAAATCCGTCCTCTTTCGTCTCGTAGGCGTGCATATTGCGCTCTTCCCCTACATACTTTAAGCCCCATGACGGTGCATAAAAACTGTCGTATTTATCCGTGCATCCAGACGCAAAACGACTGTGTGCAATCAGCCAAAGCGTAAGCTCAATCTCTGAATATCTCTTTGAAAGCTCTTCATACCGAGCCTCAAGCTCTTTTAGACTTCCGCTCTTTACTGCTTCGGGAACAGGCACATTCTCTGTCTTACAGTCAAACCGAAGCCCGACACGACTCTTCTCGACATCGCCACTTACTTTAATATTACCCGACATCGTATCGACACCCACACCTCTAAGGCGCGACAACTCTGCGTCATTATCTCCTGTATACGGAATCGTAGGCTTTCTAGTAGGGCTTGCCTCACACATCTCCAACTTAACGGCTGTCATCTGCGTGAAAACTCTATGCTTCTCTGCACAAAGCTTCGCAACCGTAACCGCTCTAAGCTTACCGTAACTAGTCAGACCATTTGTCACTGCAATGCCGAAAAGTCCGATGCTATAAACATCACCACCTACCAGCTTACTGCCCTTGTCATTAATAGACTGAATCAACAAATACTTTCCGTATTTTTCTGTAAGCGCACGAATTGACTCCTTATTCGGGAAAATCACAAGCAGATTCTTTGCTACCAGCTCGCCATTCTTAACCAGCATAAGCTCACCGCTGATATTTAACGGATAAACTTTGTGACTATCAGAAAACCGCACATTAACAGAACGCTTCGTCCTTAACGATAAAGTCATTCTGTCAAGAGCGCAAACAAGCTTCGGCTCTGCATACTCATATTCGGAAATTCCCTCTACAACAAGGCTATCTGATAATAACCCCTTGTGAAACGGACGCTTTACCGCAATCTTTCCGTTCTGTTCTGCGATAAACTTAATAAACTCCCCGATACTACCTGTATCCTCTATAAAACTAACTGTATTAGAGTCATAGGCTGGAATTGCGTCGTCATCCCCTACGACAATATTTTCCACCCCGCTATTCAAGGCATAATAAAATCCCCAACCTCTATGTCCACGAATCACTTTCAAACCATCAGCAAGTGGCATCCAACGGCTAAGACGGAAAAGGTCTGTGGCATCGACATCAGTCACTTTCCCGTCAACCTCAATTCTATAGCCTAAATTATTAGACAGCCTCGGATTACTAAATGTGCCTGTTCTCTTTTTCAGCCGCCCAATAACCTTAATCTCCGCTTTAATCTCTCTGATACCCTCGGGAGTTGTCATATAAACATGCTCAACCACTCTCGTATAGCGAGAACCTGCTACAAGCGGAAATTCAAGCTTTCCAGACGCATAAGAGACAGATGGAATCACATCTTTGTAATTCTTAGCCAGTTCCTCAACATTAAGAACTCTCCGCGTCTCTTTACCAGACTCTCCCTCATCAAACTCCTGCATCGTGCCACTTACTACATAGGCAACCTCGTTTAAGCTCTCATCTAAAATTACTTCTCTAATAGCAAGCATTTCTTATCTTCTCCTTCAAAGAATATCGTCATCCAAAAGAACCGTAGACTTCGCTTTATAGTTAGAAATAAACAGTTCCTCTCCCGCAAGCGCTGTCTCTACACTCTTTACTGCAATCGTATAAGTCATACTGTAAGGCTCAATATAAAAGCCAGACTCCTTAAATAAACGCCTAACCTGTAGACTATCGTCATATGTGATTAGAAACTTCCCCTTTATCTCCTTGCACACACGAAGAAAATCTTCGTGATTAAACCCAGTGTGCATACTACCGCGAAAACCGTACATCGGAGCTACCGTCTCCTGCGAAAAATAAGGCGGGTCAAGAAAAGTAAAGCTATTATCGTTCGTATCCTTTAGGACATTCTCAAAACTCTCGTTATATATCTCGGCTCTCTGCAATAATTTGCTCACATCAAATATCTGTTGTGTCAAACCAAAATTAAACTTCTTTAACATCGGCGCACTGAAAGAAGCGCTATCCCCTAAAGCACTAAACGAAATGTGATTTACGATATAAAACCGTGCCGCTCTCTCATAAAAAGAAAGACCCTCTATCGTCTCCCGTTCTCTAGCCCACGCCCAAAGCGTCCTTCCGTCCTCAATAGCGGCTTCCTCTTCCGCACTGGAAAGCACTCTCTCCGTTAGCTCCCGCTGTTTCGGACAAAACTTCTCCATAAACCCGACTATTGTATCTACCAATTTGCTCGGATTCTCTTGTACACACTTCCATAGCGCATATACTTCGTAATACAAGTCGTTTATCACAATTCTCTTACACTTTGCCGACTTTCTTGCATCCTGCAAAAACCGAATCGTAACAGCACCACTCCCAAAGAACGGCTCTCTCCAGTCCTCTATCCCGTCTGGAAGCCTGTCCATGATTAAATTGGCAACCCTGCTCTTACTCCCCGCGTACCGTATGCAACTACTCACCTCTGCCATCACTTAACTCCCGATAAACCTCTCGGATATACTCTAATGCGTCCGTAGCACTTACCAAATTATCCTTTACGAGTCTCCCTGCGTCATCCAGACACTTATATAGAGTCGTCCTGACCTCAAAAGGCAAATCACTCTTTATTACCGCCTTATCTATCTCCCCATAGGCTCTGCTAAACTTTAGAAGCTCTATGTTACTTTGCTCGTTTAGTCTGGCTACCTTACCCTTACTCGCTATCTTTGTCGTATTCTTAACGGGACTCGTAGCTACTGCTCCGTCTATCGAAAAGACCGACTCTAGGAAATCAAGCGAATCAGACAGCGTTATCTTTTCCCCAGACTGCCCGCGAAACTCTATATCTAGGCTTACAATGTCCCCACCTTTACCGCAACCGAAGCAGTAAAAAGTGTTCGTGTCGGAATACCACCGAAAAGACGGCGTATCCTCTCCATGAAGCGGGCATTTAATGACAGGTCGCACCTCAAAGTCCACCGTATAATCCGAAAAATACCACGGCATCTCGGGAACTATTACCTTCTCCACATAGTCGGGAATCGGAATACTCCTTACCCGCTCCCGCCTCTCATCAAACCGACCGTAACCAGAAAATGCAAAATTTAATAAATCCATATCTCTAGCTCCATTTTAGAATTTTTCAACCCAAGGTCTTACGGTTAACCTATTCCACTCTAACTCATCTCATTTCGACCGTAGCCACAGCCACACAATAAGAATTGTTGTCAGAGCTTCTAATAAACTTCGTCCTACAGGGAGATGCTCAACTATCTTGCGTTGAATACATCTGTATAGGACTGATTGTTACATACTCTTTACTGCGTCTTTATACCCTTGTCCACGCCTTGCTATTACATATGAAGCCCCAGTATGTATGTTCAACTTCATAGGCTTGCAATAAAGCCTCTCTGCTAACCATGATGTCCATGATGGATTTACTTTGTGCAATTCAACTCTGTTTCTATACGCCACACTCTCCATCGCTTCACTAAACTCTCGATAAGCTAAAGAATGAAGCATATCGTTGTACTTCTTTCCTACCTTTGTTTCTGTCTTTGCTTTTGTCCTTCTAAAATCAAGGTTCTCTATACAAACATCTTTACCTGCTAGCACTGCCAGTTTAACTACATGATTTGCTACTCCTTGTAGGTCAGCCTTTGTCTTATTACCAGCCTTGAAACGATAAGACATAAACTCTGTTTGAACTAAATGACCGTATTGATTCGTCTCTGATAATGTCACAAACCCTTTGTTAAAATCTAATCCTATCGTTCCATAAGAAGAACGAGTAACTATGCCCTCATTTCCTACTTGAAACTCAAAGGTACAGTAGAGATAATATCTCCTGTTCCTTTTGATTATCCTATAGGATAAAGGACTAGCCTTAGACCTCAAAATTGAAACAATCTGTCCTTTGTGATGATTGAAATAAACTTTGCCGTAGACATATCTATCTTCACCTTTAGCTGACTTATACTCTCCGAAATCTTTACGCAATCTAACCAAAAACTGATTACTTCTTCGATTGTAGGTCAACTGCAAGTTGAAATTACATGCTGTTTCCTCTTTAGCCCCTATAAAAGTCATTTGACTATCTCGTTGCTCAATAAACTTCTCATAGTCTCGCTTTAACAACCTTTTTGTCCCAAAACAAAGTTTTAACCTTCCAGATTTTAATTGGTACTCTAGTGCTTGTAGTCTATGTTTCAACCTATTTAACCTTGACTTCTTCGCAACTACCCTTAATCTTAGATTCCGTTGTTGAATCAACGAAACAAACGCCCCTTCTTGAAGCTTAGTTGAATTCTGATTCCGTTGCTCAACTAGCTTAGGAATTATAGTATTTTCAAGATGCTTAATCTTTCTCTCTAACTGCCTCTTTTCATACTCTTTCAACTCCTTTAGAGCATTAAACCTTCCTTGCGCGTCAAAAATAATAGAATCGGCAGTTCGTTTAGTGATTCCGTATTTATGTTGAAGATATGTGTTGTACTTCGACTTATTGAGTCCTCCGCGTCTTACTGCGTAGAAAGCAGCTCGTAATGCTTTACCGTAATCTCTACGAGAAGCTTCCATATATTCAATTAGACATCGGTTACTCCCCTCGTGTAGCTGTGTTACTATAGTCAACTTTAATTTCTGCATTATACCTCACCCTACGCACCCTAATGAAAAACCTTAATTAAAGCATAGAAAATTGAGAAATAATTCCTGCTTCTTCCGCATTGTTAGAAACACTGTTAGAAACTGCTGATTACCCATAAACTTAGCCCCCGAGCGCTGTTTTAACCGTCATCAAAGTGATACCATACTTAATCGCAAGACTTTTCGGACTTGCACCGCGCATAAACTCAGTCCGTATCAACTCGTTTCGATACGCTATCACCCTGTCGCGGTGTATCACCCGCTTACACTCCTTTAGTGCAGTCAAGATGACCCCCATTTGCACAGGACGACCCATCTTACTATAGGACTCCACTTGCGTATAAGCACTTGCCACGAGTCTAAGCAAGTTACTACTGCGCCGAAGAATCTCCTCGGCTTCCTTGTGACTGACCTGTGACAAATACTCCCGATACAGTAAAAACTGCTTAATCTGCTTTACATCCTGCTCGCTCATACTTAACCCCCATGCTTTTATCCCTCTAATCCGCTACGCAAGTTAAGCTGTGCCTTTAACACATACAGGCGCTTTACACGGGCATAAAGTTCTCTCACATCCGACAAGAGCGAGCGCAAGTCATAGGCAAGCTCGGTCGCCTTCGCACTCACGATAGCATAAGCCTTCATTCCATCCTCGTCCTTTGCGTTTCGGCACGCAATCGAACGGTCGTAGCACATATAGCTAAAATCACTAACTGCGCTCGAAATAAACCGCAAAGCCCCAATGTCCAGCGCAATGTCATTCGGAACTACCGAGAAACACCGAGTCACAAGTTCCTTCACATCACAGCTTACAAACTCTCCGTACTTCCCGTACAGCTCACTGTAAACACCTCTACTAAACTTAACGAAGCCCTCTGCCTCTTCGATACTCGCCGCATACTGCTCGACTCGCTTTGACACCGCAATGCTCGGGGTCTTAAGAAACTCCGCAAACTCCTGTCTCTCACGCTTCGTATACATCTTTACAACCTTCATCTCCAAATCTCCTTTAATTGTTGCTAGAATACCAAACGAACTATCTAAATATTAACATTTAATAGGACGCCTGTCAACAGATATTTTACTGTTAGCAAGCGTCCCAAACTTAAATTTTAATTTTCTGCTCCCGAAGTCGCTTCCAGTGTCTCCCCCGAAATCTCCCCGCCTATTGTAGTGATAATCGGATTCGCGGATAAACCCTCTTCGCCTCGCGCCGCCTCTTCACTACTTGACTCACCCGCCGCTCTCTTCTCTTCGTCCCGCTCCGTATCCGTCTTTACCGCCTCTACCTCTCGGTCAATATAATCGTCCAGATACGAATGTAATAAGCTATTGCTAAACGACAAGCCCTTTAATGTAATCGAATAGCTATAACCCCCGATATGCCAAATCACTTTGTTATACTGGTCCTCGGCATCTCCATACTCCCGCAAAGTCACTCCACTCTTACCGAACTTATCCTCCGAAGAGAACGAATACTCTTCTCTGTCACCCGATATGTCCGCACCAGAAACCTTCGCCTTTCGGATATAGATGCCCTCTCCGTCAGCATAGCCTTCCCCTGTGTGATATATCTCTGCCAAATTTCCATTCTCCGTCTTAAGATACCTACGGGTTAAATCGTCAAACTCCACATCGTTTACCGTAAACCCGACCGCCATCTCCAAAGAACTCATATTCGTGATTGCACCCTGCGTCTCCGCTACCGTTTCCTGCGCGACCGCGTTCTCCGTGCTACTTGCGCTATCACTCTCCGATAAACTGCTGTTACTCGACTCTGCTTCACTTAATACCTCGCTACTCGCTGTTACTTTAGCCGTAGCCTTTGTGGTCTCTTCTTTTCCGCGTGCCTTACTGCCACACGCCGCAAGGCTAAGAACAGTGCAAGCCGAAACTGCAAAAACAAATGCTTTCTTCTTCATAAATTTTATCCTCCGAAATTTTAGCTTATCTCTCTGGCGAGGCTTGCTTACGCCTATTTTTCTAAGAGTAAAAAATTTAGCCAAGCCCCGCCTACACCTCTTCATGGGCGATTTTTCGGTAGTCAAGTACGGTCGAAAAATGCCTATGGTAATGCATAAATTTTTATAAGTAATTTTGAAAACTTCAAGAAATTTTTTCGAGAGGGCTTTGCACCGACCCCAAAATTCACCCCTCTCGGGGGCGACCCGAGCCTAGCCCTAAGAAGCCTCCCCTATAGGCTTCCTCGAAACCCCCTTTAGAGCTTATCCCGCAAATCCGTCACCACTGCCCCAAAGCTACCGTCATGCACATTGTTGAACATCAAATACACAAGCTTCCCGTTTAGCTTATAAACCCCGTTCGTGTGACAAAGCGCCCCGTAATCCGCTCGCTCTGGACTTAGGATATATGTTGTATTATTCCGCGTGCTGTCTACGATTAGCCCGTGCAACATGTTCCCCTGCTTATCAAACGCATACCACCGACCATCCGTGTCCATAAACCATGTCTTTGTCAAATACTCGTTGCTAAACTCCGAAATCAGCTTTATCTCTCCGTCTACCCGCACAAGCCTCGGGGAGTGATATAACCCTGTCTTATTCCGCTTATACTCTGCCTCTAACCCGCAAGCCTTTATCGCTGTCCCGTAAAATGTGTTAGTCCCCGCATAAGCGTTCTCATCCGCTATCACTTCCCCGCTATCCCGAATAAACGCTATGCTGTCTACATTCAGCGTCTTTCCGTAGACAGGAGCGTTCATTAACGCCCCTGTACCCACCGATAGCACTAATCCTAAAAGAAACCCCGCTATCTTTCTCAAGCCCGCTCCTCTCTCATCGCACGATGACGCGACCGCTGTTACTGTGAACCGCCGCATTGCCTATATCCGTGTTACTCGGCGCTAAGGTCTCACTCGGGGATACCGTAGCCCGCGTAGCCTCTCTAGCTTTTGCCGATAAACTCTCTGCAATGCTTTCTCGCTCACTCTCTGCAATACTGCTCTCTTCGGCTTTCTTTCTCTCTGCCTCCTGCCACTCTGCGTATGTCGGGAGCTTCCCGTAAGCCTCTATCGCCGCACTATACTGCTTTGCAAAGTCGTTATACTCTGGATACTCTGTTAAACGCTTAAGACCGCTGTCTATATCTGCGACCGCCTTCCCGTATGCGTTATCGTCCTTATACTGCATCCCCGTTAAGACCGTAAGCGCCCGATTAAACTCCCGTATATCTCTCGCTTTCTCGGCACTCTTCCGACTCTCCTCTGCCTTTTCGCTCTCCGCTATCTTTATCTTCTCCTGCTCCTCTGCCTTAGTCTTTTCATACTCCGCTACCGTGTCTGCCCACTCTGGTAACTTCTCTACCAGTGCATCATTATGCCGTGCCGCTCGCGTAAGTAGTTCGTTCCGAAGCTCCTCATCTGAAATTCTGCTTATCTTCCCCAAAATCTCACGATACCGATTCTCTACGCTCTCTGCGTCCTCGGCACTGTTGATAAACCAACTCTCATACGCGTCTACCTCTGTCTTTACCGCCTCGTAACGCTTACGGCTTATCGCCTCGTCCCGTGCTACCGCCGCTCTCTCCTTTGCTGTAGCACTAAACAAATCACGACTCCCCGTGTCCCCCGAGACTTCCCTGCCGTTTCCGTCATAGCTTGCCTCGTATATCGTATCTGGACGGTCAAAGTCTACCATCGGCAAGCCGCTATGAATGTCCGTCATAATGTCATGCCATATCTTACCAGAGTAGGTTGCACCGTAAACCCCTTCCATCGGCTTCGGATTGTCATAGCCCATAAACACCGCTGTCGTGTAATACTTCGTATACCCGCAAAACCAAGCATCCTTTGAACTATTCGTTGTTCCTGTCTTGCCTGCCGCTATCTGACCCTCAATTCCCAGTCCATAGCCTGTGCCATACGGCTTATCCAAAGTCCCCTTTAGCACATCCGTTACCATATACGCTGAATCCGCTTGATAGACCCGTACACTCTTACTGTTATCTGTGAAGATGTCCTCTCCCTTAAACTTAATCCCTGTGATACAAGTCTTGTCGCTATAAATACCGCCGTTCGCAAGCGTAGAATAGCCTTTCGCCATGTCTACTACTCGCAATCCGTTCGTAAAACCACCTATGCTAGTCGCCATTACCCCGTTATCTATATACGATATTCCCATAAACCGCATATTACCGAGATACGAAAGACCCTTATTTACTCCGACCGCCTGCAACAACTGCCACGCGACTGTATTTAATGAGCGATTTAACGCCTCCCGAATCGTTATCCTGCCGTAATACCGACCCCCTGCGTTATCTGGCGAACCCTCAAACTTGTGGTCGTCTACATAAGTAGACGGGCTGAACTCTCCGGTATCAAACGCTGGCGCGTAATCTAGCAAAGGCTTTATCGTAGAGCCTGGCTGTCTGTAGGATAAATAGCCTCTGTTAAACTGGTCGTCTGTACCTCTTCCACCTACTATTGCTACTACATAGTTTGTCTCGTTGTTTACGACAACCGCCGCTCCCTGCAACTCATACTTTCCTGTCTCTTGGTCTATATCCTTAAACTTTGCAAGATTACTGTCTAACCTGTTCTGCACAATGCCCTGCATCGCACTGTCTAGGCTAGTGTTAATTATATACCCGCCTGCCCGTATCGACTCTGACTTATCGGAATAAACACTCGTATACTCTGACATATAGCTGTCATAATCTTCCTTGTCGCTAAAAGTATACTTAAACTTAAAGCCATCCATCTTCATAAGCTCTAGCGCCGCACAGTGTATCGCGTAGGAAGTCTGATAATTCTCGTTCGTTGACTCCGTTGTGTTCTGTATCACCGCTAACGGCTCGGCTATCGCCGCATTACACTCCTCATCTGTGATAAACCCAGACGCAAGCATCTCATGCAAAACGAAATTCCTACCCTCTAATGCCTTATCGGGATTCTTAACAGGGTCATACTTACTCGGACTGTTACTGATTCGGACAAGCAATGCCGCCTCCGACAAACTTAAATCCTTTGCCGATTTCCCAAAATAATACTTACTCGCTGACCCGACTCCGTAGCACCTATGCCCGTAAAAGTTCGTGTTACAGTAGAACTCCATTACCTTGTCCTTACCGTACCTAGCGTCCACATACGGCGCAATCAGCATCTCCTCTACCTTTCTGCTAAATGTCCGCTTCTGCCCGAGCATCGTATTCTTTACGACCTGTTGCGCTATCGTTGACCCGCCTTGATGAATCGCACCCCGATGCTTAACCAAAGATACCGCCGCCCTAAGAGTACCCTTTATATCTACTCCGAAATGACTCTTAAACCGCTTATCCTCTACCGCAATATACCCGTTCTGGATATACGAACTTATATCCGTTATCGGCGTATACTCGTAATGACCCGCGTTTATCGTGCCTATCTTGTTTCCATCCTTGTCGTAAACCTCTGTGTCGGACAGCATCGAGAAAGTGTTCTCGTTCATCTTTGACATCTTGTCGTAGACTTCCTCTCTCGCGTCCTTTAACTGCCCACCGAACTTTAGATATGCTCCGTAACCTACTACTCCGCAGAGAATCAGCAACACCGTCAGCAGAGTTAATACTCCCCTTATAAACCCGAAAATAAACTTAATTACCTTGCCTACTGCCCGTCTAACAGCCAGTAATACTCTCATCTTGTCCCCTGTCTTAGCTCTTCGCTATCCCTTATACAAGCGCATACTCTGCATCAAATACCATCCCGTTCACAACCCACAGGTCACTTAAATCTGGCAAGCCTCGAAGATTTAGCCTGCACATCACTACATCACCCATCCCATGCTCAATCCCGCTATGATTTATCGAATACCGCTCCCCTGTTATCGCGTCATAGTGCATATCCCGAAACTCCTGCACGGGAATCCGAATTGCACCGAACAACTCCATCTCCCCCTTCGGGACAATGTTTATCGGTGACAACTTCCCGTTTACCGTCATCCTTGAAAGCTCTGGCGCGGAAATTACGCACCCGTCAATAAACCGATAATCCTTACAGACCTCTTTCACGCTTATCGTCCGCTCGCCGCCCATAGAGTCAAGCAAAACCCCGACCTTATCCTCCGAAGTCTTGTAATACGCCTCGTCAAACTTGTTATAAACCACTGTTCCGAGCGTTGGTATATAAAACTTTACCACGCACGGCTTTCTCTTAGCCCTAGCCCAGTTACTCGGCGTGTCAATAAACTGCTCTATCGTAATCATAACTCCCCTCCAGACTTGAATGTAGCCTCGTCATCTACATCCGTACCAAATCTCCGCTTACTGCCTATTGTAATAGATATGTCGTTTAGAATGTCTGATAGCTTTATCGCAAAGTTATCACTTATCACAGCTTTCTTCATATTCCTCTCTACAATTATCTGATACTCGTAATATGACAGCGTAGACCGCTTCTGCACCGCTTGATAATCCCGCTCACTTACATCCTCATCCAACAAAAAGTCATCAAACAGAAACTTATAAATGATTTCCTTTATATCTTTGTCAGGTCTCCTAAACTCAAACTTCATGTCAAATCTACGCTCAAAAGCAGGGTCTAGTCGCCGTATCATATTCGTGCAAGAGACAAATATATTATCGAAACTCATCTGGTCTAACTGCTGAAAGATACTGTTCGTTGCTCTCCTCCTAGTTCCGCTCTCATTGTCCTTACTGTCTCTGTTCCATGCAATACTATCGCACTCGTCAAAGAAAATAATGCAGTTCTTATACTTATCCGCTACCGCAAAGATGTTAGAGATGTTATCAGCGACCGTATCCTCCGATAAACTCTTCGCAATGTCTACATACAGCATATACATTCCCATATAGTTGCTTAGAGCCTTCGTTAGAAAAGTCTTTCCCGTACCAGAAGCTCCGTAAAACAAAAGCCTATTCATCGGACGAAGATTGTACTTCATTAGCTTCTCTCGAAACTTATACTCCTTAAGAAACTCATCAAGCTTTGCCTTATTCTCGTCACTCAATATTACTTTATCTATGCTAATGTCCGTGTCTACGGGCATGATTAAGTCTCCATACCGCTCCCTGTCCTCTTTCGACATAATGTCTATGAGGTTTTTTCCCATATGCTCCCCCTATAAACTCTTAGCCTCTGTCTACTCGCCGCCGCATTGAGGGATTTGTATACATATCTACTTTCTTACCGTCTCGTCCCTTTACCCCGTCTTTTGATACGATGTTCCCAGACAAAACCTTAGACCAGTCAAACATCGGCATCCAGTAGATTAAATCCCCGTTATCTTCGCGTCTTATAAACTCAAACCGATACGGAAACTTCTCTATCGCTTTCCGCATCTCCTTCATCTCCTGCGTTACCCTTAGATTTAGGCTGATATGCTTGTCTAAAGAGATATACTCGGAATTCTTGCTCATTGATACAAGTGAAACCATAAATGAGATTTCCCCGTTAAAGAACTTCCGCTTATCCCGTGCCATCCTACCGCCAGTCGTCTCTTCATAACGAAAGCCAAAAGCCTCTAAACCTTTTGTCATCCGCTCATAAGCCTCTGCCGTTGTTTTACTCTTTGATAAACACTCCTCAATCAGCTTCTCAAGCCTCGCCCTATACTGCCCGACTATCCCTAAAAAATGCTCGTCCAGTAAGCCCATAAAACCCCCTTAATACTTAATAACCGCGCCGATTCATGTCATCGAATAGCCCGTCTATCATTCTGGCAAGCGTTTTCTGTATCGTCTCGTCACGATTGTTTAGGTATAGATAAAACTCGTGCGTCCCCGTTAGGCTGTTATACTTATGGTCGGAGCTATACTCACTATACTCGCTCTCCCCAAACAAGTCCGCAAACACTATCGCTCTCGCTACCTTGTAGTCTGGATACTCCCGATTCACAAGCTCCTCGTAGTGTAGCGTATTATACTGATGACCTCTCCGTATGTTTACCCTGCGGCTCTTATCTACCCAACTCACATCTAACGCTATCGCCTTGTTCTCTTCGTGACGATACACTACCATGTCTGGATAAAAGCACTCTATCCCGTCCTCGTCCTCATAGCTTAAATGCGCTCTCTTTGCACCTGTCGGTAACCCGAGCATATACCGAATATACTTCTCAAATACCGCCGTACAACGCTCGTACTCCCCGAGTGACGAGAGTCTAGCTCTCCCGTCTTTTGAAAATCCCGTATACAAGTCGATAATCAAAAACGCAATCCGAAGCGCAAACTGATAGTAAAACGGCGCTTTCCGAAGAATAAACTCTCTGCCGCTTACCCTTGAGCTATCCCGTACCTCGTGCAAGCTCTGCCGATAATACGAGAGCTTACCCGCCTTTACACTGGACAGTCTACAACTCTCCCTGTCCAGCTTACTCGGACGGAGCAAAAGCGTTATCGCATACTTTAGCGTCTGATTAAACACATTATCGTCTCTAAGCTGATTTACCTCGCAAACCAACTGACCCCGCGCTAATGCCCCCGTGCTTACCGACTTCCCAAACAAAATCTTCCCGCGAACTTTATTCACTGTCACTGTCTCAATGTCATATGCCCGCTTTAACCCGTACTTCGTCACATCCTGCATCCCAATAAGCAAAAGCGAGGCTAAAATGTCGGTTAGATTATGTATATCCCCGTCATTTATCTTGCTATATGGCAGGTCTATTCGGTTTACTACCGATATAAGCCTATAAACATAGCTGTTTAAGTCTATACCCCTAGGCACGCCCTACCCCCTTTAGCTATCCCGCTCAATACGCCTGTCTATGTCTGTTAAAATCCGAGCAAACTCCTCTAACTGCTCCGCTACCTCTGGAACATCCTTGATAAACTCGACATTATCCCGAATCGTATACAGCAACTCGTTATTATATGCCTCTCTAAAATGCGCTAGGCTCTTAAACTTCTTGCAAATCGAACGAACTCCGACTACCGAGGCGTTTCCTATGTCACCCTGCGACACTATCACCTCGTTTAACTCTGCTACCGCCCCAGACATCCTGTCCAGTATCTTGCTTAACCAGTTATCCGACCAGCCAAACTCCTCCGCTCCGATAATACGCGGCAAAGACCGCACAAATGATTTGTCACTCCACACGGGCTGTAACTCGATAATCGGAAATCTGTTCTTCATTGCCATGTCTAAGTCTGCAATGCTCTTATCAAACGCATTCATCGTCCCGATAATATATAGGTTATCTGGAAGTTGTATATAATCCCCTAACTGCGTCCTATACTCTACGCCTCTCTGCGATAAACCTGTAAACGCATCTGCCATAATCGCCGCTGTGTCGCCTCGGTTTATCTCGTCTATGATTAGATAGTAGTTATGCTCTTTGTCACCTAGCGCTCTGTCGCACATCTTCATTAGGATTCCACGCTGTTTACGCCAGATTCCGTCTACATTTATCGTACCACCCGTAAAGTCCGAGCGACCCCAGTCTTTACCGAATGTGATAAGCTCGTAATACTTCGACCGAACAAACCCAGTCTTTGCTCTGACATACGCTAATGCTACGGTAGTCTTACCTGTTCCCGGGACTCCTACTAAAATAAACTGATGCGCGTTATCCATATTGATGTCAAGACGCTCAAAAGTTACTCCAAAGCAGTCTTTGCTAAAGTCTGCAAGCGTATACCGCTCACTTCCCTCTACATAGACATCTTTGTCTGTATACTCGCCGTTATCTGTCCTTACCGTAACGCCTACCGTGTCAAGCGTCTTTAACGACTCGGACATTGCACTGTATATACCCTTTACCGACTGCCTAGACAGCGTAACCTCTTCATTTCCCATGCTTAATTCCCCTCACTTACTTCACAGCTATCTGCATTCCCGCAGTGACAAGCTTTCCCGTTCCCACAGCCGCAACCGCATCCCCCACTCTCTGTTACCACACAAGAACTATCCTTTACCCGAAGCCGCTCGCTGACCGAAACCCCAATGATTGCCCCAGAAATCACCCCACAGATTAAACCCACGGCTATATAAAGCCCGTAAACCTCAAATAACTTTCGCATAAGCGTAAAACTCCTTTATGATAAACTACTTAGCCGAAGCTCTGTGTACTTCTATCTTAGAACAGGTACCTTTTAACGCCCAAATCCTTTGGGATTTATTATAGCACAGCCCAAGCCATTTGACTAGATTATCTTGACCGCTCGCCGCTACTTTTACAGCGCCCCGTATAAACCCATAAATTAACTAGAAAAAAGCAGGGGCTTTTGCCCCCGCTTTTTCGCTCCCAAACCTCAAAGCGTCTCTCTAATTTCCACTCGCTCCTCTGCAAGCTCCCTTATCGCTCTATCAAGCAAGTCAGTCGCGCCGCCCTTTAAGTCCTTATAAAGCTCCTTTAAGCCCTTAGAGTGATAGATAATCTTATCCTTACTACAAATCATCTTTAACGGCTCAAAATACTTCGTTGAGAACTCCTTTAAGAGCGGAAGCGCCTTCGCTGGCTCATTCGCCGCCGCAGGAATGCCTAAATCCACAATCAGCTTTGTAAACAGCTTATCACTCTTCTCATCCCCGAGCTTACCGATAAGCTTCTCGTCTGGATGTGCAATATAATCCGTTACCTTCTGAACCAGCGTTGCTACCGAGTCATCGTCATTCACCGCGATAAACTTAGCCTTCGCCGCTGTCTCGACCTTCTTCTTCTCGATTAACGGATACTCGCCGTTAATAGCCGAAATCAGCTTCTTACCGTCACGCTCCACAATCTTACCGTTCGCAATGCCGAACTTGGTCGCGTAACCAACTGCCTCATCACTCTTAATCTTCGTCATGTTGCCCGCATAATCCGAAAGCACAAAGCCCTCGTTGCCTAGACGCGCAAGCACCACGACAGGCGCACTCTTACTGACAAGCTCGTTCTTCATCGACACTACCGCATACCTCGAAAGCGAACCGTTTGTGCCGACAAGCTCTTTGCCCTCTACCACCACATTCATAAACGCCTTCGGATTCTGCATCGAAGCACGAAGCACCGCCTCCTTAGACACTGCCTTACAAGCACGCTTCTCAATGTCAAGAATACGATACGCGACCGCCTCATCAGCCTCATTCTTAACTACCGCAACCACATACATCATAGTGAGATTCCTCCGTAAATTTATTTATGACCCAAACAGCCTAGGGTTCATTGGCTGGTATCTTGCAGATTATTGCTCTAACGCTCCCTTAAGCACTGACTCCATTAGCTCCATAAACTCTACCTCGCTAAGACGAGAACTATACGCCGTAAAGACAATTACTCCTTTATCCTTACCCTCGCTCATAAACAAAGCCCTATCTATCGGAAAACTAACCGAAAACTCTGGCATCTTTCCAGAATCTACATACACTCTTACACTATCTAGTAGTAAATCCCGAAACAATGCAGGACTTCTCCCGTTAAGAGAAAGCTCTTTCGTATACGACAAAAGACCTGTCGTTCCGTCAGAATCCTCTGCATTCCCCTTAGATAGCGCCGCATAAAGCTTTGACTCTAATAAACTTGTGCCGTCCGACAAAGCAAGCGCGTAATCCTCTCTGTTATCCCCACTGATTCCATATATCTTTAGCATTACCTAGTCTCCCTTGTTGTCTGATTGCTACAGTCGGAATCCTGTAAAACTACGCCTATTCCGCTACGGTATCTTTCGATATTCTTTGACACTTGCTCTGATATTAAATTCTTCACTCGAAGAAGCGACTTACTTCCACCGCATACCGTCATGCTTACCGTTCCCTGTTGACTAAACCGAATCCGTATTGTCCCAACCGACATTACCGACTGCATAAACCCTACGGAAACCGATACCTCCCGTGCGTTAAACAACCGATACTCTGTTTCACTTGTCCGTATCGGACTCGCCTCCTGCAAAAGCAAGCGGTCGCCTGTTAAAATAAACACTCTGCAATGCGGCATTAGCCCGAGCATACCGACCTCTCGACCGTACCAAAGCCAATGCCCCTCCCTACTCTCCGCTAAAAGCTCTCTGTCACTCTTATCTATGTAGGCTTTATAGGCATAGAACGAACCGCAGATAATTAAAACCACAATTACTACCGCAAGCACCCACATCCCTTACACCTTTTCTCTAACGCTTAGATAATACTTCACAACCTCTGGCGCGGCTTTTAAGTAATAATTCTTTAACGGAGATAAAAAGTGCATCTTATCCACGCTCTTACACCGAGATAGCGCCGTATAAAGCTGTCCATACTCCCAACACACAGGGTCGATGTTTACACTGTCATATGTCTGCCCTTGGCTCTTATGAATCGTAATCGCGTAGCCTAGCTTTAGCGGTATCTGCGTAAATGTCCCGACCACGATTTTCTTAAACGCTTTCTCTTCTTTGTCGTACTCATACGAATAAACTTCCCAGTCATACGGCTCGATTTCTGCGCGCTCCCCGCTGTCAAACTCTACAACGACCGTCCTATTTGTATTATCTTTGATTCCGATTACCGTGCCGAGCGAACCGTTACTATACTTATCCCCGTTTACAAGAGACATAACCCGCGCACCGACCTTTAGCGAAACCAAATCCGTATTCGCTTTGTCACTTTGCTTTACCGTCCCCGTCTCCCGCGCCGTATACACAACCTCTTTACCCTTTATCTTCTCAAGCTCACGACTATTATGCTCAAAAGCTGTCTTGTTCTTACCCGTAAGCGTAATACCGCCCTTTATCACGCAACTTGACTGCTTATCCGTAAAATACTGTAAGGACGCGGCAAACCCGACCCGTGCATCCCGTAGTTTTCTACTAAACTCTGCGTCCTTCTGCCGCACAACCTCTCGAAGATTTAAGCACTTAAACCCAAACTCCCCGTAAAACCTAGACTGAAACGCATAGCCTCTCCCACAGTCTCCACCGTAAATATGATACAGCACCTCTTTGTCTTTCGGAATAATTACTGGCGGCAACTGCAAGAAATCCCCGACTAAAACGACTTGTACCGCCCGCTTCCCAACTCTCTGCCGATAATAATTAAGTGCAAGCACCCGTACCGCAATGTAGTCAAACAAATCTATACGGCACATGCTTATCTCATCAATGATAAGCACATCTGTATGAAGAAGCGCACTCTCCTCCCGCTCATCCCCATTCCTATTCTTCGGAAGGCTTCGCACTATCTCATCACACCCGTTAAAGACAGCACTAAGAGTCGGATAATCAAGATTCAGCACCTCAAGCGGCACGCGAAATGCACGGTGCAAAGTTGTTCCACCGATATTTAACGCCGCAATTCCTGTCGGCGCTGTCACCATCACATTCTTTCCCGTGCTACCACACCACCGTATAAACTCACTGATGACAAAGCTCTTACCCGTCCCCGCACTTCCTGTTACAAGCGCGTTTACTCCACTCTTTAACTCCCTTAAACAGATGTCTTGGTCGTTTGTAAGCTGTACAAAGTCCTCTAACTCGACTGTCTCACCCATTTGCTTTGATAAACTCCTCTACCTCGTGTAGCGTGCTTGCTAGATTATCGTTGTAGAACCTATGTTTTCGCATTATCCCACTCATAATCAGCTTATCGTCCGAATATGCGTCCTTCTCGTCAAGAAACCTTCTGCAAATCTCATAGTAATTCGGCTTACTCGATAACTCTTCCCTAGAGATTGCACGACTTAAACGGACTCTATCAGATACCTCAAGGTAAATCGGAACAACCCGCGCATTCCCTAAAACCTCTCGCGCACGAACCACTGTCTCTAAAGTCCCCACAACTATCTTGTGACCGTCCTCTAAGTCATCCGCACTCACCGCTACCGCGTAGCTCCAATCCCCGTCCATCGTGTGATAAGTCCGCACATCTATCGCTCCGTGAATACCTCTTATGCTCTCAACAAAATGATATTCCCTACCCTCTTCCTCGCCATCACGCTTCGGACGGGTCGTATACGGAACAAGACGAGCGATAGAAATACCGCTCGTCACAAGCTGATTTAACAGCGTATCTTTTCCCGTAGATGATTTACCAGTTAAAATAAATAGTTTCCCAGCCATCATTCTCCTCTTAGTTCCTGTCTCCGTAACTTCTGTCTCTGCTTCTCTTTCTTCCTAAATCGCTTCATATAACGATTTCGCATGGGACTTTCATCAAATACGACAAATGCTTCCCAAATATCCGTAAATGCCATATTAAACGCACCATGCCGCCGTATTGTCACCACATTACCATGCTTACCGCGCACCCAACCGTCTTTATGCCCCTTATGCTTTAGATAACTCTTCTTACAACGCGCGTTATCCTTCCAGCTCCGCGACATATCCGCTACCGACTCTAAATCCCACGCGTCCCGCCGAGTCCTTATCCGCGTCTTTACCCCGTACTCACGGCACGCATCGGAGTCAAGTGCTACCAGAGTTCCCTTATACCGTATGCGCCGCCCGTAATGACCTCTTCGCCGTAACAGTTTCGGGACTGCCGCCCCGTAAGGAAGGCTCTGCCGTCTCTCCTTATACGGAATAAACTTGTGGCTATACCAGTCGTAGCGGAAACCTTTTAGTAGCGACTCTACGGACATTATAACACCGTCACGCTCGATATGACAACGCTTTTCGTAACAATGCTCCTCAAGCGATAAACCTTTGCTCGTAATCTCATATCGCTTAAACCGATACTTTGACACGCCAGAACCGTCAAAGATTAAATCTGCGGGATTTACCCGATGACGATACCTCGGGTCTAACCGTATCAACTCTGCGGCAAAGTTTAACGCATCCTCCCGCTTACTAAAATACGGGGAATAGCTATCAAACAACCTGTCGTAAACCCGAAACCTGTGCCGCACCTCGATGTTATACATACTTCCCCTCCTGTCATAATTTTAATAACTATATTTTACTGGTATGTCACCGTGAAATACTGGCTTAAATCTACCCCGTTCCCCTCTAACTTGACCTCTGCTCCAACAGGTGCAATAATATCACACCCAACTACACCCATTTCTCCACCTAAAACCGCTTTATCAGCACTAAACCTAGAAGTAAGCGTTAAACTAAACCTCTTCAACTTCTTTGAAATTTCACATAGGTCAATACGCCATCCGCAACGACCCTTTCCGTCAAGAACTAAACTGTCAGTCTCTATCGAAAGCTCCTCTAAGTTGTTACAATCCTTAAAAACTCCTCCCAATACACTTGTCTTAAACTTATCCGAACTTAGCTTCACAGTCTTTAATGCGTGACAGCTTTCTAGCGTAACTCCCCTTTGAATTCCATTTATTCCTAGCGGAACTCGACAGCAAAGTTCCTCTGTGTCTGTAGACTTTAATATTACACTGCTTGCTCGCTTAAACGACAAGGACTTTAGCCCAACACATGATTCAAAACTTGCAACCTTTGCATCAGATAAACTCTTACTGTCTATATGCAGATGCTCTGCCATCCTTACTGCTAACCCAATCCTCTTACAACTTCCCTCTATCCTAAACTCTTTACAGTCAACCCCAATAGATACTTGCGGAGCGCCAAACAAACTCTTCCTTGGCATAATCACGGTTAGACTATCCATAAACTCCCCGCGCCCAGTTATTGTAATACTCTGTAGCCCTAGACATCTCTCAAATGAAATCACCTTAGCCCCACTATCTGTGAAGTCACTAGCAGAACCGTAGAACTCTGTTGCAATAGACGGAACATTACAGACTTCTGTACTACTTACACCTCTAACTCTTGCGACATATGACAGTGGAAACTTATGTGAACTAGGAATAATATGACAACAACTATCTCCAACTAACCTACTACGCGCAGACTCAAGCTTATAGGCTTCGCTGTTCTTATAATCACGCACAAACTCAAAATATCTGCTGTCAGACCTGTTTCCAAGATTACCTACTAGCATTTCAGCGATGGAAATTTTCGCATTCAATATATTATCCGCACTTCCACTCATTAGTTCTCCCTCGTTGTTTGCGTATAATATAACATCCCCTGCCATCAAAGCTAAAAACCGCTCTTCTCCGCAAGCTAGTAACTTCGGATTTCTTATTAACCCCTCATCCCTACAATAAACGGGAAACTCTGTATACCGAAGCCTATACTCTTCACCGCATTTCTTATAATCTGCAAACAAATTACCAAACTCTGATACCAAGGCTATAAACTTCTCCTCGCTATAAATAGTAGTGTCACTCTTTACATCCCTCGGGTCATTCGTATTCGGCATCAAAATCCTAGTCACAAGATACTCTACTACTCCCCATTCACTGTCTACTATGTCTACTATAAGACCCTTTATCACAAAATATGCTCCCGCCGCCTCTTTTCCGATTCTTCGCTTCTTAACTACAAGCGGCGCTTTTCCCTCAATAAACTTCTGCATACTCTACAGCCTACTTTCTCTAAACACCTTAAAATATTGCTTTAACTTCTTACTAAGAGTAACCTCTACACCACGGTTTACCAGTATTTCTGCCTTATAATCCATCCAGTGACTATCAACATCTATTCTGCCGCTATTTGACCCTGCATTAAGAGTAAAACTTACTCTCCTTAGATTGGAGTAGCTCGTTAAATTAACAGTCAATCCTACATCAGTTTGACCGTAAAAGTTTAGGTAAATACTATCAGTTGATATATGAAGCTCTTCCAGTGCATAACACCCGTTTATCATGTCATTTATGTATGTTGAATCGAGCCAATCAAAGTTCACTTTTACAATTCTTAACTTCTGGCAGTTTTCAATATCTACTAGATTTTTCACATTGCAATCTACAGACTCCGTATCTGTCCCGTGCAGGAAAAGTCGCTCAAGTCTGCTATGCTTCCCCGCTATAATATGAGGAATACCTGTGCAATTCGTGAAACTTAAATATTCTGCATGTTCTATGTTGTAGTTATCTATCTCGCTAATAAAAGCATCTTTAATCACTAGCTTAACTCGGTTTACTCTTCCGATTAACCGAAATTCCTTACATACCAAGTCTATAGTAAAGTCAGTAGGATATTCATTTGTTACGGCAGGAAGGATTAAACAAAAACTTTCTAGCGCACCACGCTTCGTTACAATAGTAAACCTACTAAGATAATCGCATTCTTTAAGCGATAACACCTTTACACCGCTACTTTCGATTACTTCACTGAAAAACCTTACAGAAGTCACTGCCTTAGACAGTTGACAAAACCCGTTACACGAGTCGGATAAATCAACTACCGAAAGACCCCCGAAACTCTCTTCGTCATCCCCGTAAACGCTACAATCCGCACCAGTAAAGCTGTTTCTGCCACACTCTGTTTTATATTCACTACTTCTTAAATACTGCTCTGCCTTAACTGCTAATGCAAACTCCGAACCATCTACCCGATTTACAATACGGGATAAACAAAGTTCACCTATCTCGGAATAACACTCCTTACCGCTACATCTAAACAATGCGTAGGGCTTACCTCTAAAATCTAGGCATATCCCATCTCTGCCAACAATCTTAATCAATCGAAATTCTCCGCGCTTATCCAACACAATATTCCCATCCACTAGCCTATAGCTTGGAATACCATCGTATAGGATACGATACCCTTTGTTCTTCTCGTCATACTCATAGTCTACAGCGCGAAGCCCCTGCTCTCTAATAAACGCTTCGTATTCAAACGGTGTTAATCTAAACTCGCTAGCTTTCGGTCTATGTAGTGGAAACACATTATCATCTTTCCACCAAGGATTTAACTGCTTATAATCTGCTACAAGATACCACAGAACTTCTCCGCTATCGGAACGAACAATCCCCTTTAGATAGCATACGCCGCAAAAGCTATAATCAGAATAGGCATTTACTACCTTTTCTGACTTGATAAACTCGTGTGCCTCCATAACCAGCCCCTACTTTCTAATCACCTCAAAATACCGCTCTAGCACATCACTAAGCATAACCTCTGCCTCGGCTGGCACAATTAACTTCCATGTACCCAGACCGTAACGCTTATCTATCACATTAACATCCCAAAGTACTGAAAAAATTACCTTCTTAAGCTTCGGAAATGAACCCGCCAAGTCAATCACGCGACTATCTGTTTCACGATAGTGCAGATAAATCTCTTTCATTGTGACATACAACTCCTCTAAACAAGGACAATCTTGTATATAGCCGATAAACTCCTTAGGTGAAAACCTACCGTAATCAATCCTTACATACCTTAACGAATGACAACCTTTTATAATAACATAGCTAAACGGGCTTCCGTTAGTAGGGCGTAAAGAACAAGACACATACTCCGTATCCGTGTCACAAAGATTAAGAACAAACGGATTACAGATTACCTTTGGAATTCCACTGCAACCGTTAAATCTTAAACTGTGCGCATTCTGCATAATATAGTCACTGATGTTAAGCCTATTATTTGACATGTCTAGGCTAAGGTGAGGTAACTCACCAAGTAACTGCACTTCCTCGATATAATCAAATTTAATTATTGAAAAAATAAGGAACTTTGATGGGATTGTTTGGAAATATCACTGAAAGCCGTTTCAGCGTAATCCCATTCTTATGCTTAATGCTAAAATAGTTAATATACTTGCAATCCTCCAGTGACAATACCTCAATGCCACTCTTGCTAAAATCTTCAGCACAACAATCAACACTAGTTGTAGCACCAGATACACGGCAAACCGTAACTAGAAATATAAAAGTTCTGGAATTCATATTCCTAGCTCAATTTTAGAATTTTGCAACTCAAGGTCTTACGGTTAACCTATTCCACTCTAACTCATCCCATTTCAACCGTAGCCATACAATGAGAATTGTTGTCAGAGTTTCTAATTAAACTTTGCCCTACAGGGAGATGCTCCGCTGGCTTGCGCTGATACATCTATATAGGACAATTATTAAACTTTATACTGCGTCTTTATAACCCTGCCCACTCCTTGCTATTACATATGAAGCTCCAATATGTATATTCAACTTCATTGGTTTACAGTAAATCTTATCTGCTAACCATGATGTCCATGCTGGGTTGACTTTATTCAATACTACTTTGTTTCTATAACATACACCCTCCATCGTGGTACTAAACTCACGGTAAGCTAATGAATGAAGCATCTCATTGTATTTCATGCCTATCTTTGCTTCTGTCTTGGATTTCGTTGCTCTAAAATCAAGATTCTCTATACAAACATCCTTACCTGTCTGCAAAGCTAATCTAGCTACATGACTCGCTATGCGCTGTAAATCAGTCTTTGTCTTGTTACCAGACTTGAAGCGATATGGCAGGAATTGTGTATTTACTAAATGTCCATATTGATTCGTCTCCGATAAGGTTACAAAACCTTTGTTAAAATCTAAACCTATCGTTCCATAAGAAGAACGAGTAACTATATCACTGTTTCCTACTTGAAACTCAAATACACAATAAAGATAATATCTTCCATTCTTCTTGATTATCCTATAAGATAGAGGACTAGTCTTAGACCTCAAAATTGATACGATTTGTGCCTTATGAAGGTTGAAATAAACCTTTCCATAAGCATATCTATCATCACCTTTGGCAGATTTGTACCCTCCAAAATCTTTCCGCAACCGAATCAAAAACTGATTGCTCCTTCTGTTGTAAGTCAACTGTAAAAGCTGGTTACATGATGCCTCCGCCGTAGCCCCTATAAAAGTCATTTGACTATCTCGGCGCTCAGTAAACTTCTTATAGTCTTGCTTGAGCAACCTCTTCGTACCGAAACACAGCTTTAATCTTCCAGACTCTAATCGGTATTCTAGGTTGCTAAGTTTCTGCTTTAGCCTGTTTAGTCTTGACCTCTTAGCCACGATTCGTAATCTTAGATTCCTTTGCTGAACTAATGAGACAGTCACGCCAGCTTGAAGTTTAATTGAATTCTGATTCCGTTTCTCAACTAACTTAGGAATTACTGACTCCTCAAGATACTTAATCTTCCTCTCCAACTGCTTCTTCTCATACCCCTTTAACTCCTTTAGAGCATTGAAGCGCCCTTGTGCGTCATAAATGATAGAATTCGCAGTCCGACTAACAATTTTGTATTTATTTTGAAGATAGGTCTTATACTGTGACTTATTGAAGCCACCTCGCTTGATTACATAGAAAGTCTCTCGCAATGCTTTCCCGTAATCTCTACGAGAAGATTCAATGTATTTAACTACATCTCTGTTATTCCTCTCATGTAGTTGAGCCACTATGGTAAATTTCCGAGCTGTCATTTCAATTCCTCTCTAACATATAGCACACACACCAACAAAGACATACAACGCATAAAACATAGAAAACCGAGAATTCAACCTTCCCTACATTGTTGGAGACTGTTGATTTACCTGCCCTCTCGCATTTCTTCCCCCTCGCTTATCTCAATTCTTAATCTAGCTATATTTCGTAGCGCCCGACCTACACGACTTCATGAGCCAAATTTTTGTTTCTAAAGTACAAAAGATACCTACAGGTGCTTAAAAAATTTGCTATAGGTCTTACCAGTTTTTACCAACTGGTATTAACCCTAATTGTCACCGAAATTTTTCTGCGCTTTTTGAACTCCCGACTTCCCCGCTCTCGCCCTATCCCCAAATAAACGACTAGAGCCGACAGGAAACCCACTACCTCTCCCTATCGGCTCTATTTTAACACATGTCTCTGCTAACTGTCTATATCTTTGCTAAAGAAACAGTCTCAACCCACGATTCTTAAATTCTCTTTCCCCTCTATTTCTCCGATACTCTCATACACCGCCTTGCTTATCTCTACAGGATGCCTAACCACAAGCTTCTTTAATGCTACACCGCTATCTCTAACTCCATAAAACTCTGAAAATCCTGCTAACCGCTCGATTTTGTCTGGTATTATAAGAGTTTTGCTATTATAGACGCTGTTTCCTTCTGCCTCTTGTAGCCTTATCCAATCCCCGCGCTGTACCTCTATACAACAAGTTAGCTTATCATCTATAACTCTAAGCGGAAAATACCCTAGGAGAGTAGCAAAATCTCTCATTTCAGTGCTTAAATTCACTGCCTTAAAATGAGACTCCAACTCTTTACTGTTACTGCTAAACTCTATCTTGCTGTCATACATAACACAAAACGAATCCTTAAGCCTAATTCCGTCTCTAATGTCTATCCTAACACTCCTTAACTTGGAAGAACCAAAGTTTATAAGCGCCAAGGCGTCCTTATACCTATTATAAAACTCTCCCTCTCCTATTAAATACCCAATGTGCAAGTATGCTCGCTCTAAGTTCCTGCAATCCTTTATAATACTAAGCAACTCTTCGATATTTACCGACTCGCACATGATGACTGCTCTCTTTAGCTTCGTGCAGTTTCGTATCTCCTTTACTCCACTCCAACCCTTAAGCGTTACCTCTTCTGTGTCACAGTCATTTAGATAAACTCCATTACCCCCTGCAGCACTACCTAATCTAAGACTCTTTAGACCTGTGCAGTGTAAAAAGCTTCCATACCGTATGCTTCTCTCCCCGTCAAGCCCTAGTACCTCGCATTTCGATAGCTCCAAAGACTTAAACCGTGCAGACTCCGCTAGCCTAAAGTCAGCACGCTTCGTATTCGCGGCTAGAGAAACAGAAACCCCTGTCTCTACTTTCGGCAAAATCAAAGCAAACGACTCCGTTACCTTACTGTCTCTACCCGTTACATTAGCTTGCACCGTTACCTCATGAAGCCCAGCGCAGGCGCTTAAATCAAGCACCCGCACATTACCGTACACGATGTCTCCCCAATGAACATCGACCATCGTAACAGCACTATCTACCTTACAAACCCCGTTACTAGACTCGCTAAACCCGTTAACCACTAACTCTAATTTTCCGTCTACCGCTCTCTGCTCTTTTAACGAACAATCGCTTCCCGTTAACTTACTGCGACTTCTCTCCCCCACTTTCGCACTTGACTGCTTCTTGCTTTCCCGTAAAGCCTTAATAAACTTGCCCACTCGCGGAAAACCCTCTACAAACCGACAGGGCGCGTTTAACACCTTGCGCATCGTCTCCTCGACCTTAATTGTCACAGTGCAGAAGTCGCCCGAGTCATTTATGTAGTATAAAATCCCCGCAGAATCCCATATAAACTGCTGAACACCACGCTTCCTACAACGATAATAGCCCCTAGAGTCAAGCATCACCTTCGGAAGCTCCGAAAGCCTCACCCGAAGCGCACCATCAGAAAAATCAAGCGTCTCACTTCCATGCTCTATGCTCTATCAAGAACTTCCGAAACTCTTCGTCTGACAGGTCTTTCCTCTCTGAAAACTCAAGCTTCCTCTGCGTTAAAATCATCTCGTCAACGCACACCCCTAAGTGCTTATCGTCCTCTCCTACCAGCTCTCCGACTACCATATAAACTCGCTTTGCGTCAGACATATCCCTTACTCCTTTTCTTTTATAATTCGACTCGCTAACTTCTTATTGTTACATACCACTTCGCAACCATTAGGTACAGATACATTAAACTGCCTATCCAACTCTTCCCAGCCTAGACCTTTAAGCTCAAGCTGTTTTAAGTTTTTATACCCGATTTCCTCCGCAAACCCGAACCGTTTTCTGTTCGCCGTACTTACGGATGCTCCACGAAAAACATTTGCACTAATTACAATCTCCGTAAGTGCGTCACAACCCTCTATTCCACGCAATATCACACCTAAATCAAGCCCAAAGGGGCAAATTACGGTAAGCTTTTTAAGCTTCTTACAGTTCTTTATCTCAAAATAATTCCTATACTCTTCTGGAAAAGCGACATGGTATAATACAAGTGTTATCTCCTCGGAATCTGTGTCTATAATATGCAAAGACGAGTCTCTACCAATAGTCCTATCTAGCGTATTTCCTACCTTTAACTCTTTAAGCCCTGTAACAGTCTCCTTCCCGTCCCCGATAAACCCATGCTCTACCGTGAAAAAGTCGTCTGCACCTACAATCTCTACGCCGCCTAAAATCCGAAGCCGCTCAAATACTACCCGTTCTGAAAAGTTTACAAACTGAAATTTTCTGGCACTTATATTAAACTCTTCTGCGCACAAACACCTGTCACTCTTAACTACAAACTTCGGAAACACTATCGACATATTCTCTGAATAATACTTCTGCTCGTCTATTAGGTGATTGTAAACTATGCTAGAAAGACGACTGCACTGACTAAAATCTAAAACACGAACATCACTTACCCGTGCGCCATCATCCTCTACCCTAGCCTTACTGATAAACTTTGAAAACTGACAGACACCATTTGTAGAGTTACCCAGAAACCCATAGGCGAAAAGCTTAATCTTCCTTGCCTTCTTGTCTATATAAGGACTTACATCCGAACAATCCCCGCTTACAGCCCTTCCATTCTTAAGCTCCTGTAGATACCCCCTTCGATTAAACTCTAAATACGGGAGAAACTTCTTGCTTGACGGAAAACTCTCAAACATTACCGCGTTTAGCCCCTGTAGTGTATCTAAAACTGCCTCTAAGCTATTTACTCTTCTTGACTGATATGAACCTACCGTATCAATATAGTGAATCTCGTAAACAATCCTCTCACTCTCAAGCTTATGCGGATACTCGTGCAAGTCTAACTGCAAGAGACGATTACTGACCTCATCTATTACCTCCCTGCCCTCAAAGGAAACTTCATTTAGCTCCTTATCCCCGAACACCCCGTAAGTGATGTGCTGATTACAGAAATCGTCCATATCTTCCATCTTCACATCCACTGTCTCTGGCAAAGCACCACCAAGACAAACCTTCTTCGCAAAGCACGGCAACCCTATAAACCTCTTGCCTACAACCTCTCCAATAGATACAAGATTCCCTATCATAAAATAGGCTTTATCTTCATGACGGCTAAAATCCATAGCGTCTCTCTGATACTCCATATAAACCATCCTCCACTTATTTCTACCGTGCAATTTGCCTTTCTACACTGTAACTATTACATAACACAATGCAGTCTGCTGGTACTTGAATCATTGCATCTGACTGCACACAATCCTCTTTGTTACTGCTCTTCAATAATCTTAACACCTTTAGGTTTCTATAACCGTCAGCGCAGAAAATAGAAAGCATCTTTACCTTTTCTGTTTCAACTCTCAACTTGTAATAATCTGCTACTATTGTTATCTCTGTAAGCGCTTGACAGCCCTTTATACCCCGCATTACTTTAATTAAGTCAATAACCCCGTGACTAATTATTGTTATCTTTTTAAGGACATCACAGCCTATTATCGAAATACTGCTTGCGTCACCGTAAAAACCAAATGTATACTCTATTCTTATATCTTCTGAATCTGTATTACATATAAACAGTGTCGAATCTACTGACCTTACATTACGGATAAACAGATTGGAAATTCCCCGCAACACACCAGAACTCGATAATACTCCGAAAACAGCTTTTTCAACTGTAAATACCCCAACTTCACCCGCCAACTCCGCTCCACTAAATACCGAAAGCTCCTTAAACACCGCGCCAGAAGGGAAATTACGAAACTCAAACCTACCTCTACCGATACTTAATGTCATTATTATAAGTTTTGGCTCGTCTGTAACCTCAGTTGCCCACTTCGGAAATATCATAACCATCGGATTAGCAGAGGTTAGGCTACCCAGTGAGCCACTGTAGGTAATTTCCCTAAGTCTATCACAGCGGCTAAAATCTACCACTTTTACCGAAGCCTGCGCTAAGTCGTCACTTCTCACCTCTATCCGATTTACAAACGCAGAATACCTATTTACTCCGTTTGACTGTCCCACCATACCGACAGCCTGCAAACCTAAACGCCTTGTCTCTTCGTCATAATAAACGGAAACCTTAGAGCAATCCTCTCTCGTAAGCCGCGCCCTGCTCCTCTCAAGTTGATATGCCTCACTATAAAGAATCCCGCGCATAAACAATAAATAAGGCTTAAGGCTCTCACTTTTCGGGTATTCGTCTACCACAGTAGCCCCTTCCTCCTCTAGGCGATGCAAGGTCTCTAAACAATCATCAAGCGATAAAATTTTGTCTTTATACTCTCCACCACTGTCTAGATAACGAAGTCGAAACCTTAGATTCACACCTTTAGCAGTATCCCAAAACCAAACAATGCTAATTAACTTGGGATGCCCCCTCGAAATTACCTCTCCTGTCTTAGCATCCACCCGCGCAACCGCTAAATCCCCGCCACCATATACCTCATGACTTAAAAGAAAATCGTTGACCTCATCTTTCTTACATATCACCGTGATAGAAGCATCAAGCTCTTGATACCGAATTCCTACCTCTTCCCCGTTATCGTCTAAAAGAATACCAGACAGAACATAGCACCTATCCACTTTATGCCCCCTCTATATCTAGCTCCCACCCACTTACCTTACAGCCTCTTGGCACGATAATCTTACCGCCAGCGCTTTCACTACTAAACTCCCCGATTAAACGAAACTCCCTAAGCCTCGGAAAACACCTTGAAAAATCTAAGAACTCCCAACCCTCTATCGGACTAAATCTAAACCCTGCGTCACACCGTATCGTTAGGCTACTTAACTTCGGAGTTCCAGTCATACTAAGTAAATGAGTGCCGCAGAAGAAAGCTAGTTCCAATGGCTCTTGTTTGTTTATCTCTATAAGAAGCTCCTCTAACTCCACACACCTAGCTATCTTAAGAGAAAAAAACTTATAATCCCTTTCGTCCAAATCAAAATACAGGCTAACCCGCCTTAAATCACTGCACCCGCTAACATCTACCTCTACAGCCCTATCCATCCTTAGCTGATGTAAAGACACATCGCTTAGACCACTTGTCCCCAGTAAACTAAGCCTATTTGTATTAAAATCCCCTGTATGACCCGCAATCCTTGCGCCCGTTATAGATACATCCCCGTAAGAAATATTCTTCGGAAGATTTAATAGGCGTAGCTTACCTGTGTTAATCCAGAATCTATCTACGCTTAACTTTGATATGCCCTTTGGAAATATGATTGATAAATGCGGAAAAGCATTTGCACTTCCACAGTCTAATTCAAACCTAGATAAATGCACACAATCTTCCATGTCTAAAACGGAGTTATTAGTATTACGCAAATCATCCGCGCTTACAAGTACAGCACTTACCCAGTCTCCGTACTTATTTACCCCGCAACCATTACCACTAAGACCCGAAGCTGTAACCTCCAACACCAAACCACGCCCGATGCGAACATCTGTCTTTGAACAATCTGAACGAAGAAAACTATCACGAGCATTCCTTAGAACATAGTCAGAATAGCTAGACAAAATACGATTAAAAACAAATGCGACTCTATTTTCAAATTCCAAAGGACGAACGGAACGACAATAAAGTGCGACTACTCTACTGTTTAACAGACAATCTACCAAATACTCCTTATCTCTCGTCTCTGCTACCTCGCCTAGCTCGTTTAGATAAACAACAGCCCCAGACTTCTTAATCATAAGAACTTGAATCATACTCCCGCTCTTGATAATAGTTCCGTCTTTGCTATACTCGGCTAGCTTGTCTACATAATTGATTCCAGCTACGCTTACAGGAGTACTATGCTCCGTAACTGCACCTAGAATCGCCCCATGCCCGCTTGTTAAAAACCTTTTAAGCCTATCTTTCTTGACGAAAATCCGCTCTAAAATGCTAAAACCCTCTACATCTACCTTATCAAGCTCTGAAAAACTCCCGTATACCTTAATAACGGTAAATACATAATGAGATACCTCATTCCCACTCTCGCAGTAATACCCAGTTAGAGCTACCGCATACCAAGCCTCTGATAATAAGTCAAACTTATGCTTCATCTCTGCCACCTAATAAAATAAACTTATTCCTGTCTCGGCACTACATTAGACCGAAGCCTACGGTCACTACAGTCTACTTTACAGCCACGAGGAACAACTAATACAAAATCCGATTGATTTATCTCTAGGTTCCCTGTTAAACACAGCTTCTCTAAATCTGGAAACTCCTTTGTAATGTCAACCAGCCTCTCTGAACAGGAAAAACTGCTACACTCTGCTTGTAACTCACGAATACTCGTGTGCGATTGATAAAATAATCCACGCCCCGCTTCCGTATCACCAGCAATCCTCGCTAAATTTAGACCGCTCCAGCTACTACCTGCAACGCATTTTATGTAAACCTTACTTAAACTCGGGCATTCCTCAATAGATAATGCTGTTCCCTCTTGAAGCCAATTTACATTAAGCTCTGATAGTGTAGGCAAGTTGTACAGATTTACCTCGTTAAGCTTTGCGTTGTACCATGCCGCTGAAATAGTTAATTTCTCAAGCCCGCTACAACTGTCCATAAGAATGTTTTCTGCTATTATCTCACTTACACCAGAAAGCGCTGTATCACAAAGCGCAACCTCTTTGAAAGAACCAAGAACCTCTAAATTCTGGATACAAAGCTCCCCTGCCGTAACCGTAAACGAGTCTCCTCTTAAATTCCCTATCCCGCTCGGAAAAATCAAAGTTAGCTTATCTAGGCAAGTTTCTGGAAGGTCATCATCGTCACATTCATCATATAAGCTAAACTCTGAAAGCAAACTACACTTTGACATATCTAATATCACTGTTCCTGTAGCTTGAATCTCACTTGCTTCCACCGAAACACTGGAAGCATACTTTTAATAAACATTTACTCCGTTCCCGACCCCCTTAAGACCTTCGGACTTAACAGTAGGGCTATCCCCGAAAATACCGTTAATCGAGGACTCCGAAAGGTCGCCACCTGTTAGTTTACCACGCGATAAGTCGTTAAGTACCTCGCTCATCTTGTCTGACATCCCAGACAACAGCTCATACACGGAACTATCAATCAACTCACTCTTTAGCAGAATCGCTTTCCCACAAAATACCTCGCCTAACAGCCGACTCAACACCCCGTTCCCGTATTCCGATAGAAACTCGCCACACTTATTAAAAAATCCTACCCGATACACACCATCTTCTTTTGCGCAGGACACTAACTGCGGCTTACCGCTCTTTATACAGCTACTATCCGTCTTTGACTTAACCTTCTCTGGAAATACAGGCAAATACTGCGCCCTCTCTTTCATATCTTCCAGAGAAATCACCCGACTTTTATTTTCAAGCAAGAATGCCTCAAGCTCTTCTTCCTTTACATAAACTGCCGAAATCTCGCTGTCTAACGCCCCCATCCCCTGCAAAACAGAAAACCTATAGACTGTCTCCTCTGAATCCAACACCCCAGAAAGCACAATCCGTAGCTTGAATACCCCGCCCATACACTCACTCCTTATAAACTATCTCGCAACCGTCAGGTACAATCAAATTCCTATCATTCCCACCTTCCCTATTCCCGCAAATCGTTAGCCGCTTAAGGCTCGGAAAGATTTCTTCCATTCGATACTCTTCATCATCAAACTTATACCCACCATCAGAAAACTTAACCGTAAGCTCTGAAACACTTGGCAACGGGTAGTCAAATATGTAGTCAATAAAACTCCCCAGCTCAACGGATTTGCCGTCTAGCGGAACTTCTATGTCAACCATCTTAAGATTATCAAGCTTACTAATCTTATAAGATTTACCTTTCCAAGCACTAAGATTCTCTGCTCTGATAGATAACTTTTCTAAGCCCTTAAGATTCCCCAAAACAACAACTCCACTCTGAAGTTTAGCGTCTGTCATGAGTCTTAGATGAAGCTCATCCACACAGTCACAGTTCACAATCATGCAGTATCCTGCGCTTACCTCTCCATCTACCGAAAATAAGCATCGCTCCGCGTGAATTTTTGAAAACTGAACGCCACGGACCCCTATAAGCCTTACTTCCCTAGCAGAAAAAAGCAAAGACCCAACAGGCTTCTTCCCCGCCACCTTCGGAAAAATAACCGCAACAGACCCCAAGTTACCCTTGGCAAATTGTATGGCATCACCAATTACAAACTCTCTAAGCCTATTACAATGCGACATATCAATCACGCTCACGCCAGAATTCTCAATGTCCGCTGTTGTCACTATAATCTTACTAACTATATCCGAGTAAACCGTAACTCCGCTATTTGTCCCCCTTAAGCCTGTAGCGTAAAAGCTAACTTCTCCGTCTACAACTTCATCTATGTCTACATGTGACAAATCCGCCCTAGTTAGGTTATTCCTCGCAGTTGCCTTAAAAATTGTTTCCTCCGCACCCTTAATAACAGCTAATTTCTGATAAAACGCATCATTAAACCACCCGCCGTCAAAAAGGTATTCCTTTCCTCGGCAAATACGCTTGAGCCGATACACTAATTCACTCCCGTATCCCCTTAATATTGTACCGTTCTCTAAATAAAACAACTCACCATTTAGATAAGCAAATGCAACCGCGTCTCCCTCTGTTATGTTAAGCCCTGTGTCTCCAAGAATTATCCCCTTATGCTCGGATAAGAACTCATCCAACATATCTTCTGTTACACTAAGAGCATTATCCCCACTAAACTTGTCGTAATTGTCTGGACGATACGATAGAACTGTAAAAATATACTTCCCTGCATCGTCCCTGCCGCTAAACAAGAGCCTTACCGCTGGCATCTCTATATTCATACTTTACCTCAATCATGAAAAATAAACTCTCTTGCCAACTCCTCATCTCCACAATTTACCTTACAACCTTTCGGGACTTTTAGTTTACAATCAAACTCTAACCGCTTATTCAGCTTATTCGTTAATATTCCGATAAGCGTAAGCTCAACCAGATTCGGAAATGCAGTATCAAAGTGCGTTATTAAATCATCCGAAAGACAATAGCCAGAGTACCTTGCGTCTATCGTAAGGCGCTCAAGACTTTTCATATCCATTCCCCTTATTCCGTCATAACACATTACAAAATCGGTTAAATCAAACGGAAAATCTTCCTCTGGAAGCCCGATAAACGAAAGTTTCAGATACTTTAAGTCTTTACACCCAGAAATCTCCAGCTCATCACCAAGACCAATTTCCAAACCATCAACCTCAAGATGCTCGGTATCTAAGTTGACTAACTCTATCTTACTCTTACTATAGCCTTCCTCTTTTCTAGGGCAACCATAGGCATCCTCTCCATGACAAGCGCGGACTTTAAGCGTAGATAGACCTGTGCAATCTTTCAGCGATAGGTTCTCTGCAAAAATCTCCCCGTCAACCGTTACATGACCGTCTACCGAGATAAACTCCTTAAATAATGCACCTTTCGTCCCGATTACCCGAACTTCCTTGGCATTTGGATAAAAACTACCGTATGCCATACGCTGTGCCGACCCAGAGAATATAAGCGATATAGACTCGTTAGAATCGTAACGAGCATACCTTACACTCCCTATCTCAAAACTCCTTAACAAGCAGCACCTAGAAAAATCAAAAACCTTTACCCGAGAGGTTATTAAATCCTCCCACGACACTGTTACCTCACTAACAACATCTGGATAAACATTTACTCCAGTCTTACTCTCACCAGTTAGCCCCTCGGCGTGTACAAGCGCCTCACCTCCCTCATGGTCATACCCAGAAACACTAAGCTTAGACAAGTTTTGCCCTGTAATTCTGCTCCTGCCATCTATCAACTTAAGACGCTCCAACATATCCTCTCTAGCCGCAATTACTGTCTTAAAATTTTGAGAAAAGAACTCACTATCAAGCAATACTACCTCTCCGCTTAGAATACCTTGATACTTTTCGTAGACTTCCTCGAAGGTTCTAGTGAATAAAACATTGCCGTTACTACCACTCACATACCAAAGTCTATTATTAGCATCTTCGTCAAGATAAAATACTATTTCTAAATACCTTCCCAAGCGATGCTTCCTCTGCCTAGCGCCCTTAAATTGGCTAAACTCCGCGCCATCAAAGTCTAAATCACCTAAGATTGCACCGCGATTCGCAGAAAGAAACTCCCTTATTTTCTCTCGCGGCACTGTTATAGAATGCCCTTCCGAAATCCTTGCAAGATTCCTTTTATTACACCCCTCTGGATTATAATTTATAGTCGTAAAGCGATACTGACTTATATACCCGCCAGTATCCTCTGTGTAACCTGTAAACAGAAATCTTACCCACGGAATACTTTTATCAACCACCACCTTATCCTCCTATCTTACACGCGCAACCACTCGGAAACGCAATCCCATTTAACGCTTTACTTTCCACACCAAAAATCTTAACCTCTCGCAACTTCGGAAATTTACAATCCCCGAAGTAAATCCAATCTTCTACCTCACTTAAAAGCCTTACCGCCGTTAAATCAATCGTTATCTCCTCTATAGCCTCACAGCCCGCAATATAAAAACTAGGCTCGCTCATCGTAAGCCACTCTAAATCAAACACTTCCCCGATAAACTTAATCCGAAGCGACTTTAACCGCCTACACTCCAAAATACGAACAGTCTCCGCCATATCACCTGTCATAGAACTTCCAATCCGCACGGATAGTAGTTCTAGTGACTCTGCATCTATATCTCCTATCTCAATGTGACTCGCATTCGGGTTATCCTCGATTTTATGATAGCCCGTATCTGTGTAGTGCGGATATTTTACCCCGATACTAAGCCCCTTTAGTCCAGTGCAACGCTCTATCCAGCATGTGTGCGTCCCAAGCGTAGCATCTAATCCCTCTACTGCACAACCAGCAAGCGTAACCGACTTAAACTGATTCATCTTAGGAAAATTGATAAACCGTATATGCCTTCCTAGATATGTAAAAATTTCCGAGTAGAAATGGCACTCATCCCCCTCGTTTCCCTCTTCCGAAAGCACTGGCGGGAAATAAAGGCTTAAACTCTCTAACCTACATGCTTGTATCCTACTGTCGCTTAAATTAAACTCGTATAACCCGCTACAGCTTGACATATCTAAGACACTCGTCCCACTATTCTGTAACTCTGTGACACTTACCGATACCACTTCCACATAATCTGGATAACTGTTTACTCCGTTACCGACACCAGATAAACCGTTTGCGCAAACACCAATATGCCTACCGTCCCGAACACCTACTATCTTCTTAGACAAGTCTCTCTTCGTAAGCCTATCCCGACCCATGCTTAACTTTGCTCCAAGGGAAAGCTCCTCCAAACGCTTTCTCTCACTAAGAAACTTATCCCCAAGAAGCACACCCTCTACAAACACTGCTTCCCCCATAAACACTTGGCTTAATGCACTAGATACCGTCCGCTCTCTTGCGTTACCGTTTCTATACGCCTCCTGTAATACACCTTTCTCGTCTATCAAAAGCAAGCTACTGATATACTTACCTTCACTCCCGCTTGACTGAATATCTAATATCTGACTAATTCCAGACTTTAAGACCCTACCCGCTATACTAAACCGAGGAAGGTTACGGATAAACTCTACACTTGGCATCTCCCTATAAGCAAACTCCTTACCGTCACTTAAAAACTCGTCTACTCCGCTCATAGGAATATACACTGAATCAATCTCTTTATAACTACCAAACTTGTCTAGCTTGAGCTTAATGAAGCGATACAATGCTGTATCACTGTTATCCGTAAGCACATAGCCAGAAATCGCGTAGATTTCTTCGGGTCTCTTAGGCTTATCCATTCATCGCTCCCTAACATGCTTTATAAACTCGGCATTATTGCAAACTACTTTGCAACCCTTTGGAACAAATACTACCTCATCCTCTACATTATTCCCAAAAGCTATATCTCCCCTAATCTCTAGGCGCTTAAGAGAGGAATACACGCTCGCAAAGTCGGCGCAACCACCGAATACGAAGCCTTCCTTACTCTCAAGCACAAGAGTTTCAATACCACCAGAGCCTATGTTAAAACCCATATGTCGAGAAGTAAAAGAGTATAGGTTAGTAGCTTCTTTACTTACTGTAAATATAAGCTCCTTTAGATGCTTTAAGTCAAAGAAACCTATCTCACAGTATTCAAGAGAATCAACAGTTACAGAAAGTTTAGCAGTATCAAGGCTAATGAGCCTAACCGATTGATGCAGGTCACCACACTCTGCACCAGCCTCGATAGAAAGCTCTGATAAACCCGTGCAGTTGCAAATCTCACACTCCTCTACCTTAATAACACTGTCTATTCCCTCTATCTTAGCCCCTGTTACAATCAGTTTATTAAAAATTGCTACCTTTGGAAAGTTTATAAAGTTTAACTCCTCGGAATCTACACTAACCATCATGTGACAGGATTCTAAAATGGCATCCGCACGCAACTCCGTAGGGAATACAAGCGACAAACGAGGAAGCTTTTTACGGTATGCTTGTGCGGATACATATATCTCAAATGACTTTAGCCCTACACACCTAGACATATCAAGAACTTCTGTCTTACTGTCATATAGCGTCCGCGCAGATACCGTTACCCCTTGAACAAAGCTAGGATAGCTATTTACCCCGTTACTGACACCCTTCAATCCTCGCGCACATAATTCTCCATCTTCTGAAAGATATATCTCTGAAATATTTCGCTTTGTTAGTGCGTCTCTCGCAATCTCTGCCGCATATTTACTTCTATAATCTTCCCCGAGCGTAACAATCCTCTTATACTAATAAACGCCTCGTCCGCTAACAGAAGCTCACCGTTAAAAAGCCTCTCCCTAAGCTTTTGAGCATCACCGCCAGCAAACCCCGAGTAGGTAAACTTGCCCTTCTCGTCAAGCGAATAAAAGTACTCTAGCGTGCTACTTCCACCAGTAACCATCAGTGCCTTTCTTCCCTCTGTCACTAACTCCATGTCTCGATTAAATGCAGGCACACGCCAACGGAAACTTCCGTCTGAAAGCATCTCCTTTGTTCCCTTTAGAACTAGGCTGTCATACTCCCGAAGAAACTCATCTAGTCTATCTTGGCTAATCCAATCATCTGTCCAGATTCTCGTTGAGTTTGACCCATCCCGAACTACGCGCAGAAGCACAAATTGATACGCTATAACCTCACCCGATTCCGAAACCATATACCCAACTAGAATAAACCGATACAAAGGAATTTCTACCTCACCCGTCTCGTACCAACCCATGTCTGTCCCCTTTCTATGCCTCCTGTGACCTACAGGAAGCCACTGTCCCCTCTCTAGGCTACCCTTATAGCCTAACCATCTTACCCCGTCTTAAAACGCATTCTGATGCGTCATAGACCTGTTTGCCTCTACGAACCGCTAGAAGCCCCCAGTAGGGCTTCTAGCCTCTACCCGATACCCTTTACCGCCTAACGCCCTATAAGCCCGTAGAAAGCCGTCTCGCGCGTCACAGCACCTTATAAACTGCCACGCGCATACCCGCGCAACTTCTCCCACTCCTCTTTATTCTCGTAGCCTGTCGGAACTATCTCGCTACCCCCGACCGCCGCAGACAAAAGCTCACTGTATTCCCGAAACACTTTCCGCGCCTTGCCCTCTAATTCAAGCGTATCTTCCGAAACTGAACGCCCCGCCTTAGATGCCTCGCTTATATCGGCTTCCAAGGCGGCACGCCTCTTCAAAATATATGATAAGTCATATAGAAACGACTCTCTATCCGATTCTTCCGACATACAAGAATATAGGCGCTCTTTTCCATAAATATCAACTAGATTATAAATGGCATATGTGTACCGCAGATACTCTAGCGTTATCGGAATCGTTTCCTTTGCTGACCTTTCAAACTCATCAGAAAACAGGGCATCCCACACAAACTCTCTGTCCTTCCATGCTCCACGCTTCCAAATCTCTTTCAAAGACTCTTCATTTAATGCAATACACCCGACAAACGCTCGCTTATCTACTTTCGTGTCTCCAAGAAACTTAACCTCTTTTAACTCTGCACATCCGCTGAACGCATACTCTGGTATATTCTCTATCTTCTCGCTGAATGTTATACTTCTAATCTTACTGCCAGAAAACGCACAGCTACAAATCTTTTCAATATGCTCACTACCCTCTAGCTCCTCTATTGTAGAACCTTCAAAAGCATACGCACCTACTACAATACTGGAACAAAGCAAAACTCGCTTTAAGTCCGGTATTCCACTAAATACGCTCCCAGAAATCTCCATAACATCACTAGGAACAATAAATGTGTCACCACTTTCAGACCTTACTATTGATAACTGCTTAAACAGCTCATTACGGCTCGATTCAACTAGATAAATCGAATTAGCCATAATATGAAACCCGCCACTGCCTACATCAAACACAGCAAATATCTCGCTACACCTAAGAAGCTCTAAAACCCCTTTGCTTGGCTTAATGTATCTAAAGAAACTCTTTATATTATCACTCACGACAATCTCGGTATCACCAACTGAATAAACGATTGTAGCAGTACCTATACGCTCCACCCGCCCACACTTATTTGCCGCTATGGATAGCCTCTTTACTTTTCCACCAGTTGTCTCATTTACTGATACTAAACGCCTAATATACTCAAAATTGGTTACATTACTAGAATCTAATAATAAACCCTTCGCTGTAAACTCCTCGCAAGATAGCGTTATCGACTCTAGCTTCGGGCAGTTTTCAAACAAACTCTGTAAATCATTTACATGCAAACACTTAATACCAGAAACAGTTACATCCCGCAAATCGGCACAGTTACGAACATTAACTCCGTATTCTCCTGTAAGAGTTATGTCTAATTCTTCAACACCACTACAGTCACTAATCGAAACTACATTTCCGCTCGTCACCGAAACCTTCCTAGGAAGCCCACTTACAGCAGAAATTTCTAGGTTGACACAATTAAACACTAAAACTTCGTCTCTCTTTAGCCCACTCAATGTTGTGCCGCGCATCGTAACAGATGCCCTAACATTTTTATCCGAAATAAGCTTAAGAAGCCCGTCTGGTGGGTTATTACTCACATACAAATTTACTACACATTCATTATCACTTCCGCTTGGCAATAAAATCTTTGCTTTCGTGCATTCAATCTCCAAGAACATTAACTTCCTACAATCACTCATATCAAGAACTGATATTCCACTGTTCCTAATATCACTACCCTTGATAATTGCATACTCAACAAAGCTACCGAGCTTGCAGACAGAGTTATAACACTGCGAAAACCCCAATAAACTAATCATTCCGTTGCTAGACGACACAGAATACAGCCCACAATCCTCATGCGTAAGCCTGTTACGAGCTACACTCTTCTCATACTCCTTATCCCCGAACATCTTACCGTCTACTGTTACATACTTATAAATCTTTTCTAATTCTCTGCTCGAATCACACGCAAACAGCACCCTACGGCTGTTTACCCAAGCTCTTATCCTCTCATCCGTTGAAAAAAGCTCACAGGCAAGTCTACCTCGCTCGTTCAAGTAGTAAACAGTTCGTCCATACAGCATTACCAGCCGAATACCACCATCCTTTATTAGCTTTAACCCAGACGAACTCAAATTTTCCCCGCTACCCTCATAAACAGGAAGCCTGTCTAAATTAAACTCCTTGTACGAAAAAGAATCCTTAAGCCATCTTACAGACTCTTCCCCCTCTACTCCAATCTCACTCTCGCTGATAAGCTCTTTCGCGCCAAAACTACCCACAATAGACGGAATACCACCGTCATTAAAAGAAATCTCCCCTACCAAATAGCCGAGGGGAGAATTCCCCTCGGACGACACAAGCTTCCCTATCAAATATTTCGTTTTCATAGCTTATCCTCCGCTATATAGTCAAACTCCATAAACAAACCCATAGCAAAACGCTCTTGCCATAAAGTTTCCACCGATAACGATGCGCCAGCTCTCCTATACTCCGACACCTCTTTGTTATACTGCTCGCGATATGCTTTCACATTATTTATATTTCGCATAAACTTGTCAGAAACTCTTCTTGTCCGTAACGGAACTTCTCCGTACTTGTCTATAAGATTGTATACCTTGTTTAAGTAGTATAGATTATCTGGACTCATGCACTTTATTATCTCATCCTTAGACGCCAAGAAATTCCTACTCCGCATGGACTCCCAAATTATATAGCTACTCCCTCTATAAACATTGATTCCAAGAGCCTCAAGCCTCTCTAGCGTATCTCTACTTAGCCCAGCGCAAGCTCCAAATGCACTCTCTTTTATAGCGCTCCCTTTAACCGTAAGGCAGTCATTTGGTATATAAACATCAGTTAGCTTATCACAAAGACAAAATGCTCTAGCTTTAATCTCTCTTAACTTCTCACCAAGCCTTACCTTAGATAACCCTGTCCCAGCAAAGGCTTCTTCCCCTACAGATACCAGATACTCACTACCTACTATCTCTTTTAGACTCTTTATCCCCCTAAAAACACCATTATTAATTGAAAGCTCTGACAAAAGCTTAATCCTTGAAGGATTCCAATTTAACTTCTCAAACACTGCTCCTTTATCTTTACTTGAAAGCACTTCTACCTCTGGAGGGACTATTAAGCAGTCTTTTGTGAACAGTTTACTCTCTAATAGCAGAGAATGAAATGAGAGTTCCAAACTTGTCTTTAATCTGTCGCTTGCGCTAGAAGGTATATTAACCTGTTCCATATTAAGGCAAATATTATGCTTATCGCGCAAATATAACAGCTCAATAAACCCGTTAAACTTTAGTAACTCACGAACATATTCGCTATAATTCACTGGAACAAAGAAATTCTTTAGGCTATCGCTACATATAATCTTTACTCCGCGTGGATACCCTATTACTAGGTCTCTGGCAGACACCCTATCTGCATAAACCTCAAGCCTCTCTAACTTATCGGACGAAAAATTAGCACTTAAAACCTCATAGCTGTTGCCATAGTGTGAAACCCCCAGAAAATCCCTACACTTTATTTTCACCACCTTCAAGTTTCTCAATTTGCTAAACTTACTGGAAAACCAATAAGGTGAAAAGGTGTCATCCTCCTCAATCGAAAGCTCTGTAAGACTGTTAAGACTTGCAAAAAGCGGAATCGTATAAGGACAAGTCACGCTAATCTTATTTACATCAACTAAATCACAAAACCAGCTATCAGCTGAACACCCTTCAACAGATAAACTGCTAGGTAAACCTATTACATTAGTTAGCCTAACCCTGCTACTACACTTAATCTTTTCGGGAAATCCCCTGTTAGTTGAATATACTCTAAACAAAGCAACCCAAACTCGCTTCCCTTAGTAAACTCTGCGAAATTTACCAGATTAAGCTCACTTCCAGATAGGTCAAGACTTATATCAAGTGACTTAGCGTGCCTACTCGGAAATATCATGCTAAATTTCTCGCTAATTGCTCCTCTAAGGCTAACTTTTGAAAGCTTCTCGCAAGAGCTTAAATCTAACACAGCAACCCCATTACTTATTGCTGACGCTACGCTTATTTCTACTATATCTACTTGACTATTTACCCTGCAAACACCGTTCTCGCTCTTATTAAATCCAATTACTGCAAGCCTTGGCTCTAAACCGTCACTTCCGTCCACTTTAAGCCTAGCACAATCTCCGTTTGTTAGCTTCATGCGAGAAGATTCAAGATTAAACTTGTCATTCCCATGCATCAAAACCTCTATCGGAATACTCTCGATAAACTTGCTCTGCTCCCTATTTGATTCAAAAGTCGGAACATAGTCTCTCGCCAAAAGCCACGACCCCCATGCTTCCTTACTAATCGGCACTCGCTTGAAATTCCCGCTGTCATCTTGATAGGTAACTTTAATACTTCCGTCTCTACTATAGGGTTGCACCTCCATAATCCTATACTTCCCGCGCTCTAAAAGCCTAAGACTACCGTCTTTCTCAAGCATAAACTTCGGGAGCGCGTCCAAATGAAATGCATCCTCTGTTGAAGTCGCTGTGAAATCCTTATGCACAGACTTTCCTGCGTATAATTCATCTAGCCCATGCTCTGTCACAAGCCTCTGATAGTCGCCATCCAGCGCGTCATTCAACCACTCCACAGACCCGTTTAGATACCCGCTACCGTGCCGCTTTACAATATACTTCTTCGGAACATATGCCCCGCTCTTATCCTTTGCTACGACAACTCCCTGCAAAAACCTAGAAAATTGACCCATTCCTAATTACCTCCCATTTTCTACCGTGACCTTACTCGTATCCCTGCAACTCTATCCCAAACTCCTTTCGGAACTTGTAAACCGTGCGCTCATGGTCTCCGAATTCTACAATTCCAGATAAAATACCCTTTGTATACACATCTACAAGCCCATCATAGTAAATATACAACTCATTTAACTGCTTAAAATCTGCTGGCTTCCCTCTCAATGCATCTCTTACCCGAGAAACTTCCTCTTTTGATACCCCCTTCTGTATAAACTCGTTGAGATACACGCACTCTGACGGGGTTAAGCTTACACCAGAACAAAACGACCTAAACTTCTTATAAGCAGAATCCGACAGGCGATGTGTAAGCGTTAGCTTATCCGTATAAACTCCCCGCGCTCGCAAGGCTTCTCTTACTTCCTCGTTTATATTGTAACAGCCCGAAAACGCTGACATGTTTATCGCCTTTGCTTTCTCTACCCCTATTATGCTCGTAAGACCGCTACACTCGTCAAAGGAAAGCTCTGAAAGACGTGCTTTATCCCCGAGTACCAGACTCTTAAGACTACTGTTATTTGCAAATGCCGCCTCACCGATTTTGGTTAGATTCTCACTCCCCACTATCTCCTCTATCTCTGCCCCGAGGAATGCTCTGTTCCCTACTTCAAGCGGACTCTTAATAACAAGGCTATGAACCTTAAAATAGCTGTCAAACCCTACTTTACTTCCTCTTATGCACTCGATTTCACTAGGTATCTCTAATCTTCCGTCCTTAAATAGCGAACTGTTATGGAACCCGTTTACATGAGATACCGAACCCACATCCCTGTCAAACCCAAGTGTAATCTTGTCATTAACATAAGTTAAACTGACAGATGGCAAGGCACACATTAACTCTCTCATCTCACTGCTAAACCGAACCCCGATAAAATACTTCCGAACATTCTCACTGCACTGAAAGTCTACCTCGGACGGCACTGCGATGATAAACCCACGATTTAACTTACTGTCTAGCTCTCTGTCTACAGCCTCTACCGTTAAATGGAACTCCTTAAGACAAGTTGACCCGAAACTTGCTGTCATAATGTCACTTAGACGCGCTTCATCACCTTTAATATCGAGTGTCGCAATAGGCTCTCTAAACTTAAGCTCCTTTGCCGCAATATGCACCTTCTTTAACTTCCTGCAATTACATATAAACTTGTCTAAATCAAACAGACTAAGATGCTCTACCGTAATATTCACTTCTTCCAGTTTCTCACAGTCCGCAATCGTAACATTCCGAAGGCTACTCGCTGTTAAACTTAGACGCTCTGTGTCACACTCAATAATTTGAATTTTCTCCCTCCAACCTTCTTTGTTGGATATGTTAATCACGCTGGCACCTGTACATCTAAATAGCTCTATTCTCTTACAGGATAACCTACTCGGAAAACCAGTCATCCCGCTGTCCATTGCCTCCATATCTGAAACATCGCTAAGGTTTACAAGGTTAGCCTGCCTCACATCTTTTAATTTAATAGCTAACCAGTTTGGCTTCTCTGTCGGAAACAACACCGCTATCCTATCCGCATTTTCAAGATAAACATCCGCTATATGTAGCTCTTTACACGCACTTAAATCCAAAACCTTTAAGAGTGTCCCATTTATCCGCTCGCTCGGACGAAATACATTGACATTCGGATTTACACTACAAACCCCAGACTCACTCCTTAAGACCTTTGTCACCGTTAAACCCTCTGCTCTTACATCCGTTACGGTGCAATCTGCCGCTGTCATCCTATTACGAGCCGCGCTCAACTGATATTCTTTGTCACCCTCTATCTTAATCGCTTCCTCTTCGAGCATTGATAATTTCTCTCCGCTAAACTCCCGCACTTGATTTAAGACATACTTCCCGCGATGCTCTATCAGAAATTGGTTAGCAGGGACTCCAAAGGATAACTTAAGCTCACCAGCGCTATCCGCATACGCAATCACTGGCTGTTTACTGAAAAGCGCACAATAGGCGAATACCTGTAACTTACCCTCTCGGTAAACCTTGTACCCTTTCTTCTTTCCGATAAATAAAGGCAAATCAGCGTCTAAAAAACCTTGCTCAAACTCACCCTTATCATCCAAGTAACTAAACCCTGCAAAACCCCCCGTCTCTGTCCGCTTAAAGGCTTCCCAATCGCTAATCGGGATAAACTTCTTCTTAGCCCTTAGAATAGCCATGCTATTGTCTTTATAATACTGCCGCTCAACGACCGCCTCTACCGTAACTGCGGCTTCCCTCTTAATCTCTCCATCCGCGTCCCGATTGCAAAGAAATCCCGCCACATAACAAAACCTTATCTGTCTACCATCTCTATCTCTACTCATTTCTACCCCCTCATAGCTCTAAAACCCTGCGTAAACGATAGATAAGACGCTCCGTAGTCCCTAAATCAACAAAATAACGCGCCCCTAGCGAAAGCCCCTTCCCCTCATAAGTGTAATAAATATTGCTGATAATACTAAGAAGCTCCTTTAACCCCGCTTTCTCCTCTCGGCTTACCCCTTGCTCCTTCATAAACCTCTTTATAGCCGCATCATCTACCCTAATCTCGATTAAACGCCGCGTATACTTGCAGTCGTCCTTCGTAACCACCCCGTCTATTTCCCTATGCACATACTTTTCGTATGCCCTCTCTGGATACTCACTTAGTAGCGCATCCATAGGCATATACCACTGCTTCTTATAAAGCGTCCCCAAAGTATCACTATCTAGGCTATTGCAAAGAGCAAACGCTGTCCGCTTTGCACTCTTTATGTCCCACAACCCGCCTACACTTGTTAACTTCTCACATCCACCAAACGAAAACTCCGAAAGCTTCGCCTCTTTCCCCAGAGCCAACCGACTAAGCTTCGTCCCCGCAAACGCTAGCGCCCCGACCGAAGCTAAATACTCACTCCCTACAACCTCCGAAAGACCTGTATTCTTAAACACCGAGTCCCCTACTGATAGCTTACCGCTTAAATGCAGACTCTTAATAGGAAAATCACTGCCTAAACTACCTTGTAGCGCCTCTACCTCCTTTGGAATCCGCAGCTCTCCCCCTCTAAACAAAGGATTCCCCGCCATTGCGCCCTTAAACAATAGCGAGTTAAACTGTACCGTCACCCGCTCCTTTACATAGAAGAGTGGCGCAAACACTGACGCACACAGCAATTCCTTAATCTCATCACTAAACTTCACTGGCTTAAAATATGCCCGTAGCTTATCGTTGTTACACGCAACTCTTACTCTATCCTCATACCCGATTGCAAAGTCATTCGGAACTTGAAGTATCCCTACACTAAGCTTATCCTCCACATTAATTTCTATTCGCTTTAACGACATAGACCCGAATGTTGCAGTAACTATCGGACTCCCCTCTCTATTTGAGTCTACACTATAGCTAACCCGTCTTGCGTTTATTACTACCTTCTCAAGCGCTCTACAGTTGCTAACAAGCCTAGATAACGCATCAATAAAAATCGTATCCTTGTCTATATACAGCTCTTTAAGCCGACTACAGTTGTGGATAGCTACATCAATAGCCCTAGCAAGCTTTAATCTCTCTAAATCGCAATTACTTATTTCTACATTCTGAACCCTTCTAAAATAATAATCCACAAAAAGTTCTGGTATCCCAGTGCAACCGTTAAGCACTAAGCTATAATCCACTGTAACTTTCTTAAACCCTTGAATCTTACTATGACTCACCGACAACGAAAAAAACTCTGGCTTATCCCCCATGAGCGTTAAATCACTACAATCTGTAACAGTTAGGCGCACATTCTTAGCACCTACAGGCGGCGCAACATAAACAAAGGACTCTACCCCCTTAACCGATAACATACACTTCTTAAGCTCATTACACCCGCTTAAGTCAAGCACTCTAACCCCGCTCCCGCTTGAAATCTCTAAATCAATCTCACTCGCTCTAGGATTTACCTTACATATCCCAGTCTCACACCTATTAAGCCCCGTTACATGAACCCCATCCTCTGCGACCTCGCTTATCGTACAATCCTCTCCCGTTATACGATTCCTTGCGCGATTTAACTTATACTCATTATCCTCTAAAAGCGTAACTGCCTGTTCCTCTAAGCTACTAAGCTTTGCTGAACCACTCACTCCCTGCAAAAGCACATACTCCCCGCGATGCCTCTCTACAAAGGCGCTGAAACCAGAATACTCCCGAAGAACCCCTGCTTCATCAAGGTACAAAACCCCTACACCCCGCGCCGCTACGCCTGTCCTATCCGCGTAAATCACACGAAGCTTACCTTTCTTATAAAGCGTATTCTTCTCTTTATCCCCGATAAAGACTGGCAAATCACTGTCTGAATACTGCTGTATATACTCACTCTCCTCTCCAATCTTGTATACCCACTTAAACCCGATAAACTTAGCCTTGCTCGTGCTATTCTTCCAAGCCTTTATCCCAACATACCGATAGTCTCCAAGCCGAGCCTTCTTGCCAGCATTCCACTGAAACTCCCGAACTATCACATGCGTTACTACGGGGCTTCCATCCGCTTTGCGCTTACAAAGTAGCCCCGTTACAATCTTATCCTTAGTGTTACCCGCCATTTGACAAGCCTCCTGTAAATTGTTTTAATCATAAACATAGGCGGGTCTTTCGGATTAACCGCTCGCCCGCCTAGTAGTACTACTCTAGCACCTTAGTACCTCGATAAACTCTTTCAGATTTTCAGATAAACTTAGCTCCGTCTGTCTAAGAATTGGCAACTTAACTCGTATATTCGGAAACTCTACCAAACTATCCGCAGTTAGCGTAAACTTTTCAAGCTTCTCGTTTGTAAGTAACAACATAGCATCTGCCGTAATTTCCCCGTATACCTTTTCTAAGAACTCTTCTCCGACCCACTTAGACCTTGTATCGTAAGTTACAAATGGCATCCTCTTTACATGTATCTTAATCTCCTTTAGCCTAGGACAGTTCTCCACAAAGCCTATTATTTCTCTAAGGCTTACCTCGTCACAGTCAATATCTATATACTTAATATAAAGACAATCCGAAACACGAAGCATCTTTATAACAGTCCCATACAACTTAACCGTTAAACTCTTTATATCTGTGTTGCTTATTAACAGCTCTGAATGCGTTGTCTCCGATAAACAGTTACTTCCCTCTATTACGACTAAACCAAGCCCTACCACTCGTATTAGCTCAAAGATAAGCCCCCTCTCGAACTCATCATCCACCCCCTCCTTTATCGGCGTAAGTCCAAAAGCGTCATAATCCACATGTCTTACATGGCTTAAACCAGAAACCTTACAGGATGTCGCCTTAAAACCTCGGACACAAACTTGACCTACCAGCGTTACCTCTATGTCTGAAAATACGAGCGACCCGAAATACTTACTCTCTGGAAGGCATAAAGACAAGCTATCCCCTCGGCTCTCGTATATCTGAACAAACTTCACTGCGCTCTTTTGCATATCAAGCACTTTGATGTTTGCGTTATATAAACTATTCTGGCTTGAGTTAATCCAATCTGCACAGTCGCTAACCGTACAAACACCGTTCTGACTTGAATTAAACCCCGTCACTACAATCGGAGCTGTCTTGCTTGCGACTAGCTTATAAACACAACAGTCTGCACCTGTTAAACGATTACGCGCCGCTACACTGCTACTTAAATAGCTAGACAACCGAGCTATACCGCTCGTAAGGCTATCCTTATACTCCTGTTTATCTGAATAAACCTTAAATTCATCGCTATCTACAAAGTGACTATCAGTTAGCTCATTACCGTATCCAAGCTCACCATCCGCAGAAACAAAACCGCACGGTATCTCCCCGTCAAACCCGTTAGCTACAATTACATCCCCAAAAGCATAAACCCGAAGCCTTCCACTCTCTAGTAGATTGCCTTCCTCGTCCGTCAAAGGAAAATCTGCTTTCCATTCATCTGACAAAGGGATTCCCGCGCTAAACTCGACTACCACATTCAATGATACATGCTCCCAATACTCGGACATCGTAACGGCGCGTACCGACCAATCCCGTCCGACATTACGAGATAAAAAACTGCTCATTGGTACTACCAAAGCAAATGGTAAACCCTCTTTTGTAATTCCAAAACCAGCAGTCGCAAATTTACATTGAACTGATTCTCGGACTCTTGTCCGAATCGGGTCGTAGGCTAATGCGGCATAAAATGATAATTTTTCAAGCGTTCTTAAACCAACATCACCCGCCAGACCATTTATCCTAAGAGACAAATATGCTAGCTTGTCGCTATCTGGCTCTCCTCTACTAGTCGCGTTCGGGCTAAATAAACCGTCTCTGTCAATCATTTATGCCCTCGACCAAAATACAAGGATTTAACGCCTCTGCTACTAGCTTATTCTTCATGCTTTCCTCCTTCAATATACCTATCGTATCTAAAAACCTTCGCGCTCGTTCCGTTTACCACAACCTCACACTCATTACTGACAAGAATATTGATACAGCCAGATTCCTCCGATGTAAACGAAAACCTCTTAAGACTTTCCAAATTGCTTAAATCAAGCGCTGTGATTCCATATGACGAAAGCACAGAAATACTAAGCTCTTCGAGACTCGGAAGAAAGCCAAATGCGGAATCAATATCAAATTTAAACTCAAGAGTCCTAATTGATAATTTCTTTAATTTGTCGTTATTCCTTACAGACAAGCCAAACTTCGTACCGTAAGACGGCAAAATATAGTCTATATCTAGGCTCTTTAGGTCGTCATTTTCATATACGCTTATATCATGACTGTCTCCAGCACAGTAATCACTACCTTCCAACCGTATGCTAAGACTATCAAGACCAGTTACACTAGCTACTCTTACATAATGACCAGCCTTACGACCAATAGTCATCCTGCTTAGCAAAACCTTTATCTCCGATAAACCCTTTACTGCACAGTTTCCAATAAAAAACTTCTCGTAACCATTTGAAGCAGACGGAAGAATTAACACAGTATCAGGCTTATTGGACTGGTCAATAAATAGCTGTAGATTCAATAAATCGTCACACGCGCCTAAATCAAGAACCTTAACTCCACTCTTTGAAAGCTCTCTAGTGTCAAGTGACAACTTATCTATATCATTTAGTAGCTTACAAACTCCGTTATGGCTCTCACACAACTCGTTAATCTCTACAATCCCATCTTTACCGCACTCCCTAACACCGCAATCCTCATGCGTAAGCGCACTCCTTGCACGGGCAAGCCGATACGCGTCATTATCTGTTAGCTTAAGACGGCGATAAAGATTCGCCTTATACACTTCCTCCTCCTTCTCGTTAATCAGCGGAAACTCTATTTGCTCGTAGTTCGCCTCTATAAAGTCGAAAGTTAGTTTGACCATCTCCTCCCGACCGTCTGAAAAACGAACCAAACACTCTCCTTTATCAAGCATCTCCTGTAAACTTGTCTCTCTAATCTCCAACACTCCATTATCCACCGAGTTCACCTACTTTCTTATACACCAAACACATCACTCCTCGGGCAGTCGCAGAACAACCCTCTGGCAATACAAGCCGCAATTTCTCGTTACACGGCTCTGCTACCTCTATATGCAGGCACTTTAACCTCTTAAATGCGTCAAAATTAAGCCATATATTCCCGCTCTCCTCTTTAGTCGCCTCTATCTTACTAACTCTTAGGCTGATATTCTCTACCTCTGGCATCTCTAAAAGCATTGCGAACAATTCACTCACTTTTAACGCTCCCGCTTCTACCTCTAAACTCCGTAAACACGGGGTCGTAAGGCGAAATGTTTTAGCCGATAGCCTTAATGTCGGAGCGTTTACTGCTAACCCTCTAAGCGTAGCATCCTCAATTACAATAGCGTTACTAGCATCATTCCTTGAATATCCAGTAGCCTCGACATTAAGCATGTCTAACCCTGTACACGACTTTAACTCTAATGTAAAATTTCCAATGTCCCCTAACTCATATCTAAACATGACTTTAGATAAACCAACAACATTAACCGCGCAAAGACTTAACTTCTTTAATCCATTAGACGCTGAAGGCATAATAAACGTGCAATCACCAGCCCATGCTATGTCAATGTTACGAAGGTCTTTACAGCTAGATGCATCAATAACTTTAACCCCATTAAGATAATCAGCCCTGCCAATATACAGACAGTCTACATCATTCAGTAACTTACAAACCCCATTACTTGCAGGATTAAACTTGAATACATTAACCCCGTCATGTAGCACTTCCTTAACGGCACAATCACTCCCCGTTAGCTTACTCCTAACCGCCTCTAATTGATACTCTTTATCTTCTACAAGGCGAAGATGCCGAAGAATTATACGCTTACAAACATCCGACCCATAATCTGTATCGCTAATAAAAGATACATTCTCATACTCTCGTTTCAACCACTCATAACTCGGAGTAAAACATAAAGGCTCTCCCTCTCCGTTAAACCCTACAAAGGGATTTCCATCCTTAAAACCTTTGAAACCCCCGAAAAGGCGATACCTACCCAACGAAAGGCGCGTAAACACTGCACCATCCTTTTCGTAAAAAGGAAAATCCGATACTTCAAAGCTAAATCTATTATCTGGATTGCTCCCATCCGACCTTCCCCTCACGGCGCAGTCCCACTTATGCTTGTTCTCTGGCTTTGTACCTCTAGGCTTTACACACCACCGATTAAACGCTTTTACAGAGATATAAAATACTTCACCCGTTCCACTACTCGGTGACTTCGCAGTAACAAGGTTTCCCATTATTCGATTCCTCGAACGCCCCACAAGCCCCACGAGATACAGCTTATTCCAGTGCTTTGATTCCCCGTCTACCGTTAATACCCCGCCCTCTGTCTCGCACAAAAGCTCTCGAAAACTCTCTTGACTATTCATTCTTCTCCATCCCAACTAAGTGTGCAGGCATCTATCTTTCCCGTATTAAACGACAGAGATACCTTGCTGTTTATCTGTATAGATTCTGCCTCGATACTGACAGCCACCCCTCTATTTAGAGCCTCCTTCTCAAAACTCAATGCCTTTCCCACAATTCTACCAGCCTTTACTGTTACTCGCTCTAAAGAAGGATTCCTGTTCACAAGCGCAATAATATCATTGAACAGCACAGTACCCTCTGTTTCAATATCTACCTCCCTAAGTTTCTCGCACGAGCTAATATCTATGTTAAGATTAGGAGCGTTCCCTGTTACACGCAAAACCTCTGTATCTGTCTTATACAAATCTATCTTACAAGTTAAATCCGAAGCCTCTTCTATCTCTCTACCGCAAAGAATCTGCGTATAGTCGCACCATATATCAAGATTAGGGACACCGTTCACATTGTAAAACTGTATATTGGCAGAATTCTCTTCACACCCTATTATTTGTATCTTAGATATTCCCTCAATTATAGCCTCATTAAAGAACAACGACTCTGCCCTTATCAATCCGTCACCTATAAACGCAAGCGTATTTCCACCATATATCGGAAAACCCTCCTCTGTAATTGCAATATCCCAATCCACTACCACCGAAAGTACGCTTCTACCACCTTTCGGCAGAACTATACTAGTCTTTGGCAAACCTGTGTCAACTCCACACATCTCGAACTCAATCTTCGATAGATATTTGCACTCCGAAAAATCCAGAACCCGAATATCATTAGGCAGAGGAAGAAAAATTCTGGCTGTATCAATGTCACCAACTAACCTACAAACTCCGCTAGCGCATGGATTAAAATTTTGTAGACATTTTCCACGAATTTCATCAATACTAGATTGCGGTTCTTCGCTACAGTCTGTATGAGTTAGCCTATTCCGCGCTACTGCCAACTGATACTCTTTATTAACTGAAAGCTCTGCCGTCTTTCTAAGATAATACTTTACAAAGGCAGAATATATGGATTCAAGGCTCAAAAACAAGTCGTTCTCAATAAATAACTTACGTTTAACCCAATTTAGTGCTTTGTCAGACCAAACCTTCTTCTGCAAAACTCCTTTTGAATCAAAGTACTCAAACTCCGCTGTGCTGTATGCTAAACAACAGTATAAACCATCGTACAAAACACGGATATGCCCCTCACTTACCAACGAATACTTCCCAGCACCGCAAGAAATATAAGCAGGATACGACATAATATCATACCACAACGCAGTCCATCCATCAGTAGCCACTTCATAATAGCTACCTAATTTGTACGGAAATATTAAGCCTTTTGAATCGCTGTAGTAGATAAATCGCTTCCCATAGTTAGACTCATTATACAGCTTAATCAATTCTGACTCGCTAACATATACATAATCTGAATACTTGCCGCCACCACCCAATGTCTCGCTATTATCCCAGTAAGTTATAAGCGCGCCCTTAAAACCACCACCCTTAAAAGACGAATCTTCTATACTGTCTAAAACAATAGCCGCTATCTCCCAACTCCCGTTTATCTTACAACCATCCGTATATTCTTTTGCCTCCAGAATAAACTCGTGCTTATCGCTCATCTCTCCCTCCTCACAATGACTCCTCTTAAACACTCTGGTAAACTACTGAATCCTTCCTCTACTTCCATATTACGCTTGCTATCTGAACTATATGCCTCCCAGACAACTCTATCTGTTTCTATATGCACCCGAACATTTGTCGGAATTTTCACTTGAGCGTTCTCAAGCCTAAGAATTGCACAGCTATCTACTTCAAGGCGACCACAGACTACCTTTACCGACTCCAAACTTTTGTTTGACAACACATCGAAGATATTTCTAAGCTCTACATTCCCTTCACAGCGAATTAAAACCTTTTTGAGCGATGGACACTTGTTGATATAAAGATTAAGCTCACATTTCTCCTGCTTAAAGTCTATATCTAGCTCCTCTACACTAGTCTTAGTTAAATCTATATTAACTATATAGTTGTAGTCATACGCTGGCTCTTCCGTACTACTGATAATAAGCCGCTTGACTCCTGTCACTCCGTTAAACAAACAGCGTGTGTCAGTAACCACCGTCTGTAACCCTTGTGGAAACATCTGTATAAACAATTCCTCGCTACTAAAATCGCTATCGTAAACCACAACATCTGTTGCCCGAATCTCTCCCCTTACAGTCACCCGACTACACTCATTTAGCTTAAACTCACCGTCCCTATAATTCTCACTGTCTGGATAGAGTAATGAAAAACCGTCAAGCTTATACAAGTTTATGCTTACACCCCTAAGATGCTCACACGCAGACAAATCAAGCACCTTTATGTCGTTACTTAACCGAGAGATGTCTACAAAGTCTATGTCATCCATTGCACAACAAACCCCGTTATTTGCTGTAAAATCCTTTAGAATAACAGCTCCTACATTTACTCTCTCCGTTACTACTTCCTTTATTCCACAATCTGCTCTTGTTATTCGATTTCTTCCCGCAAGAAGCTGATACTCCTCTGACTCAACAAACTTCCGATACTCGTAAGAATGAAACGCAATCACCGACTCTCCGTATAAACAACAAGCCATATTACCCGACAGGAATCTATCATATAACGCCTCTATTGAAATTGTCTCCTTATGCACAGTCCCGTCTGGATAAACGGTTATAAAATCCGTGACTTCCCCAAGAAGAAAGCTGTCTTTCCACAGGTCTGTAAGGTATTTCCCCTCTTTTATCCTTCTGAATTCCCCATTTTCCCGCTTATACATGGGGAAATCTTCTATCTTAAAACGAAGAGCTTCTTCAAGGCTAGTGTTATCATATCTAAGAGTCTTAGACTTATAATATACAGGATAAACACGAGGCGCGTAGCGGTAGAGCTTGACTACCTTCCCGCTAAACTGAAGGGAATCTACATACATTTTGATAAAGACTTCATTACTTACATACAATAAACTTACATGCAATAATGAGGAATTTACTCCTTCGATTGCGCTAACAGAAGTCACAGACTTCCCATGTATAAGCCACACCAGTACACCGATAGGCGCACCCCCGTCAAACACAAGACCTCGTGGCACGACTACAAACGAAACACCTGCCCCCTTAATGCCACTCAACAATATCTCTGCTTGTTGTTCAGTTACTACCTCATTTACCCCAATAACCGAACCGTCTCCAAACCGCTTCTCCCATGCGCGATTCCACGACAGATTCCGTAACCTGTAAAGCTCCTGCTCCATCCCCGACTCTCCTTGTGTGATATGATGCCCATTCCCTATTACAACACTACGCGCTAAGTTGGTACAAACCTTCGCTTTTAGAATAAACTTATTATTGCTCGTCTTTACTTTTCACAATAACGCCCCGAACACTCTTCGGCAGATTCTCAAAACCTAACTCTGCTGACTCATAACGACCATTCGTAACACTGGCATCTCTCAAAACAAGCCTATCTGCAATGATACTGACTCCGCGCGAAAAGAGTTTCTGCGCACTCTCTAACTTAGCCAGCTCATCCTTCCACAGTCTAAGGCTACCGCAACGAATACCTACAGATGTAAGCCCTTTATTGTTGGATAAAAGAAAAGAAATCTCACTAAGCTCTACCGCGCCAGCGCAACGAAGGGATACCTTCCGAAGTGCAGGACACTTATTAACTTTAAGGTTAAGTTCACAGTTATCCTGCTTAAACTCAATAAAAAGCTCCTCTATGCTCGCCTCGCTTAACTCAACCTTTATCGAGTAGCTATAGTCATAAACCGTCTCCTCATTGCTACTGATAAAGACTCTCTTAAGACCAGTTACTTCATTAAATATACACCTATTCCATGCTTTAGTGTTTTTATACCCATCAGGTATCAGCTTAACGGAAAGCTCATCTGTAAACTCACTTTCATATACAGTTAAATTCTTTACCCTAACCTCTCCCTTTATGTTTACCATTCCGCACTTGTCTAGTGTAAGATTACCAACCATATAGTTTTTGCTATCTGGATAGATTAGTGTAAAGCCATAGTGATTGTATAGGCTTACAGCAACTCCCCTAAGATGCCAGCAGTCTGATAAGTCCAAAACCTTTATGTCGTTACTTAGTTTTGAGATTTCTACAAACTCCGTTATTCCTATCGTTAAAGTCAATTAAGACAACTGCTCCCTTGTTTGTGTCATCCTTTCTCGTTACCTTCAACCCGCAATCTGCCCCAGTTATACGATTTCGACTAGAAGCAAGGATGTACTCCTTTGACTCTATAAACTTTCGATACTCAAACCTGTGAAACGCAAAGACTGACTTTCCAGTAAGACAACAGGACAACTTCCCAGTAAGAAATCTATCGTAAAGCGTTTCTAACGAATGCGTCTCCTTATGCACTGTTCCGTCTGGATAAACAAAGATAAAGGCTGAAAACTCCCCGTTAAGGAGTCTACTGCCCCCTAAATCTTCCAGATACTTACCTTCCTTTACCCTGCAAAATATATCTCCCTCCCGAACGTATTCGGGAAAATCATCTACCTTAAACCGAAGAGCATCCTCAAAACTCGTATTCTCGTAACTTATGTCTTTCTTCCTGTGATAAATCGGATAAACTCTGGGTGAATAGCGATACAGCTCGGCTACTCTCTCTGTAAACGAAAGAGAGGCTACATAAAGCTCTATAAAGTCCACATCTTTGAGAAACAACATAGACGAATTTTCCTCTTCAATAGCTTCACAAGAAATCGCGTACTCACTCTTTATGAGCCACGCCAGCACCCCTATAGGCGCTCCCCCAAAAAACACAAGCCCGCGCGGAATTACCGTAAACGAAACCTGTGCGGATAACATCTCCTTTACGAGCGCCCGACCCTGCCCAAAGGCTATCTCCTCTGCCTCAATAACCGAGCCATCACCAAAGCGCTTCTGCCACGCTTGATTCCAAGCCAGATTTTGTTTCTTATGAATCCCCTTCTCCATCTCCACTTCTCCTTATTTCTTTCATTATGCCCTGTGACGCACCACACGCCCTGCTATGCCACTTAACCCGCTTACTCGGCTTCCCCTACCTCTAAGAGATAAACGCCCCCTAAACGGCGCTCTCGTCCCTCATAGGGCTAAAGGCAAAATAAACTCCATAAAGCCCAAACTTTTACTTAAACTTATATCGCTAAAACGGGAACGTGTACTTAAGCGCTCCCGTTTCTAAATCAAAAACCTATCCATACCGCACTTGCACTGCTAAGTTAAACTATCGTTACGCTTACTCCCACACCGAACTCTCTGTAATACTCTCGAAGATTTCTCTCATCCTCACTATCCATCTTCTCTGCTATTATATTTATCTCTTCCAGCTTGTCAGAGCCAAACAATAAACAATTTCCAAACGCACCAACGCAAACTTCTCTACCATAACCACGCATATATGACCTTACCTCTTGCGCCTCTAAATTTAGAACTCGAAGATTTTTGGCTCTTAATGTCTCACTAAACGGAGTCACCGCGATTATACTTCCAAATAAACTTAGCTCCTCTACCTTATCACTCTTAATCTCTATCTCCTGCTGTGAAAGCCTATCTAATCCCGCTACTTTAAGTCTAATGGAACTGCTATATACCTCGCTAATGGAAGTTATATTGTCATAATTTACTACATCATTGTTAATCACTAGGCTGTCTTGCTTAAAACAAACTGTATCGTCAATATGGGCATCCGCAAAATGC